AGCTTGTCTCCTTTTACAGAATTTCGCCGCTTATAAATTTATTTTTGGCAAACTTCAGTAGAAATCACATTGAAAACAAGTTTTCAATATTGGAGATTTATCTCCAATGTGATTTCACTATTGCTCTTCTATATTCCCATGTTCTTTTTCTAAGTCTTGTATACGCTTCGAACGCTGCTTTATATATTTGGCTGGTAAACCTGCGTAAATACACCATGGTTCATATGTTCCTTTGAGTAGTGAGTTCGCACCAAATGCAGCTCCCTCTCCAACTACACAGCCAGGTAGGATTGTCGAGCCTGCACCAACTACTACGTGTTTCTCTAAAACTAACGGAGATCCATAGACTTTTCTATAGGACATATCAACCATCGGGCCGATCATAGCCTCGCCAGAAAAATCATCTGATTGCGTAAAAACCCTTGAATCTACAGATATATTTGTAAATGACTTCATATGAAATCCATATTGCCCGTATATTTTCACCCCAGCAGATATATGAATGTAGTCCTCCAGGATAAATGGTTTATCACCTGCAGAGATGATACAAAAATCATCTATGCGCACATGATTACCTATTATGATCTCCTTAGCGTTATAGAAGCGCGCATATCGACTAATAAGGACGTGTGTGCCAATTGATTTACAACCAACTAACTGAAGCTCTGCCTCAGTAAGAAAACTCATCGTCCTATGTATTATGTATTAAGAATAATTTCCTCTATAATATTATCAATATCTGTTGTAGTCATATCTACGGTAAATGATATACATACGATTCTGTTATACAAATCAGTAGCAACAGGTGTATCTTCGAGGGGGTAATAATACTTACGACAGTAAATATCTCGATTTAATAGCGCTTTTATAAGAGCTTCACTCTGTGAAGTTAATACTGATAAACATGACAGAAATGGCTTATTATCTGAAAAGTTGGGGAAAAGCATAACTTTGTTATGTCCCCGTATTTTCTCTAGAAAATATGAATATAGCATATCAGCTCTAGAAGTTATTTCTTGAAATCGGTCTAAATACTGAAGGATATATGCAGCTTGTAAATCAGACATTTTATAGTTACCTCCTAGTCGGTTCCACTTTGGACTTGGTGATTTGTTATCTATACCAAAGTTTATCACATTTCGCAGATATCGCTCGTACTTGGAATCTATAACAACGGCCCCTCCCTCTCCGAATCCAATTGGTTTTGTATGATGAAAACTAATCGTTGAGGCAGTTCCATAGTTACATGAGTTCTTCCCCTTATAAAAGCTGTATGATGTAGCAGCATTATCAAAGATTATATACTTTCCATGCGTAGCAGACCACTCTTCATACTTTGTAATATCGACTACGTTACCAAACACATTTGTTACAATAATGCCGTCACAGCCAGATATATCGACTTTCTTTAAATCAAGGCCGCCATCTTTATCATTATCTATAATAGTAACATTACGAAGATATCCCTGCGCTGATGCCGGAAATGTAAATGATTGAGTACAGAACTGTAAGCTACGACCCTCGCCGAGTTCTATGGCTGCTACTGCTGCCCATATGGCAGCCGTGCCATTAGATACGCATATAACAGATTTATTCTGATCTATTTTGAGTAGTTCACGAATTTTACTCTCGAGCAGTGATACCACAGGTCCGCCATTCGTATATTGATTATTTAGCTCAGAAAGTGAAAGTAATTGACTTACACGCGTCTTATTTATAGGCTTATGTGGTACCCATGAGACCATTTATATATAATAAGATACAAAATTACCTAAGGTTTTTTGCCTCCACATGAGAAAAATCTATGTGCTCTCCAACACGATCGCTATACCCTGGGTTTTGAATCATCAGAGGTGGTATTACAATAAACCATCTATGTTCTTCTTGAAGTGGTCCGAACACAATCGTATCTGTTTGTACATCTTCATGCTTTGTAACCCCTGATATAAAGCTATTAATCATAGACTCTAAGCGTTCAATATAAGTGTTATAGTATGAGTTATGTAACAGATATGATGCCCCGCTTGTAGCACGTTTTATACGTAATGTTTCTTTATCATAATCTACATGGTGAGCTCCTAACATTATAACATCATATGGTTTATTAACAAGTTTTTCTAGACAAGGAACCGCTTTATCAACGTTTGCCCAAACAGAATCATCTTCGAGGAATAAAGTATTTTTCCATTTATTATCCCGTGCAAGTTTTACACCATTAAGATGTGCTTTTGCTAAAGCCACATTCTTATGTGCTATATCAAGTATATCAGGAACAATACCTGGGATACGATGTATTTGTTCTCGATTAAATACCCCTAACTCCTTTTCAATCTGAGACCTGCGATCTGTTCGCGAATCTAAATTTACATAAACAACATGGCTTATATAGCTTTTAACTAAATCAAGTGGATTCCCACCCCCTATATATGCTCTATACCGATTTCCCTTCAGAGTTTTATGAGAACGCTTACGACGTTTTCTCGTAAAATTCTTACGCTTAGGCATTTCTCTATTTATAGATCTGAATCTTCTAGACGCTAAGGCTTCCCACTATAGCCAACTGATCTTTATATTTAGTATCTAAGCTAAACATCATATCAACTAAATCTTTGTTGAATCTATCATCTGTATATATTCTCATCTTATCATATTCGAATAGCTTAATAAAGGTTCCAACGTTTGACATGTTATAGGTCCAGCCTATGTTAGCTTTTGTAGTTATTACACAAGACTTTAACAGTTCTTCTGTATGTTCTTTTCTCTGTTCCGGGGTCCAGTTAACCATATCAGCATTATTAGAACCCAACTCAGTCTCTTTTGTCAATGTGACGATTTCACACGAAGGAAACTTTTTACGCATGTCAGTTACTACACTATAGTCATCTGTCTGAACAAATATTTTGCTGCCATCATCTGTAATTGTAGTTTGCGCCAGTATATTATCTAGTGGTACTAACGGCATTTCAGTTATTTTATCCCCCCTACGAACATATAACGAGCTATAGTCTCCACCTATTTGCTTATAATACGCATTTATTGCATTTTCTATATCGTCATTCAATACAAAAACTTCTTTTAAACCTTCTATGATCTCACCTACCGTAAGTTCGTCCATTATACTATTCGTAGCTCCATTTTCAAATCTCTCTATCGTATCAAACTGCTCACTTTTATCCAAAATGGCGAGGCTTTTAAAATAATCGTGCCAACCGTCTTTAAATGAATAGGTCCAGTTATCATGATCAACAAAAAAAGGGATATTCTGTTTCTTAGAGTATAAATAAGCACGCACTAAGGTGAAGAACACTGCAAAAAAGCCACCTTTCGAGTTTAATACAGCTACCACCGCCCTTCTTGGACCCTCTACAACAGGTTCAGGGACAACCTCCCCTCTTTGACCCCGTGTATCAGGTTCACCGTCACCCCCTCTTAAATGACCCGCCTTCCTATTTCTTGTGCCATTCTTCTCCGGATGGCCTTTTGAAGTAGCTTTCCTCGAGTATCTATGAGCTCTTCCCCCTCCAGTTCTCCCTTTCTTTGATCGAACAAGCCCCATCCAGTAAGCTAATGTTAGCCTATCACATTTAAACTCTTTTTTTCCGAAACCCTTCAGCGTTTTCTCTAATAACTCTTTTGTTACATCAGACCACTCCTTCACAATCAACACGGGTAGGCCGTCGAACACAGAATCGATCGGGGATGTTTTTACTATAGGTATACACCCAAGACATAAGGCCTCCCATGTTCTATGACAATCCAGTCCATTTCCATGCGGAGACAATACAAAGGCGTATTTAGCCTGATTTTTCCATGTATCTGATATCGAAACACGCGTTGGTTCATAATAAACCAAATCTTTCGGAACTTTGTTCATGGCATCCTCTCTATCAGGGCGCATACTGAAGTGAAAGTTCGAATAGCACTTCACTTCTCTGTCAGCGAGTCGCTTCGCATTATCTTTTACGCTTATTAACTCCTTCTCCTGACCCGGAGCATCTGGTAGGGTATGATAGTAAACGCCTATCGGTATTTTCGTAAGCTTCGGATGCTCTTTCACGGCATTCTGTGAAAACCAATGTATTATTTTATCAGACTCTATAAACTTCTTGAAATCATCATCGGACGGGAAAACATCATCTGGAATACTTTCATCACAGTCACCAGATACCAGGATAAACTTCGCATTCACGGAAGGCAGCTTACCTACAAAGTCTGGAATCGCAGAACCGTGGACGTATACAACAGAACCATCTTTGATGGATCCTATGTCTACTGAGGCAGTTTTGGTGCTCGATGAAATATCAGACGGTATCACGTCGCACGATTTCAAGATTCCACGAGATGAGACATATTTAAGATCCTTCTCGTCCACAGCCGTGCCACCGACCATGCGTCCCTTTGGCTTACGAGATTTTCTAACCCCTGGAATCCCCTTGCTATCGTCTTTACGTTTTGCCATACCTCTATTTATAACTCACTTTAAAGATAGACTATTCTTTCCACACGCTCTTCGAGCTAATATTAGAAACAAGTTATTTGAAACAAGTTTCTAATACAAAGGTTATCTGTGATTTCCCCTCAGTTGTTGCGTCCATAATATACCGGAAGAGGCCTAATATTGTCTTTATATTTCTGATAGACAAAAGGGAAACTTATCTGACACTCTGGCCCCGTTTTCTTAATATCCTCATACCAGTCTTCCCCTATACGATCGACTAGGTCCCCCGATTTTCTCAATATACAGCTTGTTTCGTAGTGTGTATCTGTTTTATCAGAATAGTTCCCATTTTTCAGTTTGCTATCGATGAGATTCACATACCTGCCTCTGTTCTGTGCATAGCGAGGCTGCCCCATAGCTACATTTAGCTCTTCACGAACCGAGTTTTTGATGAAGGGGTGTCTATTCACAAGCATGACCACATCTCCCTCTAAGCCTTTAATCATGTCATTTATATCCTTCTCTTTGACATTTAGCTTACTGTCAAAGTAGCACGAATACGTATACCCTCGTAGCTCTTTAAAGTGATGAGGGCATGCCTTTACTTCTTTTGAGTCCATGGCGTTATCGCGGTTCGTCATCTTTATATTCACAGACGGAAGATCAATCACCTTCCACCCAGCATCTTTCGCCTTTTTAGAGGCATCCGGGTTATTTGTAAAATAATAACAATCATCTGTTTCCGAGGGTTTACTCGGTATTTTATCAGAAGCTGTTCCTGACGGGCCATAAAAGCAAGTGAAATACACAATATGCTTCTTAGCGCCTCCCCTATATGTTCTTGTGCGCTTACGCCCTTTTAAATGCTTTATTTTTCTAGTCGAGGCCTTTACTTTCCTCGGCATTTCTTACTATAAAGTGAGATTATACGCACATCTGATATTATATCACCAGCTTTCGTATGTATAAGGTGGGAGAACATATCATAGTGCTGATACTCTCATACTGTCCATCGATCTCTTTCAAGAAGTTATCCACCCCAATACTCTCGTCCCAAATATGATATGCATACTCATCAAAGATTACGATGCCCCCTTTAACAACCTTGCTCCACATTTCCTTTAGTATCTTATATGTGGGCTCCCCCAAATCAAGATCCATATACATCATCTTTATTTTCGCGCCGGGATTTTCCAGACAAAACTTCTTAGACTCCACGACTGCGTCACCTTGTAATAGGGCAAAGTTGTCTTCATTGTAGGGCATCAAACGAGTTCTGACCGACTCTTTGGATAAATCAGAAGAGCTGACCCGGTTCAAAACGCTTGTCATACCATCTTTATTTGTTCCGTCAAGGGACTTGAGTAAGTCATCTTTCTGAAAATAGTCAAACCCGATCACCTTCGTTAAACTATTCGGCTCATACATGAGCTTTAACTTTAAGAATAGTGCCATTCCTGCGCCCTTAAACACTCCGAACTCTAAAATATCACCCACGAGATCTTTTACAAGCATATACAGCTCGATTCTCTTCACCATTTTATTGAAAACGCGCTTATCATCCGAGAATACAAGCGTATTGTAGGCATCATATATTGACTGGGAAGTCTTGACCGTTTTGTTATAAATGTCGACCATCTTATATAAGTTTCTCTATTTTATCTGTCAAATATCCCCAACGCGAACTTATCGTTCCTTGATTGGTGTAAATCTGTATTGTAATCAATCATCACCACCTTTATATCGGCGCTCAGCTTCAAATATCTCTTCAACATCGTCTCGGGATTTACCTCGTCTCCATCCTTACCGCTACACAGGTTTTCAAAAACATTGATCAAGTTACAGTATATTTTCATCGAATACACATCCCCGTATGCCATTCTATCATTATAACCACCGTATTCCCTATCTTTCGGTAAATAAATCGTGTTTTTTTCAGGAACGGTTAGCTCCAATACATCCGTTGAATCCATATCAGCTCTGTAGAGCAAAACACAATCAAACGGCTCGTTATTATTCATATATTCTTCCAACATAGAATAGGCCTTATTTTCATGATAAAACATAGAATATACGTTGAGTGTCGGATTCATCATGTTACATTTATCAGCCCAATCTGGTAATACGGTCTGCTCGATATTCACATGAGCCTTCGTTTTCGGAATATTTAATGCCTCACAAAACCCGTGTATATCTTGTGTATACTCAACCTCGTTTAAAGAGCAAAATATAACCGGGTAATACTTATTTTTTATTTCCAGAAGCTTGTGTATAACGTGTTGATATCCCTTTATACGCCCGCTAAATAGTATAGCAACTTTTTTCGGTGTAGCCTTTTTTTCAGAATATATATTAAGAAACCCATCCGCCCTTTTGTAGACAGGTTTAACCGTTGCCAATACTAATATTACTGTGCCGACTAACGCGATCAGTTTAAAATACCTCTGAAATCCCTTTACCACCATCCTATTAAATATTAAGAAACGTGGCCGCCCGTGTCCATTGAACCACTTTACAAACAGTTCGCAACCGTTTGTAAAGTAGGTCGTTGAGCGCTTCTAGAGAATCGGCTTATCCGCATAAAGCTTCATATACATCGGTGTCGAATACATACATGTAGAGTTACCTAAGACTCCGCCATCCAATGATAGATGTTTCGGAGCCGCCGTAAATAAATACGACTCTGCGGCCCAATACGCCATCGGCGACTCACTATCCATCTTATTACCCGTCTTTGCCGTTAGCTTCTTGAAATAAGAACCCGTAGACCACCAAAAGTTCCCACTGAAATGTGGCCCAATCTGCGAATCTTTATATATGGCACCTACTACATCATGATCCTTCAGCTTCTCGAGGCACTTCTTATAGTTCGCTATGACATACCATTCCATGTAGTTCCTCCAAAGATATATACAATCCGATGCAGTGGTTTTCCCCCCGCTACGAACAACACCCTTCGTGTGAATATAAAGGATCTTATCATTCGCATGAACTAGGCCATCTATCTTTGTCATTGTAAACTGCTCAAATGTCTTGTCATCCACCCCCTCCGCTTTCACCACAAACTTCTGCGGTAACGTTTCGATATACGCCTTCACGGTATCTATATCCCCCTTCTTGCCTACCAGAAAACAGTATATGTGCGTGGCATCCGCATATAAGCCACTATATAGTATCTTAGTCGCCTGATCACGCAAAATATCTAACGTATTTTCATTACAGAAGATATGGTAAAAAACGTATATGTGTGATTGCCCGCCCCCCACCATTTTACGCGTCATCTTTTTCTGACCTCCACGCCTCCTTGAAGGCCTACCCTTCATCTCTATGTATACGCCGCAAAAAAGCTCGGGGTGTTCATCTTAATCGCTAAAAGCTCGGTGTCAATCCGGGTGGATTCACTTATAACTCCGCCGCACGGTATTCAGACGGAACAATCGTCATGCGATCATTGTGATCCGCCGAGAACCACCGGATCACAGGAGCCCCGGGAAGCTCCCGCATCCAGACCCAGACATTCACCTCCCACGTCAACCGCCCCCGTTCCAGAAACTCCCGAAGCGCCGTCAGAGCCACCTTCTCCACACCCATCACCTCCCCCCGAGGAATCACGAAAAATCCTCCACAGAACATCCAGCAAATCTTTCCAGCCAGAACATCCATCCTCACCCCCGCCGGCTCCCAACATCCGGGCAACAACATTCCAGAAAACCCCCTCCGGATTTCCAGATCCCGCAATCTCCGGAAACTCCCCTCCACATCTTTAAAAATCTTCGCAATCCCAGCATCCAGAAACGCAACAAACGGCCACTCCATTTCCAGCCCTGCCGCCGCAGCCACCAACTCCGTCTTCGCATTCATCAACGTCATAAAGAACTCCGTATCCTTCGCCCCATTCCGCGACTCCGGTAGCTGCAGCGGTGAATACTCCCTACAGAGCCTCCACGTCTCCGAGTCATCTAACTGCCACGGAATCATCCTGACATCCGGGTGGATTCCTTCCGAAAACCACTCCACCGCTTCGAGCGCCTCCTGGTAGCGTGCGTCTATAAACAGAACAAGCGGTATCCTACTTTCCAGAAGGGGACGAAACCATCCCAGGCGCATTTCTATTGTGTTCGGGTCGCTCGGATTATAAACTAAAACAGAGACATATAATACGTTCCCTGGCATACTCTATAGGATACGTGATGAGATTTAAGGCGGCCACATGTAAAAGACTCTGAACCCTGTGTAGGATGCGGCGTTATTTATTGTGGGTCTCCTTGGCCATAATACTTCTGGTGTGCCTCTATAACTGTAAAAAATACGAGTCATTCGGAACGTCTCCTGGGACGATGGTCCAGCTACAGACCTCTCATGTCCCTACGGAGGAAGACTACAACTTCTATAAAAATGAGCACCCCAAGATTGTTCGTCGAGAAGTGGCGAGTCTAACTGGTGAGGATCCCGGTGAGCTCAGGCCCTGGATTTTCCCTTGGTACGGTCGGGGCGTCGTCATGATGCCCTAGGGTGGCCCTCTTCTCTCGCCACAGACGACCAATCTCTGAAACGATCTCCGTGTGCTTCAAAGGGTTCTCCGCTGATTTCAGAAGCGCCATCTGCTCCTTGTAGAACGCGGCATAAACCGGCGCCAGATCGATCTTCGGAGCTGGCGCGGCTTTCTTCGGCTTCTCAACAGGGATCACATTCGGATGCGCCTTCTTCATGTGATCGTTCAGATTGGACGACTGTGTGAAAGTCTTGTCGCAGTGTTCACAACCGTAGGGCTTCTCGCCCGTGTGCTGCCGCATGTGAACTTCCAGACGACTCTTTTGAGGAAATACCTCTTTGCAGTGCTCACATACATACTTCGGAAAGTGCGTGTTCTTGTGATAGACAATCAAGCTCTTCTTGCTTGTCTCAATCTGTTTCGAACAGTCAGGCATCCCACAGCACCAACGGCCATCCTGAATCGTGAAAGGGAAGTTTGCGGAACTCATGATACGTTTGTAATGAAAAATGGAGTCGGGGGAGGCTTCAATTTTTTTACACCGTCCAAAGCACCGTGTTCAGGGTCGCACGCGGCGTGTCCCAGTTTGATGGGCGCGTGTTACATTTGATTTCGACCTTGTGCTTGAAATGGGCCTCTATCATCTGGATCGCGGCATCCATATCACTCTGCGAAGGGTGTGTCAGCTTCAGTTCGTCCTCGAATGGATGGTCCTTTTCCAGTATGACATAGTCCATATATTCGTAGTGCCATACGACGAACTCACGGAGCGAATCAAAGAAGCGCGTGTGCGTTTGCCCCGTGCGTTGGCATGTTTCCGTCGTAATGAACCCATCCTCCGACGCACACACGGACGCCTCGTGGACAACAGAGGGATCCTCAAAACTGTAGGGAATCGTGTGAAAGAACATTTTTGTATGGGCTGGGAAGGGGTTTGGGGGGGCTTCAATTTTATACGGGCTTAATAGGATGGCAGCGAGAGGCTTTGGGAAAGGAATAAAGTTAGTAGCTGGGGTTGCGGGAAAGGCTGTAAAGGCGGCAGGGGAGGGGGCGCGCGAGGGAGTGAAGGATTTCGCTAAAAATGTCACGGCGGCGCAACTGAGAGGCATGTTTAAGGGATCTATAGCTGGCCCTCGCCCAATGGCCTCTGCACTTGGCCTGTATCCAGGTATGGGTGTGGGTATGGGTATGGGTATGGGTTTAGGGGGACTAAGCGCTCAGAGAATGTTATGGGCTCCTGCTCAAGGTTATCCTACCTACTGCGATTGTGAAGAAAATCCGGGCGGACTTAGAACTCCCTCGGGAAATAAACTCCTTTTGTGCCATTCTTGTGCTACAAAAGGTAAGGGGGCTGCGGATTATCGCACCGAACTTGAAGTTGCTCCTCTTCTCGCTGCTGCGCGCGCTGGCCCGAGAGCTATAAGGGCACCCAATCGCCTGGGACAATCTCCCCTATCCAGGGGGCGGTCAAATCATGTGAGTGGGCGGGGAATCTCGAGGCGCAGTAGGTCTCCTTCTCGCGCCGCTTCTCGTGCCGCTTCTCGCGCAGCTTCCCGTGGAGCTTCTCGTGCGGCTCATCGCGGCGCTACTCCTCGACCGGCTTCTCGCGGAGCTTCTCGTCGTGCTTCTGGAAGTAAAAAAGCCGGCACACGTAAATCTTCTTCACGCAGTAGGTAATCAATCGACGCCCAGCCACTGTCTCTTTTTCTGACGAAGTTCATACACCTTTTCCAACCACGCATCTATGCGGTCGTTGAACTGGCGCACCGAGTTATCAGGAATCCTGTAACCCGATGCGTCTAAGTAGCAGTAGCGAGAGTGGTCCTTTTTCCCGTCCAACGTCTCGTATTCAAACGACATCCATAAGACTGCCACCGCGTTGAAGGGGGTCTGTGTGTAAGGGTAGATGCTCCTGAACTGCAACGGCAGGTAAATCTCGTAGGCACCCGTGTAGATCTCCTTCTTGAAAACGGACTTCAGCTCCTTGAAATAGTCTCTAAGCAGATGGGCATACCTCCCATATACCAGGTGATCATAACGTGACATTAGCGGCGGAGTTAATAAAAATAGTGCGGGTGGCCTGGTTCAATTTTTAATGGCTACAGCTCATGCACGCGTAGAAGGGGTCGCCGTGCGGACACTTGCTGTCGTATTCGACCCCTTGGACGGTCTGAAAGAGGTTCTTGAGAAAGCCCAACTCGGTCTCGCCCCCAGGCATCGCCTTCGCCTCTACAATGGCGTTGTCGGCGTTCGCAGCGGCGACAAGGAGGGGCTTGGGTGCGTCGCCCCTTTCACGCTCCATATGACGCTGCCGTGCGTAGTGCTCTTCCTCCATGTAGTAGCCCTGGCGAATGTTGTGGGTGTCAGGCATCCGCCACTCACCACGCTCAAAGACACGCTGAGAATGCTGGGCCATGTAGCACTCAACGCACTCGCCACGCCACGCACGCTTCTTCTTGCACTTGTAGCAAAGCGGGGGGTTATTGTCCTCCTTCGGGCGCCGAAGGACCCTATCCGTCTCAGCGCGCAACTCGCGCTCGTAGGCTTCCTGCGTGCCATCCGCAACTCGCTTCTTGTGGCATTCGCCGCAGGGGCACTTAGTATGGTGAGCAGATTCCATTCTGGCAGGGAGTATGCTATAAAAATAGCGGGTGGCCTTGTTCAATTTTTCACTCAATCGGTTTCGTCATCGCGAACGTCAAATCCACGCGACCAGCCCTAATGTAAGACTTGTCAAGCGAATGGATGAAGTCGGGCCCGCGATTGCTCGTCATGATGAGGATGATGTCATGATACATCCCCCGCTGAATCTCGTCCAGCATGAGATTCCATCCAGGCTTGTCCGATACCGCTGTAGGCAAGTTCTTGTGCGGAGGAATGCCCTCGTGGATCTTAATAAGGGCGGAGTCAAACTCATCGAACACGATGACCAGAGGCTTTGAAGGGGTTGGCTCTACCTCCGAATGAAGAAGGCCGATCGTGTCCCCAGGCTGCCAGGGCTTCAACGTATTACAGAAGACACCCCCAAGCTCATTTGCGACCAGAACACCGATCATCGATTTGCCCGTACAGGGAGGACCATGGAGATAAACGACCGTGTGCCGATGCTTTTTGTGGTGCTCAACAATAGACGCTATAACCTCGGCTTGTTCAGGTTTCGGCACGTCCGCGGCATCGCGCTCCCGCCGACGAAACCAGATGTTCGCAAACGAGCCCGTTCGCTCGTAAATGCTGATCCTCTTTATCGGCTTATCTTCCATGACGGGGCACCCTATGTAGGTGACGGGCTCGTCACCAATCTCCTTCGTCAAGGCTTGGTAGGAACTCTCCGTGGCAATCATATAGACCGTGTAGCTGTCGCCGCAGTCACCATTCACGATGGAGATGGAGGCCGCATACCACTTTCCAAACGAGAAGCCGTATCCCTTCCCCCCGTCGGTCGTATGGCTACACCAACTCTGAAGACGACGCTGAATCCGCTCACACTCGTCGCGCTTCTTCAAGTAGTATAGGCGCACACCCGCGTAGTATTGCGTGGCAAGAAACAGCACGGACCACGGAATGTAGCTCAGAATATTGACTGCAAAGAGAAAGGCGAACATTCTATATGCGGGGAGGGTAGCATTAAAAATGGGTGGTTCGGGCTTCAATTTTTTCAGGCTTCTATGAGGGCGTCGAAGAACTCCCTCGTCTCCTGGTCATCGGTAGGGAACAGCCCAGGAGGAAACTCAGGCGCCTCTGTCTCAGAATCCGAATCAGGGAGAGGAGGGAGGCCCGAGACGTATGTCAGGTTCGCCGTCATGTCCAAGGAGGTAGGATGGTTGACTATAGCTTTTAGCATGTCGTGGAGCGCAAGCTGCTGCTGAACAAGGTTCTCCAAGGAGGGGAACTCCAAGAGTTTGATGACCTTCACCACATTCACAGGGTTGTTAAAGATAGTGTCAGGGTAGGCCCGCATAGCATGGGCCGCCATCTGCTCCGCGAGCCCGTCGCCGATGCTAATCAAGTTGCGGATTCGCCCCAAAGGACGCGTCTCCGCATCGAGCACGTCGCGAAAGGTTCGGCGCTTCCACTCGATCGGCTTGCTGGGGAACATGTAGCCGTATCTCTCTTGTGCCGAAACCACCGTGAGCTGCGAGATCAATGGCATTAGCGTAGGCATGAACCAGTTACAGCTTTCTTGCACCCAGCCTTCTGTTCCATTCGTGACGATGACCACGCGGCCAAGCTGGGCCGCCTCAAGAAGAAGGGGGCCGACAACCATAGAGAGCACTTCGCCCATCTCCACAAACTCCCTCTGCAGAGGAAAGGGGTTAACGCGTGTGTTGAAGCCATTGATTCGGAGGTGGCTGGAAGCGAGGCACGTGTCGTCCCAGTCGATGAAGATGGTCGTCTCTTGGCATGGGATAGGGGTATCCGCGGGAGGAAGAGGGGCGCCGGTGAAGGTGATTTTGGGGATGATCGGGGGTGGTAGGGAGGGCGCGGCCGGCTGCTGTTCCGCCACTGTAGATGTGGGCAGCATTGTTTCTGTGAAGTGTAGTAAAAAATATAAGGGACTGGTGTTCAATTTTATCCCCTTAACTTTGGCACATGAGCTTACCGGAAGTAGATGTCAATAACGCAGGTAGTGATGTTAGAGGGTTTCCTGGGCTCCAACTTTGAAAGGCCGTGCTGACCGACATGGCCTTTCACCACCCCACACGCACCACATGCCATAGTGCACCCAGAGTTTACCAGTGTACAAATATGGCAAGGCCACCCCTTGGCGGCTGCGGAGTGCCGTGCGCAAACAGTGGTTGGCGCATTCTCATCTGCAAAGTGTACCTTGCGCTCCTCGGGATTTGGCTCTTCTACAGAGGGTTCGGAGGAGGGAGGCGCTGGTTGCTCGGCTGGCGTCTGAGCTGCGATCAGCTCGTCCAGGCGCCGCTGCATCTTCACAACATCCTCCGTGCGACCTGCGGCCTCCAGGCGCTCAATGAGGCGGAACACGGTAAGAATGTCAGCGGTAGAAGACATTTATGCTTTACATGTTTGAAAAAATATAGTTCAATTTTTATAGGGTCGAGCTTCACGCGGCCTGGACCATCTGCTTCGCGGCCTCCACGCCCTTAGCCCTCCATTGCTCGCGAATAGCGTCAAGCGTGGGCCCCTGCTGCGAACCAAGCTTCAGATGTGTCCAGCCATTGCGTGCCATCACCGGCGTGGGGTTGCTCTCAGTAATCAGGCAGCCAGCCTTTTTGAGGAAGCCGGACAGACTGCCGAAAACGCCACCCTCCCAGCCAACCGCCTGATCAGGCTCCGAAGAAAGCTTGGCCTCGCGCACGCCGCCTGGAAGTGTCTGTATGTGGACGACCGCCTTAAACTCGTCACGACGCCGCTTATTCCAGAGGATTGTTCCCACAGGAAAGATTCCGAGCTCCACCATGCGCTGGAAGTCATCAGAGGAGAAGTTATTCCCCGTGTTCTTCGCAGCGGGTTGCTGGGGCTGCTGAGGCTGCTGAGGCTGCTGAGGCTGCTCAGGCTGCTGGGGCTGCTGGGGCTGCTCAGGCTGCTGGGGCTGCTCAGGCTGCGGTGCGTCACTCAACAAGCCAAGCAACCGCTGTTGGACCTTGGTTGCCTCCGCCATCAGACCCATGCTCTCAAAGCGCTCAATCAGGCGGGACAGGCTCGCAATCTCGGTTGTGCTGGACATTCGTGCTTGAGTGCGAGTTTGTATGCTTGATACAGCCTCCAAAACGCGTTTCAATTTTTTTCGGAAGCTTGTTTACTTCTTCATTAAAAAATGTTAGATATGAAGCCATCTCTATCAAGCCCTACTGAGTAGCCTTGATCAAGGCCCCTGTTATGGCCTCAATTTGCTCGAGGTTTGTCATTTGGTCAGGCAAGTGCTTTTCTCCGCCGCCAGGACCCACAAACGAGGGAAGCTCGCCCACAACAAAACGGAACAGCCCGCGAAAGTGGCGTTGGCGTAGAGTGCCAGGCTTCGTCCAAGCACTACAGATCGGACACATAATGCTGCCGTGCTTGTAAGTCACCGTCTTCTGTGGGAGCTCGTTACAGCAGATGCAGTGGTTGTGTTCGTTTCTGGTGTTGCGCATCTTTTCCACAGAATCAATGGTAAACAGACCAGCAGGGTTTCCATGCTCGTCCGTATCCGTGAAGTAGAGGGCACAGTCAATGATCAACGTATTCGGGTCATTCCATCCAAAGATGCGCGTGAAGAACCCACGCTCACACAATGGCAGAAGGGAATGCTGAATCTCTTGCCAGCTTGGTTGTGACATGCTGATGGGTAGTCACTCAATAGGGTGTCGCAGGTTCAATTTTTCCTGCGGAAGAAGCGCTCCTCCATATCTTTTGAAAATGCCGCAGAAGCTTCGCCGCAACACTTTGGCCACGGTTCCTTGAAGGCTCCCCGAGCCACGCATTCGACTTCTGCGCAGTGAGGCTTTTGGAGCTCCCGAAACAACTCAGAAACGGGCTCCTCGGGTGCGTCCCAGGGCTTGTAGGGCTGAATACAGAAGGCCATAGGCTTTCCATGCGCAGCCTCCCTGTCCAATAACATGGCGTCAATGAGGGGGTCCAAGTGTATCCGTATGTAGGCAAACAGCTTCTTTGCGGCATGATAAAGGTGTGCCTCGTAGCCGTCAATCATTACGTGGAACATAGTGAGATTCTCCGCGCAACAGATTCCAGCGGCCGTCTCCGTGGTGGATACCATTCGGTGAAGATCCGCGCGAATCTGGTTGAGCTGCTCCTTTGTCTTTTCGTCGTAGTCAGGGGCCAGCTGCTCGTGCCACACGATGTCATGTAGCTTTTGGATGAGTTCAAGAGCGGGGAATGGCTTCTTTTCCGAGCGCTGTTGAAACGCAGTAGGGAGAAGCTCACCGAACTGGCGCAACTTTGTAGAGAGGTGCGAGTAAAGCCTTACGGGGTTTCTGGGGTTCGACATAGTGGTTAACTTCTAGACTACAGTAAAAATAGTTCAATTTTAACTGCGACCCACGAGCTCTTCCGCCGCCGACCGCACCGTCGCCGCCATCGAGTAGGTAGGTATAGAAGGATCATCTTCAATGAGTCTCAGCTGCTCAAGTCGTCCCGAGCGATGGTTTCCTTCCTTGTCATTGGCGTAAAACGTGAAGTCGTGTTTGATGTAGGTCACCTTCCCCACGAACTGTAGGAAGCGCTCGCCAGTCCAAGAGTTCCACTCGTAGCACTCCACGGTCACCCCCTTTTTGATGTGCGCATAGCGGAGCCACTGCGCCGCAATGGCATCCTCGTGCTTCTTGATGAGCGAATTCCAGATAGCCCGTTTCTCGTCATCCCCAGGCTCTGGCGTGCGTAGCTCAAGATTCGCCCAGCCGCGTCCAGTAATCTCAAATGGCTCTTTCAAGTGACTGGGGTTAAATATGTGATCGCCGCGGATAAGGAACTTGGGCGTAGAGGATTCGTCAGCCCAGACGCCATCACGCTTGCACAAGTATCCCCCCGTTTCCAGGAGACCCAAGATGAGGATGGAGTATTTGTTACCAAGGGACGTCGTGAGGATCACGCTGTCGCCGACGTTGAACTTCTGCATGATAGGGTATGGAAGCTTCGTAGCAGTGTATGGTTCAATTTTATACGAAAAAATGAATACCCCCTTTTATTTTTTGTTTAACATGATCACAGTGGCGCCCTCCACCACGAGGTGCTTACCGTACGGCTTGCCGAGCCCAACAGGAAGAAAGAAGGGCCATCTAAGCTCCAGGGCGCATACGCCTTCTGGTAGTCCCGCATCTCCATCTTCAGCAGCTCCTCCACGGAGATCTTCGGCCACTTTGCCAGGAACTCAAGGGCGCCCTGGTGGGTTTTAATGGTTTTGGGGTCCACCTTGCCCGTGTGCTTGGCAATGTGCTTGGCGAAGCGCTTCGTCTTCGGCGACGGCCAGCGGGGGTTCTTGTAGTCGGGCTTCGGCTTTGCCTCTAGAGGGGCGCAGTCGATGCAGCCCGCCGCCCCGCACGCCGTGGGCTGGTCAGGCACGAGTATGGGCGAGGGAGGAGGAGAGGCAGGAAGGGGCGGAGTCGTGGTGCAGGGCATGGAGGACGCGTGCCTATAGCGGATGCCTCCCGAGGTAGTGTGGCCTCGGCACTCATGTGGCACCGCCAGAAGCGTAGGCACAGCCGCCGCCTTCACCATCTCCTCCGCCTGCGCCTTCGTGAGCACCATGCAGATGCCTTTCGTAGGGGGCTCAACCTCAACGATGTCCGGCAAGACGGTGGGTGTGCTCTCCACCAGGCCACACAGCTGCGGACGAGCAATGAGCCTCTCGAGCAAACTCAGCGACTTCTCCTTGTCCTCCTCCTTGAGGCGGATGATGGGTGGGGGGCGGGGCGACGAAGTGCCGCGGGCCTCGCCCCCAAAGAGCTCAGGGTTGGATGTCATGAGCTTTTGGGTAGGACCCACGAGCTCAAGGAGAGTCTCATTCTCCTTCTTCAGTTCGGCGACGTCCGTGCGAAGCATCTGCATGACCTCTTCGATTTGATTGTTCTCCCACTCCAGCCTCTCAATCTTCATCTCAAGCTTCTTGTTCTCCTCGGTCAGCCGCTCAATCTCCTTTTTCTCCCACGCCGTAATCTCGGCGTTTTCCTTCAGGTGGCGCTGAACCATCTGCTTGTTCTCTTCTGCCCTCTGCCGCAGCCCCTTGTTCTCTGCGTTTAGCCTCTCAAGGTCCGCGCGCATCACCTGGAAGAGCTGCGTGGCTGAGTCCACCTCGCTCTTGAGAACCTCCGCCGAATCCTCGACACGAATCAGGTCAGCCTTGGTAGAGGTAAGCTCCTTGCGAAGCCCCTCTACCACCTGCGTGGAGCTGGCGGTCACCGCCCTCGCAGCCACCTCCGTCCCCTCCAGGTTGCCCTTGGCCGAGGCGAGTTCCATGCGAAGGGCCTCCACCTGGGCCTCAAGCTTCTCGTTCGCCTCTGCGCTCTCATCAAGCTCTTGCCTCAAGTCCGCCTGTGCCAGGATCGCTTCGTCGCGCTCCGCGATGAGGCGGATGTAGGCGTCCTGGTGATTGGCCCCCTCCTTGCGCGCAGCCTCAAGCTCTTCACAGACCGCCTTGTAGACGGGATTCCACTTTTGGTCTGCAAAGGCGTAGCCCATCGCGTAGCCGCGGCGGTCGTGCTCCCCGCACTTCTTGTCGCACTCGGCACGCATCTTGTCCCTCACGTCGATGAGAGGAGCCAGGCACTCCGCATATTTAGCGTTGTCCTGCCGCTGCTGCTTCTGGTACTTCTTCTCCAAGGCCTCCATGTCCTCCGTGCGCGCCCGCTCGATGTTCGCCAGGACCTTCTCGTGCTTAGCCTCGAGCTCCTTGAGCTGGAGCTTCATCAGGGCCTCCGTGGACTGCGAGGCCTTCTTGGCACCCTCTTCCCATGCCTCCTTTTTCTCCTCCAAATGCTTCTTCTTCAGCTCGTACACCTTCTTCTCCTCGGCTACGAACATGGCGGCGAGGCGCTGCACGATGGGAGCGCCCTTTTCCACAGGCCAGCCCACCTCATCTCGCGCCGAAGCCATCTCGCACCACTTCTCGTGACTCCAGGTGTCCTTCCACCAGGGCGCAAAGGAGACAGGGAGGCGCCCCAGGCACTCTGCGGCGCGCTTGTTCAGCATCTCCTGCTCTAGACTGGCCTCATGCGCCTCAAGGTCACCGTCGTAGGAGGCGGCGGCGGCGGCGATGAAGTCGCGGCAGTTGTCCGCCCGCTGCCGCAGAACCAAGAGGGAAAGCGCGTCCTTCCCGTGGGCCGAGGCGTGCGCAAACTCCTCGGTGTAGTACTTCACGCCATCGTCAACGTGTTCCGCGCACGTCAAGCAGATGCCCCGCTCCTTGTCCAACTCTCGCCACGGGGGGAGTTCGCCGCAGATGTCGCAGGTGGGTTCCTCGGACTCGTCCAGAACTGCAGAGGGCATCTCCTCCGCCGCCACCGCTGCCTTGATCTTCTCCACCGCGTCCTTGGCAAAGGCGGCGTGGCGCTCTGCATCAGACATGGCCCGCTCCGCGGCGGCCTCGATTGCGTTGATGGCGGTCGCAAAGACGTGCTTCAAAGAGGTGTCCATCTTGGTCTGGGGGGGTGTGCTTAGTAGGGTGGAGGCCGCGCGTTCAATTTTTAGTAAAAAATAATGGACAGATTACTAACAGCGTTAAAAGGCTTACACCGCACTCCAGTTCTCTTTCGAGGAGGAGGAGGCAACCTCGCGCTTATAGGGGTGGGACTTCTCAAGGGAGAGCAGGAAGGCCTCACACAGCCTTTTGAGCTCTTTGCGCGTGTAGGAGGTGATGTGAACCATTTCCTCCAAGGACGGGTCACTGAACTCTGCGGCCTTTGCCGCCATGACCTCGCGGAACCTGGAGTTGTATTGAAAGAGCTCGGGGAACAAGGGCACCGTCCGCCAGATTTTCAGGCTCATGCGGTTGCGCGTGATGGGGTTCGTGGTGGTTCCCTGCTTTCGGATCAGGGTTACCAAGGAAGTGCTGCCTAAGCGCATCGCGAACTCCAGCACAGCGTCCTTCCTCAGCGGCGTGCGCAGGCGGTCTTGCCGCGGCAGAAGCAGGTTGGCCGTCACGCGCGAGTTGTAGTCCAGGTAGGGAAAGATCTCGTAGTAGATCATGTCCGTGGGCAGCTGGTCAAAGAGGTGCGTCACGGGCTCAGAAGACAGGTATTTGGTCGCCATCTTCTTTTGCGGGGGGGGGGGTGCTGAAAAAATAGTGGGTGGGCTGGTTCAATTTTTCACATCGATGGCGTCTTCTTGGCCACTTCACTACAGCACTTCATCATGCAGCTCTTCGCACAAACCTTGTCCGAAGAGCCCCACGCCTGTGTGCCACCCACTCGCTGCTTCCCCACCGTCGTCGGCTTGGCCTTCTTCTTCACCTTCTTGGCCCCGCCGCCGCCGCCCCCGCCGCTACCTCCGCTTCGCTCGCCCCACGCCTCTGCGATGTCGTCGTAGTAGCTCTCGTCATCACTGTAGTCAGACATCTCGCTAGTTGGTGTGCTTTAAAGGGTGTGGGTGGGCTGGTTCAATTTTTCCACGGGTTATGCACGGACCTCTACAAAAAAAAAGAGACCAGTGGTCCCTGACTTACGAAGGGTGGTTTCGATCCACCGACTTTTGGGTTATGAGCCCAACGCAATTCCTCTATGCTACTTCGTATGTGTTACGGAGGGTGGTTTCGATCCACCGACTTTTGAGTTATGAGCCCAACGCAATCCCTCTATGCTACTCCGTATGGCAACTATTGGATTGCGGCGAAAAGGGCTTTCAATTTTATGTTCGCAAACGTTTTGAAAATTTATCTTGGCGACTCTTAGGTGCCGGTGTAGACGGAGCCGAAGATGCGGAAGCAGCACCAGCTCTGACCGTCCCAGTGCGCGTGAGCCCTGCAGGAGCTGTGACCCTTCTCGAGGTCCACAATCTCGCACTTCTCGCAGCAGACCCACGAATACTTGCCAGAGGTGTCGGCTAGGCACCACTTGACCAGCTCGAGGTTCTTGGCGTCTGCGGCCGCACGGCGCTTCTCCGCCCTCTTGATGGCCGCCGCGCGTCCCTCCTTCTCAGCTTTGAGCACCGCCTCTTGCCAGGCGGCCACGGCGGCCTCCGCCACCTCTTCCTGCTGCTTCGTGAGGGCGCCCAGGCGAGTCCGCGTCTCCTCCGTGTCCAACTCAAGAGGAAGCGTCCAGATGCGACGGGTGGCGTCCCATTTGCCGCCGAGGCTCTTGATCGTGTCCTTGGCCTCGAACGTCTTGCCGCTCACAACCAGCTGGGTCTCTTCGCGCGTCAGATAGATTGCCATGGTGGGATGCTCAACAGAGGTGTGGTGCGGCTGTTCAATTTTTCCGTCATCATCTGGCACCTCTTATAAAAAAGAGCGGTTCTTGTATTTTGTTTTGTGCTCTTACCCGCTCTTTACTTTAGGTCGATGCGCAGACAGCTGAACCCCGCCCCCTTCCCCCAGCGCATGATACCCTTGAAGTGGAAGTTATCTGTGCAGTGGAACTCAAAGAGCACGTCTTTTTTCTTTGTGATCACCACCTCGTTGATGGCGCCGATGACGAACTTGGGGTTCCAGGCAAGGGCGAAGTCACCCGCCTCCAGCGAGCCACGCACGGTGAGCCAATAGTCCTTGGCCTCCAACACGCTGTTCGCAATGGGGAGGACCTCCTTTATCAGCTGCGCCTTCACCTCGTCCGTGTCCAGCAGAGCCGCCACCACGGGCGCCCGCTCGGCCAGCAGAGAGCCCTTGGGGCCACGCGCCACACGCACAGCCGCCTTCAGCTCCTTGCCAAACGCCGTGGCGGGGTCGTCCTGGCGGCAGCAGTCGCTCTTCCACCACTCCTCAAAGCTGGGGACGGGGCTGACGATACCCCACTGCCGAGTCAAGTTACCAGAGGCGATGTGGGTCTCGTAGTGGAGCTTGGCGTAGTCCCTCGTGATGGTGTACTTGTCGCAGCCGCCGTTGTGGAACTGAACACCCGCCGTCCACGGCTTCTCGCCGTCTTTGATCGCGCCGCCCTTGGCGCCCTTGTGCTCTACGTGCTTCCACATCTCGCCGCCGTCCTTGAAGCGCACGAGCGCGTCAAAGTCGTAGTGGGTGCCGCGGTTAGAGCCTTGGCGGGGGCGGGCGTCAAGCAGCGTATCTCCAAAGGTGGTGTGGAAGCCGCTGATGAAGCGCATCCCCGCAGCCGTCTTACCATGGATGGCATTCACAATGAAGGCGATGTCCTTCGCCTCGTTCGCTGCGGCGGCGGCCTTTGTTCTGATGGACATCCTCCTCTGTGGTATGCTTAACAGGGAGGTCACACAGCCCCTCAATTTTTCCGAGCGAATGGCACGCCTCTTACAAAAAAAGAGCGTTGTTTGTTGGTTTTGTGCTCTTGCCCCCCCCTTTATTGGTTTTGTGTTTTCCAGACGATGCTGGCCCCTTTATATCCCTGCTCCGAGCCTTCACTTTTAACCAGACGGGATTGCACCCTTGCGGGGCCCGCTGCGGGAACTCTTTCACAGGATTTTGGTGTTTTGTCCCCCCCCCTCCCCCTCAGAGCGCGTTCACGTCCACCTCCGCCTCCTCGTCCCCCTCCTCTGCGCCGGCCTCGGCGAAGACGTAGCCCTCCTCCTCTACCGGCGCGCCACCGGTGGAGACAGAGCCCGCGCCCAGAGCCGCGTTGACGACCGTGGGCGCCATGAAGCCGCGCTTCACGAGCTCTGCCGCATGCTTGCGGTCGTCGATCACGGCGAGGATCTCGAGACCCTGCTCTGGCGTGGCGCTGTAGTCTGCCAGAACGATGTGGCCGACCGCGATGCGCGCCTTGCCGCCGCCGTGGCCGCCGGCACCGCGGTACTCCACACCCCAGGCGTTGCGGATGAGGAACGAGCCGTTGCCGAGGACCTTCTGGACGCTGTAGAACTCGGGCGCGTCTTCCTGCCCTCGCTCCATCTTGCGCAGGGCCTCCTGGACGGCCTCTGCGCCGCGCTTCTCTGCCCGCACGGCCTTCGTGCTCTTGCCGCCGCTCTTGCTTGCTGTCTTGGTCTTGGCGGGCATCCTGTTTGAGGCTCTTAACGTGTTCAGAGCTTCTTGCGGGACCGGTGCCTACCTCTGGGCCAGGTGGCGCATTCAATTTTTTCCCGAAATTGACGCTCTGGCAAAATTTCCAGAGCCTCTGGCATAAGAGGGGGGTATTTTTACTCTTGGCGTCAATTTCGGAAAAAAATTGAATGACCGGTTGGCCCCAGAAGCAGGCACCCAGGCTAGAGTATAGAGCCAAAGATGTCCAGCACCCAGAGCATCAACCAGAGCGTGATTGAGCAGCTGACGGCGATGGAGGCGGCCTGCGCGGCGATCCGCAAGACGCTGGGCCTCGCAGAGCTGTCTGTGGCCGTGCCGGCCCCGAAGGCGCGCAAGACGAAGGCCAAGGCAGAGCGCTCTGACTCCGAGGCAGAGGGCGAGCCGAAGGAGAAGAAGCCGCCCTCTGCGTGGATTGTCTTCTCTGTGCGCGTCCAGAAGCAGCTGCGCGCGGCAGAGGAGGGCCTCGACAAGGCAGAGAAGACCAAGGTCGGCACGATGAACCAGTTCGCCGGCCACCTCTGGGGCCAGAAGAAGGAGTGGGCTGACGAGGAGATCACTGCGGCGTGGGACGACTACACGCCCCCCGAGGTTTCCAAGCAGACGCTCGAGGGCAAGAGCAAGCGCTCTGGCGCCTCCTCCACGGGCTCTGGCGAGGCCGGCGAGCCGGTGGCTGACGAGGTGAAGGAGAAGAAGCCCCGCAAGCCCCAGAGCGAGGAGACGAAGGCGGCGGCGGCGCTGAAGCGCGCGGCCACGAAGGCGGCAAAGGCGGCCAAGCCCGAGGCGCCCGAGGCCTCTGGGGCAGAGGCAGAGGCAGAGGCAGAGGTGGTGGAGGTGTCGCCGCCCGCCGCAGCCGCCGCCCCGCCGCCCAAGGCCAAGGCTAAGATCACGCCCAAGCCCAAGAAGGTGGACCTCGCTCTGGACCCCTGGTCCCACGACGGCGAGGAATACTACAAGAACGAGCGCGGGGACGTGCTGAGCACTGACGGTGAGTGGGTGGGGCGCTGGACCGGCGCGGCCATTGACACCACGGTGCCCGAGCCCGAGGACTTTGACAAGCTGGAGTCGCGCGCCTAAACGCCTTCACAGAACAGAACCATAAATACAAGGAAAACAGGGGGGTTAACTAAGCAGCCAAACACAAAGAAAATAGGGGGGGGGTTAAAAAGAGGCCACAGCGGCCCTCTTTTTTTTGTATAGGCGTAAAATTGTATGGCCTAACCCCCTCCATAACCCTATAGGAATAGCATGGACCCAGCCCGTCTTATTATGCAGGACGTTATCGCCACGCTGGAGCTGGCCCGCCGCCTGAGGCACACCCCTCTGCTCCACGATCTGCTCGAAAGCGCCCAAGGCGCACTTGAAGAGGCTATGGCGGGCCTCGACACCACAGCCGACATGCCGCCCTTGCCCCCCTCCCCCCCGCGCTCTATATCACCGCCGAGCTCCACAACCAAAGGCTCCAAATACACACACTACGTAAGCGAGATCTACCCCTTCCTACGTCGTCTGAACCCCTCGCTGAACAACAAGCAGAATATGGCACTCGCGGGGAAGCTCTGGACTACTCACCGCTGCTTGGCCAACCACGATGCCATAGTGAGCGCAGCGAAGAAACAGGCCACTAGTGAAAAGGCGGAGGCACCTCTTACAACCGCGACTGTCGACCTCAGTACAGATATCGCACCTTAAGCCACGTCGAGTATGAAATCTAACGCCATAGTACCCATGTCAGCACAGTGTAGGTTCTGTCTAGACTACGGAGAAACGCGCAATAACCGGCTCATAGAACCATGCCTCTGTAAAGGCTCGGCTCGCTACGTTCATACCCTCTGTCTCAGGCGATGGGCTCTCATCGGCCCCGATGACAGCGCGACAAAGTGCGGTGTCTGTGGTTCAGCCTTCACGGTTGTAGTTCTACCCGAAAAAGAGGATATACCCATCCCTGATACACTCACTCTGAGGCTACTGGATAACACGATGTTCGCGGGCATCTCCGTCCAATACGTCGTTATGATTTGTTCTTCGCCGCATCACATGATCACTAACGTGAAGCAGGCACAGACACTCTTCCAGCTGCTGTATTTTGCCTGCTTCATATACAACCGTCGGATAAAGAACATCCATCTCTATAGGAGCGCGCTATTCAAGACAAGTATCCCCGTCCTAAGCTTTCTCATCATCATTATGTCCTTTCGCTCCACGTTTTACAATCAGATCATACTATGCGCGGGTATCAACGCTGGCCTAGGTATGTTTTGGAAAGAGCATCTGAATGCTTTAAGAGAGGTTAACCGGCATATTACCTAAAAAATTAAAGGGCCAAAGCTAGCAACGACGGTTGAGCCGAATCAAGAAGTTGTTCACGTCCACATTACAGGGCATGGAACAAAGGTCGCTCATGGAGACCCATCGAGCCTCCATCACTTCGCGCGTATCATTCACGTGAGTCGGCATCTCATCATCCACTTCAAAGAAGAAGTATTCCCCCACGGACAGACGACTGAATCCCACCGGTATGTGATTCTTCAACACAACACCGGTTTCTTCCTCTGTCTCACGAAGCGCGCAGTCGAGATATGACTCGCCGCGGTTCTTATGTCCCTTTGGAAACGACCACTTGCCCGACTTTCGACCTTTCACCATCAATACTGTGTTCTCGGGTGTCATCGCCACACTCCCATACACTTTGTGGTTTATGGGTTTGTAGCATTGAAATGACTTTGGAAAGGGAGTTACATAGTCCATTATAAAACGTTCGTTTGCGTGAAGGCCAGCCCTGCGGGTTACGCAATCAATTTTAGGCTAAAGCCCCTGGGCAAATTCATAGGAGATGTGGGTAGCCCCAGCTCTTTCATCCGGCCTTGGAAATCGCCTCTTTCAGCTGGCCGCCGCCGCGGGCGCGGCAGAACTGTGGGGTCGCGAGCTCGTCTTCTACATGCCCGCGTGTAAGGAGTCGCCACATGGTCCTCTCGCATCCATCTTTCGGATGTTCCCACGAGTGCGCATGGTAGACTCTAAAGAGGATCACGTGGAACTCGTGGAGCCGCCGCTCCGTTTCTACCAGTTCATCCCTGTGGGCCCCGCCCCTGCGAAGAACTGTCTTGTCCGTGGATTCCGTCAAAGCCCGCAATACTTTCCTGGGCGCTTTGAACCCGACTGGGACTCTGCTCTCGGCGGGGCCCTATGTCGCCGAAAAATCGAAGAGCTCGCCGGCCTACAGCAGGAGACAGAGCGTCGTCGCACCTACGCACTCCACGTGCGTCTGGGCGACTATCGCATTCTGCCGCACCACCAGACGGAGCTCTCACAATACTACGTGAAGGCCTTGGAGCGTGTGCCACCCGGATCCAGAATACAACTCTTCAGCGACGAGCCCAACGCGTGCCAACAACTCTTTAAAGGGTTGGCCGGTGTCCAGATAACCATGGCGGCCACAGCATCAGACACAGAATCGCTCTATGAAATGTCGCTGTGTCTGGGCGGAACTATAACCGCCAACTCCACCTTCAGTTGGTGGGGCGCCTGGTTCGCTCATCAGGCGGGGGCGGCGTGGGCTACATATCCTAATATAATGGGTAATGGAATGCCTGAACCCGTGGACCTAGTTCCTGACTGGGGCACTGTTATCGAAACCAGAGGGCCTAAATAAAATTGACTGGGGTGGGTGCCCCAGTTTTTATCACCGACTTTCCGCAATATGCTCTCTCTTAAACCACTATGGCCCGGGTTCGCATTCAAACCACACCAGGAGACTGGTCTGACATGGATGCTGGAGCGTGAGAAGGACGAGCAGGTTCGCGGTGGGCTGATGTGCGATGAGATGGGGCTGGGCAAGACCATCCAGCTCATCGGCCTTATCAAGAACGGGACAGAGCACATTGGCGAGAAGAACCTGCTCATCGCCCCCGTCGCCGTTCTGGAGCAGTGGAAGAAGGTGGCCTGGAAGACGAGCATAACCGTCAAGGTGCCCTCGGAAAAGGGGTGGGTGACGCAGGGTAAGGGGGGTCGCGTGGGGGCCTCTCTCCACTGTATCGGCTACGAGGCGGCCCTCCATAAAAGCTGGCTGGTCTGTGGCTACCGCTGGGATCGCCTCATCTACGACGAGGCCCACCGCATCGCCAGCAACAACACGGGCACGGATCTCGCGCTGCGGATCCAGGCGGAGAAGAAGTGGCTGCTCACCGGCACGCCGGTGGTGAACAAGCTCGGCGACCTTGTCAACCTCTTTCGGGTGCTGGGCGTCCAGAAGATCCCTGGGTCCTATCTCCAGCCTCTACAGCCGCTGATCCGCAAATATGTTCTGGCGCGCAACATGGACCAGCTGCGCGAGTCCATTCCGGATGCGCCCAAGAGGCCCATACACATCGTCAAGTCGCTGGACTTCCTCACAGAGGAGGAGGAGAAGTTCTACCACAGCAAGGCCGACATCATCGCCAACCAGCTGAGCAAGATGGGCGGCGGTCGCGGGGCGGCTCTCCAGCGCCTGAAACTCATCATGCGTCTGCGCCAGGTCAGCCTCCACCCGCAGATCTACAACGAGGCCCGCAAGGCCCAGCTGAAGTCGAACTGGACCCAGCCCGACTGGAAAGAGGACAGCACGAAGTTCGAGGCCATCCGCAAGCTGATCGATGAGCCGGGGTCGTCGAAGTGGATCATCTTCTGCCACTTCAGGCAAGAGATGATGATGCTGGAGGAGATGCTGAAGGGCGAGTCGCGGGTGGAGATCGTGCAGCAGTATCACGGGGGCCTCTCGGCGGCTCAAAAGGAAGACGTGCTCGAGCGCACACACATGCCCGTTGCGGAGGGCAAGCACGAGGTTCTTCTGGTGCAACTTCAGTCTGGTGGAACTGGTCTGAACTTGCAGCATTTCGACCGCATCGTCTTCACGGGTCCGTGGTGGACCAAGGCGTTGATGGAGCAGGCGGTGGGGCGCGCTGTCCGGATTGGGCAGACGAAGCAGGTGGTCGTGTATCACCTGCGTCTCAAGGCGGAAGAGGACGATGAGCGGATGAACATTGATCGATTTATGTGGAACAAGGCTGAGGGGAAGGGTGATCTCTGCGCGCAAGTTCTGCAGGCAGCAACAACCGCCGTGAAGCTCACAGATCTTAGCACTTACTGATAGAATGCCGTTTGGTGATCCCAATCAACAGGGAGCGAAATATCTCGTCTTAGCAACAATCGGTCTTTTTATTGCCGCTTTCGCCACCAGTGTAGGATATTTTTGGTGGATGGGGGCTAATACTACACCTACTCCCGAAGGGTTCACATTTGCCTCTGCCATTCTTTCTACGATGGGCACTTCTGGTTCTGGAAAGGAGGGTTTCCAACCTAGATCAAACAGTTCGCATAGGGCTATTCGGAGACGTAATAAATCTAACAGCTCCGGTTCTGGTTCTGGAATGGCAGGCTTACAACCCCAAGTGGAGGGTTTCTACGCTGGGCCCGCCGTGGGCGCCGGTGTCCCTAACTGTATGCAGAGCTCGAAAGACTGTGCGGCCCTCTATGCGCTCCTGTCGAGACGCCTTCCCGCGACGGAAGAGGGTCCCGACGATTTGCGCGAACTCCAGCTGATCCTCGGCAAGATCTCCTGCTTCAAACGTGACCTAACCGGCGTGGCAGGTGTTGTAGAGGCTACCCGCTACCAGCCCTTCTCTACGGCCCACGATTTAGAGGCCGTCGCAGAAACAACTGCCCGGTGCTTTGCGCGAACAATCCCCCAACGCGATCTCTCGCTCTCCCTCGACAAGTGGGGCTCGCGTGGAACGTTCCTCATCAAGCGTCTCTGCACATCGGAGAAGATGACTGAGGCCGAGGAAATGGATGCCCTGCGCCTATTCGGGGATGCCATGGCCGATATCAGCGAGATAGCCCTCGGACGCTGCTGTAATACCGACGTGGGCGTTATCGCCGGCCAACCGCAACCCAGAACTGTCGGTGGTCTAGAACCCCCCGCTCTCGTCAACGTGCGCAAATACGATGGATACTATTGAGAGTTCCCAAGGCCCTATAAAATTGAACCCGGGTGGTTTGGCTCCAGGATTTAACCTGAAGCAAGAATGCCCGACAAGACCATTTACTTTCCCTGTAGGCCCGAGACGTTTGACGGGATGACGCAGTATCCAGTGACGCTGCCTGCAAAGAAGGCCAACATCCGGCGCTCGATCTACGGTCCTGCGCCGAAATACCCTGCGACGGTGGGCGCAGAGGTCGATGAGGCTTTAAAGGAGTGGTATGGGTCTCGAGGTCTGCCCGTGCCCGCAGAGGAAGTTGGGATCGGCGCTATTATTGATGCCGCGGAGGCGGCTGAGACGGGACGCCTAGAAGTCGCATGGGCCAAGTCGGAAGAGGAAATTCCGAGCGTCGTGCCCGAATACGGCACACCCGAGTTCTGGGCCTATCATCGTGCCAAGAAGGCCGCGGAGAATGCGCGGCGCGCTGCGGAAGGTCTGCCTCCACTTCCCACAAAGAAGGAACTGGAGGCCGAAAAGGCCAAGCGCAAAGCCGAGCGCGAGGCGAAGAAGGCCGAAAAGGAGAAAGCCGTTGCTCAGAAAGCCGCGCTCAAGGCCGCACGAGCGACACAAAAAGCATGAGCCCCACAATCTGCCAGAAACTCTTCGCCGGCTTTGCGATAGTGAACAGCTCAATAATCACGTTGTTCCACAGATACTTGCCCACGAAACCGAGGATAACCAGGGCGATGAAAAATGCGATGACTACCGCGAGAAAGTCCACATACGCATCACGACGCTTCTCTGCAGAGAATGTTCCTACGAAACCCTCTACCGTTGCTTTGGCGGCTGCATTGATGAGAGACATATCTAGTAAGGGCCACTAGTTTTTCTCATACAGGAGGCTCTCACGAACACGCGACTCACGGTGCTCCCCAATATACTTAATAGCGTCGGCCGCCGCCGTCTCAGACTTCAGATGCGTAGCCAGAAGGCCAGTGAGCACCTTGGGGTTCAAGGCAGCCTTCGTCGTCTGGCGGCGATACAGGAGACGCCCACCGCTCCCCTTCAGATCCAGCGCACCGATATTATACTTTTTCATAATCCGGAGAATCATCTCCTCGAGCGCCTTCATGCGCTTCTTCTTTTCACGCACCTGTGCCGACAACGTAGCGGCCTCCGTCTCCAACTCCCGCCAGGTCACAATAATCTGACGCAGATTCTGAAGCTCCTGCTGCTCCGTAATAGGCGTGGTGGTATCCACCACCGTCGTCTGCTGCTGTTGGGCGCGTGCCACCGCTTGCGTAATCGTCGTCCCCGCCTCCGAGGGGCTCACCGAGCCACGGCGCTCTTGCGGAAGTTCCAGCTGCTTTGATACTTGGATTTGATTCACCGACATTCTCTATAGGGATATGGTGGGCGGAGTTTAGGCTGTCATTCAAGTGTATTTCTTCTGCATTTCCTCCTTATAATCTCTAAGCGCATCTGCGGCCTTGAACGCGACAAACTCCGCTTTGAAACCCTTGTTTATCAGACGTTGAACCGGCGCGCTGTGCTTTCCCACATGGCCAGCGGCCATTTCTTTTCTCATAGCCTTGCCGGCGGCAGATTGAGCTTCCTTCATCTCGTCCCCCGTCGTATCATACTTCTTTTCAAGGGTGGCTAGCTTCTTTTGTTCAGAAAGTGTCATTTTACCGAGAACAGATTTAGGGAGCGGTTTTGCCATTTTTATTATAGGATGATGAAATAAAATATAATAAATAAGGAGGATGCAAGAACTTGAAAATGGCGTTTTATTCGATAATACAGATCTGACTCCCAGCAGATATTCTTTTTACTATAAACCGGTTGCGGCTTCTCAAGGAAACAACCGGCACACACGGAAGCTAAGGCTGGAGAACACGCATAAGTGCGTCTTAAAAGCCCGCCGTCTTGCGGGCAAGCGTTTACAAATAGATAAAATCTTTTGTAGAGGTGGTGGTGGGGGAGATGGCAAAATACTCATGTGCACCGCTATCAACTTCCTACAAGAAAAGCTGGGCTTGAGAGATGACGCGGAAGTATCTTTGAACGCTTTCGCAATTGATGGCTTTAATGACCGAAGCGCCCAAGGAAAGAATAAAAATGTTGACCCGAAAGAACTACAGAAAAAGTTGGTTGCGTATTATACTAGAACATACGGCTTTGAAGAGACACAGCCAGGTAGCGGATCTAATATGTATGTAACGCATATGTCTACAACCATCGGAACTATAAAGGATAAATGTGCGGCGCAGGAAAGAAGCGCGCCGAGGAAGACGGCTCTTCAACGGCTTATGGGATGGGGTGATAGAATGCGGACTACGATGAAACGGGCGTTAGGGTTTAAAAATTGATATTGAAGGCCTTTTACCCGATGAACTACAGAATGACGCAGCCCATGTCTCGTGATACGATGCGCGGGCTTAAGGCAAAGTATGAGGAGGGCGCGCGGATTCAACAGGTTAAGCAGATTGTTAACCATGTTTACCAAGCTGCTGTTCAGATAGCTAAATCAAGCGCTGTTACCTCATATAAGTATGCGGTGCCACCGGAGGATCGCCGCCATCCAGATTCCTTCTACATGAAAAACATGCCAGAGATTCTGGCAGGTCTTCAGGAACTCTTTCCAGACTGCGATGTGAGTAACACTCTCCTTTCCAGGGGGGCAGATGGCAAGATGTATGACATCTCCAAGCTCGACGACAAGGTCCTTCCGTTCGTGAATAGGGCTCTTGACCAGTCGTTTATTGTTGTTGATTGGTCTTAGGCTCGCTCCTCTCCCAGGTCAAATACAATCTCCTGGAAGTTCTCCACCTGAGGGACCGCCTCCTCCACGGAAATCACGTCCCGCGCCCACGAACCCACGAAGGAGGGCGCGTCGTAGATGTCGCCACCACCACGGCCGTTCCCCTCTACAGTCATGAGGGGCAACGGATGAAGATTACCAGTCTTCGTCTTATCCACATATTGCTTCTTTGTGTGATTCACAAGGTAGCGATATTTGGAGGCATTTTTCTCCGCAGGGACGACACATTTTTTCTCGTCGTCGTTGCACAGCTCGTGTAAGTTCTTCTCTTGTCCTGACTCCTTGTCGGCGTAGTCGCCTGCCCAGACCACCCGACTCTTGTAGAAGGCGCCTTCTGGGCTCAGGGAGAACTCAAAGGTGTTCACGAAGCTGTCGTCCAGATAGGAGTGCTCCATCAACTTCTGGCCCGAACCGTATGGGAAGGAATTCATCCACGCAAGGATCTTTCCGTCGGCGTCAAGAATAACGGCGTAGTAGTATTGGCCCATCGTGTGTTGTTGAAGGTGGGCGGGGTGGTTTTCAATTTTTTAGACCCTTGCTCGTTGTAAAATTGACGGAAGGTGACCTAAACTGGTCAGGTATAGAATGGAGATGCCTGTGTATTCGACTAAGTCCGATAAGATCAACCTCGTTTCCACGTTTCTGATGAGCGGTCCAGATTGCGGATGGCTAATCCTAGTAGGTGGTAGTGGAGGTGGAGAAGGAAAGACGATGGCAACCCATGAGGCTATCACACTCTGGAGAAGGTCCTTGGGCGAAGACGTTGAAGATATACATAGCGATAATATTATTCAGCTCCCCTGTTATGATGATGGGTCTGCGCACAAGGTGGTCCTAATGAAAAAGGGCTCTCCAATCGTAAAGACCATTATTCAAACTAACTTTTGGGGCCCAGAGTGGGAGTTTATGGCTAAAGAGTGGAATGCCAAGGTGGTATGGTTTGTGCGGGCAGTGATTAAGAAGGGGGGTTTATAAAGAATAACCTCTCATAAACAACAGAGATTTTTCACCCGCGCCGCCCCCACCCAACGCAACAGCCACGCGGCTGTGTCGCCCACTCCTCCAACATGAGCTGCTTGAACGCAATAAAGTCCATATCCGAATCCGGCTCGTATTGCTGCGTCATACCCTTCTCATCCAGATAGTCAAAATAGTCATAGTGCTTATCGTTCTCCCCATCATACATGTAGCACTGAATCGTAATACAGGTGGCCTTGGCCACATTCCGCAGCTGGTGCGTCTGATTGAGCGTCGGGCTAATCCACATCACATCCCCCTTGACGAAATCCGCCCCTGCGAAAGGAGCAGCCTCCTTTGACAAATACGGATACAGATCGACATGAATACCTCCCTCCAACACACGAATCACGGCCTCTGCCCCCGCGTGCGAATGCACAGGCGAATAGTGCGCCGCCGGCCAAATCTCCATCACATACGGAATACCAGGCGACTCCCCGTTGTTCTGACCCAGTGTAATCCGTAAATACGTCTCCAGAATATTCGGCCGGTCCTTGCTGAACTCCGTCGCCTTCTTTTTCAGCGTCTCATAGCACCAGCACCCAGGCGTCACAATACTCCGCTCAATCGCCGCATAGAATTCGGGAAACGCCTGTGTCTCAAGACAGAACTTCGGCCCCGCGATACAGTTATACAGCTTCTGCGAAGTCGTCGGCAGATTCGCCACAGGCATAATCTTCCCCGACGCGACATCATCCATCGTCAGGCCCGTCGTATCCTTTAGAGTCAAAGGCACCGTAGCCGTAATAGGGTCGCGAAGAATCCGCAGAGGTGTGAAACCCATCGGCACATAGATATTCTCCGCGTCATAGGTCACGTGTGTCAGGCTCTCCAAAAACTGCTTATTGGATGTATGAACCTCCGCAGGGAACTTGTAGGAATACACCACCGTCTCCATACGCGGCTCGCCCACACCCGCTGTCAGAATCTGATTCTGAGAATCCACGCTGAACCAGTAGCACGCGGACAAATCCGCAACGAGCCCCTTGGTATTAGTAGAATCTACGAGAGGCTCCTTGGCCGTCACGCGCACACCGCCCTCGGAAAACTCCACAGAGAGTCGGTTAAGCTTATTGTCACTAAAAAAGGTGAACTTCGCATTCGTCGCCGTCGTCCTACTAAACAAAATAACGCCCTGTCCGGCGACGGGCAGATTCGCAGTCTTGTCTTTTACGGTGATCCTAACAACTTTCGGGGCGGGCATTTCTACCTAGGAATAGCAGCGACAGATTTAGACCCGTGCTGGCACGAGTCTAAATGTTATTATTGTTGATATTGTTGATATTGTTGATGTTGTCAGCGTTGCGATTCATGGCAATAAGCATGGCTTCGTCCGGCTCAGGCTCAAGGTTCAAAATTCTAAGTATGTTCAACATAACGAAACAATCATCTTTCGAGCCCTTATCAATTATACTAACGAGTTGCTTGATACAGCGTTGTTCCTTTTTACTAAAATCATTGAAGATTTTCAATCTTTCACTTATATCTACTGGTTCTGCTTCTGGATCTACATCAGTTTCGTATTCTACATCCTCATAATTGTCGCGTATGCCCAGTTCTCGATTAATTAGATTGACCATATAGCGCCTGATGCGTCGCCTGTCAATGTAATTTATCAGCCTACACACAAGAGTTTTGAAAGTGACATTATGGCGCGATGTGGGCAGTTTGCGATAAACTCCAGTGTTAAGCATTCTTACGATTTGTGCGTTGTTCATGATGTTTTTGTTAAAAAAATACGTAGGTTGTAGGGTTTTCAATTTTGGCACACGATGTTAAGTCCAGCTCGGCAGAAAGCTCGGCTTGGGGTAGTCCTTCGTCGAGCACGGCGTAGAATGCTCCTTGCCCGCAAGCATCTGAATCCAGTCGTCAGGTGCCGTCCAGAAGCCGATCGCCACCGCGCCCGTCTTCTTGAGCTCGGCGCGCGCCTTGTGCCACGCCTCCTGAGCAGTAGATACAGCCGTCGCGAGCTTCTCGTCCACCTTGTCGGCAAAGCGCTCAGCCTCCAGAGAAGCGTTGGCATCGTCCAGCATCTTCTGCGCCTTCCAGAAAGCCACCGCAGCCGTCATCGCGTCCTCCTTCGCCTCCACGCCGTCCCCCGTGATAAGAACGCCCCCGCACTTCTGAATCAGCCGCTGGGCGTGCGGGCTATCCGCCTCAGACAGCATCAGCCCACTCCAGGTAGTGAACGGCGGCTCGCTCGGCGGAGGCCATACGCCCACCTTGTCTTTGTTCTCTCCATCTTTGACACACTCAATGTAGGCAACACCCTTCACCTTCGATGTCTCAATCTTGCGCATGACCTCCTCCTTCGCCTTCTTGCTGAGAGGCACAACCACATCGCGCTTGGTCTTAGGAATAGTCACAGTCTCCATCTTTTTCGGTAAAAGCTGGAGGCAGCGATTTGGTGTTTCAATTTTTTTCGCGGGTTTAGGCTCCCTTCTGTGCCTCCGCGCCGCCTCGCCAAAATTAAACCGGCGACTGCACTAGCTACTGCACAACAAAAATGCCCTTTCGTGCGATTTCACTCTTCTCAGGATGTGGTGGAGATACGCTGGGTATGGAGCGAGCTGGTGGAAAGGTCATAGCTTTCAGCGAAATGAATAAGGCGGCCATCGAAACACACAACGCCAACTTTCCCGATTCGACGTTTCTGTGTGATCCTGTGAGTAAGTCAGGAGACATCACGAAGATTCCGGACGCCGTGTTTGCGCAGTATAGGGGGAGTGCTGATGTTATCTTCGCAGGATTCCCATGCCAAGGGGTGAGCCATGCAGGCAAAAAGAAGGCGACGGATCCTCGGAATCAGATGTTCCGTCAGTTCGTCCGCGCCACGAAACTTATTGAGCCGAAGTTCGTTATCGGCGAGAATGTCACTGGTCTTCTCACGATGAAGTCCGGTGTGGCTGAGACGGACCCGCTTCTGTTCGATGTGATTCGCGACGAGTTCAAGAAGATCGGCTATGAGCTTACGCACTGCCAGATCGAAGCTACGGAGATGGGTGTTCCTCAAAAGAGGAAGCGCATTCTCATTGTCGGCTGGAAGACAGGGACGAACTTTGATCCCACGAGTTTCTGGGCCACGGTTCATTCTTGGGGTGCTGGACGGCCGATGCCCAGGATGCGGAGTTTCGTGGCAGCCTCGCTCGTGGATGCGCATCCTCTCGCAACTCCTCCCGAGGGATTCGCCAACTACGCCTTAGAGGTGGGCCCCGATGCGCTTGTCAGCGGCACTGCCCACTCCTTTGTTGTCCTGAAGGCCGGCGAAAAGCTGCTCAGCTGTTCAAAGCGGGCCAGTCCGATTCATTCCGAAATCGTGGATCTTGATAGGCCATCCAAGACGATCATCTGTACTTACGACCACCAGCCGCGCCTTCTTGTCGGTCTCAAGCGGGGCAGCGAGTCATGGGCAAGAACCCTGTTTCCCGATGAGCTCAAACAAATCCAGGGCTTTCCTGCGGAGTTCTTGCTACGGGGCAATAAGAAAGAGCAGGTTGTTCAAGTGGGTAACGCAGTGCCACCGGCTCTTGTAGAGGGCGTGGCGCGGGCGCTGTTTCCTACTTGAGGACCATACCGGGTGGATTCACCCCTAAAAAGCACGCAGACCGAAGCGCCTCTTAATCCAGTCCTTGTCGGCATTATAGATGGCACGCAGCTTCGGGTTCCGTTTCTTGGTGAATACAGAGAGGACGTTGATTTTTTTCCATGTGGAAAGGCTTCCATACGCATCCACGGCCTTTTTCAGGGCCGCGTATCTTTTCTGCTGTGATAGACTCACCACGTCCACATATCCGAACTTCGTCAGTAGCCCTTTCTTAATAGGGCCAATCTGATTCTTGTGCCGCGTTTTCAGACCCTGCTTGGCCTGGAAGTTCGCGTATTTCGTCCCGTTGGGCGAGGTCCCACGAATACATCCCGCCGGAACCCTTGCCCCCTTTCTAGTGTATGAGGAACGGCGTATATAGCTCTTCTTACACGTCGGCATCCTATTCAGGGTTAAGAAAACCCGCGTTTGGCAAGGAAAAAGGGAGGTGGTCGCACGCGGCGACCTAAAAAATTGTCTCGCAGCCACCGTGGTTCGTTGACTAAGCGCCATGGCCGATCGTATGCAAGAAGGTGAGAACTTCATTTCCCTCGTCTGGGAACAGATCCGTGACAAAGTTATTGAGGCGGCAGTTCATGTGTATGAACTATCGCCTGAACAAGCGGCGGCGCTCCGAAAAGCATTTCGGAAACGCTATGTTATTGAAGCGATTTAACCGAAAAATAGCCGCACTTTATCACGTATCGGGGTGCGGCACATGAAACAGTTGCCATTTTGTCTCCTCATACATGTCTGACATAAGGTGTGCCCACACGGTGTAAATACATACGCGACCGACTCGTGTAGGCATATAGAGCATATGGGCTCCGATTCCTGCGAGAGAAGGCTCCGCGACATACTCACAATATCACGCAGGGCCGCGAAACGCCTATACGCCTTGATCAGCTTCTTATAGCTTTCCTCGATCTGATTGTCGTCGAACAGCTTTTTCAAATAGGCCTCCATAGATTCCATCAACTCGCCATATTTCTCATTCGGATCTATCTCAAACAGCTGGGATATACGCCCCTGAATCCTGTCGAATTTATCGAGCTTCGCCTTCAGTTGACTCTGTTGATTCAGAATCTCGTCCCCCGCGTTCCGATACTCTTCATAGATAATACGTGTATGATTGGCATAGTCGGTCAAGTTCCCCTCCCCCTTCATTTTATCCAGAAGCGCGTTGATATCCGCTATCACGTCCTCTCCAGAGATATCAAGCACCAAATCGCGCACACTCGGATGATTCGGTCCTACTTGCGGATTACCGAATCTGCGCAAAAGAATATCACCGGGTCCGAGTGTCGGATGCGAAGGAATGGACAGCTTCAGGAAATCCAGAAGTTCATTATTTTTCATCACTATGAAATCTCGCAGGCGCTTTTTCCATCCAGATGGCATATTCAGCTTAGCAGCCGTAGCTCCTTTGATCTCATCCGAATGTTTACTGATAATCGAGTTCACCGCTGAACTGTAAGGTGTAGAGGAACCATGACCCCCGATGTCGAAAAACGCTCCCAAGGGTCTAGAATCCTCTGCGTCGAGGAAATCGGCGGGTGCAAATCCACTTGGCGCGGCCATTCCTCCTAATCCAGGGCTATATGACATTCTCTAAAAGAGAGTCTCGTATTCGCCATTCACGTAAAACGCATTATATTACAAATCGTCAATATTCACGTCGGCGCCCTCGATCGTCTCCGCATCACGCACTTCACGAACACCTCTCACAGGTTTGGATTTGTCGCGCTTGTCAATCACCTTGGTTTCTTCGTTATTCCCGTGCTCGTCATCCTCTTCCTCTGAACCCGATCCAGACTCGAAATCGAACCCGTCGTCGTCCTTGCTCATAATGATTCCTGTCAACTCCTGACCCACAGAGTCCATGTTAACAATGCCATTCTCCTCTAGTTTCATAAAGAGCTTCGGATAAGTCCCCTCATTTCGGATTTGCCGTGTCTGTTCCGGAGAATACTTCCCAATAATGTCGCCGCGCTTAATGAGCTTTGGGTTATCTGCGTTGAAGTCGCGCAGGCTGACCAGAATGAGATCGCCCGTCTCAATCTTTTTCTCTTCCGAGTGGCCTTTCATGCCCCGACTAATATGACACAGTCGTGTAACATTGTCGTGGCAGAAACACAGCACATTGCGGTTTCCCAGAATACGAACCGCTCGCGCCATATATTGGTCCGGCTGAATATCGATAAATACGGGTTCCGACGGTCCGCCCTTACCCTTTTTGAAGCCTTTGCCACCTTTTGTGTTTTTTGGCATATCCGTCCCTTACATAGAAATACGAAAAATGCTTTAGCCCACCCTAGGAACGGCATCAGGATCGTCGTAATCGTCAGAGGCAGGTTTGCCATACACCAGCGTTCCAGGATATTTATCTGGAATGGCGGTGCTACCATCGCCACCCCGCTGCCGCCTTCGCCTGCGTGTATTCCGCTTCTGCCTCTTCTTATTTTTACGCGAAAGGGGTTTACTCCTCATGCTACTTATGCGCTGGAAGAAATACGAGTTTCCGCCCTACCTTGTCCGCCACTTTCTGAAGTCGTTTCTTGTTCTCCGTTATTTCTCGTTGATTGCTCTTTCCCTTCTCCTGGCAAATCATCGGTTTCACTCCCGCAGCGGTAAGAACTGCACGCAGCACATCCTCCGTTTCTGAGACTTCCAGAAGCCATTCCTTGGCCTTGGCCGGTTCTGGAACACCCGGAATCGGACTCCGTGTTTTGATCCCATATTGCTCTATAAGACTAGGCGGAATCAGCTGCTCGACGAACTGCGGCTCTCGGTAGGCCCTCGTTACGCCATCGGCGCAACACGAAGGGCTATGCCCATACGATGCGCACAGACCACAATAACTACCCTTCATTAAAGGACACGCATCCGGTGAATGCCGCTTTACAAGGCGCCCTAGCACACCACGACATTTAGCACAGAATTGTGTATTTTCTGTGGCCATGGTAGGAAATAACGATGAGCGGCGACGACGTAAATTTTTTTTTCAATATGCGCGAGCAGATCAAGCTCTACCATTGGCAGACCCACTCCTTCGCACAGCACAAGGCCACTGACGATTTGCTCGATGAACTTGATAAGATAGTGGATGAATATGTGGAAGTGTATATGGGCCGATACGGACGGCCGAAGATGACCGCCCGGAATAACGCGATTCGGCTCCAGAACATGACGTCCAAAACCATGGTCAGGTTTTTCAAGGACTGTATGGCATATTTGGAGGGGCCGCTCGTGAAGAAGCTGGGACCAGCCGATACCGCGCTGGTGAATCTGCGCGATGAGATGCTCACAGGGCTCAACAAGATACAGTATCTTTTTACGCTGGACTAGGCGACCGTTAGCTGTGTTCCATTCATGAAGCCGTAGATGGCAGCCTCTCCCGCATTCATCTCAATCGCATACTTACACATATAGACAGATGATGATGAAGGGCAGTTATTTTTGTCGGCGCATGGCTGGAGTCCATAGGAGATATTGACAACGGAAAGTGTCTCGTCCAACCATACGACATCCAGAGGAAAATTCATGTCCGGCATCCACATTGTATGCCGATCAAGAGTGTCAAAAATGAAGAGCATGCCGGTCCCCTTTTTCAAGCTGGGGCGTCCCGATAGGCCCTGCTTGAGAGCGGATGGGCTAACTGCACACTCTACTTCAAAAAGGTAGCCCGTGCTGGAAAGAAGGAGTGTATATTTGTCTCCGTCCCGTGCTGGCATTTCTATCTGTGTAGAAGAATCATGAGCAACCAGTTTGTCGGAGCATTCGATCTCAGTGGCTTCTTGGCAGTTCCATCCTCGCTGAAGATCGATTACCAGCAGGCGTGGAATACCTATAACTTTGTCCAGCTGTATAACTCGAATGTGAGCACCTTGCGCAACGGAGGAGATAAAACCTGGACTTACTATAACTTTAAAAACTACGATGAGTCTTCGGCCTTTACCACAGGCCAGTATTTACATCTACAGCGGTATCCAAACTCGAACTGGGCAACTATCTCAAAAGATTGAGGCTTAATAGAATGGCCACGCCGTTGCAGTCCTGTCAAATTGCTACTAGCACCATCTTCGTGCTCGGGACACAGGCCGATCAGACATCGGCCAATATGGTCTATGCTTCAAAAAGAGGGGAGTATGCGAGCTCTATCGCAGGGACTCTTCCTGCGGGGGTCGCACACGGTAATAAGCTCATGTTCAAGACGGATTTTGAGCGGATGCAGTATCTGATTGGGCTCTACGGGCGGAACTCGCAGGGGCTGAGGTAAATCCTTGGCGAAGGGCGTTGAAGTAGTCTCCGAAATAGGCGATGATATTCGCCTCGATTCGGATCACACGGCGAGGAAGAGCTTCGGCGGCTTCTAAGATGATTTCTGGTGTTGGATTGTTCATAGTGACTGGGGGGCTGGGAGTGACCGTTCATATTTTTACGCGCGCGCCCTCGACTTCTGGGAAGCTCTGTAGGCCCGTAGCATGGGCTCCAGATGATGTATCCAATCGGGATTCAGGCCGTTGGCCTCAGACCCGATTAGAATGCGTGTTTGCTCTGTAGGGGGTGTGGATGTCTCGTAGTAATACAGATTTCCTGTGCTGTCCTTCCAACACGGAACGCCGTTCAGCATGAAGCGCTGGTAGGCAGCAGGACTCGGCATGGCTATGCTAAGTTGTTGAGCATGGGAGTGAGGCAATTTTACCTTCATGGTTTTTAGGGCGCCGATAGTATTGCGTTTACTATTTTACGTTGCGTCGTAAGTTGTGTTGTATTAGCCCCATCAAGTTCTTCGGGCATATCGATTCCCAAACTTAATGCTTCTACGATTAGTTGGCTGACTTGATCTTTTGTCAGTGTGCCTTCGGCTGCGCCGCCTCCTCCTCCTGGAAATCCTGCCTTGTATCGTGCCGCAAGTTCTTTTAGTTTTGTTAACCTAGTATTTCTAGGGGCTGTTAATCTTAAAATATTTTCATTCATTTCGGTGCCTAACCCTGGAGGGCTGCGCTTAGGCCCTGCTTGGCTCATAGCACGTTGAGCAGCCTCTTGGGTCTTCATTTTCCAAGCTGGAGGAGGGCCGGCAGGCGGGCGTGTTACCAGTTGTAAACCACTCGGCAACGGGGGGGGAAATGCTTTTCGAGTGCTACCCTTCGGACTACCCTTGGGACTACCCTTGGGACTACCCTTGGGACTACCCTTGGGACTACCCTTCGGGCTACCATTACCGCGTGTACCATTACCGCGACGACCATTACCGAGGCGTAGTTGTGGCGGAGCTGCTGCAGGCGGAGGCGCCACTACAGCCCCGTCCAAAAGCGCCCTGAGCCCCCTTATGCGCGAAGCCACGGCACCAGTATTATTTCCTTCTACAGCTGCATCTGTAAGTCTTAATATCTCTGCCTCTATCTTTTCACGCATTTTATCCTGAAGCGCGACATTCGCTTGTTCTTGGGCATTAGCACGACGCGCCCCCCGTCCAAGGAAACGCCCAGTCCCTACAATCGCCTCTATGCTACCTAACCCAGCTTTCACAATCCCAGGTATTCCATCTATTAGGATCTCCGATACAACACCAACGCCTAACATGGAAAACACAATAAACATAATATTCATCTTCACATAATCAAGCCGTTTTACAAAACTCCATGAGCGTACTTCTCTTTCAAATCTGGCGCGTTCATATAAATCCTGCATCTTTTCTTTAGGACATGGGAGTCCCTTAAAACAATTAAATACTGTGTGAGCATAATCTAAACTATCGAGATTAGGTTTCATGCCGAATCTAGCAGAAGTTTCTATTGCCACGATAGATTCGACCATTGCATCCATTCGATCTAAACCCAGATTTACTAACTGATCTGCTAATCTTTGAGCGTCCTTTTCTCGTTGTCTATGGAAGTTGCTGTCAAATATCCTAGCTAAACTGGAAGCCACCTGTTTTTGAGCAACCCCCAAGTTATGAGTAGCAACCTCGTTGGCCGATTTTAAAGCTAATGCGGTGAACACAGCATAGGGTGGCTTGAAAGGGTCTGCCTTTTTATCAGCCTTAAAAAACTTTAACACCATCGCCCCTACATCTTTAGGATTTACAGATGTCCCCGCAGGTGGAACTAAGGCTACAGCCTGTCTAAGTAGTTCAGGTATTTCTCCTAGTTTCTGAACATATGCGAGATCTAAACTGGATCCAGCGTGAGTCATTGCTAGTTGACGTAAATCAACAGCCGCTTTCTCTATTCCTGCAGCTGTAAGTTCTGGAGTTGTTACTCCTTGCGAAGGTGGCGCTCTAAATACTTGTATCTCCCCTACCGGCCTCGCTTGTTTACGTGATTGTTTTGCGTCAGGATCCCTATATAGGAGCTTCTCTTCCCGTGGAGAAAAAGCAAGAACGCGTCCAGGTAGCTGGCCTTCACCTACTTCTATTTGTGCGAAAGTTACCTCAGACACCTTTGCCAATAAAGTAGAAACGGCTTGCGGATTATCTAGCCCTGGCACACTACTTAACAGACCAGATGTGGCATCATATGCGGCAATAGCAGCCTCAAGGCGTGTAGCATTCGCTTGTAGTTCTTCTAATAAAGTTTGATTTCTTCCTCCAACAAATCTCCATTTACCATTTTGTACCACAAGCTCGCTTCTTATAGCAGCTAACGCAGTTTTATTCGACGAAACAGCATCTAGTAGAGTAGGCCTTCTATCTTCGGCAACAATCAGAGGTGTTAGCGCACTACCAAGAAGAGCAGTTTCTGGATCTGGACACGATTGCCTACCAAAGCAAGTTGCTGCACCTCTCGATTGTACTACTAAAGTTGTTAATGCCGCTTCTGTTCCTGCTTGCAGTCTTTTTTCATCTGCCTCCAAACTATCCGCATATCTTTTTGCCTCCCTGTAAGCATCACCTTGGGCACCCTCATCACCAGATACATGTACTACTCCTGATCCTTCTACGAAACCCACAGGAACAAGCACATTTGTAGTTGATCGAGGCTTTAAATAGTCAGTTAACCACTCGACTTTCCCCCATGTTAGCTTTGCTATTAGCGAACATACAGCAGTTAGTGTTGTGGCGCTTTGTGGATTACTTATTAAATCATAGCTCATAAAAATCGCTATAAGCAAACAAAGGATACTCATTAATCCACCTGGAACTTTGAAGTGAGCACCCCCTTCTTGTACCCCTGAAATATTACGTATGAGTGGAGGACCATCGTATTTGAGAAACTCTGCCGCCTTCAGTTTAGATTTACAAACCTGCATGAAAACTCTCGACTCCTCCGTTCCAGAATCTCCAACTGCGTGAAGAAGTTTCGTCATTAAAGTGAAAAACTTATTGTCCACCTTCTTTATTTTTTTAAGTTCCTCCAGCGTGAACATATTTAGTAAATCACAAAAATGTTCCGCAAGGACCTTCGCATCACTATTCGTAGGTGTGTGTACAGATGCGTTTAATAGCAGTTCCATAATCATAACTACGTTGTCTGTATGAGGTGTTTCACTTAATTTAGGACGCGAAGGACCGGAACGCCGAGGCCCTTGAGAATGCGCTTTACGCGACCCCTGAGAACGGGACCGCGCCCTCGATTGTAGGGAGGGCATCTTATCTTATATGAGTCAAGATAAAAGCTAAACAAAATTTGGTTAGCTTTAATCACGAAGCCTACGTGCCACATCAGAAGGCCGCGCCCATGTTATTCATCGCTAAAAGCTCCGAACAAGCCGGTCGCGACCTCAGAAGGCCGCGCCCATGTCAAACGACATATCCTCCACCTTCTTCCCCACCCCCGCCTTTGCATACGTGCTCACCCGCTTCTCGAAGAAATTGTCCTTGTTCTCCAGCGAAATGCGCTCCATGAAATCAAACGGATTCGCAGTCGAATAGATCTTCGGGTAACCCAGTTGTAGGCTGAGCCGGTCCGCAACGAACTCGATATACTGCTTCATGAGCTCCGCGTTCATGCCAATAAGCTCACACGGCAACGACTTTGTGATGAACTGCTTCTCGATCTTCACCGCCTCGCGAATAATCTTGTGCGCCTTCTGTTTCGGCAGCTTCGTAATCAGCTTGGAATACAGAAGACAGGCGAAATCCGTGTGAATCCCCTCGTCACGCGCGATGAATTCATTCGAGAGCGTCAAGCCGGGCATAACGCCCCTCTGTTTCAGCCAGAAGATGGCACAGAATGCGCCACTGAAGAAGATGCCCTCCACTGTGGCAAAAGCAAGTAGACGTGTAGCGAAATCCGCCTCCTTCGAGTCAATCCAGTTCAGCGCCCAATCCGCCTTCTTCTTCACACACGGAATCGTCTCAATCGCATGAAGAATGTCGTGCTTCTCCTTCGGATCATGGATATACGTGTCAATCAGCAGAGAATAGGTCTCGCTGTGAATCGCCTCCATCTGGTTTTGGATTGCGTAGAAGAACTTCGCTTCAGGCCACTGGACCTCACGCGTGAAACGCGTAGCGAGATTCTCCATAACAATACCATCCGATCCAGCGAAGAAACCCAGGATATTCTTGATGAAATAGCGCTCGTTCTCCGTCAGCTTCTCCCAGTGCGCCATATCCTTGCTGAGATCGACCTCTTCCGCGAACCACATGACAGCGCAGTGATTCTTATACATCTTCCACAAGTCGGCATGCTGAAGGGGAAACAGCACGAACCGATCCTTGTTCTCTTGGAGCATGGGCTCAGCAGGGGGCGCATCGGCAAGCGCGATAGGAACCATCTCAGCCTCCGCCGCTGCCGAACTCTTGCGCGGCTTCAAACTAGGCGATCCAGCGGGAGTTTTTCCAGAGCGTGATACCTTCTGTGTCGTCTGGGTGGTTTGGTCTGTAGAAATCGGTACATCCATCCCGGGAGGAGAAACTGTATTCGGGGCTGAGAAAGAGATTCGGCGGGTGGACATTTGGTAAAAAATGATGTGGTGGCGCCTTTCGAACAATTTTTCCATCACGCCTTCGACGGGAACATGCGACCGCTCATGATCAGATAGATATACCCGAATACCATAAACATGAACATCATGATCACGATTTCGCCAGTAGTGCTGGTCTTCATGACGGGAGTAATCTCAAACTTATCCTCGGAGGCTTTCTCCTCCTCCTCTTCCTCCTCCTCTTCCTGTTTCTCTTCTTCCTCCTCCTCCCGTTCCTCGACAACCTCGTCTAACTCGGTCTCTGTGTCGTCCTCCCTCTCAAGAGCTGCTAGGCGCGCCTTGAGGCCCTCCTCCGACTTGGAAATCTCCGTGCTCAGCTCCTTCATAATGTCCTCCTTGAAATCGGTCAACTTCTCCACCACGGCGAGAAGGGATGTGCCAAGATCCTTCTGATTCAAATGAACGGCATCAAGAACCTCCTGGACGGCCTCCAGAGTAGACTTGCCATTTTCAGGGGAATCACGCCCAGACATCTCGGTAAGAATCCGTCGCATGGCATCCTCCAGCTTCTTCTTGTCGCTGAAGCGGAGGTCGATCACAGCAGGTCGCCCCGCAACCGCCATTTGAATAGCGTAGGACATGTTGGTCAAGCTCTGAATCGCATCCGCGCGAACATAGTGGCGCACGGAAGTGTCCAGAATCTCAATCACGCCGCGCTCGAGAGAGTTGACAATCGGATCAGTCATTCCTGTAAAAATGTCGTTATGCAGCTCGCCGCAATCAATTTTTATCGACCAACTCCCGGTAAAACGCCTTCACAGCAGGGTGCGCACGGAATGCCCGCTGGGCTATCTCAAATATGAACAACGCGTCCAAGTTCCGAACACGCGACAGCGCAACATACGCCTGCCCGCACTCAAATGTGCTCGGACCGACATCTACGAGTGCCGAATCCAACGAGGCACCCTGCGCCTTGTGAATCGTCAAAGCATACGCAACCCGCAGAGGAATCTGGCTGCGCTTTAGCGCACTCGGTTCATCGTCCGACGACCACGTAGCCGGCCTCACCGTTATGATCTTCCCATTCAGAAACTTCACAACGGGATTGCCATCACCAGAGAAGCCGGTCACTACACCGCGAGAACCATTCACGAGCCCGTGAATGGGTGACAGACACAGCTTACCCTTCGCATCCTCCTTTTCCTCATAAAGCTGTTTCAGAAGCATTACTTGCGCACGCTCCTTGAGACGGAGCTCAACTTCATAGGGCGCATCCTTATCGAGCTTTTCCACGAGCATTTCGACAATATCGGGGGCCAGGCCCGGTGGAACTTCCGTCTCCGCTCTAAAGATGTGCTCCTCACCTGGAAGCTTCCGCAGTTGATTCTCGTTGATCGCCGACACATCCGTATTTTTCGCGAATAACAGAGTCGGCTTGATTTCCTGCCGCTTCCAGTCCATCGTCTTGCGTGATTCCAGAATCGCATACGACTCGGGTGTCAGATCACCCGTCCGAGCCTCATTCAGAATCTGCTGGAACACCGGGTCCTTTTGACGCACAATCTCCGTCAAGAAGTGCGTCTCCTCGACTACCTGGCTCCAAAGGGGTGAATCGAATGCAAAGGTGCTCGGGCTCTCCCTTGAAACCGGGGGAAGCTGATAGAAATCCCCCACGAACACAATCTGCATACCTCCAAAGGGCTTATCGGGACATTTGCGCGCCTTCCGTCCAACGATGTCCAGAAGATCCAAAAGAGCGGGGGTCATCATACTCACTTCGTCAATCACCAGACACTCCGTCTGCCGCCAACGAGGCCCTTTGCGCTTATCGGCCGCAACCGCCTCTGCGATCTTTTCCGGATCTCCACGACCGAGCCCAATACCTGCCCACGAATGTAGGGTCTTGGCAAACGGGCCAATCAGAACTGCGGCACAACCCGTCATGGCCGTTATCGCCAGGCGCTTCTTCGTCCGGTGCTTGTAGTGGCTGTGCAGATTCTCCAGGAGAAAGGATTTGCCCGTTCCACCAGGGCCCGTGAGAAAGATGGATTTCCCCGCAACAATCGCATCGAACGCCTCGCGCTGTTCAAGATTTAGTTGCGAAGTGGCGTCAGGAGGCTGATAGATTTCCGGAAGAGGCGTATTGGAAACATACTCCTCCGCTTCCTCCTGTGTTCCGAAAGATTTGTGCCGCGCACCAGGAAACCCTTTGATTTGTAGCTGGGCCTCGTCCCAGGTCTTATAGACACCAGGTTGATGACCCGCCTGGACGCCGTAGAACTTCGGACCTTTCGTCTTCATAAAGAAGGAGCGAATATCTGAACCCTCACTCATCGTGTTGTTTATCGAAAAAACAAGACGAGGCGCAATTTTACGTGGCTCAGTAAAACAGCCCCGGAAGAAGGCTGATTATCTCAAATACAGTAAGGCGTCGCTGGCCATTCCATAAGGCCGCCGCATCGGCCTTTCCAAATATGAGAACACGAGATTCAAGATCCATGGACTTCGCCGCTGCGTAGCAAGCATCTAGAAACTCTTCCATCGTAGGGCGTGTGGTTAATCCCCGCTCTTTTAGCCATTCCTTTAGAGGGGGCCTCGGGGAAAGGGGTTCATTCAACCAGTCGGTTGTTTCCTCTTTTGCCCTCACATAGAGCTGTGTGACCTGTTTACTGATACTTTCCGAAACCTTCTCGATTTGGTCCATTTGTTCTTTGAACTCTTTCATGACAGTCGTCAATGACTCACTGTCGTCGGATGTCGCGGATTCGTATCCAGGGGGTTCGACGATCATGATTTTCAGTTGTAGTAGACGACGCGGCATCCAACTACTCAATTTTGCGAAAAGGACTTTACAAGAAGACTGATAGGTTCATGATATTCCACGAACACCGCCGCGAACATTTCCGAGGATTCCTTGATAGGCTCAATAGAGATTACACAATGGGGTGGGAGACAGACGGTTGTGCCGGGGCGAAGAACAATGTCTATATATTTGAGATCTGCCACAAGTGGAGTATCATTCAGCGTCAGCGCACTCGGGTATTTGTATTGCCACACGGTTGGTAGGAATGATTCTGATTCCCTCGAAAGAATACTCAGCGTATATTTGCCCTCTGTGGGCATGATACATGTGTATTTAGCGGTCGTGCGCGTCATACCGAGGCCGCCGAGAACTGCCTCTGTCCGCATACAGCCGACTGCCGGGCCTACCCAAGTGCTTTGCGAAAAGACGGGGAGCCAAACATGGTCGGCCCAGACATTAATGGAAAGCTCTTTTGCCAGTTGCTCGCGGGCGGAGAACTTCAGTGTCGGAGCCCCTTCGGCGCCGAAGAGCATTTCGGGTTTTTGAAGAACGTCTGTAAGGGGTTGTCCCCCTACAGAGAAATCGGCCAGACGTGGAATCTTACGGAGGGATTCGCGTGTGAGCCCCTTTGGTGGATTCACCCCACGGATAACAACCGGCTGAAGCTCCTCGAGGAGTTCGGAGAGTTGCTCAGGAATCTGCTCACTTTCCAGTTGTAGGATTTCCAGGTCAGAGCGCCGGTGTTTATAGAATAAATACGCTATTACGAATATAAGAATGAAAAATATAACGAGTATTTCTATCATGTCCCTTTGCTTATAGGGCAGTATGGAATCTTCTCGTTTTTCCACGGACGAGTCTGGATTTTCGGATACGGCGAGTTTTATAGCGGGCTATGATTTCTCTAAATTTGGTTGACGGGACTTGCGGGACCACTTCTACGGGCGGAGGTTGCGGGATGATTTCCGATTCTGGCTGTGGTTGCCACTGTCCTTCTGGCTGCGGTTGCCACTGAGGTTCTGGTTGAGGTTGCCATTGAGGTTGTGGTTCCGGCTCCGGTTCTGGTTGCCATTGGGGTTGTGCTTCTGGTTGCCACTGAGGTTCCGGTTCCGGTTCTGGTTCCGGTTCCGGTTCCGGTTCCGGTTCCGGTTCTGGCTCAGGAGGAGGTCCAGAAGATCTTATAAGTGTCTCGATCAGCCGATTAAACTGTTCATCCGTAAACTCATCCTCATCCTCATCGCACATCGGAAATATAAGATATTCAGAATACTCGTCACCCAGCCATTCACGTATAATAAGCTTCATAGAAGTATCCAGGAACGCCGAAATCGCATTTTCCGTATCAGAATCGTTAGAAGAAACACAGTTTTCCGTCTCAACCAGAAAATCCATAAAAAACCGGTTATATTCCTCCAAAGAGCAAAACACGTGATCGATATTTTCAGGAGTCATCCAAGATGAACTCGCAGATTCTAAGCCCGCCGGCGCGTGCTCGTGAATCAGCTCCAGATGATCATTCCACACCTGTTCCGTTAAAGGCGTATCATATGTTTCGGTAAGCTTCTTTATACAGAATCTCCTAAAACACCACAAGAGCACTTGCGGTATAAGAGCTCCCCACGGATGAGTCGGCCTAGGACCTAAAAGCGCCCTAAGCTGATTATCTGGATCGTATGGTTCATCCATCCGCCTTGCTAACGTTAGCGACGGAAAGCATTTTTTTATCTAGGCGCGTAGTGTGTATCATAACTTCCAGGGTTTGTTGGAACATAGCCCACTATTTTCTCAGGAGCAACTGCATTCGCAGTAAGCTCTTGCTGCTGATTACGAGCAGAACTCTCATATGATCTCTGCGGATTGGTCGGATCCGGTTGTCCTGCGTTGAATGTGAGATCCGGTCGCATTATTTCGGGCGCTGCTTTTATAGGTCCATCCGCCGGCCCGGGCTTAGTAGGCTTATTCATCTGTTTGTAGCGATCCTGCTTTGTCGCATTATTGAAGAGGAAGTCCGAACTCACAGACACATTGTATTTATCATTCGCCTCACGACAATCATAGGGGCCCGACCGGAGTAGTGCTCTCGGGAATGCGAGTTCCTGAATTTTCGACGGATCCGATGGCGCCGGATTTTGAGGAACAAGTATACGACTATTATACATGTCGCTACGCAGGGTGGGCTCCCATTGATCTGCCTCACACGTTCCCAGCTTTCTATCAAGCCAACGAAGCTTAGACTCATTGTCGATCGCCGCCGCATAGCGTCCAGGAGGATAAAACTGGCCGCCATTCGGCATGACAATATTCGGATTCGCTTCAGGGGCGGGTTCTTGCCCTCCAGCCGTCGTATATTCCATACAGATTCGTGTCCAAGGACGAGGGTCCATGGCCTGAGGAACATGCCCCTCAGGCAAAGTCCGCTTCAAAATCGCCGAAGGATTCCAATGCGACTGTAGGCATACAGAAGGGAAAAAATCGGCAGGCCCCTCCTTTTCTAAAGGGAGTTGGTACACTGGCGAACCCTTTTCTCTCGGATACGAGGCCGGCGGTGTGGGATCCATTCTCTAAAGGGAATCAACACTTATTAGCGCATACTTCGCACAGTCGGATCAATCCTCATTTCCTGGGGATACTCTGTCATATCCTTTTTCTCTACGATTTGGATAACAGCATTCCACTCGCAATCTGCGTTGTTTATTGTGGCATTCGTGACGTCAACCCATGTGAATGTCAATTTATCCATCCGCCCCAGAGGAGGATAAAAACTGATAGGATTGCTCACAAGTGTCTGCGCATAACTACCAAATGGAGCTAACAGCAACTTTGCGTGGAATGCCTTTGTTGCGCCCGTGGGCTCCATCGTGCGTGACAGATTCTCTTTCGCCCCCGTGTCCATGCGATTCATGTCGAACTCTCTGTTCATCTGTAGGCGAATGAAGTCGTCGAGGATCTTAAAAAACGATTGGCCTACGTGAACAGTATCGTAGTTTGTATCTGCTTTCGTAAATCCAAGATTCCATCCGAGCCCCCAGTTATCATCAAGGCCAATATACTCAGGAAGAAGAGCCGACCGCCAACGAATCGTGTATGTCAGAGGATCGGTAAATCGCTGCCTATTTAGCGAGGTGGCAGGGAGAATATTCTGCAAATCGGTCTGAATGAAGTTCTTAACGGAAGCATTCACATTATTATTAATTGTCTGAACAAGTTGGACTTGTGTATTGTATTGCGCATAGATCTTCAAAAACCTACTGTAAAAATCGCCGAATCCGGTCACATTAGAGAAGTTAGATCCAGAATAGCCTTGAACCACATTCGCCCCGAAGATTTGGCCGTTCGAGCCTATAACGAAGTTGGAGTTGAACCCCACGAGCGATTTGTAGTATTCTGGATTGAACAGATTGGACTGTGTCTGTAGGGTCATGATTTCATTGCTCAAGTCTGTCATGCTCACGTAGCCGAAATCGTATAGATTCGTCAAACTGATTCGCATGAGCACCTGGGACTTCTCAGTAGGGCTGTAGTTGCGCGCTGCGATATAGTAATACGGTTTCTCTGCCGTTGATTTCTGAAGCGGGAATGTGAACAACATGGAGTTGAAGTTCGGCCCACGGAAACCGAAATCCGCAACAGCGAAGTTATTCGAACTCTCGAGGCCCCACTGGTTTGAGGTATCAGCCGTCAGACTGCTTACCGAATCATAGCCCAATAGGGCCGTGTGAGGGTATTCCGCGTATTGGAGTCCAGACAAATCATAGAGGAAGGTGTAGTTCTTGGAAATCTGTGTCATGGTTATCCGCTGAACAGGATAAAATAGCTGCCATGCCTGATTGATCTTACGGGGCGCATCCACCACGTCATTGCGATTCCCATACAGTACATTCTCAACTAGGAACCATTTGGCACCATTCGCACCCTGCGTGAAGTTGCTCGTATTCACGGGGAACTGGTAGCGCGAGGTAGTTGTGAAAGCGTTCGAAGAAAATATCTGGTCGGATGAATATGTGTAGGAAGTAACTTCGTAGAAGCGGGTGGGATCATATGCAGACAACATGTAAATATAATCCTTAAAAGGGGAACGCGATACGATGGGCTGTCTATAGACATTCGGATTCGTGGGCGCATTATTGAGATTATACACTACGATCTGGCAAGGGCTATTTATGGTATCGAATGTATACTGTCCACCGGTGTAAGCTACGTATTTGTAAAAGGGGTTAATACGCTCGACGATATTAGACGGCGTGATAGAAACATAATCTATATGACCCTCTTTGATAGTATTGCTCAGATTCGTCCTGTAGGGGAATATGTAGAACGCACCGAACTCCTCTTTGGGCGTCTGACGTGTTATAAATCGGTCGAGGTTTGCATTGAATCCAGTTATATCGAGTGGGTTTACTAATGTCATCGTAGAAACATTCGAACTGTGCTTACACAGGGCGAACATGTTGCTCGGTGACTGGACAGCGAGTGTAAATCCACCAAAGTTGTTATATGTGACATTCGTTATTTCTTGCGTGGTCGGATCTAGCCCAGGGAGGTTGGAATATTCAAACGTATTTCGAATAGTTCCATCAAATGGGTCCATCGTTTTGATAAGCAGTAAACTCGTCAGAGGAGATTGAACGGGAAGATTGGAATATGCGAAGAAGGCGTATTCACGTTCGTTCGCCGCAACGCCCAGGAAGTTGATATTCGGATTCGTAAATGGGTAAATTTGATCTATCGTGAACTGGTATTTCTCTACTAAGCTATAATCCGTCGTGGCGGCCTGGTATTGAAACACGCGATAATACGAGTCCTGTGTCATGATAAATCCTGATACATCACCTATGATGAGAGAGGGCGCATAAGGAAGAGGATCCCACGCATTCATCGTATTAGATAAGAGCGCGAAAGGGTAGGGGGTAATATATTGAAGAAGATTTGTTCCGATGGGGATCGACTGCTCGTATTGTGATTGCGTTTGATCATACCCCGTGGGTGGGCCACGCACGGAATCCGGCGTGGCCTTTATCTTCGGGACGACGATTCCCTTAGAAACCGGCGACGTCGTTCCGTCGTAATATGCCATTGCCGCCGATGCGTCGGAATAGAAGGGATAGGGAACGGGCGAACCCACGAGACCGTTGAACGTAAGAAACTGCTGATTTCCATCAAACGGCACCATGGAATAAATAGAGTTAATATCAGTGTCGATCGTTTGACGAATCTGGGCGTATCCGTATAGATATGCATTCGAACCTGTGCGAAAGCTCGTGTCGCGGACGAACTCATAATATGTTCCTCCTGCTGCGTCGAACCCCAGGTCTTGATTATTAGAGTTATACGTGACTGCTTTGGAGAACTTCAAGACGGCTATGGCATCCGAGAGTGGGATTTCGTGAACAAATCGGTTTGTCGCCACGGCTGAATAGTAAATACCAATATAACGAATGTTCAGATTGAGATCCACATTCGAATCTCCTGTGTTGTATACACTCTTGAACATGAAGCGCTGTATATCCCACACACCCTCGCCTGGGATAAATGACATGCCGAAAATCCCGTCGCCAAGCTGAATGGCGGCGTTCGAACCTCCGTAAGTATATCCCTGAAGCGCCGTGTTCGTAGTATTGCTCGAAAAGGGGGCAGTATACGTGACATCGGCAATATCTTGCTGGAACATCGGCGGCTGATTTTCCGAGTTGGCGATATACGTGGTTCCATACCAATGCGCCAGGACAAACTCACGTTTGGCCACTGGCGCGGCAGTATAGAGGCCGCCGCCATTCGGCTGTAGAATCGCATTTCCGCTCGTGTTTGTCAGATACTCCTGTGAAACGGTGTCATAGCCCTTGCCCACCTGGAAAGCGTATCTGCTAATAGGATCCATACGAAGGGACGCGTTCGGAACAGCGTTGCTCTCTGGTTTTCCGCCAATAAATCCACAGTAATCCGTCAAATCTGTGCTCACGCCGCTTATATCGTAGCCGATGGCGGTTGTCGAGTATGATAGGATATCATAAAGCTTATCCTGAGCTTGAACCGTTTGGATAGCGGTCTGAATAGGGAGTCTTATATAGGCTGGATCGGCGTTCACAGCATAGTTGAAGTTGGACAAGGCCTGTGGAGTCTGTGGATTCGCTTCTGGATTGAATCCTACGAGAGTACTTGTCAAGGGTGTATAGTTCGAACCATCCGTAAACCATGGCGCGACTGTGTAGCGCTGTGTCGCAATAGCAGTATCAATACTGCGCGCGAGAATATAATAGGTCTGGTTTCCATATACGGGGAAGTTCAGCGTAGCGCTGGTAGATAAATACTGGGTTGATACGGAGGCTAAATAGTTAATGGGGCTTTCATTACGGAATCCGGATATATCTGCCATAAACGCCCCACGGTCATGATATAAAAACATGTTCATGGGTGTTATGAAACTGCTCGTGGTTCCCGCCCCGCTTATTGTAAAAGACATGTTGTATCTGTAGCCTTGACTTGGTGTCGAGAGATAGTTGGATGGTAGTGGGGTCTGAAGCTGATAAAATCCGCGAGTATCACCCACTTGGATAGTCTCGTAGTTCGAGCCCCATTTTGCCACGGAACTCTGGTAGTTGATTCCGAAGTTGACCGTGCTATATATGTTGGAAAATCCTGGGATGGTCACGATAGAGTCGCGCGCAAATGTGGGTGAGACATCCATGCGGTCATTCTGAGTATTCTGGACAAACGCATAACTATTATCGAAGAGTTTCTGTGCACTCAGATCGTAGTTGGCCACATTATACGCAGGATAACGGAACTTCGTAGGCCGTGGCAGAGTTTCTACTTGGAGAGTTTGCCGAACGGGGCTCTTGAACTGTAGGACCGTATACGAGGTAGCATCGATCGGTGTCAGAAAATCTGAAAAACGCGTTAGTCTGTTTGTATAGAGGTAGCCATTCGAATCCACCATTTTATGATTGCCGTCCCGCTGCCCCAGAAAAACACTATAGGGATAGTTGGAGCTTGTATTCGGATTACCGGTCTCAAGATTATAGGGGTAGGGGATCGTAGAGTTTGAAAGATCGGTCAGGCGATTCCAATAGGGTTTCGCAGATTGACGCAGAGGTGAAATAAGATCATTGCTTGTGGGAGGGACATTTCGCGCAATAACGTTGAGATCAAAGTTCGAGCTAATACCCGATGCCTGAAAGCCATTACGAATTGGAAGAATATTTACGGGATCAGCCACGTAATCAAGCGTGTAGCTGTTAAAGTTTATCGCGTAGTACACGGCCAGCCATTTCTGAATGAAATAGAATAGATCGTTGAGCACCGCAAGCAGAAGAGTATTTTGCGTATTAAATGCCGTGTATTGTGCGCTCGTAATACCCGCGGCGTTCAGTTGCTCCGAAAAAAACTGCGCTTGTTTGGAACTAATCAAGTTCACGAGGCTTGTGTTCAACGATGGGCAGGCGAATGTCACGCGATTTGAGTTTGAGTCGTATGTTATATTGTATTTATTCACGAGCGCGTAACGGAATGTGTGTTGAACACGATATGTATCAAGAAGAGTAAGATTTAACGCAATAACTTCTTGGATAACAGGGTCATCGATACCTTGGAACGTATATACGCATCTGCTATAAACAGTTTCATTTTCTAATAAATATGGTTGAGAGACAACAAGTCCGAGATTTAATGTAAAAGGAAAGTTATTGTCCAGGAGAACCTCTTTGAGGACGGGGTAGTAATACGCAACCTTAATCTGGTCAATCGTATAGCTTGAATAGCCCGCATATTGGCCCTGGAAATAATGCGAGACTATAGATAAGGCCGTAGGGTTTTGTGTATACTGGTCCAATAAACTATCGTAATAGTTATCGCCAGGGAAGTTGAAGTTCAACGTAAAGTCGCCGGTTGCCGCGAAACGCGGGGCGAAATCTTGAAAACCATTTGGGAAATCGTAGAAAAGAGGAGTCACGTTTAGCCGGGTCATTAGTTCCGAAAGCAAAGACGATATATTATAGGTTCCTTGGCGTATGATACTATTCACAATATTGGGAACGGTTCGTCCAAACTTGTCGAGGGTAGTTCGCCCCAGTTCCAGAATGGATATGTTCAAGTTATTCTTATCCGTCCGAAAGTAGAAAAAGGAGGATAGAAGCTTTATTTGGACCACTTGAAAGCTTGTTACGTTGCTATACACACGCGGAAGTCGGAGAGTTACATTCGTCGGCTGCACAAAAACGTTTCTATCACGGTCACTGCTATCGAGCATAATAATACTTGTTATGCTCTGTGATGTCGCCTTCAGTTCACCACCCGATGGGTCTTTGGGGGCCTCGTAGTTCTTGAATGTAGGGTAGCCACTGGAAAGAGGGGAGCCTAAGCTAGAGCCTGAAGGATCTATTTGCGGTGAACCAATACGTTTTAATGAGAGGCCATCAGCAAGAGCGCGAAAGTCTCTCGGGGGCGGCGCATGAATCCTTGACGCATACGAACTCGACGAGGAATCCGAAGTGAACGACGTATCAGTATCAGAATCAGAACCTGAGCTTGTATCAGTTTCTGATTCTGAAGCATATGGTTTATATGGGGTGCTCATCTCCCAGCTTCTATCAAAGAACCACGTTTCTTTGGGTAGCCATCATACGCATGATTTTCCGCAGAGAATCTAGTTCGGCCACTTGCGTTTCTAGAGTGCTCACTTCCTCTATGAGTCGTTGTGTGGTACCCAAATGCGCGTATTTTATCTGTGCAGTGTCCAGTGTTTGAATGGACGATGCGGCCCAAGTATGCTCAAAAGGGATACATGTAATAGAGTTAGGGAAAAAGGGGGCGACTTCGCTCGTCAAGAATCCGAGGCGCGTTCTGTCGTGCACATGAAATGTGGACTGATAAGCTGGAATGTAGTTATATGTCCGCAGGGGGATTTGGACAAGCGTTTCGTAGCAGATTCCCAGGTTTGCGGCTTGTATACACTCCTTCAAAGCCGGATCAGATGCGTTAAATAAGCTGCCCGTATAACGGAACGTTCTTGTAGATGCGTCATTATATTTATTATCGATTGTTATACCATTGTTTGTGTAGGGGAAATCGAGTGTCCCTGAGTTCATGATGATGCCATTTTCAGAGTTCACCTTATTCTGTAACAGACCCTGTCCAGGCACTTGTTCTACCCATAAGTTCCCCTCGAGTTTCATATAGCCGACATTCCCTTCTGTTAAAATTTGTATATAGGGTTTTTGATCACCTAGCACAGGGTTACTGTTCTGAAGAGGATAGCTGTGAATATTCTGATCGGTTATTTGGAGCGTGGAGTTTATACTCGACGTGTTGAAACTCGCAATGTTGTTCCCATTCACCCATATATTGATGGAACCGCTGGTCGCATAGTAGTTGGTGAATGTGAGATACATATTAAGATATGCCGGCGTCTGCGGAACTCCGTAGGTATAGCTGCGGCGAATACGATAGTTGCCCGAGTCACACACTACGAAGTTTCCAGATACATCTGTTATAAGGCCCATAGGCTGGTTGAACTGTGCGTTAGAAAGAGGGCCGGCATCTCCGAGGTAGGATGCTGTGCTGATTGTATTCATCGGCTGAAATGTTCCATCCGTCGGGCTGATCTGCCAGAGACCATTCGTTGTGAGGTCCGTAAAGTATAGAGTTTTCGTAGGATCCGTTGCAAGCGCCGTAACAAACCCGATTTGGCTGCTCACGGCTGATTCTCCATGGGTGACCGTTCCCGCCGTTCCTACACCAGCCACCGTGGTTATAATACCCGTCTTTGCGTCTACACGGCGAATCCGATAGTTGGATGAGTCCCCTATGTAGATATTTCCAGAAAGATCTAATGCGAGGGCTTTTGGACTGTTCAGACTGGCAGTAGAAGCATATCCGCCGTCGCCGCTGTAGTTCGCTATACCCGTGCCCGCGATAGTCTGGACCCTCTTTGTCGTGGAAATATATTTACGAATCCGATGATTATTTGTGTCGCAGAACAGAAGATTATTGCTAGAATCTATGAGCGCTACCCGCGGTGTGCTAATGGCCGTGGTTATCGCTGGCCCATCGGCTGAAAAGGCTGAAACGCCCGTCCCCACCACAGTAGAAATCAACCCGCTCGAGATATCAATCATGCTAATAGTATTTCCTGGGCCATCGGCCACGTAAATGTTATTCTGTAGATCGGCCGCGAGGCCGGCAATGTTGCCAAAAACAGCTCTCGAGGCGGTTACCTTGTCAGTAAGAGAAAGGGGGCTTCCATTACCGGCATAATCGTATATAACTCCTGTGGCAGAATCCACAAATCGCACTCGTCGATTACCTTCGTCAGCGATATAGTAATAACCCGACGAACGGTCAAACGCCACTTGACTGGGACTACTCATAAGGGCTGTGGTTGCGAATGTGTTATTACCGAAATATCCAGGACGCGTGGGTCGACCAGCTACTGTTGCTATAATCCCTGTTCGAATGTTCAGGAAGCGAATACAGTGATTGTTTGTGTCGGCTATATAAAGATTACCGTTATTATCCGTTGTAACCCCTGTTGGGCTGGAAAGTGCTGCCAGATAACCTGGGATTCCGTTGCCCGAGAATGAGTTAGAGCCATTTCCCGCGATAGTTGATATAATGTTTGTGTTAAAGTCTATTCTGCGAATACGATCATTGGAAGTATCACATATGTATACGTTATTGGATAAATCGACGGCGATTCCGCGGGGATAAGAGAGCTGGGCGGATGTTGCTGGCCCGCCGTCTCCTGAGAAGCCTCTCGTGTATGAGCCCGCAAAAAGGTTTATCACAGTTGTCGTAGGATCTACTGTGCGTACAACACAGTTACTCGTATCAGTTATATACAATAGGTCAGAAGAGTTTAACGCTAGACCGTATGGACCCGCAAACCTTGCTAGTGAAGCTTGGCCGCCGTCACCTGAAGCGCCAGAAATAGTGCTGCCTGCATATTGGTATATGGATGACAGGTTTATGATTCGAATCATATTATTACTCGTATCGGCGACAAAGATATTTCCTGCCGAATCGGATGCTGTCATACCTGGATTGTTGAATATAGTAGAAAAAGCAAGGCCCCCATCACCTGGATATCCTGTTTTCCCTGTTCCAGCAATTGTGTATATAATCGGCTCTTGATCTACCAAGCGCAAGCGCACGTTACTTACGTCCGTTATCAGTGTTACACCTGGTGACACCACGCTTACGGCTAGTTTTGGACCAAGCGCGGCTTCTGTAGGATATAGGCCATCTCCGTAGAAAAACTGCGGATTCCCTGCGATCGTAGATATTCTGCTCGCTGTATCTATTTTCTGTATTCTCCATGCGTCCGCCCCTGCGCCAAAGTATAGATTTTGGTTTCCGTCAATAGCTGGTTGTCCAAGCAGGTATCCGATCGACGCATTCGATGCCGCCGTCCCATTCGTGCTTGTATAGCCTGAAGTCCCACGCCCCGCTACCGTATTAATATAGGGCTGGTCAAGAACACTCGGAACCGCCAAGGGACTTATCACTGTATAATACGCATTCTGATTCTCCGCTGCTGAAAAGGCGGTTTCGCTGAAATATGTTCCGAGGCCTGTAGTGGTCGTGAAGGGAGGATTATTCATCATGAATGTGGAGGCCTGTAGCCACGGCGTACTGGGATTGATTGTGCTGTACTGCATTGGAGAGCCAAGACTACCATTCACAAATGCGAAGCTGCTTGTTACAATACTATCGGATTGAATACTGCTAACGATCGCAGTAGACATTGTAAATCGGTTGGCCCCTGTAAATTCTATGGTATTTGACGCTGATATAAGATCCGTGTGTATGGTGCTTATGTATAAATATGAAGAAAGTTTTGTATTCGTACCTCGTATTATCCCTCCAACATTTTGGAAATGCGCATTTTTAATAGAAAGCAGATTGGCTGTGCTAAATCGCACTGTATCTGTCACGGTCATCGAACTCAAACTAAATTGCTCTACACGGTCATTTTCTATAAAATCTAGTGTGGTATTGAATGTATCAGCAACAACAAATGCCGCTGCTAAAAGGTTTGTACTAAATGATGCTTCGGGAGCGTTGAATGTTCCAGCTGTCCCTGTGCTTGAAATCGTCCAGTAGAGGGGGATAACAGGGCGTGCAATAACGACGCTCGTATAAGGGGGGCATAATACAATCGTGCTGTCCGAATAGGAGGCGTCGTTCATATTTATAGTGTTAATCGTTGCCTGGCCAGTTGTGTTTATGCTGGGCGAATATAGATGGTTTGTCTCCAATGTCTGCCCGCCGATAGAAGAAATAACGATAGAACCGTCGGCGTTTGTAATCTGCGCGGTCGAGAGAGTTAGTTGCTGTAGGGTGGACGCGGGGCCGAAACTCTGGAATGCGAGATTGGACGTAATAAGGCCATTCGAGGCTGTTAAGAAGTTGGTGCTGATGGAGGGTGTTGTTATAGGCAGATTCAGTAAATTCAGAAAGCCGCGTCTGTATTGAATGGCCTGACCTGTCGTCCCTATAGTAATGCTGCTGGTCGCATTCAAGAAGTTGCCCTCCGTTTCACTAGTGCTCATTATTCTTGCGCTAGCAGAAGCGGCAACAGTAGTGGTGCTGCCAATCGAGACAGGTAAATTGAACCGGGCCAGCCCGAACGTGCTAAGCGCCTGTACCGTCATCTGATTTCCACGCTGACCACGGATGCTTCCTGAAGTGGTCACATCACCACCCACATAAATCGTGCCCAACTTACTGGAGACATTAGCCCCCACGTTCAAGTTCCCAGTCGTAGATATCGTTCCGCGAATATTGAGAGTTCCGATCGTATTTGTTGAGCCATACACCTTGGCATCACCCCATATTCTCAACCTAGGATCGGTTGTGCTGGTGGAAAGATATGCCGCGTAGCTATTTACGTTCATACTACTCGCGAATGTCTGACCGAGCGTATGTGCTGAAAGAAATACGTCTGTTCTCCTATCTCTCGCATCAATACTCGAAATATGACTGTAGGAATGTATTGTGCTGGCCTGAATGGCGAATGAATCAAGCGCCAGATATGCGACAGGGCTCGACGTTGGGAACGAGTTACAGTTAATAACGTGCCATTTATTGGAATTCTCAGAGATCAGTGATATATAACCATACCTTTGTTGAATAAATCCGCCGCCCACGAGAGTGGCAGTGCCTACGGTGCTCAAAAGGATTGATTGTGGCGAGGAAAGATAGCCCGTCGAATCGATAACAGTCACAAGCTGTCCCGGGATTGTAGTGCTTGACACGTATACGACAGCGGCCATGCTATTCTGTAAACCAGACGTGTCAATCTGGATTACAGAAGTGCTTTCGTTGATTATCCTCCCACTCATGCCTACAGGTTTAGGAGATTTTTCAAGGTGGAAATCTCCTGACGAGCGTCGGCTAGTGTCGTGTAGAGACTACTTACTCTGTTGATAAGAGCCTTCGTTGCTCCTATATGGGCCATTTCAATCTGCTGTGTGTCTATCATTCTGAAGGTTGAGTCGTGGCCTGGGATTTCGCTGATGTGTGTGTATGTTATGGATTTGGGGAAATGTTCCTCCAGCTCCGTTGCGATAAAGCCGAGGCGGTGCGTATCTTTCTGCTGGAAAGTGGAAAGATAGGGGTCAATGTATTTGAAACGGCGTAGAGGCAACCCTTTTACAGTAGTGAGGCAACGTTGAAGATCGGCATCATGAATATTCTCCTTCAAGGCCGGATCGGATGCGAAGTTCAGGGCCCCGTAGTAATACAGCGAACGAACTGACATATCGTTGAGCGAGTTCTGGATGGTGGTTCCGTTCAGGAAATATGGCCAGCGCAGAACCCCATTATTGATAGTTATAGTATTATTGGAGTCAATACCTGAATAGTTGTCGTTCGAACGTGACTGGAACTGTATACTAAAGGCACTGTTACCATACATGGTCCCCGTTATGTGAATAAAAGATGTGGGCAAAGCCCCATAGGGAATCGCAATACCACCTGTTCCTGGAGGCGTGCTATAGCTCTGATCTGTTCCATAGAGGCCATATAGAGTTGTTATCGTATTCGAGTCATTCAGCGTGCGAATAGAAATCTGCGAATCCAGCTCACCATTCGGATACAGATTGAATCCGAGAATGGTCGCAAAATAGCCCGGTATCTGAGGTCCGTTGAAGTTCAGGGCGAACGAAGCCTCCACTGAATAAGGCTCACCAGGAAGAGTTCCTGGGGGTTGAACATTGCTCACAAAAAACGGAGTGAGGAAATCGCCTGGACCCTCTGTGGCGACTGTATTTCTGCTTGGAAAAAGTGTCTCTTCGAGGGTGAAATACGGGCCGTTGTTCGCCGACGGTGTTGCGCCAATCGTTATTCGACTGGCTGTCAGAGAACTGGTTGTTATGGTGCTGGCTGTTAAGGAACTAATGGTCGTATTATCCATGATAACGTTCGACGCGATGAATTTAATATTGCCGCTTGTAGTGACGAACTCCCCCGATGTATTTGTTATAGAGCTGGTTGCTATAACGTTTTGCACATACAGAGACCCAGTTGATATAGAGCCGCCCGTATTATCAATAAAGACGTTGGACGCGCTAAAGGTGGTTACGTTATCTGCTATAACCTGGCTCGTAATCGTCAGCTTGGCGATATCCAGCTGTGTCGTTGCGAAGTTCGTTGCCTGAATGATATCGGCATAGATAATACCCGTGCTTATTGTGCTGGTAACGATTGCGTTGATATTCATGTAACCCCCCGTAGGCGCGTTAATGTTCCCGGTGAGTTGTATCGTGGAAACCGTCATAGAAGACGTCTGAAACTGGTTCGTTGTAACATAGTTTGAAAAGGCCGCGGTTCTTCCACTGATAGATGATATGCTCATAGAACCGGCTGGATTCACGATCGCCGTAGAGCTCAGCAGAAGGGTCGTCGCCTGTTGCGCTTGAATCGTATTATAGACCACCAGATTGCTGGTAGTTACTCCATTCGAGGCGGTCACATTATTTGTGCTCACGCTAGGGAGTGTTATCGCGTCAGAAAAAAGAAGATCGTATGTTCTATAGGCAATGGATTTTTCCTGCATATTGATGCTGCTCGCTACTTGTAGGGTGCTCGTGATGTAGTTGGAGGCCGTTATAGAGTTCTGAACAGAAAGAGTTGTTCCGATTGTGAGAGAGTTTGAGAATGTGGCCGGTCCACCGATACTTGTCTGGCCACGCACATCCAGATTATTCGCGATAATGGATCCATTCGGTGCGAGAAAACTCCCCATCGTCATAATATCGCCACGAGCTCCAAAGGCCCCGAGAGAAGAAATAGTTCCTAGGACGAACAGATTGCTACCGGTGCTCATATTTCCTGTCACTCGTAGGCCCCCCTCTACATCAAAAGCCCCCAGGGTTTTTACGGCACCCTGTATATAAGCCGAAAAGCCAGGATCCGTTCTCATCGTTGTTAGGGGAAGGCCAACTAATAGGCTGCTTGTGACAGTGGGACCAAATACGGCCATAGAAGATGTTGTAGTTAGTGTGTCTAGATGAAGATACGGAGTGCTTATAAATGTCTGGGAAAAGATATTGGAAGTCACAATAGAACTAACTGTCAGAGCTGCGGCATTGGCAATCGTGAGATTCTGCGGAAACCCGAAGGAGTTTTTGGGGTTCCAGCTGGTGGGGTCGCGACTCGTGACTGTGAGATATGAGAAGGGCTGTGTCATAACAATAGAAGAAGTCCCATCGGAGAACTTTACCCCCTGTTGCGTGGAAACGATAATGTTCTGTGGCGTCGATAAGTATCCAACGCTGTCGCGAATAGTCACCGTGCGACCGGGGTAGTTAATGCTCGAGAGAATGACGACTGCTGACTGGTTCGCCGTCAAGTTATTTGTAGGAATGAGAACCAGAGATACGTCTCCGTTAACGACAACGGAAGTTGCCATACTATCTACTGAGGCTAAAGGAAACGCCGACGAACAAATAGAATGGCGACGACGGGTGGTGCGAATAGTTTTGTGGTGAATATAACGGAGCTCACAAATGTCGTGACATCGGCGAGCGGCCTCGATAAAACGGCCGTGTTACAGACACAGCTCGGTCAGATCCAGGAGATGGTTATTTATGATGAGAAGCGGATCGCCGTGAACACTATAAGTAAATACAGCACGAGCCCCATATCTGTCGTAGACCCTATAGATATATCAACTGCGGGTAGTTTAACGATTGCGGGGCAGGTCGTTACTGCGGGCGGAGGAGGGGGGACTGGAACGGTCGGCCCTACAGGACCCACGGGACCCACCGGATCCTATACCCCTGCCACTACTTCTTATTGGGCTGGAACAGCGCCGACCACTACACAGGCCGCTATTGAGAGAATGGCGAGTCTTCTGTATGCTCTGAACGGAGGGAATCCGATCCCCTGATGCTTAAAAGGGTGGAGGGAATCATTTCAGAGATGCTGGCACCTGGACGGACAGACACATTTGGAGATCCGTGTGCGGCTTTGAAGCCGTGGACGGGTCCCCTCGATTCTCTAAAGGGAATATCCGACAGGAAAATTATTCTTCTCAGCACGGCCACGATAACGGACGAAAATATCCATGCGAATGGGCTTTTCCAGAATGTGGTCGTCTTCTATCGCATGTTTGATGCCATGGGTTATGCTCCTATTATGTTGGTGAACGATAAGCCGAAGCATTTGAAAAACATTCCTGAGGGACTGCGCAAGTGCCGCATGATTGTCACGGAGGATATGCTGAAGCAGCCGATGGCGAATGTGGCGGCCATGCTCGAGATTGGAATGAGCTTGGATCCGATAGTCCGGCAGTTCGTGAAGATGATAGGGGGTCGCCTATTCAAGGTGTATCTCGGCAACATTCTCAATATAGATGTGGAGACGCCCATCTTTATCAATCAGCACTATTTCGCGCACCACGTTGTTGGCAAAAATGACGCGATTCTCGTTTCGCCGCACTATGGTCAGCACGCCGAATATGCCTCCTATCTGAATCATGTCCCCGTCAAAGGGGCCTTGGAGGATCTTATCGCACCGTATGTGTGGGATCCGGATATTCTCATGGGTGATGGGGCGAATCTGCTGAGCTGGAAGGCCCCTACCTGCCCCGAGGAGGAAGTATTCGTTATCATGGAGCCGAATATTAGTTTCCAGAAGTGTTCGCTCGTGCCCCTCATGATTATGGAGCGATGGTATCGATCCAAGGGGGCGGGCTGGAAAGGGAAGATTATGGTGGTGAATGGCGAGCGCCTTCTCATGGTCCCGCATTTTCTCGTGAATATAATGCCGTATTTGGATATCTTCAAGGACGCGAAGGTGGAAATGCTAGGGCGACGGGATATCGTCAGCACTCTGAAGGAATGGCCTACGGCGACCTTCGTCCTACACAACTACAATAATGAGTTCAACTACATGACATTGGAGCTGCTCTACACGGGATTTCCGGTTATACACAACGCGCCGTCCTGGGTCGAGTTCGGATATGGCTATGACGGGGCTGATCTGAAGAAGGGAGCGGAACTCGTGGAGGCAGCGCGCACTCGGCATTCGGAGCGCGCGGCCACCTATAAATCTCATGCAGCTACGTTGGCGTGGAAGTATTCTCCTTATAATCCTGCCATACATGCGGCTTGGGGTAAGATTATAGAAAATAGGGTGGGTAAATAGTGAGAGGGGATGGCGGCGGCAGATCCAAAATCAGAAAGGAATGTAAGGAATGTTGGAAAGGATGCCGCGGCCGATGCGGATCACGATTTTAATAAACAGAGAGGTAACTTTGACTTTGGAGATGTATGGAAGTCAGGATATTACAAAATAGGCATACCGAATGATACTCTGGCCAAAGATGATCTCAGATCGGAATGGGCTCTTATTAATGATTATTTGGGTTTAGTTGAAGGCGCCAGACCGAGCGATGATGCTATCAAAAGGGCTTTTTACACCACATATGTAAATCCTGTTTTAGCTGGAAGAGAAATACCAAATTTTAAAAGGTCTTTAGAAGATGATGTAGAATATGTGGTAGCCAGTGCTCTTGTGGCAACAGGAGAAAGTGAAGAAGAAGGGAGTAAACGTGAATGGCAGTTGTATGGGGTAGATCTATATGATTTTTTAAACAGAAACGAAGGGGCTGACAATCACAGCTTCGTATTTACAATAGATGCGGCGTCTGTTCCGATCGGGGAGGGTCTGATGCACACGAAAGGTGGGGGTGGCGGCGGGGGTGGTGGACCGCGACATGAACGCACAGCACGATATGTTCTCAGCCGCGAAGGAATTGTAGACGGCGCGTTAAAAGCAAACAAATCGTTGGATACAACTGCGGATAGTAAAGTGCTTATACAGAAAGTGTATGACGAAAATCCCACGAACATAGCATATCCTGCGACAAGCGGGAGTTTAGAAAGACTACATCCAACGGAGCTATTCCATTCCCAGTTTCCAATCCACATCCCACCCGTTCGAATGGTGAATGGTATTCGCGCCACTTCTATAGAGTTTACAAATAGAAAAAAAACGAACACAAATGATGTTTTTAAAACACTTGTAGATGATAAAAACCCATATACAGTAAGCAAGCTATCGCAAATACTTTTTAATTTACAACGAGATATTATAGGCAGGGTCGCACGTGCCTTAGGCAGAGAACAAGAGTATTACATGTGTCTTCAGTTTAAAAGAGCGGGTGATTGGCTACAGGTATTGGCATGCTTATTCCCTGAACGATTTGGATTTCCTCCTGGTACGAGGATAAGACTTGTCACGAATGATCGCATATGTTTCTTATTTGCTTTAAAAATGGGTATCGATGTAATATTAACTATGTATGATAAAACCACGAAACAATACTGGCTCGTGACATTCTATAAAGATACTGGTGTGATGACCAGCAGAGTTTATTTAGAAAAACTATATAAAACTATTAAAAATCCAGCTGACCGGTTGAACCCAGAAAAGGAGGGTAGTTATAAAGTATGTAAAGACGCATATATTAAAAAATGGAATCGTATTAATGAGAAGCTAATAGGATCTTTAGTAACTGTCATGAGCGACGTAGTCCCTTTTAATCAACTGCCAAATGACAGATTAATACAAAGTAAGATACAAGCAATACTCAGGGCCGCCACGCGCCTTTCTCATTTTCGTTTTTCTTTTCCTCCAATCATCTCAAAAGATGAAGAGATTGTTTTCATGTATGATTTTGCCGCGGCGGATGAAGCATATCTTACTGCGAACAAAAAGAAAATGGCATATGGCATTAATCTCTACAAAAAGAACTATGATATCCTGATATCTACTCTTAATGCCAGAGGTAATATAGCAGCCGACTTAACTTCCGTAGACGCTATAAATAAACTCTTTAATGATAGATTCGGCAGAGAAAGTATAGTGTCTAAAGCTTTAGCGGCCAAGATTCTCTTAATAGATAAATTCACATTTGTCGAAAGGGAATCCGTATTCGCAAGATCGAACTTCAATGAGAACGGCGTGAATATATTTTCGTATTTAAATAAGGGGCTAACAGTCGAAGAAAAGGGTGACTTGATTCGAGAAATACTAACTAAACGATCTAAAATCAGCCCACGGCATCAAGCGAACTTCGACAAACTAATAAAAGTGGCGCAAATGTTACAAGGGGATGACAAAGATGGGGGAGATCGTGTTGAAGCGCCTAATATACAAGACATACCCTCGATAGAAATTTTACGAGGGATCTTTTTTCCTGAAGGGGCTGCGGACATCGATATAAGAGAAGATGCAGCGATTACTGCGAGCGCATCTGAGGGTTTTAAGGAGGGGGTTGCGCGTGATTCAAATCGGGATACTCATGCCCAGTTAGCTATTTTAGCGCAAAGAGCTCAAATGCATTATGGAGAACCGCCAGTAGGTGCAGAGGCTGCGCGAGAAAATGTAAGGCAGGGTCTACAAGGAGTGCTTGCTATGGACCCAAGGCGATTTGGGAATGAAATTGAAGGTCTGTTTGAAGGCGGCGGTGGAATCGATATTGATAAATACAACCACAACCCCCTTACCACTATTTGCTTTATTATCTGGGAAATCATTTGTTATCTACCGTGTGAAGATCCTGATGTTGGACTTCTTTATAAGCTGTCGGCAATCGTGGAACATATTGTTTCGCATGACCTGAAGAAGCTGCGTGCTATGAAATCCGTTCAAGAAGTCTATAGATATCTGTATTCCATCGAGGCATTTTTACTGGAGGGTCTCAATAAGGAACTACCTGATAGAAGTATTAATCACTTTATGGCCGGTGTCAAAGAAGAGTATCTCGGATTTCATAATGCGCACAAGTATAAGAACTTCGTAGAACTGACAAAAGAAGAAATCAAGATATACGTGGATTTGAAACCGAAGAAACGGACTATACAGGAACTGATACATTTCCATCAGAGTCTCTTGAATGAAGTTTTACAATATTTGGAGGCTATTGAAACTGCTTTGATCGCGGAACATACCATTCAATCTTCTGGAACGAAAGCAGCTACGACATACTCTGTAAGAAATACGCGAAAAGTTAATAGGAGTGGTTCTAGAGCTTCGCGCCCTAGACCTTCGCGCTCCGCACGTATGACCGGTCGTAGGCACTCAGCCTCTAAAGGAAGGCGCCTGAATCGGAGTAGCGGGCGCAGGATGACGCACCGTTTGAGTATGATCAGAGAATAAATGCGCTTAAAACCTTCTTCACGAATCTTGAAAGATATCAGGATGCGTGTAGGAGTTCTGGCAACGGCTCAACATTCTATGTTTAGCTCCGGTGTCGCGAATACAAGTCTCGCCATAGCGGAGCTCATGCGAGAGTTCGGCCATGACGTCGAGTTCGTACAGCTTGTCACAGGAAAGAACTGGTGGGACGATTGTTCCAGCCTCGGCAAGCAATGGAAAGTGGTTTCCATAGAAGATGCAAAGGGCTACGATCTTATTTTTGAGATTGACCGCATGACTCTTCCTACGGAAAAGCGCACGGCGATGACCAAGAAATCCATCTGGATTATCCGCAAGCCCTTCCTTCTTCAGGAGCTCGAGGCCTGCCTCTTTCCTACAACACAAGCGCCAAAGCGGGAGTTTGCGGGTATGACGGAGATCTGGGTAATGGATGCCGTTGCCGCGATGGAGCAGGGGGCCATCCAGTCCCTTGAACTTCTTTCCCGTGTTCCCGTCCGCACCATTCCTTTCTTATGGTCACCCAGCCCCGCCGCAACGCACATCCAGGAATCTGGACTCGGTTCGTGGCTCGATACCACCGTGGCAGCTCTCAAAAAAATCGAGGGGGCAGATGTGAAAATGCCCGCTTGGACGAGCCATATTGCCGAGACCAATACTACGAATGCTAGCAGCGCCATTCTCCCTCTCGTTATCCTGCGCGAATCGAAGCGCCGTGGAACGAACATCGGAAGCTGGAAGGCCCATAATACGGATATGTTGACAAAAAGCAAGTTTTTCATGGAAAATATCGTGAAACACTGTTGTGACTCCGATGTAGGGCTCAGCGGTGAGTTCATCGGTCGTCAGCGCTCAGTAGAGTGGGTAAAAGAGCCCATGAGTTTCGTGCTATCGCATCTCCGTTTCACTGCGATTCGCCCCATGCTACTGGATGTTGCCTGGGCTGGTATCCCCCTCGTCCACAACTCGGAACTCATTCGTGATATCGGACTGGGCCTGGAACGCTCCTATTACTCCGACAATCATATTGGCGCTGCCTGCGATGCGATACACCATATGGAAGAGGATCTCGTCACTCTAAAGGGAATATTCGCGCCCGGTGCGACCAACGCCATTCGTGTAAAGCTTTTGGCGGCCTTCTCCCCTATTTCTGCTACCGTGAAGGCTGGCTGGGGGGCCGCGCTAAAAGCACTCAGTATTGAGCCCGTAGAGGTCATGGTGTCCGTTAGCCCTACAGCTCCTCTTGCCACGTTCCCTACGTTCCACGTAGGCTTTTGTGATATGTGGGAGAGTTTCTCGCCCGAATACAACTTCTTCACGCTCATGCTCGCAGCGGCCGGCGCCAAGCTCGACCCGCCGATAAAAGTTGTCGGCAGGCCAGCTACAGCCGACGACCAGATCGTTATTTTCGGGCCATTCGGCGAGGCCTGGAAAGCCCTGCCACCGAAGCAGCCCAAGATCCACTTTACAGGTGAGAATACGGCCCCTGTGACAGAAATCGATCTCAACCTCGGCTTCCACCATTTCGATATGGTGGACGAGGGCTACCTCCGCTTCCCCCTCTGGATTCTGGAAATCGACTGGTTCGGGGCTGACGCCGAACGTATCGTGAATCCCAAACCTATTCCTCTCGAGCGATGCACGAAGGTGTTCGCGGCCGATTTGGCTCAAAAGAAGAAGTTCTGTGCCTTCGTGGTGTCAAACCCTAATAATCCCGCCCGCAACGCCGCCTTCCAGTGGCTGAACGAGTATAAGGGGGTAGATTCTGCTGGCCGCCTTTTCAATAATATGGGCCCTGATCTCTTTGCAGGTGGTGGTGGTGGAGGCGGAGAGCTCCGCAAACTTGAGTTCCTGAAAGACTACAAGTTTTGTCTCTCCTACGAAAATAACTCTGCGAGTGGCTATGTCACAGAGAAGTATCTACACGCCAAGGCCGCGGGCTGTATCCCCATTTATTGGGGCGATCCCAAGTTCGAGCGCGATTTCAATCCCGCGGGCTGTATTGACGCCCGCAGCTTCACGAGCCCCGAGCAGTTAATAGAGGCTGTGCGGCGTGTGGATACCGACGATGCCGAGTGGCTCAAGCGATTCGCCGTGCCGGCCCTCGATCCTTATCGTGTAGCCTGGGCCCAACGCACGATGGCAGAGTGTGCGAGGCGGATGTTCAAGTTGGGTGGATTCACGTCGAACTCCTTCCCGGAGATTCTCGGTGACATGTGCCCTTTGCCTGCGGTGGCGGATCCCGTGGTGGCTCCCGTGGTGGCTCCCGTGGCGGCACCGGCCCCTTCCTCAGCAGTTGAAATCCCTCATATGGTCACTTGCGCCACACGCAAGTATCTCTCGTCGCTACAGCAGTGGCTGACTGCAGTTTCTACACAGACAAATGCCATGCCCCAGCTCAAGGCAACGGTCTTTCTCGGGGGTGATATTCCCGAGGATACTGTCATCGCTCTAAAGGAGAAGTTTGGCTTTGCGACCTTTGAGACACTTCCTGATTCTGCGCCACCGGCGGGGGCGTTCGCGGATTACTGGGAGCCGCAGCATTTCGCGTGGAAGCTCTGGATCCTGAAGGAATTGTGTGGTCGGGCGGATCTTGCCGGGCGGATGGTCTTTTATACGGACGCGGGGGCGTTCTTATGTCGTTGGCCGAAAGACTGGATGTTGATGGCCCAGGCCGCGGGCCTCAGCTTCCTGGAGGATCCTCGGGAGGAGAATCGACGCTGGTGTTCTCCGGAGTTCTGTGCGGTCCTTCGGCCCACAGAGGCGGAACTAGCGGCCCAGCAGATCCAGGCGGCGCTCATCCTGTTTCGCGCCGGTTCCACGCTGGCGACGGGTGTCTTCTCCGAGGCCGCCGAGTTGGCCAAGCGTCGCGAGGTGATTGTGGGGCCCAAGTGGGCGGGGACTGGCCCAGATGGAAAACCCTTCGGCCATCGCCATGATCAGAGTATCCTGAGCATCGTGGGTGCTCGTCGTGGAGTGCCGCGTGTGCCCTTGGATACCGTCTATTGTGATGTCAGTCTCCGAAAGACATTCACGACCGGTCGGGCCATTTATGTCCATCGGGGTAACTTCCAAGTTCACCGGGCATTTTCTGACCGAATCGATGAAGCCTTCGTTATCAATCTGGACCGGCGCGGAGATCGTCTCGAGCGGCTGTGGAGCAACTGCCCGGAGCTTGTCGGGCGTGTAGAGCGCTGGTCGGCGATTGAGGGACGCACGCTTTCGCTGACGCCTGCCATTCAGCGGCTTCTGAAGCCCAACGACTTTCTGTGGAAAAAGGCGATTGCGGGTTGTGCGCTCAGCCACCTCGGGCTCTGGTGGAAGCTGGCGCATGAGAATCAGGATATTGAGAACTACCTCATTCTCGAGGATGATGTGAAGTTCAGGCCGGGCTGGGAGGCTGCCTGGAAAGCCGCCGCTGCTGATATTCCGGATGACTACGATATTATCTATCTGGGGGGCGTCCTTCCTCCGAATCGCAAGGGGTTTGAGGAGGGATGTAAGGAGCGAGTGAACGACTCCTTTTGCCGTATCAAGGAAAATACGGTCTGGGGGCAGAAATCCGCCAACCGCTATTTCCATTTCTGTGCGTATGCGTATGTGCTGACTCGTCGGGGAGCTCAAAAGGTGCTCGACTTGATTCAAACGGCCGACGGCTATTGGACGAGCGCCGATCATGTCCTCTGTAATCCGGTGACCGTTCTGCGGTCCTATATTCTGGATCCGATGGTTGCCGGCTGCTACCAGGACGACGACCCTAAATACGCCAATAGCCAGTTCAACGATTTCACGCGGATTGACGGGTTTGATAGTGATCTGTGGAACAACGATGAGCGTTTCACGGTGGAGGGAGATGTGGGCGGGGATCTGGATATTGCACAGGCTCTAAAGGATGCACGGGCTCCTCCTGCTCATGCTGCCCCGGAACCAAAGGCCCTGACCGTTCCCAAATATGAGAGCAAGGTATTCACACAGCTACCCAAGCGCTTCGTGTGTATCTCAGACCACAAGCTGAGCATACAGCAGCTACATGAGTGCGATTGGTTGATGGATCTCTTCGGCAAACCCAGCACGTTCGTTATTGACTGCGTGCGGCCGGATGCGCCGCCGCCGACTGATTCCCCCGTTGTAATACTACAAAGACCCTGGGTGGATATCACAACAGCTATGCTAGAGAAATGGGACAGCTTCGGGGTGAAGTTCAGTATGCTGCATCTCAGCGACGAACACGGTAAGGATGATTTGTCCGCCTATAGCCTCGACGGATGCGAGCGGGTTCTCCGTTTCTATCTGAGACCTGAGATGTCGGAAAAGGTCACTACGATTCCACTGGGATATCACTGGACTTTGGCGGAGGGTTCGCAGAATATACTTGTAAAAACTCCTCGCACACCCTTCCGCAGTCTCACCTGGTCCTTCCACGGTACAGACTGGAACGGCCGACGCCAACAGCTACAACCACTCTTTGATATTTCTGGAAAGAACGCAGCCAAGTTCTTCGGCGACTGGAACGACAGCGCTGCCCTCTCCAAGGCCGACTACATAACGACCCTACTCGACACCCTCTTTGTTCCCTGCCCGGATGGGATGAATCCCGAGACGTTCCGCTTTTACGAGGCCCTCGAGTGTGGCTGTATTCCTCTTGTTGTGAGGACGGAGGCGAATGGCACCTGGGTGGATTGGGTCTGTGAGAATCTCCAGATCCTGCCCCTACCGAGCTGGGAGGCCGCCGCAAAACTGGTTGAGCATCTGATGCGCGAGAAGCAAATGCTGGAGGCATATCGCACGAAGGTGCTATCGGCCTGGATGGAGTGGCGTATCAGGTTGCGAGACAACGTAGGGAAGTGGATAAAGGTCTAAAGTTGTCGTTCCTTTTAGGGTAGGAATGACGGACATACCCGAGTATCTGAAAAGCCTGGAGTCCCTGCTGGGTAGTAAGGCGAGCGCCACCCCTACTACTCAGCCTACACCGCAGGTTTCCGCGACCGCCTCTACTAGCCTGAGCCTACAGAACATCGGGTTCGGTCAAATGTTTACCGGGCCAGAGCCATCGTCAGATAAGCTGCGTTTTCTTCTAGTGAGCACTCACGCGCATCAGTTCACAGGCTATTCCAAAGTATCTCACGGGATTCTTACAGAGTTGGCTAAGCAATCATGGCTCGACATTACGCACTTCGGTTTCCAGAAGTTCCATGATTTGCCCACGACATTCCGATCCTATCCTGCTGGTGTGGATGTGATTGATGCCGCCGCCCTGGAGAAGCCTCTACAGCAGGGGTTCGGCTATGCCATCCTACCCGATGTGATTCGCAAGAAGAAGCCAAATGTTATCATGATCTATAATGATATGGCGGTGGTGGCGCAGTTCGTGGAGGCCATTCGTAAATCCGGTATTCCTCGCACATTCAAAATCTGGGTGTATTGCGACCAAGTATATACTACGCAGAGCCAGGCGTTTCTGGACATTCTCAATAGGGATGCCGACAGGATCTTCGCATTCAGCCCCTACTGGAAGAAGGTTCTGAAGGACCAGGGCGTGACCCGTCCCACGGATGTTCTTTTACACGGCTTCAACCCGAAGCAGTTTTTCTCCGTGCCGAAAGAACTGGCGCGGAAGCAGCTGTCACTCCCTGCGGATGTGTTTCTGTTTCTGAATCTGAATCGGAACCAACCGCGAAAGCGCTACGACATTCTGATCATGGCATTCGTGGAACTCATTACGAAGTATCCCACGAAACCCCTTTTTCTTCTGTGTATTTGCGATCGGGGCGAGAAGGGCGGCTGGTGGCTGTTTGAGCTCTTTGCTCGCGAGCTGGCCTTGCGCGGGGTGCCCGTGGAGCAGTTCGCCGCGCGGCTCATCATTACGGCACAGAACATGTCATTCAAGGACGAGGAGATCAATCTCTTCTATAACGCAGCGGACGTGGGTATCTCCACGGCTGACGGGGAGGGCTGGGGTCTCTGCCAGTTTGAGCAGATGGGTGTGGGTGTTCCACAGGTGGTCCCGGATATTGGTGGATATAAGGAGTTCTGCACAGCGGACAACTCCGTGCTCGTCAAGCCCACTGTTCGGTATTATTTACCCACGAACTTCAGTCCTGTTGGTGGTGAGGCCATGGCCTGTGATCCCCACGCAGTGTGCCTGGGTATGGAGGAGTATGTGCTGAACTCCGAAAAGAGGGGTGCGCACGCCGTCGCAGCTAAGAAGAAAGTCCTGGAATATACTTGGGAGAAGGCGTGCGAGCCCCTGATTCGTCGTTTGCGCGCTGCGAAGGAGGACGACGAATAGAATCGCGGTGTCAGATAGGAAGGAGGGCTATGAAAAACAAATATCTGTTAATGTTCATAATCGGAGTCGTTCTTGTCATAGCTGGACTCTGGTTGTCTTTTTCGAAAAAGCCGGTATACGAGGGACTTATTGATACAAGCATAGTGGTTATGATTGGTCTAGGAGCAACAGATACCTATTACGCAGATCAAGGCCTCACAAGCGCGCCGAACTGGAAAGCGGTTTCGGGAACGTTCACACAAATATCGGGCTCGGCGGGCCGTCTTATAGGAGTGACATCGACCAATGCGGTATCATATGGAACACAATATAGTGTCCCTGGATCACCATATAACTGGGTGAGCGTAGGCGGAACGATGCGTCAGGTAAACTTTGACTACCCTTTCGTGGTGGGAGTGGATACCGCGGGTATCGTGAAATATATCGATAATATAACATCGAACCCTACAACTGCCGCGTGGACTACACAGACGGGGATTCTCGCTACAAAGACATTTAAATGCGTAGCCACAAGCCTGGGACGCGGATTCGGAATAGGAACAGATAATATCGTATGGTATGTGCCGAATATTCGTTCAGGAGAATGGAAAAATGTATCAGGGATTCTGACGGGTATGACGCTAACACAGATTGTCTTTGAAGGTGATCAGGTTGCGGTTATTGACTCAACAGGGACAATATACTATGCTGACACGAACATTGCAACGGCTCCTAACTGGGCGGCACTGTCAGGAACAAAGATGAAACAGATTTCTATGAAGAGTTTGATGGGGGTTGGTATTGGAATGGATAATAATACGTATTTTGCGCCGAGCTTGAAGGCTGGCGTCTGGATTCAGGTAAGCAAACCTACGACAATGACGTGGATAGAGCTGATGTATCCTATTAGGGCAAACATGATCACCGAGAGGCCGGCCGCGATGACGCCCTGTAACAGTGGTTATAGTTATTATAATAGTCAGTGTTTGACAGACTGCCCAAGCGGGTTTACTACGAATGGAACATCATGTCAGGGTAATCCTGTTACAAGGACCACACGGTCTGCGACGGTGGTTCCTGCGTTGACTCATACGTGTCCCAGTGGATTCGATGTAAATCTTACAACAGCTGCTACCTGTAATGCTATTGTGGGAGGGGGACTCGCGGCTGTTGCGCCGGTAGCGGAGGTATATGGGTTATCGGTGACAACCTATACAAAAGCCCAGGCACAGGATAAATGTGCGAGTTATGGTGCAGTTCTTGCCACGACGGCGCAACTAACGGCAGCAAGAACAGCCGGTGCTTCTTGGACAACTCCAGGGTGGGTCTCTGACAGTACCACTTCAGTAATGTATCCTGGCGCATCAACAGTTGTATCCGCTGCGCCAGCCACGGGCGGAGTCTCGGGTGCCAACTGTTTTGGATTCAAACCTCCACAGGGGCAGTTTACCGATATCTTGCCGTCCAAAACAGGGGTCTGGAATCAGGCTCTACAATGTCCTCCAGGCCACAATATAACAACGAATGCCACGTGTATGTCTACCTGTCCCACTGGCACAACAGCTTCTGGAGGCAGCTGTATTCCGCCAGTTGTTCCAAAAACATCGGTTGCAGCCGTTACAACAAACTATACATGCCCTACCGGATTTGCCGCACCCGCAGTTGTCACGTGTTCTGGTAGCACGTGTGGGCCGGCACAGACATGCTATTCCAACTGCCCATCTGGATTTACTGCGAGCGGGACATCGTGTGTGGGGGCGATTTCATCAAAGGCGCAGGTATCATTAGCTTCTGAAGTGTATGCGGTAGGAACTGGCTATAATTTGACAAAGACACAGGCGCAGGCGAGATGCACACTATATGGGGGGAGGTTGGCAACGCTTGCGGAAGTAAATGAAGCGAGGACAGCTGCAAGGGCAGATTGGTGTTTCTGGGGCTGGATAAGCGATAATGGGCCGCATGTAGTATATCCTATAACAACTAGAACGATGGCAGGGTGTGGTAATGGTGCTGCTCAAACTGTCCAATATACTATTCCAGCTAGTGCTGTATCAAGCTCCACCTATGGAGCGAACTGTTTTGGTGTGAAACCGGCTGAAGGCGTGTATTCAGACATATTTCCCTTGAATAATGAAGGAAGGTATAGAAGGCATGCGTGCCCTGCAGGATATACTCAATCGGGGTCCACATGTTATCAGAATTGCCCTGCCGGCTCAACAGATATCGGCAATAATCAGTGTCAAGTAAACAGTACAACACGTTCGACTACGACGGCGACATATACACCTCCATGCCCTACGAACTATACACAGAGTGGATCGACTTGCTATCTGTCATGCGCTTCTATGACGCCCAGTGGAATGCAGGATATTGGTGGAAATAACTGTCAGCTAGCCATAACAACTAGAACAACAAGCACACCAACCCCCGTGAGATCTACCCTAGTCCCCTGTAACTCGGATGAAGACACCGTGACAAACACGGCCGATCAAACATGCTTTAAAAAGTGTGCGGCCGGTCTAATATCTACTGCCACAACTTGTACTCCACCAACTACTACCCGCACTGGCTACCAAGCTATATTTACGTGTAATAGCAATGAAACAGTTCAAAACGGTGTATGCGTCTCTAAATGCCCTGATGGAACATACCCAGATGGAGAACTATGCGTATCAAAAATGAAAGTCGTGGCGGCACCTAGTAGTATTAAATGTGTAAGCAGCGCCTTTGGAAACTATAAGAAGTGGATATGCGATACAAATGAAGATGCTGCTGCCCTTCTAAAAAACCCCTCCAGCGACACTACTTATGTAGATCCCGCCGATCAAGTATGTATAGCAGATGAGTCTGATGCTGGAATGTATTACTGCCAAAGTGGAGAAGAGGCGAAAACAAATAGTAACACAATAACGACAGTAAAAGGCAACTATGCCAAAACATGTGCGAATATTAAGAAAAACTACATTGACTTAAGTAATAACTTAACAAGCCTTATACTTATACAATCTGGGATGTCAAATGGTAGCACGCAGCTTACAACAGCTAGGACAGCCCTTAATAATATTTATACGCAGCTAAACTGTGCGAATCCTCCAAATACACAGATAGGAGGCTTGTGTACTCAAATAAACAATGGTGCCACCGCAATAGGTACAGACTCAACAAATATAAGTAGTGTATTAGCCAATATAACCCCCTCTATCCAGGCCGCAATGAGTTCACGAGATTCCCTCCTTTCCTCTATAACGAACTTCAAATGTAACACGTAAGAATCATCTGTCACATCGTCCAAGATTTGATTTTTTGAATGTTTGCTGTAATTAATGGAAGCCGCTGTCAAGTATGTTTCTAAGCATATTACACCTTTGATTTATGTACTTATACTCCTTGTTATAAGTTACTACGCATATACATATTATTACAAGGGGGTCGAAAACTTCCAAGATATGAGCGTTGTTTCAGGGGGGTCAATGATCCCGACAAAACTTCCCAAGGCGACATGTGAGGCTCTTACTACGCAGATCGCACAGTATAAACAGGTTAAGATTGACAACCCCGACACCGAAATACGAAACCTCGATGAAACGATTCAGTCTTTAACAAAGATATACTCAGAAGGTAGTTGTAGTTAACGTCCGGTTATCCATTATTTTTGACGGGACATTATACAGTAATGGTCAGCTTTGAGAGTATCCTAGATTTCTTCAAAAGGAATTTCTGGAGTACTCTATTTTTCTTGATACTGGGAGCATTGGCTATCTTTCTTTATAGGTTAAAAAAACGGGTTTTTGAAGGATTTCAGTCAGAAAATGGGGTTCTTTCAATCGAAAAAATGATGGTGTGCCCAACAATAAAGATGAATTTAGCACACAATACAGCTTTGCTGGAAGAATATAAAAAGAATGATCGTGTAGTAAGTGTTCAAAATACACAAAGTATTATTGAAACCTTTACAAACTCATATAACATTCATGAGTGCGACGCCTATTTTGCAGATCCCAATAATCCTAAAACAGTTCCTCGTAAAGAGGTTGACCCAGAACTTCAACGGCTTATAGATATGTATTATAAGCCGAACGAAGCGGAAATTAAAGAAATGGCATCAAAAAATAGCAATACGCCATATGAAGGTGAAGATGAAGGTGAAGATAAAGATGTATAACGTGGCGTGCCAAACTTAAGCACATCGCGGAAGGACCTCGCACATTTTTTAAGAGATGAAAATAGGAGGAGCTTAGAAATGAGCTCACTGGAAGTTCTATTTCCATTTCTATGTGCGGTAATCACAGCGTCACTGGCTATATATTTTATTTGGTGGAAATATTTCAAGTCGGAAGCGGGAGTGACCTCTAAGAAGACGAGAGCAGAAGAGAGAATATTAGCAAAAATCCCTGGAAGAGGGGCTCCACCTGTTCAACCAGAATATAAGCCTCCAGATGGAATGGAAGAGGGATTCCAAGCATCTCAAACTTCGGCTCCGGCCTACCCTGTTTGGACACAGCCATCTATTGTATTTTTGCCTAAATCTCAAGATAGTTATTATGATGAATACGAGGATATCAACTTAAAACCCGATCCCGAACTAATAAGAGCTGCGAGCCTAATACCTACTGAAGTAAAAACTGTGCCAGATTATGGCGCAGAACTGGGGACATTCGATTCATCCTCAACAACTGATATTCCATGGGATTCGGATAATAAAGATTATATTCAAGCTGATGTTACATGGGGTATAGTAAGCCGCGAGGCATCTACGAGCATATATATGAAAGTCTATCATGATAACCTTGCGTCTGATAGTGCGAATCTTGTAGAAACAGATGCTGGATTTAAGTTTCACTCGCCCGTCCTTGGAGTGAACGCATATGATACTACTACTTCGACACTCCTACAATCAGTAGATGCCGCAGCGGGAATACTTGGACAGGTTGCGTTAACGAGTATTGCGGAAGGAGTCAAACAACAAGTGGCGATGAATGAACTAAGTAAACTAGATGATAAATTTAAGAAGGCGGGGGGGAAACTTGGCCCTGATGATATGGCTCGTAGAGGTAGATTGGCGGATACCCTTGGGGATGCTCAAAGAGCAGCACGCGCAGCGGAGCGTGCGGCTAAACTCAACGCGGGACAAGTATTAAGCGAGTTAGATAAAATAGACGAAGCGGCTGATCTCCTTCATGATGCCAAAAAAGCTTCAAAAACTAGCATGATTTCTAAGATATTGGATCAAGCACTTGGACTTACCGATGCCGGTAAAGCACTCAATTCTGCTAGCAAAGCACTGGATACAGCACTCGATGCACAGAAAGCTGCTAATGCTTCGGGTGATGCTGCGAGAATGGCAGCGGCTGCTGCTGATGTTAATAAAGCCGCCGATGCTGTTAAAGTTGCCGCTGACGTTGCTGCTACTCGTCGTATGGCTAAAGTGGTGGCTATTGCTAAAAAGATACTCCCTATTAATTTTTTAATGAGAATTATCAACAGGGGGGCAACCTTCTTTGCAACACGTATTATGACGAGGGTTGCAGGGAAACTAGCAGAAAAAATAGGAAAAAAGATAGCAACCGCCTTAGCATACATGTCATTAACAAAGTTAATTACAATTTTATTGGGGCAAATGGGTATAGCCACTTGCGCAGGAACAGTGCTGACATTCGGTGCGTTAGCGGGTGTCTGCGGTTGGGTGATGTTGATTACTATAGCCTGGACTACGTTAGATATCATATGTATGATTGTTATGATAGCACTTATGATTATACTTCCCACTATATTTGATAAAGGACTTGAGAATGGAGGTTTATGTAGTACTGGAAGGCCACTTGATCAAATTATTACGGATGAAGGCTTGTATTTCATCTTTACAACATTTGTGCCTATTGGAGGGGTGCTAGACGCATTCGGCCCATATTTATGCTACAACGATGATGGTAGCGTAAACTTCAAAGTTCCCCTTTATATACCCCCTTACTACTCAGATTCCACCCTATCCGTGTATAAAAAGGTCTTTTCTAATGCCAAAACGGCCAGAGGAGAAAGCACACGATATACAGATCCGAATGAATCTGTACCACCTGGGTGGACGCTTACAGCGGGTATAGCAAGAAGCCCTTGTGATCCTGGAACATGGACATCATCTGATGTCGATATGCTCTGTAATATCAGCACGTATGTTCCCGAAACGTATACAAAGCAGAGCTCAGTTCCTGCGACAACGGTAAAGTCGAGCCGTGTCCCTACGACGTATGCGAAACAAACATATGTGACAACAACTGCGAAGTCATCAACGCCGGCTACGAAGTTAGGGTGTAATACGTTCGGTGACTATCGTGATGACGGGACAAGTTGCTGGGAAGACACTAAAACGCATTGCTGGGGTGATTGGAACCCTGCGCACTGGGGTTGTAGCACGACTGGTTGTGGCTGTATAAGAAAAACTGCAGACCAACGCTCAGTTTGCCCAGCCGGTATGAACAATGTGTGGGGAGTCTGTTGGACAGACTGTACAGGTAAAGTTGACTGGGGTGCTTTCTGTACTGCCACGAGCTGCCAAGCTGGTTATGATTATGTTGCGGGAGTTTGTTGGAGAAACTGCGGTGGCGATATTGACGTAGGGGCCTTGTGTCGCCAGAGATGTAACCCAGCAGAAGGGGAATATGAGGTTCTTGGTGTTTGTTGGAAGAGCTGCCCAGCGAATACTACCGATGTGGGTGCGCTATGTAGGGCGAAGTGTGGCGGCAGCACGCCCAACGAAGTAGCGGGAGTCTGCTGGGGTAGTTGCGGTGACGATATCGATGTTGGTGCTCTTTGTCGTAAACGATGCCGTGAAGGTTTTCACGAAGTGGCAGGTGTATGCTGGGGCAATACAGGAACATACGCGCGCCAAAGCATGATTCCTAAATCTACTAAAATATATGACCCAGGGTATAACCCACCTGAAAACTTAAGTTCCGTAGATTTCCCCTACTGTGATTTTTCCTCACAAACCATGTTGGATCGCATGGGTCAGTTTTACTACGACCAGTCCTCTTTAAAGGCGCAACCTTTAACAGACGGGAGTGGTCGTGTTACGTTTGAATATATTGTAATGTTTTACGGCGTCATCGCCTCGTCAGAACTTTCATGCGACGTTGCCTGTAGGATGAAAACTATTATTTTCGATCCGGTTACAGGAGATAAATATGAACAGAAGTTTGGAACATCCTATCCAGATGATCCTGGGAATTCAGTAAGTTACAGAAGATTCTATTTTATAAAAGAAAGATCTGACCCGCAAGGTATTTTCACAGTTACTGCTTGTACCAACGCTGATTATACAGCTCCTGCCGCGCAAGTTAAATCAACGGATACGGGTGTGGATCCTCCTATATCCTTACCGAAGGTATATAATGTAAAAGATAAACGGGTAGCAAGAGTAGCGTGGGATAACAATGCATTCAAACAGAGTCTAGCAGTTACTACTGTAAATATGGGGCTGGGAGTTGCGTTTGGTCCAAGCGTAGCCGGTCAAGTCGTAGGAGGAGTGGCTGGAACTATAGCGGGCGAGGCATTAACAAAACGTATGACGGCGGGAGCTACCACTGCCGCAAGTATTGGAGCTGCCATCGAAAATGCTGTGGTGAAAGATGATAGTGGGAATTACTATGTAAGCACTAACAACGATAACTTTTCGATTAACTACGGACCTATATATGAAATACGCGCCCGCGATGGACAGGGTGTTATCCCTAATATCAACTTCTGCGGAAAAATAAATACAACCTCGTTGCTTTGTTCTAATAAATTTATTCTGCGTGATACTATTGACTTATTCCATACACAAAATCCCAATAAGCATGTGAAGCGTGTGGATATAATCGAACCACGCGGGCAGGATGGCTGCTATTATCAGTGGAACACGGTTGACTACAATCCTGCTACGAACACGGAAGGTAATCTTACAACACAGTCCGAAATAGTTAGAAAATACCAGATTGTAGATAGAAGCACGTGCGTATTTACACCCACCGCAACCTTCGTAACAGATATGACAAACTACCCAATCCGTAGCTACTATGATGTTGTATTTAAGAAAACAAAATACCCCACGCGTGATATAAAGCCTACATTCACGTTCCAGGGTCGTTATATTCGCGTGCGTCCATCACAGACCGCTCCTGATGCCTATATGCAAATCTCACAAATCGCAGTCTTCGATTCTACTGGTGAAAATCTGGCATTGAATCGCCCTGTATACGCCACTTCCAGCTTTATTAGTTCAGATGGGAGTTCAGCGCCACCGAATATAGTAGTGAATGGTACATTTGATACCCTATCAGGAGTGACAAATACTTGGCAAAATGGCGGCTCTCTTCAAAATGATTATCTGGAAATTGATCTAGGAAAGAACTATTCTATAAGTCATATCGTATTTTTCGGTAGATTAGATAATCCGACTCCCGCTCGAAATATGGGTATACGTTTCCAACTACTTTATACAAATGGGCCTACAGATACAGTGGTAAAGGAAAATGTTACAACATCGACAAACGCCACCCATATAATAGACTTTGCAACCGATATACTAGTGCCTAAACAGCCGGTCAAACCGTTTGAAGTGCCACGCCCACTGCCCCCCGAACTAAACCTTGGAAGCAACTGCCCTGCGCGCTGTCAAGATAAACCGCAAATAGATGAGTTTGTCAAACAATATAATGCCAATCCTGCCAACAGCGCTGCCCAGATTATAAATGTCCTAAAGGCTGTAACGCCCAGGGTAGATCGTTGCGATTATCTGGCAGAAGTATTGCGCACTACAAGCGGGAAAAAGTTTATAAGCAAGGAACTCTTATCATCTACCGTATCGCAAGCAACGAACACTGCTAATGTAGGAACAATTTATGGACGTTATATTCGTATAAAACCACCGGCTACAAGCGGTGATGGCATTTTAAATATATCGCAGGTTGTTGTATTAGATCCCGCTGGAACGAATATAGCTAAAAATCGCAATGCGTATGTAAGTTCTTTATTCAGTGGATCTTCGCCGGCAAGTATCGTGGTAGATGGAACACTCTCTTCCCGTGCGTGGCCTAACATCTGGCACTCGAATACAGGGACAAGGGCAACTGAGTTCTGGGAAGTTGATCTCGGCATTACTCAGCCTATAAACTCTATAGTGTATTACGGAAGAGATACTACATCGAATGGTGGAACGCCTGATAGAAACACGGGTGTTATTGTGGAAGTATTCAGTTCACGCGACAGCAACGCAGTCCCTGTCTACAGTGGCACATTAACCTCGAACGCTTCCCCGCAAACCTTGACATTCAGTAAATGCAGTTTTACGTTTACCCCAGCAGCTTCCAGTGGATCATTCATTCAGGACAACACGCCACCCTTGAGTTCTATTGACACATCTGGTGGAGTTCTAACATTCCAAAGTATAACAAAAAGAGTGACAGATGTCTTCAACAATGTCATTAACCCCATCAAAAACTCCAAGCCCTTGGACGTGTTAAATACGAATGTAAACTCGTCCGATACTACTGCGAAAAATGTATTGAACGCCGCCGTCGCTAATATTCAGTTACAGGGATGCCCCAACACGAAGTGTAGTGATCCAGCAGTCTTAGCAGCTATTGTGAATAGCTATAATACCACTAATAGTGTGAGTTCGAGTGGACAGTTTGGAGTAGAAACGAATACTATGACTGCTATTTCGAAAGCCGGCATCTCTAGCCCGAATACATGTGACGTTATGTTCACCAATCTCTACAGCCTTTATGAAGATATTCTGTATCCAGCTGTTGACACGGAAAGTTCTACAATGATAAAACGTTTTACATTAACGAATAGCGGAAGCTGTGCGATGAACGTAGCGGCTACTTCTATCGATGTGAGTATGAACGCATTCGGTATTTTTCCAGCTTCTTCTACTCTTGCACGGCCATACACAACGCCGTCGTGCCAGGTCAACTGCCGCGATCCTAATGTCCTCTCATCTGTGCGGCAGAAACTCAATATACAAACACAGACGTCAACTGTTTTCCCGGACTTTAACACGGTTGTTCAGAGCTTCGCGAGTGCCCCAGGGAAGTGTGAATACTATATGCAAAAAGATATCTCTACGAAAAATACACGAACGAATGCCATAACAACGGTCAATGCCCTTGATACGTATGTGAGGGCGAACTTCAATATGAACTCGACTACATGCGCATTTACATTGAACACAGTGGAAGAGTTTGACCCCGACGCAATGACAACAACAACCGATCCAGTGTCAGGAGAAGATAAGAACTACATAAATGGTGTGTTAGTCGATCCGCCGTATTTGATGAACTATGATAACACAACACCGAGTTCGTTGGTAAATGAAACAGTACAGATTTTATCATAAGATTATAGCAGGGCCATGAGCCGGTTATGGATATGTGCCATTTTAACTATAGTTGTTGTATGGATCATATGGAATCAACCAACGTGGGCACGAGAGGGGTTTCAAGCTCAAGCAGTAACTGCACGAACCCTTTCAAGTCTTAACTCAACTCAAATATCTTCTGTGAGTTCCAGATTCTGGGATATAACAAATAAAGTCGATGCTGGTGACACTTCTACGATAACCGCTCTCTCAAAAGTGTCTGATCCGGATCCAAGTGATTCCAAGGATTTGATGCCTGTGAGTTTTAGCAAACATATATCCATTTATTCGATGGCTAGAAGTAATAATGATTTGAGTGGTGCTCGCTCGAACTTGTTCTACGCATATGACCAGCTTCAAACGGAAATGGCTACAAATCTGTATGATCAGACCAAAGTGGCCGCGTGGAACTCCGATGCGAAGGCTGAAAGTTGTAAACAACTTGATACGATTGCCGCGAAGTTCGCTGTTCAATATGCATTATTAAAGGGCTCAATACAGGATTTGAGCGGTACCACTATAAAAGCCGCCAGCATACGTGATGAAAATATGGATTATCAGAAACAACTGCTTTCCAAATGTCAAGGAACCCCATTAAGCCCTGCTTGTATATCACTCGCAAATCAAGAAGGGCCTGTTTTCCCCCTTATGGCAAAGTATGAAACTGTGAACAACACGCTTTTTTCAAATGAACTCGACATTTCCGATAATATACAAACTATCAATGATACGTATAGTGTAGTAGGCTGTAGTAACCCTAACCAGTTTTTTTCCACGGGCAGCGGCGCACCTGTTTTCTGGGTGAATAATAATACCAAATATCCGGTGGCCGCGTGTTCCGCGTGCCCTACTGCCATTTCATCCAACTGTTCAAAGCCGAATATAGCTCCACAGGGGTTTTTTGATAAGCTAACTACGGGTGCTGCTTTCGCATGTAGTATGGTCACTGTAACACCGCTATTTTTTTCTGGAGAGCAAGCGGGGTCGATTGATACTACCGTATTACGTTCCAAACTAAATCAGCTCTCACCATATTATATATCCCCGGATACACTCCAATATATAACATCATCGATAATATCAGCGGAAGAGTCAGCATCTTCCGTTATGACGACTTCCGACACGCTGATTAATATATCGAAAGTTATTCAAAATATACGAATAATAACTGGAACACAACCCGTAGGGACAGGCACTGGGACAGGCACTGGGACAGGCACTGGGACTGGGACAGGCACTGGGACAGGCACTGGCACTGTAAGTTAAGTGGGGAAAATAGGGGTTGAAAATCATGTGTTGAAATAGGATGAGCTGGTTGATCTATACTCTATTAGGGGTAGGAATCATCACATTACTCGTATGCATACTATATATGGTATACCCACGAAAGCGCATTGAAGAGGGTATGTTAGACTATTTTAATATCGAAGACTATTTGCGAACACTTCCAGTAACGCAAGCTCGGTATGTTCGAATAAGACCTGCTGCTTCTGGGGGGGATGGCTATATGACAATCTCGCAAATTGAGGTAAACGATGTCAATGGGAATACTATCTCAAAAGGGAAATCTGTGACAGCCACTTCCACTGCAACAGGTTCCGCGAATGTTTCTGTTACTGTAGACGGACTTGCCACACTTCGTTTAGGTACTGCGACTATATGGACATCTGGAACTGCAAATCGGACGACAGAATATTGGCAGCTGGATCTTGGCGATATCCAGCAAATAGGCTCTATTGTCTATTATGGTCAAGTAGATGCATCCCCCGCTGTGTTATTACGAGCAAGGGGTATGATATGCGAGTTGCTAGACACTAACCAAAATATTGTAACTACACAAACCTTTCTTTCCGCGGATACTACACAAAGGCTTACTTTTCGTAACGCAATAAATATACGACCTAGCACCACAGGGGCATCCGCAGACATATTAAACCCCCTTTTGATGCCATTGAACTCGGCCCAACCCGAAGTATTTCTCGTAACTGGCGCATATACAAAGGGTCAAGCACAGACTACATGCGGACTACTTGGAGGGATTGTTGCGACACAGGGGCAGCTATTGAACGCATACAACAGCGGGGCAGATTGGTGTAGTCCAGGGTGGACATCTGATGGAACTGATGCGTATTACCCTATCCAAACTGCTCGCACTGGCTGTGGGACAGGGCCAGGTATTCAGACAATCTCTGCCGGCTCATTACCTAACACGGATCCCACACAGATGACAATAACGAACGGCACACGAGCCGTGGCAACAGCTACTACAAATGTAAACTGCTTTGGAATAAAACCCAAACAGGATGAAGTTTCAGGTGTTCAACCCTTCAATACAGGCGGATGGACACAGTATGTTGGAAATACGAGGCCGCTATTTTTCGGAACATCTACAGTTACAGTCCCTGATGTTCAGCAACTATACAACTATGTAGTTCCGAAATGGGGTTCTGGATCGACATATTTACAAACCCCTCCTGCGTGGTATCAAGCGCGGCCAGATTTATCAGGAAATAGCTTATACGATACTCTCGAGTCTAGCGCACCATATAATTTTTTATATGAAGAAGGATCTACCGCAGTAAATACTATAACTGCTATGAATATTACTATACAACTATTCGGAACAGTTCCAGCCACAGCTATTGCCGATATGAACGCAAGTATTGAGTTATCTAAAAAAATATATCTAGGATCACCCGATGATGTTGATAAATTCATAAATATAAAATACACTGATTTACAGCCGTACATTCGTGCGAATGTTGGATGGCAAAATTTTTGCGCAAGCGAACTGGTTCAGGTAGTATCACGTGCCACGGGAGATTATCAAACACGACTCGTGGCAGCCAATCAAACATCTAACACGACTAAATGTAACGTTCCTTTTACAACAGATCAGCTTGGCCTACTACCAACACCGGCTCGCGACTTTATAAGAAACTGGATATATAATCGCACACAACGTATTATGAGATTTAAAAACCCTGTGACAGCGACATTTACGGAAGCGCAACAAAAAGCCCTTTTAAATTCCACGATAATGATGCAGCCGACAATAAATGGAAGCGCCCTAACCTTGAATGTTAGCAACAAACAAACACTTGATAAAATCGCGCAAAGTTTCTACGAAGCTATGGGCGGAAACTATAGTATGAGTAACATATACGATGTATTTACTGTCGGTGGAAGTATATTAGATATTCGGTTTGACTTAACAAAGCACGCAGGCCTTTCAAAGTATCAGGATAAAATTACAGAGATACGCCTGAAATACTACTCTATTCGTAACTCGAACGCATCCCAAGATATTTTGGATTCAGCCAGAGAAAACTATCAATCCTCGTTGGCAAATTTACAAACAGAGCAAGCTAATAATACATTACCACCAGTAGAAGGTGTTGTAGGGCGATTCTTCTATACATATTCATCTAGTACAGGATCCGTAGACATAACCGGCTTTACACTAGATGCACGCGCAGTAACTTCATTTATTCCAGAACTCAACTGCGGTATACAAACAACAGTGGGGAACTCAGATGGCACGATCAACTATGAGCCTAAAATAGTTTACACGAAAAATGTTCCTGAACCTCTTGTATGTAGTGATCCAATGACTCTGCGAAGGATAATGAGCGACTACGTGGACCTCACACAGACAGATCTAGCCTCCGTGATTCTAGGAACTCCTAATACTGACGGGAAAACATATACAGGAGTAGCTGGCGGTCCTAGCATGGACGTGAACGCGGGCGTAATACAGGTCGATCAAATCATAGGCGCTACACAAATAAGTCCAACACAATGTGCTATCAAATGGAAAGAAACCCTATGGGATGATTCAACCAATCAACCTGTTTCTACTAGCACGTCAAATGTTACACGTCGCGCCCTCTTTAGTTATTCCGTAAATATAGAAGATTGGTATGCATCGGATACTATCTTTGATTTGTCTGGTTTCATATTCTATTCTAGTGATACCATACCCGCGTGCGTTTTCAATCCTACCAAATATAAAGAACTCGTGTCTCCACGTCTTGATAGCCTGAATCCAGCTGTTACCGCAGATCTTACAACAATACGCAACGATTTTATCGCGAATGCCTATAACAACGGGTTGGGTAATCCATGCCCAGATATCTTACCAACGTATATGTTTAGCCCTATAGATTATTGCGCCGCAAATACAGATGTAAATACTAGCTTCAATAACTCTGGAAAAGGGCCGTTAAACACTGCGGGTGCCATAACTCACTATAAAACGGCTGGATCAGGTATTTATGCTAATAAACCCGCGCGGGCTTCTCAAGATATAACCCCCCTTTCAGCGCCTATTCTTATAACACAGCCTATACCATCCAATACAAACTTAGATACAGCATATGAGGCCTGTCCCAAAGCAACTTGCGAAGATATGAATGTTCTATACAGCTTAGTTGACCAATACAACCAGGATTCGACGCAACCTGGTTACATACTGCGTGTTACACGCGCATTTACACCGAACGCCAATCAATGCGACCTCGAAGTTGATATCAACTACGATACAAACGTAACAGATATGAATGAAGATACCGTTAAGAAGGGTTCATTTACAATAAACGATGCGGGGGAGCAGGTGGCTGTTACGACGACACTACCAACAGGTATGAAGAAGGCAGAAACCCGCGCGTTCACTATCCACAGAGAGTTAAGTGATTGTTCTTTCGTGGTAGACGACGTATCGGGGGCTGGAACAGGGTTTTCTATCCAAACCAATACCCCACCTCTTTATAAACCGATGGAATACGCAACACGGTTTCGAGAACTAAATGGTGGCCTCGTAACAAACTCCATGGATGGAATTATATCTGCAGTGGCAGATGCGGCGACGGCGGCGACCTCCATTCTCTCTACATACCGTAATCAGACGGTCGCTGCAGTAGGTAATATAGCTACTCTAGGAAGTGGATGTAGTGCAAAATGTAGCGATACTGCTGTAATAAATAAGATGTTGGACTATTACAAGGCCCAGAATCTCCACCAAAAACAGATCGGCACTGTTCTGCGTGTAGGAACGCTCGATTCTTCCACGTGCGATATGACATTCCAAGAGGATACTCTCGGCGCAGGCACAACAGCAGGCACCTATAGAGTAGTATCATCGCAAACGGCCGGCCTTCGTTTTAGCATGACTCCTGGTAGCACACCGTGTAGCTTTTCTGCTACTTCGGCGGCGCCTATTCTTCCTGCGCCGCCACCGTCGGTTTCCCTGAATATGAGCGGAAAACCCTCGAGTGCCACATGTAGTGAGGTATACGGTATTTATGGCGCCTTCTATACACAATCAACTGCCGCAGAAAAATGCGCGTCCCTTGGAGCGGTTCTGGCAACAAAGGCTCAGCTGATAGCCGCGCATGCAGCAGGGGCAGATTGGTGTTCTCCTGGATTTCTCGCAGATATGTCTGGAACTGCCATGTTTCCTATAACGAGTAGCACACAGGCTGGCTGTGGTAATGGCTCGGCAGGTGTAAAAACTGTGGTTCCCACTGGTGGCCTCGCTGCCGCTAACTGCTATGGGATGAAACCCAAATCTGGACAATATGCGGATGTTCTAGCTTTCGCAGGAGCAACATGGAATCAGCCCAACGCATGTGCCTCTACGAATCTGAACTATGTCAATCCATCCAAAGAAGCATTCAGGGACTACGGAAAACCCGTCCGAGTCAGCGAGTCTACGTTCCCACTTAACAGAGATTCCTTTGGTCTTGATATGGCCAGAAATCGTGGAGGGCCGCCTCTAGAAACAATGTTCATGGAGCCACTTCGGTCCTCCGCACCCACGGATACCACGGGGCCACAAGTTCTGGGAGCGGAGAAGCCCTTGCCCCCTGGTCGTGCCACTAGCTACAAATATATCCGCTTCCGCCCTACAAAGACGCGCTTTCCCATGAATCCCACGGTTGATGTGGGTAAGTTCCGGTTCCTTTTAGGGGATAATGAAATCGACATGCGCGACGTCAATGTCTCGAATCCTATGGGAAGCTGGATAGGGGACGTAGACGATGTTATCGGACCCGGATACAAACGCGGATGGTCAGATCTAAATAAGAAGGCTATCGTCTTCGCATTTCCATATGCGACGCTAGTCAACGGCTTCACGTGGACAACCGCGAATCCTGATAAAGGACTCGGGGGCGACCCGGTTCAATGGAAGCTGGAGGGATCCCAGAATGGTGTATACTGGACGGTCTTGCGGGATCAGACACGGCACAACTACGCAGTCCATGAGGCGCGGTTTCAGGAACTACCTGTGTTTCGCTTTTAAAGTCATGTGCCAAAGTTAAGAACCCCCAAAGGGGGGTTCTTGATTTAACCTACATTACTACAGCGCGGTAGAGTTTCTTTTACTAAGTTAGAATGGACACATTTACTCGTGGATTTTGGATATTCACAATAATCTTTGTTGTTTCGTCTGTATATTTACTATGTTGTGTTAAGAAGAGCCCTATATTTTATATTCAAATTGTCTCCGGATGCGGCATTTTCGCAACAAGTAAAATAGGGCGCAAGTTTTTAGGCTTGGCGTAAACTGTGTTGGTATTATGCGGTTAAAACCGGCCCTCATTAAACGCCGTGCTCAGATTGTAGCGCTGGGTCGTAAGCCCCATAGCTTGAATGTGCTTCAAAAGATATAGTTCCGACTGGAGAGGAATCCCCTCCGCCGCGAGACCATCAAATGAATCAATCCGTTGAAGTAGCTTCCCCATAGCTTCTCCATCTCCATAGGAACATCGATCATTGATACCAGGGCCACAATCGTCGCCATGCGGGATAAAGATCGTGTTTGGAGGAATCGGCCATACAACTTTGAAGGGTGTATGACAGATTAAATCCACCCGCCATACTACAATCACTTTATAGGTATATCCGTGCTCCGCCGCGTAGTTCAACATCAGCCGACGGGCATTCTTATTATGAAATCCCTGGCTATAAATATTATAGGGGCGTGTGCCTGGGCCAAGACGGAGATAGTCCATAATCTTCGGATCAGCCTCGTATACCGTATACTCGCTGGCCTTCACGTCTAAGGCGGCGACGAAGGCGTCAAAGTCCTCGCGATAGCAGCCTGCCGAACAGAAGAAGTCCACGGGGAGGCCCGAAGAGGCTTCGATACTCTGTTTCATGCTCTCCAAATAGGCTCGTTGACCCTCCCAGGCTTTTACGCGACCACTGAATATAACGGCGGCGCGCTCCATACTAACATGTCTTTGTCCACCAAGCTTTAGCCGCTGGTGATTCGGCCTTCGCCCTTGTCGCAATATCGGAATCTGTGGTATGATATGTTTTCCCGCAGAGCAAAAAGGAATGGACTCGCGCATAGCCCCACTGTTGTTCCGTAGCGCCGGGTCGGTGTCCTGTGCGCCAAGCTGCGAGGCCGCGATTATACGATTCGCGGATATACTTTAAAGGAACGCCCGTAGCCGCTGACTTGGCCTCAAGGGACTTCGCCGCAGGAAACTTTCGCTTCCAGGCGTCCGTATATCCCGAAGATTTCGTTCGGACACCCTTGTCGGTCTTGAATCCCGTGTAGGCAGCGGGGTTCTTCCAGTTCATGGATCGGCCACGGAGAATCTCTTTCCGCCGACGAGTGGCCGCCGACTTGGAAAGACCACGGTAATATTTCGGCGGCCAGGTGGGCTTATCTTTTTTCAGAGTCTTTCCTCGTTTCATCCTATTAAGTAGAATGAAAGGAGGTTACAGGGCGACTCGCAAGAATCGTGCCATGCTCAAAAAATGGCGGAAGGGAGAATCCATCGGCTTCACAGGAGTGGCATCTCTAAAGGCCAAGGGTCTGATTCCGCGCACAAGCCGTAAAAATCGGGGGAAAAAGATTGTCGGTCCTAAATACCGATAGATGTTCAGTGTGGCACCAAAAGAAGAAGAAAAGCCGAGGACACGATGTGGATACGAGCCGTCGGAGTCTATCCGCGCTTTCGAGAAGGCCCTCACTCAGGCCGGCGCAGAAAGCACGGGGCGGGCACTTCATTTTGCAGCGGATATTGTAACAAGTGGGGGGATAGATTCCTTCATACGTGCCATCTGGGATTACTCCATTTCGCATGTAGCCCTGGCCTCACCGCGCATTTTTGTGTATCTGAAGCGGCGTATAGAGGAAATCGAAGATATTCTGAAGCGCCTTCCGGATGAACAGGCCTATAACTCGGAGGAGTTTCAAGTTCGTATTGGCGAACTTGTTCTGGTAGTGCGAGACGCACCCACTCGCAGCTTGGCAGTGTGGCCTCGTGTAGGTCAAGAGACTCACGCGGAAGGATGGATTCGCGCTGCTTCCTCTGCGCCCGAGACGGCCGCCATACGAAAAGTTTGGCGCGCAGAAGGAGACGCATCTATCCTACGCACAGTGGGTGCCGAGTTGTGTAAGGCCATAACGGACGGATCCACTGAAAAGGCACTATTCTGGGTAAAATGGTTATTCGAGGAGGAGGCCCGTATACGGAAGGAAACAAAGGGGGCGAAGCTCAGCACATATGATCGCACACCACCGGGCTCCAAACAGAAGACAAACGGTGTTGCGTTCTTTGTGCTTGCACTCTATGCAGAGATCTATAGAGAACTCTCCGAGAAGCAGCTCGTGCGAATGCACGAAGAGTTTAAGAGTCTCTTGGATTTATGGCGCTCGGGAGATAAGCACATACAGGGGGGCGCGCGTAAACATATTCTTACGATCCTCACACAGGTTCTCTGTGAAGTCCCGCGGTGGAAAGTTCCCGCGGCCCCCGCCCTTATAAAGGACCCGGTCGCGATGTCCCAGGCTATTCGCCAAGTTCCCAAGTTTTTTCGAGAAGTCATGGCGTATGATCCACCTACGGCAATAGCCGCGCTCGCAAAGGCCTTCCGCTCGCGCGGAAAAGTGGATTCTAAGATGGTTGTCAAAGCTAAAAAGGGGGAGGCAGCCGAGGCAAAGATGGATGCATTCGATAGGGCCCTCGAAGATTATTTTGCACGACAATAATAGAAATGTCGTTTCTGACTAAAGCCGTTGCGAGAGTGCGTTCTGCCATTACCACCTTGAAAAATCGTGTTGTGGGGCTTTTCAAGAAAAAGGCCACTCGGCGCCGCACTAAGAAGGTTGCGCCTACGCCCCCCGTTGCGCCTACGCCCCCCGCTGCTCCTGCGCCCCCCGCCGCGCCTGCGCCTCCCGCTGCTCCCGTTCAAGCAGCTGGAAAGAAGATGCGCGCCAAAAATCTGCGCGGAATGAAGTTCTACAAGCCCTCTCGTAAAGCTGTAAAGAAAGGTCGCAAGCTATCTCGCCGGCGTTAAGCTTTACGCACGACGCAGACCTTGATCTTTGCAGGGTGTATCGCATTCGCAGGAATGGCTTTCTCTTGATGATCTCTTGTGAGAGGCTCCAAAGGAGTGTCCCCCGAAAGAAGATTCGGCATCGTGGTGATCATATCAGCGCACAGGGTCCTATCACCCAGCAGTTCGCAAATGAATTGCCCCGTCATTTGAGCTAAAAAGCACATGCTTGTGCTGGTCTGAACCACATACGCACCCCCTTCACTCAGAGATTTCTCCCCATTCGCCGTCGGCTGAGTGCGTGTCACCCAGAGCCGGATAACACGTCCTTTGAAATCCGGCATCCGCGCTAAAATCCTGGCACAGCAGTCCAGAAACTGGCTAACTTCCCGTTGATTTGTCACGAACTTCCATTTCTCCTGGAGGAGGAACAGGACCGGCCCCTCCGCAGATTCGAGCAAAAAGAAATGATCTACGCCGTTCAGCGACTGCTCGCCGAACTCATCCCGAATCTGCTGCTCATTGAGTAGGCGCGCACTTATTCCTTTAGAGGCAAGCGGCTGTATGAGTTTTCGGAGAGTAATGTCCATGAGTTCTTCAAAGACAAAGCCCTTGCTTCCTGTGCCAGACAGGTCCGTCATCTGTATCAACAGATTCTTTTGAGGATTTCAAAAATACTCAAAAGGATGTGCCTCCTCTGGGGATCGAACCCAGTACCTTCAGCTAACTCAATCCTACAAAGCAGATGCTCTACCATCTGAGCTAAAGAGGCCACTGGCATTCGATGAATGCCCGTCGCCACCTTACTACTCCTGGCGGGAGTTGCACCCGCGACCTTTGGATTAGAAGTCCAACGCGCTATCTACTACGCTACAGGAGCCGACGACCTTTACAAAAAGACGTCAGCTCCTCTGCGCCCACCGGGACTCGAACCCGGGTTGCAACCTTGGAAGAGTTGCATTCTACCCCTAAACTATGGGCGCGCCAGAGGGCCTCGGCGCCCCCTATAACCCTATAAGAGTATGTGTTTAAGTATTTTACGAGGGGGCTAAACTTATCGTCAAATGTATCTGTAGAATGAGGTGGCTCCTGCTTCTCACATTCTTAGGAAGTATTGCCTCCACGCCGCCCCCGCCACCCAACTTTACAGGAGATCTACAACTCAGTGTGGATGCTAGGCATCTTGTGCTAAATAACGTATTACCCTCTCCCACACCTACACAGTCAAAAACGTCCACGCGGACAACGGCCGGCACGAGGTCAACGAGGCCGACTGACCCGGGAACTCTGAGCAGCACTTCTACGAAAACAGTGACGGCCACACAAACCACTACGCGAAGCACGACTGTATCTAGAACTGCATCTTCTTCCTCACGAGGAACAGAATCTGTTAGCGCATCTAAAACAGCTAGCGGGTCAACTACTTCTACACGTTCTGTTGTGGCTACAAAGACTGGCACGAGTTCCGTTTCAAGCTCGAAAACGGCCTCGGCGAGTCCTTGTACAACGAGGACTGCGCAAGCCTCGCGGACAACGACGGCGAGTGTAACTCAGACGAGGACTATGGCTTCATCGAAGACTTCCTCGGCTTCACCGTCATTCACGAAAACAACAAGGGCATCTAGCACCCCAGCCGTATCCGTAACAGGGACGCAATCTGTATCGGCATCAAAGACGGCCACGGCTTCGCCGACTGGGTCGCGCAGCGTTTCCAGCTCGAGGACTTCCACGAGTAGTGTGACGGGGAGTGTTTCCACGCGGGCCAGCAGAACAGCTACACAGAGCACACAGGCGACTAGGACCCGCTCGGGATCTACCACGATTACGAGAACGCCCCCTCCGTCAAAGACATCTAGCGCATCTACATGTGGCACCGCATCTATTAGGATTACGAGAACGCCCGTGATTTCCGTATCTGTATCCAGTTCGGCGACGCGAACAAAAACACCGAGTGTTTCTGCTTCATCGTCGGTAACTACTAGAGTATCTTTCACTGACCGGGGCACAAGAACGATTACTGCGACAGTGGGCGGTAGTAGAACCTCTTCCCCATTTCCCTCGGAAAGTGCGACAACCGGTCCGAGTATCAGAGAAACACGAAGCCCCACAGCTTCACCCGAGGATACTGCCACACCCTCTTCCACATTCAGTCCAAGGTCATCAAGAAGCAGCGTGGCCTCGATTTCTGTATCAGGTTCGACAAGTAGTTCCAAAACACCAAGTGCCTCCGTATCATATACTCCTTCGAGCAGGGGTAGCAGATCACACTCGTCTTCTCCTACGGTTTCATCGAGCGCAAGACAGACACCGAGTGGCCGTATATCAAATACCGTGACGCCCTCCGGCTGGATCACACGGTCGCAATCGTCTAGTCCATCACATCGCGCATCACGATGCTCTACAGCGACGGTCTCCAAGTCGGTGACGCCGTCTAATGAAGGAACGCCGACGCCGAGTATAACAACGTTCCCAACAGGAGTTACGGAGACTGTTACCACAACTTATACATCTTCTGGGATGGCTTCTACCACTGCTACGCATAGCACGACAGCGTGGGGTACGTTGACATATAGCGATACGAGTTCGAGCTCTGTCTCTTCTAGCCCGGAGGCTAGCCCTAGTGTTTCTGGATCGCCACCCCTATCTGTATCGAGTATGCCTTCTGATTCGGGACAGTCAAGTGCCTCCGTATCAGCCTCGGAGTTCGCCACACTCAGCCCCGCAGCAACGGAAAGCCAAACGAGCTCGAAAACTTCTACTGTATCTGTTTCTCAGACAGGCAGCGAGGTCGCTACAAAGTCATCGAGCGTCTCGACATCTGTTAGTAGGAGCACTACGGCTTCTAAAACTCCAACACATTCATCAAGCACATCGCAGTCTTTCACGAGTTCAAAGACGAATACGCTGAGCACGACACTCTCGTCGTCGCCTTTGGTTACGAGATCACACTCTGTGACCGCATCGCAGAGTTCCGTGCGGAGTGAGTCCGATTCTTCTTCGCTGGCTTCATCTGGCTCTCCCCAATCGTCCGAAAGTGTTATAGCAACTACGACGGACTCGCCTTCGACAACTGCTTCTGAAAGCTCAACAGGGAGTGGGAGGGTGAGTTCGACGACGACAGGAACAGCTACGGGAACCTCGATAGAGAGTGAGACGGCGTCCGCAACGGCCACAGGATCGCCTTCGGCCACTACATCTGAAAGCTCAAGAGGGAGTGGAACGGCGGCGGCCACGGCAAGTCAAAGCTCCACGGCCACGGGAACAGGATCGTCTTCTGCGAGTGCATCTCAAAGCACAACGGGGAGTGTCACGGCGGTCGCAACGGGAACAGGATCATCTTCGGCTACTGCGTCTCACAGCTCCGCAGTGAGTATGACCACAAGTGCTACTGCCACTGAAAGCTCGTCGGCAACAGGGTCGGGAAGCTCTTCAGAGAGTGTTACAGCAAGTGCTAGTGCGTCTAGAAGCCCTTTGGCGACAGTGACAGCAACTGGAAGCTCAGTAGGGACTGCGACGGCAGTTCCTAGTGCGACTGGGAGTTCAAGGGTCACTATTACTGGAAGCTCGACGACTACAGGGTCAGAAAGCTCGACAGGGAGTGTCACCGCAAGTGCTAGTGCGACTGGAAGCTCTTTGGTAACAGTGACAGCAACTGAAAGCTCAGTAGGGACTGCGACGGCAGTTCCTAGTGCGACTGGGAGTTCAAGGGTCACTGTTTCTGGAAGCTCGTCGGCGACAGGCTCGGAAAGCTCGGCAAGAAGTGTGACCGCAAGTGCTAGTGCGACTGGAAGCTCAAGGGCCACTGTCTCTGGAAGCACTTCAGTGAGTGCGACAGGAAGCTCTTCAGCAACTGCGTCAGGAAGCTCAGCAAACAGTGTTACAGCAGTTCCTACTACGACTGGAAGCGCAACGGCCACTGCGACTCTCACTGAAAGTTCAGCAAAGACTGCCACGACGGCCACTACTGCTACTGGAAGCTCGTCGGCCACTGGGAGCTCCTTGGCTACTGTAGCTGGAAGCTCATCGCCTACAGGGAGCTCAACAGGGACTGGAAGCGGCGTTACTACTGTGACAGGAAGCTCTTTGGCCACAGTCACGGCAAGCGTAACAGCTACAGAAAGCTCTATAGGAAGTGTGTCAAGCAACCCAACCACAACGAGTGTATCCACGCTTACAGCAAGCCCTACACCTACTGTAAGCGCAACTCCATCGGTCACACTTACTCCCACGAAAACCCAGACACCTTCTGCGACGCCTTCCGTGACTGTATCACCCTCTAGGACTATGACACCTTCTGCGACGCCTTCCGTGACTGTATCACCCTCTAGGACTATGACACCTTCTGCGACGCCTTCCGTGACTGTATCACCCTCTAGGACTATGACACCTTCTGCGACGCCATCGGTAACTGTATCACCCTCTAGGACTATGACACCTTCTGCGACGCCATCGGTAACTGTATCACCCTCTAGGACTATGACACCTTCTGCGACGCCATCGGTAACTGTATCACCCTCTAGAACCATGACGCCGTCAGTAACACCCTCCGCCACTATGACACGCAGTAGAACAGTGACCCCCTCTTTCACTCCTTCTGGGTCGCGGTCGCGTTCTCCAAGTGTCTCACCCTCTAAAACTACCACACCATCAGTTACCCCTTCTAAGACGACAACTCCTTCTGTAACACCCTCAGTTTCTGGCACGGTCACTATGTCAAGGACCGCCTCTAACACAGCTACTCCCACCTCTTCTATAACGGCAGGAGGATCGCCATCGCAGACAAATACTCCGACAAATACTATAACAAAAACAAGAACCCCTTCTGGAACGGTAAGCCCTTCCGTCACTATGACACGCAGTAGAACAGTGACCCCCTCTTTCACTCCTTCTGGGTCGCGGTCGCGTTCTCCAAGTGTCTCACCCTCTAAAACTACCACACCATCTGTCACCCCCTCTAAGACGATAACCCCTTCTGTAACACCCTCGGTTTCTCCCAGCGTTACGATGTCAAGAACTGCCTCCAACACAGCTACTCCGACATCTTCTATAACGACAGGAGGGTCGCCATCGCAGACCAATACTCCGACAAATACTATAACACGGACAAGAACCCCTTCTGTAACTACAACACCTTCCGTAACCCCTACAAAGTCGATAACCCCTTCCGCCACTATGACACGCAGTAGGACAGCGACGCCGTCCGTGACGCCTTCCGCCACTAAAACTCCGTCCAAGACGCGTTCTTCATCTGTGACTCCTTCTGTAACCCCTTCTATGACACCATCTCGGTCACGCACCCCCTCTGTAACCCCTTCCACCACTGTAACTCCTTCTGTAACACCTTCGCGGTCGCGTACCCCTTCTGTAAGCCCTTCCGCGACTATAACCCCTTCCAAGACGCGAACCCCCTCCGTCTCCCCTTCCAAGACGCGAACCCCCTCCGTCTCCCCAACGCGTTCGCGAACCCGTACAACATAGTTTAAAATTGAAGGCATATAGTTATATATATCGCCTTTACGAATGACGTCCCCACAGCAGATTGTGCCCCTTCTGCGCGAAGCCTCTGAGGCCTATTACAACGGGGGCAAATCCAAGATGAGCGATGAGGCCTACGACGGTCTTCTCGAACGTCTCCGAGAGCTTGATCCCGAGAATCCCTATCTAGAAGAGGTCGGTGCGCCCCCGCCTACACAGGGCGCTGTCAAGCTCCCCTTTCCCATGCCATCCCTAAACAAAATCAAACCTGGTGAGGATCAGCTGAAGCGCTTCTTGGCAAATCCGGGTGGATTCGTGCTAAGCGAAAAACTCGATGGACTATCCGCCCTCTGGCATAATGGAAAACTCTATCTCCGCGGTGACGGCCTTGTTGGGCAGGACGTATCGCACCTTGTCCCACTCGGCATTCAAGGACTCGTGAAAACCCCCGCTGTCGCCGTTCGCGGCGAGCTGATACTTCCGCGCTCTGAGGGCCAAGCACTCGCACGTAGTTGGGTGAATGGCCAGATTCACCAGAAAACACCCGATGCTGCGACAATAAGTAAGATCCACTTTGTTGCTTATGAACTCATGGCATCGAAGCTAACCCGCTCCGCCCAGTTCGAATGGCTTCGGGCGAATGGGTTCGAAGTGCCCTGGTTCTCCGCCATGCCTGTTGTGACCGAGACCGCCCTCGCAACCATTCTCCAGGATTGGCGCCAGATCAGCCTATATGACGTTGATGGCATTGTTGTGGGCTTGGACGCGGCATCAAAGTCCGAGTCAACTGCCACAAAGGCGAAGAATCCGAAGGACTGCGTCGCATTCAAGATGCCTCTCGCCGATCAGTCCGCCCAAACGACTGTTCGCGCTGTTCTGTGGGCCCCTTCAGCCCAAGGCTACATTATCCCGCGGATTCAGTTCGACCCGGTTCTTATTGGCGCAGCGACCATCGAGTTCTGCACAGGCCACAACGCGCGAATGATTCTCCAAAATAAGGTTGGCCCCGGTGCGAAGATCATCATTCGCCGTAGTGGCGATGTGATTCCAAAGCTCGATAGGGTGCTACAGGGGGCCGCGACGGCGAGCTTTCCGCCCGATGGAACCTGGTGCTGGGACGGCGAGGAGGCCACGGCAGCGCACATTAAGACCGTAGGCGCCAGCCCTGCGATGACTTCCGCGAAGCTCCATTACTTCTTGAAGACGCTGGAGATTCCCGGGGCGGGGCCGGCAACTGCCTCTGCTCTTGTAGATGCCGGTGTGGGGGGGCCTGCGGCACTATGGAAGGCAACTCCCGAGGCCCTATCAAAGATTCTCGGCCCGAAGATCGGCCCCAGCCTTCACGCAAATCTGCGCGAGATCCTCTCGAAGGTGAGTGAGATGACTCTCATGCACGCGTCGTCCACTATGCCTCGCGGCGTGGGCGATACGAAGCTCACCAGTCTATTCGCAATCGAGGCGGATCCGAGGAAGTGGACTTCTGTCGCAGCACCTACAGGTTGGACAGCCGAGTCCTTTCGGAGTTTCCTGGGCGAGTTCCCCAACTACGTAGAGTGGCGCACGAAAGAGCTCGGCTGGATCCCCTATCCAATCATCGGGCCAGCTGTAGCCGCACCTGCCAAAAAAGAGGGCGGTGAAGTGGTGTGTATGACCGGCTTCCGCGATAAAGCTCTAGAGGAGCAGGCGGATAAGGCTGGACATACTTTCACCGCTGCGCTCACTGCTAAGGTGACGCTCCTGCTTGTTCCCGATGGACCCATCAAGGAGTCTGAGAAGGTGAAATCAGCAACGGCGAAGGGTATTAAGATTCTGTCACGTTCGCAGTTCGTCGCGCAATATCTAGCATGAAAATAGGATGCAGCGTGGAGGATTTAGTCTAGGATCGTTGAAAAATTTAGGAAAATCCGTTCTGAAAAATCCGAGCAGCCTTACTTCTGTAAGTGGGCTACAAGCTGCTGTGGCAGAACAAGCAGAGAACAAAGTAACCGAGGCTGCCCTAAGCGCAGCTGGTATAAAGGACAAAAAATCGGCGGAAACTGCCACCGTTCTAGTGAAAAATGCAGGTGGCCTTACAAATATATGGTCTGCTACTACTACTTTTTTTAAGGTTACTTTACCTGCTTACACTGCTTGGTGGACAACAAGATTAACGCCCACTTACAACCCAGCGCTAACATACGGTGATCGTCTTTTAGCCCTATCGCCCTTTATTTTAGCTATTATAATCACTGTGATCGTTCTTGGAGTAAAACGGGGATGGTTTGTCAGTAAAAATACCGCGGGGGTGAGCACAACCCAACTAGATGGCGCTGAAAAGGTGGGCGGAGTTCTTAATGCGAAATCAGCAAATGCTCCATCAACTGTCATAGAGAAGTTCGCAGATGCCCCAAAACCCGTTTCTCCCGACACATACACACTTGTAAATATCCAGCCCCGCACAATAAAGCAAGTGGGGTTTGTTGGACCTCTACCTGAAGGTGGATTCGACGCGGCAACCGGCGCCGCGCAAGCTGTTCGCGCCGGGTTTCGGAGTTTCATATTCCAGATAGATTATCTGGATACGAGCCGCGATCTGACAAAGTTCCCCGCACCCGGTGTGGCAACCCTTTTATATCGCGGCGACGATGGCTCTCTTCTGAGTGTGAACTCCGCTGACATACGTGAAGTCGCACAGACCCTGTCAAACATCGCATTCACACCTGCCGCTCCCAACTACACGGAACCGCTTATCATATATCTACATATCACACGGACACCTAGTGCTGTTCGCGACCCTGAGGGTTATATTAAGTTCTTGGGTAGTATAGCAACAGCTCTGAATCCTCTTGCGCCCAATCATCTCGGAATGTCACCTCTTGGTATATTCAATCGTCAAAAACAGGAATCTGTTCTCATGAACACACCTTTGAAAAACTTCGAAGGTCAAGTGATTGTTCTCTGTAATGCTGATACCACACCCTTCAGAAAAGCGACACCACAAATAAATCCCGCAGACGATCTTGATTATTGGGTAAACGCCCGCGTATATTTGAACTCGCCCGACGATGTGATCGGAGTAACACAGACACCTGCTGTGGGCCTAACCCCTTCGGCTATTGTGGTGAAGTTAGATGATGTCCTACAACTTTCCGATAAAAAGGCCGAAGCCTTTGCTGCTCAAGCAAAGAGCACATTCGTTATTGCCATGCCGTCTCAACTGAAGAATCCGACAGCCAAAGAGCTTAATACGGCGATCAACTCTTTTGGTATAAATGTGGTTCCGATCGATATATTCAGCGAGTCTATAGAGAGTGTCCAGGCGCTGGTAGAAGAGTATAGTAATATGACCTTCCGCCCTAAACCGATCGCTCTACAAAATGCCTGATAAAGATAGTAAGGGCCCGAGGCCATGGAGGAAGATATTCAACTACGTCAGGTGTCTCCTAAAGTAGCAAAGACACGTGAAAGAGTTGAACACCGGTTGAAGAAGGCCGTGGAGCTCGCGGCAAATCGCCTGGACTACGAGGCAGCGCACGACGATTCTCTTCAGCACGCACTTTCCATCGTAGAACTCTTCATAAAGCGTAAAAAGAGGGTCTGTTATGGAGGAACGGCCATGAATGCGATTTTACCCAAGCACAGGCAGTTTTATGACCCTAATACGGACTTACCTGACTACGACTTTTATACTCCCGACGTGGATAATGACGTGAAAGAACTTGTCGCAGATCTGGAAAAAGAGGGATATGATGATGTTTATAGCAAGCTTGGTATCCACGAAGGGACGATGAAAGTTCTTGTAAACTACGTGGCCGTTGCGGACATTTCTTTTATCAATCCCGAGCTGTTCGCCATTATGTATAGACGTTCTGTGAACCTTGGAGGGCTTCACTACACGGATCCCGATATACTCCGCATGATGATGTATCTGGAAATAAGTCGTCCTCGCGGCATGGTGGAACGTTGGGAAAAGGTGTTTGAGCGCCTTCAGCTCATCAATCAGGAGTTTCCGATTCGAGTGAGTGGTTGTAGCAAGGCTAGTAAACAGCACTCGCCCGAGAGGTATATCAACAAGGCTACCCGAAAGGCGATTTTAGACTATGGTATTCAACACAACCGGATTCTCTGTAATGGCTCGCTTGACACCATATATGCGAGCGGTATTCGGCGCGGCAAATCGAAGTTTGAGATGTCAGCTGGTGGCCCGCTTTTATTCAGCAGTCCGGATCCTGTTAGCGACGCAAAAGAAGTGAGGGCAATACTTGATGATGATCTTATCAAACTTTACATGCACCCCGAGAGGAGCGATCTGGTTCCGCTGCGTATTGAGCTTCGTAGGGGTGATAAGCCTGTGTGTATGTTTATGAAAGAGACCGCATGCCATTCCCTTAATAAAATATCGATGCCCGATGGGCGGAAAATCAACATTGCGAGCTTGGAGTTCCTGATAACACTGTATCTCAGTATAGAGATATTTACGAATCACAGCAAAGATTACTTGGGTGAGCGTATCATGTGCCAAGTGAAACGGTTCATAGAACTCAGCGAGGAGAACTATCGGGCCAATGATTCTCAGTTCCCGCCTTTTAGCCTTGAATGCCAGGGATATCAAGTAGGATATGCCTCTCTGTTAAAGGCGAAAGTGGAACGTGTGAAGAAGGAAAAGGAGGCGCGCAAAAAGTCTTTGAAAAAGAAGGAGAAGGCGAAAAAGGCGTCCAAAACGCGCAAGGCGTCTGGCTCTAAAGAACCATGAAATACCTGGTATTTCATGGAACGGATTTCAAAAACTAAAGTTGGGCGTTTTACACCTAACTTTAGTTTTTAACGGTAGTAGAATGAACACGGAAGGAGGTAGAATATCAAATCTTCTGAGTGAGACCAGGCGTTGTATGGCCGCAGAGGCATTAGCAAAAGCGCAGGCACTAGGTTCTGGAGGGGCGTGTGGGGCACTCTGTGGATTCGTGCCACCTGTTAAACGCCAGGATACACCCATCCCGAGCATGGTGCTTTCTGCGACAGTAACGAACTGCTATTCCAAGTATCAGAGCTTGGAAGGGTGTGTCCCGGAGTCGACGCGTATTGCCCGTCTTCAACAGAAGACCATAGACGCCGATAAAGATCCCCTGAATCCTGCGACGAGATTTTCTCTGTATGCGAGGTTTTTTCCGGAACCCTGCCCCCCTATACCGCAGTGGTATGCAACTGCGGGTGAACCTGTTCTTCAAGGAAAGAACTGTGCTTTACCGAATAAACCTGATAACCCGGTGCTCCCTGGATAATATCGTTGCCCTCTACAGAAAATGCCTACAGCTGTCTTTGACTCCTCGTATCTGACGTTTCGCAAGCGCGCCGGTGTTCTGAGTGCCTACAAGTCGTCGATTGACGCCGCTGCGCTGTCCTCTACAGGGACTGTGCGCACAGAGCAGCCGACTCTCCAAACGGGCGAGATTATCACCACTCGTCGCCAGGGCGCGTGTTTCTGCGCGGATGCGAATGACGGCAACAACTTTAACCGCCCCACTACGGGGCCCTGCAGCTGCGCTCGCTAAGGACTTGCTTAAAAGGTTGTCGCTATTTTTTAATAGTTCGCTTCATGTCTGAAGATGATAATATAGAGCTTGGATACACTCGAGTTGTGGAAGAACCTGAGGGAGAGAATAGGGTTGCTGTATACATAACAGTAGGGATGTTTTTTGGCTTGGGACTGTTGATTGGAGGGGTATTGCTGATGGATTATTTATTTGCCAAAAAAATATGGTTGTAAGATCGGGGGAGTCAAAGAACTTTACTTCTTAGCCCCTGCCGCCGCAACAACCTTCTTCTTCGTCATCACCACCTTCTTCGGGGGCTGAGGCACCGGCGTCTCGTCGTCGTCCTCCTCCTCTGCGGGCGGCTGGGCAGCGGGTGCCTTCGGCTGCGGGGAGAGTGCCTCCTCGTCATCCACCTCGTCCTCGTCGTCGTGAAGAGCTGCGAAGCGATTGGCAGCAGCGGGAGCGGGAGCCGCGGCCTTGGTCACTGCTGCTGCGGGAGTAGAATCCTCCGCGGCATCCACGAAGCCGTAGCCGCGCAGAGTCGCGGGCACCTTGTCAGCGCGAATCTGGACCGCCTTCCAGCTCAGCCCGAACTTGGCACCAGCGAACCAGACACCCGTGCACTGAATGAGCGCCGTCATCACCGTGCCCTTCACCAGCACATCCTCCAGTGGCACATCCGTAAGCGGGCGCTTCTTGTCATCGTAGATCGCCGTCTCGAACTTGCCGTCGCGCTGGCGCAGCTGCAGCTTCAGCGTCGGCGGGTAGGGCTTCAGGTTGCCCTCCGCATCCTTCGCGAACTTCACCGTGGGCGTGTAAAGCTCGCTCAGCACCTCGCGGCTCTTGACACCCTTGAACCACGCAGCGGAGTTCTTCACACCCTGGTCGAGCATGAACTCATCAAGGCCGTGGAGCACATTGTAGATGGCGGCCGTGCTGGGGTTGTTCGCAGGATCGTCGTAGCCACGCAGCTTCAAGTCCACAGAATACTTGGGCGCAGCGCCAGGCACCTTGTCAAACACCGACATCCCGAAAGGGGTCTCCAGCGGACCCACCTGCATCATCAACGGCTGGCCACTGTAGTTCAGATAGGCCTGCTTGCCACCGGACTCGAGCGACTTCACGGCGGAGAAGGTCACGTTGTTAAGGCTGAAAGCGGAGGGCAGGACAACAGAGGGCATCTGGCACGGCTATGCTGAACACTGGGGCGCGGCAGCGAATCAATTTTGCCGCCGCGCGGGCCCGATTTTTTTTTGCGCCGGCGGTTTAGAATGCAGACAGCTATGACACAATCAGAGCGCATACGCCTCTTACAAGAAGCCGCTAACAAATATGTAAGCCGTAACAAGTGCGTAGATTCTTCTTTACAGACGCTAATCACCCAATCGAAGGCATCTTCGACCTACGCTCCGCAGACAGTTGCGGGACGCTCTGGCTGGGGTTCAGGAACAAGCTCCTTCAGCGTCGTTGCGACTGGAAGAGGCACGAATGGTGAGTATATCAATATGTTACAGGCCGCGCAGGCGAATGCGATCGGCGCTCCCTGCTCGAACACTCCCGCAGATACAGGAGTTACAACGCAGATTGTGCTTCCTACGCCCTGCGTAGACTTCAACGCGCCCCCATTCACTCAACAGAACATGTCGAGTTTCTACACGGCGCCATGTGTAAATCCCGGTAAAAGAGACTACTTTCCTGCCCTTCAATCCAATGGCCCTGGTTGTACTACAACGATCAACACAACGCCGAGCGGTTAAAAGGGGAGCGTGTAGTAGAAGGAAGAGATGGGTAAGAATGGGACTCAGAAAAATAAGAAACAATCGGGTGGCGCACCTATCAAGCCGCCGCCTGAGCAGAAACTCCGTTTTCATATTCTCGCCGTGCCACATACCATCACGCGGAGAGATTATAGTGCCTGTGCATATGCGATGAAGACATGGAAGTTTGGGAAGATGATGGTGCGCCGTGGACATACGGTTATTCACTATGGGCATAACGAATCCGATGTGGAGTGTACAGAGCAGGTGAATATAACAGACAATCAGCTTTTTAAAGATACATACGGGCACTATGACTGGAAGAAAGAGCTGTTCAAACACAATGTCTCGGATAACTGTAACCAGACCTTCAATCGGCGCGCAATCGAAGAGATCGGAAAGCGTAAGAAGCACCGCGATTTCCTTCTGCTTTTCTGGGGAATCGGACATGCGGACGTAGCAAAGGCGCACCCTGATATGATATGTGTGGAGCCCGGCATCGGCTGTTTCAACACGCCCTGTACACCCTTCAGCATCTACGAGTCCTACGCGGTCATGAACCACGTATATGGGCAGGAGAAGTGGGAGCCGAAGTGGACAGACGCCGTTATTCCCAACTATTTCGACTTGGACGATTTCAAGTTCAATCCCAAGCCCGGCGAATATTTCATGTATCTGGGTCGTATCATCGAGTCCAAGGGTATTGGAATCGCAGTAGAGATTGCCAAACGCACAGGTAAGAAGTTGAAAGTGGCCGGCCAAGGGGATTTCAAGGCGCAGCTGGGGTTTGAGCCGCCGCCAGAGGTGGAGATTGTGGGTTATCTGGAGCCGGCCCAGCGTGATGAGATGCTGCGTGGAGCTCTGGCTCTTTTGGCCCCTACCCACTACAACGAACCATTCGGCGGCGTAACCATGGAGGCGCTTTTCTGCGGGACTCCTATTATAACATCCGACTGGGGCGCGTTTGCCGAGAATAATCTTCACGGGGTGACTGGGTATCGGTGTCGTAATATGGACCAGTTCATCTGGGCCGCAAAGAACATCCATAAAATCAGTCGCAAGAAGTGTCGTGAGTGGGCGGAGAACAACTTTTCTCTGGAGCATATCGCGCCCATGTACGAGGAGTATTTCACGTCGCTGCTGCCCGTTTTTAACGGCAAGGGGTTCTACGAGGTAAATGAGGATCGTAAAGACCTTGATTGGCTCAAGAGACAATACCCCTCGTCTAAGTAGGTATGGCAGATCCGTTTGCGAACTTTAATATAAGTGGAAACCGTATGAGAAGTTGGCTTAAAAGAGGTAAGGCCAGGCCTAGTTATAATAACTTAGAAACTAGAACTAGTAAGTTTCTAAATGCATTACGATCAAAGACTGCGGCAACGAACCGATTTAAGGGGAAGTTTCAATATGTCGCAGATTTCTTCCGTTATGCCAGCGTGGATGAACTGATAAAGGTATACGAAAAGCTTAAGACCCGGAAAGGACACACTACAGAATATGCCAGCATAATAAACTCGGAACTGAATCCAGGACTGAAGGACACACCGACCGCATTTTTCAAAGCCTTCGAGAAACTATATAAACAACACGCTAACGCTGAACAGCGTCTACAGAATTTTATATCAACTGGCGTGACCCGCTCTCAAAAAAAGGCTCATTCTGCTCGTCGCATGTTATATGTCTATGTAATGAAATATGAAGATGTTGATCCCAGCTATTTTATTAACGTCTTATTTAAGGCGATTCCTGGTTCATATGAGCAAGGAAACCCCTCCAATCTCAGCCCTATGAGCCGAAAAAAGCGCAGCTCTCAATAGAGATGGGCACCACGCGAAAGGTGTCTAAGACTTTTCCGAAAGAACATCCCGAAAAGCCTTGGACAGTGCGAAAGAAATACAAGAAATGGATTCGGAAGCTGACGCGCAGAGGGGCGAATGTGCGGCGCTCCAAAGAGGAGGATCTGTGTGTCGGCAAACGGAATATTTGCGCAGGAGATCTCGGTATCCCGCGTAAATATATGCCCCAGTTTGGCGAAAAAGAAGATGTTCAGAAATTCATTCGATTCGTGCGGAAGGCCTATCGTATAAAGAGCTTTCGCACCAGACGTAAGGCCAGAGACCTGCGTCCAGCTCAGGGAGAAATCAGTCGTAAGAGAATCAAGGATCTCATCGCCCCTCCGCATGAGATTCTCAAAAAGGTGAAAATACCTCTTATCGTCTCGAAAAATAACTATATCGTAGACGGCCATCACCGCTGGGCCGCATATCGCGTAAAACGCCCCGAGGCCTCGCTGCCTGTTGTAGTTATTGATGCGCCCATCAAGGATGTTCTCGGAATCGCCGTAGCTTGGGGGGCAAAACATGAGAACTTCTAGTGGGTCTCCGGATCTATTATTATGAGACCCAGGCCGAGAAAAGATATCAGCACACCTATGAGTTGTAAGTTCCGAACTTTCTCCTTATAGAGGTAAATCCCTATGAAAAACCCGAGGAGCGTGCTGAGAACATTCCACATGAAGTTTGCAATACCGATACCCTCATACTTCACGGCCCATGCTAACAGAGGAACTACAACAACTCCGTAGATAATCGATGCTTTTATTATGTTGAAAACACCTCCTGCGCGCAAATAAAAAAGGCCAAATGCCTCTACAGGAGCTGCTATGGCAATAATGGAGAGTGCGACAAGTATATCTTTCATTACTAAGCTGCCCTATTTTTAATCAGATAGCATCCACGATCCATGGGAGGGCTACAGCGGCGGGGTGTGATGCTTGGACGAGCGCCATAAGAACATACATGGCACCCATCTTTCTCCGCTCCTTATCCTCGCCCCTAGTGACAAAGGCCTCCATAAGCGAGAGATTCCGTTTTTGCCACCACGACTTACTCTTTTCAAGCAGTTCATTCGGATCGAATTTAAAGAGTTTCTGCGCCCCGTTAATATGACCCGGAACAACCTTCTCCTTTTCAGCGCGAGTAAGGCCAAGACGAAACTCCCACAGGTCATAGAGTTTTTTGTAGAACTTGACATGGTCGCCTATATTCATTTGGTGATACCACTCACAGCTAAGATAGTAGCCGAGGGCCTCTATTTTTAAGAAAACATCGAGGACTGCTTGGTTCCATGTCTGCTCTGGAGATAACACATCTGTGTCGATATAGAGAATGTGGTATTTACGGGCGCGAAGCCAGTCGATACGTGCGTGTATTCGCGCTTTGGCAATGCTCGTCATTTCATCGCGCGTATACGGATTCTGAGAGGGGAAACCCGTTGCCATGGAATGTACCAGAGTTCGTATATCAAATGCCCATATACACTTCCGCTCATCTGCAAAACTCATGAAATATACCTGAGGTATCTGAGAGATCGGTTGTAGATTGTAGAGTTCGGTGTCATTTACCGCGAAATGGTTAGCATTTGCTGCTGGGCCTTGACCTCTGTAGCGGCGCAGAGGAGCTAGTAGCCGCCACATCAGCTGTATCTTTTTCGCAGCGGCATGATCCTTTCGTGTATATATTCTCATTGGCTCTATGCGCGGGCTCTTCACTTTAAAGGGTCGTGGGTTCTTGAAGTGGCGAGAGCAGTAGTCCCCGTGGATAGCTAAAAAGGGGCACTGAATGTCAGGATTCGCTCTGCTTTTGATATTTCGACACTTGCGAAAATCGCCTGCCAAGACTGAATTCATTCTCCCCTACCCTGACGCCGGGATTTACCCCAAACCGCCCCTCTTTAAGTAGAAATCGGTCATTTTGAACGCAGCCGCACATGAAGATGACCAACGCCCCGGCGATTTCAAAAAGAAAAAGGGTTGAGGGGGGTCAGCCTAAAAAATACGGGGGGCGCGGGTCCAAAATTGATGACCCGGTGTCGCTGTATGACCAGTATAGCGCGTAAAATGCCTGCCCAGACTTCCTCATCTCCCGGTATAATGAACTCCGCCGCCCCTGCCAAGTCCGCTGCCAAGTCTGTTGCGAAGAAGCCCGTTGCGGCGGCGACCCCTGCGCCTGCGCCTGTGGCGGCGCCCGCCCCTGAGGCGGCGGCGCCCAAGAAGTCCGCCGCGAAGAAGGCGGCGGCGGCCCCCGCGGCTGCTGCGCCCGTGGTGGTGTCCTCTACGCCCGTGGAGGCGGCGGCGGTGGCCGCGCCCGCTGCGCCCGCGACGACCCTCGATGAGGACCTGAAGGCCGTGACGGCGAACCTGACCACGCTGCGCGAGACCACGGCGGCGATGCTGGCGCAGGTGAAGAAGCTGGAGAAGCGCGTGCACCGCGAGATCAAGGATGCGCGCAAGCGCAAGCGCCGCTCGAAGACGGAGGAGGGTGCGGACGCGAAGCCCCGTGCGCCCAGCATCTTCGAGCGCCCCACCAAGGTGACCGATGAGCTGTGCGTGTTCCTGGGCAAGCCCAAGGGCACCCTGATGAGCCGCTCGGAGGTGACCAAGGCGGTGAACAACTACGTGAAGGAGAAGGAGCTGAAGAACAAGCACGACATCAAGCCTGACGCGGCGCTGAAGAAGCTGCTGGCGATTGGCGATGCCGACCCGCTGACCTACTTCAACCTGCAGCGCTACCTGAACCGCCACTACGTGAAGGAGCCGGCGGTTGCCGCCAGCTCCTAAACGGCTGATGCCTGGGGGGAATAAAAAACGCAAATAAGATTGGGGGATAGATTTTGAGGGGTAGGTTTTTGGATAAGACACGAACAGGTTTGTTGCTCCTTGGATAAAAGCAGCATCAAGCAAGCGTGTCCGAGTGGTTAAGGTGTTGGGCTTAAGATCCAATGGAGAAATCCGCGTGGGTTCGAACCCCACCGCTTGCATTCAGCCTCTTAGCTCAGCTCCAGGCTACGCTAAGAGGCCCTTAGCCTCTTAGCTCAGCGGTAGAGCGTCGCCTTTACACGGCGAAGGTCGGGGGTTCGACACCCTCAGAGGCTACTTTTGTCTGCTTGACCGAGTGGTTAAGGTGCTGTGTTTAGGCCGCAGTCCGAAAGGGCGAGGGTTCAAATCCCTCAGCAGACACGTTGGCTCTATAGTCCAGTGGTCAGGACCCCAGACTTTGAATCTGGTAACCCGAGTTCGAATCTCGGTAGGGCCATATTCGGGCCTCCCAACACCTTTTAGATGTTGGGAGGCCTGATAGCTCAGTTGGTTAGAGCATTCGGCTGTTAACCGGAAAGTCGAGGGTTCAACCCCCTCTCGGGCCGAGCTTTTTTTCAGATACTTCTAGTGTCTGAAAAAAGAGTCGTGAAACGATTTATGCGAATACTCCTCTGAAAACCTTCTTCATGTAATCGCTCGCGTTATGAATGGCCTGCGCCTCATGGACTTGAAAGGGCTCGATCGTAGGAATACCCTGTGCGGCAAGCTGGGAGTTCACCAACATCTTCACATAAGACTCTAAAGGAGCATCACCACCGGGTTTATGGACCGACGCGGGAATGGAGCTCGCACCAACAGCCCTAGCAACACCGGGAGCCGTAATCACGGAATAGTTTGTCGAAGCACTCACAGGCTGTTTACTCTCGGGCCGAACATTGTTCATCTGTGTTTTACTAGAATCCCAGCCATGAGATACAATCACACCACTATCCGCCGCCGCAGCCAAACTAGCAGCGGAAGGTTTATCCGAGTTTCGTGTATCCGCGGCGGGAGGAAGCTGTGGGATAGAGGACGCTCCACACTGTGTAGGGCTCGTTGCCACCTTATCGGTAGAGCACGTGTCAGGCGGAGGCATACCAGATTTATCGAGATTCACACATTTCTTCTTGTCATTACAGTATCCGCATCCGACCCGCTGCGAACACTGAACACAATCTGTTATTCCATCGCACGGGCATTTGGCCGGCAAGTCTATCTGTTTTTCCTTGGGACACTGACTTACCCCCGTTCCAAACTCGCTGCTCTTCAAGCACTTTGCAGATGTTTCACAAAAGGCGCACCCAGTCGTATTCGCACACTCTTGGCAGTCCGTTATATCACTACACTGCGGCACGGGGCACTTTGAAACCTCCTTGATATTGTTGTGCGTAGTATCAGCTGGAGCCGCAGTGGAGGTGTCTAAACATTTCTGTGACATGCTACCGTCTCCCGCAGTGACTTGCTGCCACGTACACTTGTTGTATAAGGCACAACCACGGCACTTTGTTATACTACTACACGTAATATCGGTACACTCTCCGAGGCTCGTGATAAACTTATTGAGTTTTGTGAATGCGCCATTTTTCTTTATCATTAGCGCCTGTAGCTTTGCTGTTATCAGAGGATTCCCGGCGCTTTTCGGTATACAGGCCAAAACTGTTCCATCTGTTACACCATTTAGACCAGATACTGGATCAGCGTATTCACTCGCCCAGCCACATCCTGAATCGCCCAAGCACTTACTACATGTGTTATAGGCGGCGCATCTACCCTGACTATCTGTTTGACTATACACGGGTAAATCAACGAATCCTTCAAACACGTAAAAAAATGCCGTTATAAGAATGGCTGCTATGATCAACCATACCACGAGGCTTTTCATACCCTCTCTCTAAAGAGCCTCTAGAAAGCTTTTACAAGTCTCTAAATGGTCGGGGCGAATGCGCGAATCCCATGCGCGTGCCTTGAAATGCTCCCTGGCGTTTTTCAGAGTCTCCGCATCGCGTAGCACGTCCAACTGCGCCTCCTTTATAGTCCCTTTCAGAAGCGTTTCCATATTCTTATAATGGCGCATCCACCCGAATGCCGTATTCGTATTTATACTTACAAGCCCTCGGAGAGGTTCTACGCCGCATAAGATCCCCGCGTCCAATAATCCGGTGGGCGTTAGCCCCTCGCCCTCCAAAACCTCGTTCATAAGAATCTCCTCGAACCCATCATACGACTTCCGAAAGGGTATCCATAGGCGCTGCACACCCGAAAGGATGAAGTCCATATCGGTGCTCACCACAACATCCAGCTTTCCTGCGCCCACCAAGTCTGTGAGCACATCATCCGCCTCGCCGGTCGCCTTTACATATGGAATGCCCATCTTGAACAACGCCTTCTGAACTTCGTGTCGTATTTCCCGTGTCATATGCCAGCCTTGAAACTCCAGACGAGCTACAGAGAACTCCAGTATCTCTCGTTCCTTACCTGTTATATTCGTCTGCGCAAGATGCTCTTTGAGCGCTGTTGCCTGTTGGGTGGCATCCTGTCTCGCCTCACGCCGCTCTTTTACTTCCGCCTCCTTCTGTGCCGGCGCCTTACCATCAAACACAAAGAGCAGCCGATGACCCTGGTTCTTCAGCTCTTCTAAGCAGGGATACATGTCGACGTAGGCCGACTTGTATTTATAGAGCATGGACATAGCATCTACGCCGATGCGCAGAGCCGGTGTTGTTGGAATCGTCTGTGTGTAGATATCGTGTCGATATCCACGCAAATACGTGTAAAGTCCTTTGACACCCATAACGTTTCGATATGTTCGGGGGGTTGGGGCATGCGCAAAGGCAATTTTATCACTTCGCCTTCGCCTCCTGTAGCTTTTTTGCCTCCTGTCGTAAATACTCTGCCATCGCACGCAACTCCTTTGCCGTCTGCTCCGTAACCTTTGCCAGTTTCTCCTGTTCTTCTGCCTCTTTCAAAAGTTTGGCGATCTTGATATCTACGCCAGGCATTTCTACTAACGTCATGATGATTATTTCCGCCAGAACGGTCCAATCGACGCCACCAACAGGTAAAACGTAGAGAGGATCGTTGAAAATATTGTTAATACAGATATATCCCTATCACTCTCGCGGTCAAGTTCCCCCTTTAAAGAGATCCGAATAGCTGTAAGCACGAATGGACTCAGAATAATGCCAAAGAGCGCAGATAAGCTGATTAATAAACCCAAGGGGCTAGAAATTCCTAATTGAACCGCAAAGGAAAAAAGCGCAACAAAATACATCAACGGTGAAAGGCTAGCCAAAGCAGAACAAACGATTTCCGCAAGAGATATATATTTATTCTCTTTTTTGTCGCCCTTTATCAATCTATACGCAGTCAATCCAATCAATACGGTAGCCCCTAGAAGCATCGGAACAAGATAATAACTCTGACGCATGAAGCTATCATAAACAACGCTGGCACCTTTTTTACGAAGCACCATCTATTATAAGGTGGTATTTCGTAAAAGTGTTGAATGGGGGAGGCTTTGGATTCTTCGGAACCGGAATCGAACCAGTGACTTGGAGAGATTTGACCTGAGGCACAAGTACCTACAATCTCCCGCTCTACCAACTGAGCTATCCGAAGTGGCTTCACCTGCGCCCCAATGTATAGTATACAGCTTTATTTAAGCCATTTACCGCAGGCGGAGAACCAGATGAAGTGTGGACTCCTTCTGGATGTTGTAGTCCGACAGCGTGCGACCGTCCTCCAGCTGCTTGCCGGCAAAGATCAGTCGCTGCTGGTCCGGCGGGATGCCTTCCTTATCTTGAATCTTCGCCTTCACACCCTCAATCGTGTCCGAGGACTCCACATCCAGCGTGATAGTCTTACCAGTCAGAGTCTTCACGAAGATTTGCATTTCTAATATGTTTTAGAGATAAATATTTAGGCCTCCAACATCGGGTGCGTGAAACGCAGCGACTTTGCTCTCCTTGCGGTTACATGACGCGGGGCCGGAAGCTCTATACCGAGACGACGATACATTTGCTCTCGCCCGCACAAATAACGCCACCCATAGTCGCTCGCATCATGCGTATTATTCACGTGTTTGGCCTTCCAGTTGGTATCCGCGATCCAGTGGCTCTGTGCTACCCAGAGGCGTTTTGCTAAAAGGGGCTTACCCTTCGATAGCAGCGCAATAAGAATCAGCTCCGCCCATGTTTCCACCATGGCTTCGCGTTCCGGAATCGACCAGTCCTGTTCGTCCAGACAAGCGGCGTGAACCATCTCATGAATGAGAACCCGTGTGGATTCCTCGGCACGATAAATGAATATTCCGTGAGTGGAGCAGCTTACCGTATACCCCCCATTCACATGCTCAGGCCCCAGATCCTGACCCTCATCAGGAAACTCCCGCTGTTTCTCTGCAGCGAAATAGGTGACCCGCCACGGTTTATGATCCTTCGAGGGGCCGAACCAGTGAAATATCTGCGCCCAAAGTTCCCAGTTCGGTTCTCTAATACCCGCCGGCAAAAACATGAGAACACGAGCCAGGTTGCCGAGGCGCTTAGATACCAGCCGCACATTCCCCGCCTTGTATCCATTCCATATTCTCACTTTCAGGCCGAGACGATCAAACTGCGTCCCAGTTGTTGCCTCTGTCTCTGCAGCCGCCATATCTGCCGGCTCAGGCTGGCATTCCACCCACTTCCCCGCGTGAGGCTTCCATATTTCTTTTGCGTGGCTTACCAGCTCTCCTAGAACTAGGGGGAGCATCTGCTTCAGCGTTAGTAAAAATACTACGGAGTTGTAAAAAAAGACTCTCCCATAGAATCGGGATACGATAACTTGGAATCGTGTATCCACCACCCGTTGCCTCGCACTTCGCCAATGCGCTAATAGCTGTCTTACGCTGAACTTCCGTAATCGCAGGATGACTCAAAAGAACATCCAGAATGTAGTGCGTTGCCTCCACCCATCGCAGATTCCGCATCAGCATCTCGTAGACATAGGCTTTCACCTCCTTGACATCCTGGATCTTCGGAGAATCTGCCCGTCGCCATTTATCAATAATCCCTTTAAAGATGGTAGGCCAGTCTGCCGGCTGAATACCCACTATATTCTTAAAGTTTTCAAATGCGCGATCCTCTCCTGCGACTCCTATCTCCACAAACCAATCGCGAATCCGCTGAGGCACGGGGAGCTCAGATGTAAGCCAAATAGAAAGGTCCCCCTCATTCTGTTCCAAACAGGCCTGTAATAGAAGAACTGACTCGGAGCTCAAAAGATGTGCGTGATATATGACAAGAATACGGGCACCGCGTCCCTGCTCTCCTGCCATAACCTGTGAACCCTGCCCGAGGTTGGTAAGAACAGGTCGGAGAATCTGTTTATCCTGCATGGACATACGGGCTATGTCAAGTCCCATGTGAACGAGCGATGTCTCCATCATGAACTGCCCAGCACTGCTATCCTCTGGGTCGGCCCCCTCATCCGTCGCACCGGCCTCTGTCACATCGCCGGTGGCCCCAGTGGCCCCCGTGCCGCGCATTTGTATACTAAATGGTAGGCCACGTAGCTCAGCCACTTTTATAAGTGCCTCGCGAAGAAGAGTTTTTTTACCACTCCCCGCCATTCCTCGCCAACATATGGAAAGACTATCCATCTCATATAGTGTTGTTGCATGGCTTTAAGGGGCTAAGGGTTATGTGCGCTTTCTGTGTAGGATGGAATGGGCGATACCCTTACAAAATTTTGAAGTATCAAAAACACAACTTGGCACGCCGTCGCAGGGCACAAAACTTATGTCACCCCTCTCATATATCGATGAGGGTATTGTTTTCACTACACTTACCCTTTTATTACCGTCACTTTCCGTAAAAAGCTATGATGCTGCGACAGGGCGCCTACAAGTATCTCTACAGGGGGTGGGAGTCGCAACGAAACTTCAAGAGTTTCAAGAAATGTTGATTCAATCTGTATATGCCAATCAGCGCGCATGGTTTCCAGGGGAGCGCGTGGTCGATAAAGAAAATATACGCCTTGGTTTTCAACCGTTCGTTGAAAAAACTTCTATTCATCTGTATTGCCCCTCTTCACCGGCAGGGCCTCCTAATGAAATATATAGCTACGTGAAAAAAGAGTGGGTGCGTGGAACTATTTCGCCGACTCTTCTTGCGGCCGGAAAGACTGTACGTCTGGCTATAAAGTTTCAGGGTGTTTCCTATCATCAACACCCTTTATCGAAAGTGTGGACGGGGAAATTTCGCCTTCAGCATCGGATTGTAGCGATTATGCTTAACTAGAGTTCAACTGACGAAGAGAACTTATACTCACACTGATTACAGATATCAATAGGGTTACGTGAACCATGAACAATATGTAGGAGTCTTTCGATGGGGCTCCCTCTGCAGATTTGAAATAGAAATAAGCAGCCCCTGCCATGACAAGCATAAGAATCGAGTTAACGATTGTTACATTTGTTATCGCTTTTATCATGTCGTTTTTAGCGTCACTACTTCCAGAAGCTTGTCCTACAACAATAATGTTGTATAGAATCGAAACTAAGAATAACATGAGGACGACCCAATACATTACATCCCACATTCTGAACCCTTAACTAATATGGTACACGTATTTGTGAGAGTTATTGGGGTGGGGCAGCGGCGGCGCGCGCGGCATTGAGGCGGGCGAGGGCGGCATTGCCAGCAGCTCTACCAGCGGGTTTGGCGGGAGGGGGTGGCGGGGGTGCCGGTCTATTACTTCCATTACCAGCACGGGGCGGCGGGGCATTTCTTCTTCCATTCGGGGGCTGTAAACGGTCGACAATACCTCGTACAGTTGCTGGATCTGCTAGTTGAATGTTATTAAGATTAAATAAAACATATAAACAAAACCCCAAAACTATAAAAAAGAAGGGGGTCGCAATCATATACCAATAATCAGCCATACTCACTGAACCACAGTCTCCATCCATCTCTTCTTGTCTTTCTTGAGGTTATCTATCTCCTAGTTAGTATGGCACCTACTAGAAAAAATAAAGGGGGTGCGAAGGGGCATACAAAGAAGCAGCCAGCGCCGGGACCATCACAATGCCACCCATCCATGGGTAAAAAGGCCCCCTCGCACGGTTGTATTCCCTTTGAAATCCTACAGCGGGTCGGAGGACAAATCGGATCACATCTCAAAGGTAAGGCGCTGCGGAAAGATATCGAGAAGCGTCTGTCCATACCATCGGGGGCGGAAAGGACATTTTTGATGAAGCTCCCCATTAGCGATCAGGAGAAAGCCGATCTCGCTCGCAGATACCTTCGTCCCGCCGCCCCAGAATCCTGGAAAGAAGATCCTGATATGTGGCTTGACTCCAATAACATAGCCGCCGTTCTAAATCAATATGAAGACGCATATCCGTACTTTGAATTCATGGGACCTTTTCCCATCGATTTCGCAGCCCCCGACCCGTATCAAAAAGGCTCCGCCGCGGGTGGGGGAGAAGCCATCGTCGAAAAGAAATGCCTCATGAATGAAATATGCGAGCTACGTGTGACGAAGGCTCTTGAAAATGGGACAAAATCAGTGGGAATCGTATATAATCTCGATCCCCACTTTAAGTCCGGTAGCCACTGGGTTGCCAACTACATTGATATACCGGGGCACAAATGCTACTATTTTGATTCATACGGCATGGCCCCGCCCATGCAGGTGGCCCGCTTTATGAAATGGCTCACAACCCAGGACCCTAAGATGAAGCTCGTGTATAACAGCAGACGGCTCCAGTTCAATAATACCGAGTGTGGTATATACTGTATTTATTTCATTATCCGCATGCTGGAGGGCGATTCGTTCCTACAAATAACTCGCCGCAAACCGAAAGACTCTGATATGTTGGACTTACGCGATTGGCTATTTTCCACGTAGCGGTAGAGTGCGCCTCTCCCAATCTAAAAAGGACCGGCGTCTTAGATAGAGAGGTTCTTCAATGACGGACATACGACCCGGAACAAACACCCAGGCCCAGTTTTTTAACCCAAAGAACGAGGCCATGTTGGATCGCCTTCTACAATCTGATTTCAAGCGACGCATTGGTGGTGATCTGAGCGAGAAACAGAACCAGCGCCTCGTGAAAACGGTGAAGCACTATATGACGGAGGTTTACTCGAAGAATCCGGAACAGTCTATCCAGTTTTTGAACAAGGAGGTTCTTCAATCGGTGGTCCCTGACTATATGAGCTATCTGAAGCGGAATGCGGGTCCGACTGTGGCCGAGGAAGAGGAGGGGCCTCTACGCTCGGACGTAAACTCGCGATTCAGCCAGATTCAGACGGAGCGCCAGGGCGTTGTTGCCAACCAACCTACCGCCCCGGATTTTCGTATTAGCCTGGACTCCGACGGCCCCTCGCCGCTTTCACGCTTCGAAGAAATCAAGAAAGTCCGCGAAATGGAGGCGGCACGTGAAGCCGAAACTGCCGCTGCGATGTCCGCGACGCGCACCACGACTGTGAGCCAAGAGATCGTTCTGGCGACGCGGGACAGTAATAATAGCCGCTTTGTAGAATCCGACGTGGATTTCCGTAATGGCAACGAGGCCGCTCGTCAGCGCGATCAGCTGTCTTTGATTATGCGCGAAGCCGAGCGTGCCGCCTCGCGCACGGAGATCGTTTCTAGCACACGGACACTCCCGGATCCTCGGTCTGTTCTTCTGGGCGAGATGCAGCAGATTCCTCCTACTAGCCGCGCGCAAGGTATCGCATCTGCCAACCCCACCCTGGCGGTCCCCGAATCTTTTCGGCAAAGGGCTTCCCTACCTCAAGATGTGCTGAAGCCTCAGGATGACATCGTCAGCTATAAAGAGGTGGAACACAACCTCTATGTATACAGCGCCGATCGTGATTGGGTAAGCAATACCATAGAGAATCGCTACAACTTCTCCGTGACCTTTGATCCCGCGAATAATCAGTCTGGATTCGGCTACAACACGGCGACGAATATTAAATTCAAGAACATCGTGCGCATCGAGTTCGTCAAGGCGATTATGCCGACAGAGAGCTTTGATATTCTGATGACGGCTGCCGCGAGCCCTGCGGGGACACCGACGACCGGTCTGAACACCAACATCTTCTCGTTCCCCTATCTCCAGGTGCGCATTCCCGAGTTGAACGTGAATGGCTATGGCACAAATGACGGTATTAACAACGCCTTCGCCGCGATTTCCTATGACGCCTATTGGACCTCGGACAGCAACGCGGCCAACCGTGGCTATGCGCGTATGATCCCCAAGTTCCTAAAATGCCAAAAGGTGTATTACCCTACACCTCTCGCCACCCTACAAAAGCTCACATTCCAGATTCAGCGCCCCGATGGAACATACGTGAGCACCACCTCGGATACACTCACTATATCTATGATTCTGATGCCTACGAACGCTGTCAGCACGACCAACTACAAAGGGACTGGCGCTGCCACATATGAGTGGATCTGGCTTCAGACTTCCACATGGTTCAACCAGTTCATGTTTTCGCAGGGCGATCGTATTGTGCTAAAGAGTGTTGGGTTCGATTCCACACTCACGGCGAATACCGGCTTTGTAGATGTGGTGAACTATCTCACTCAGCCGCAGGGCCTACTGATATCGGCGATTGGTCAGAGCACAGGCGCCAGCACCGGTTATACAGACGGTGCGAATGTGGCCGGCTACGCGAACTCCCTCATCGTGCGCAATAGCTTCCAGGACCCCACACTCGGGCTCACAGCAGTGAGCACATGGGTGCCTACCTATATTACTTCTCTTGGGAACTTTACGAAGAATGCTTCTAGCACAACTATCACGCCTGTTGCGGGTGGGAGCGTGAGTCTTACACTCGCCACCGGGCTTTCCTATACAGCTGGTATGAGAGTCTTTGTGAATGGCGCAACGGCTGCGAATAACTTTACAGGGGTTGTCACGAGCTACACCAGCGGAACGGGTGTCATTGTCATCGGGAGCATCGCAAATATTAACGGCTCGTTTGGATCGGCGGTGATATACACCGTAACCGCGGGCACCATTCCCTCCGCCGGCCGCCTCATCAATATGAATCACCAGATTCAGATCATCATGCGCGTCATCACGCGTGAGATGGATTCGGCGGCGAAGCTGCGGCCGGATAATCTGCAGGCTTGAGCGCTTTGGCGCGAAAGCCGCTAGCGACGAAGTTTACTGAGGAGCTACAGGCTTAGACGTAAGCTCCTTCTTCAGTCGCTCCAGATACAGAATCCCGTCCATGAGCTCATCCTGGGCGTGCTGAATCCAGTCAAGGGTCTTCAGATCCGTGCGGTCCAGCGTGACCCCGTATTTCTTCACGCCAACGTCAGACCGTTCCTGGAATTTCCGGATGACGGCCTGGACGATGCTATCAGGCTCCATTATAGTTATACCTAAACCGCGGGCTTTATGTATTTCAAAGAATGTGGCCCGATGCCGTAAAAAGCGTCTATGTTCTCTGTCATCCTGAAAAGGAGAAGGCGCGCTACGATCGTCTCATGCCACATCTTGCGGCCGTCGGCATCCCTGCCGATCGTATCAAGATCTGTGCACCCACCTGGGGATCTGATCTGACCGTCGATCAAATCTTCGCCGGCTACAACCCCTATTTGAAGCGCGAGGTACCCACCTTCACGTTCAAAGGGGCATCTTTGAGCCGTGGAGAAATCAGTCTCGGCCTCAACTTCGCCGCAGCTGTAAAAGCCGCCGCGGAAGGACCCGAAGGCCTCATCATGACTCTAGAGTCCGACGTGTGGCTGCGCGAAGATTTCGTGCCGCGTCTTGTAGCACTTCTCGCTGACGCTGCCGGCCGCCCTTGGGACTATATTAGTCTGGGCGAAGGTGTTGGCACACGCCCTCCTGGCGCCCAGTTCTCCTACTACGCCCCCAGTAAGGCATACGAGCCACCCCATCAGTGGGTTTTCCGCTGCACGGACTCCATGCTCTTCACAAGCGATTATATGAAACGCCTGAATGGCACTTTTCTGCCGTTCAGGGAAATCATAGACTGGGAAATGAACTATCAGCTGATGCGCCACCGAGGAAAGGCCCTCTGGGCCGATCCGCCGCTCGCGGAGCAGGGCACGTGTAACTCACGTCTGATTACTTCTCTGCCGGCTTAGCAGCAAGGTTCACCGGCGGCCCAGGTTTATCCACCCCATCGACCTTCCGCACACCCGTCGTTCCCAACTTCTTCTCGGGCATCGTTTTCACACCCTTCTTTACACCTGGCTGCTTTGGGTCTTCTATCTCCTTCGCCTCGAACGCCTCGTATCCTGTCACTTCCCCCGTGGCGCTGAGAATCTCGCGCAGGAAATACGGGACCTTATTAATCTTCTGGAAAACCTCGCGGGGTTTCAATCCGCCAGAGCATATATCGTCCATACCCTCGTATTTACTACCCTCCAAGATGTCCTCATCCAAAATCGGATTGTAGACGAAATCACCCACCTTACCCTTTAGAGGTAGACAACGGAAGCTACGATCCCCGTTCTGTTTAATACTGAGCTCGCAATCCACCGCCGCCGCTTTCATGACACACTCCAGGCCCTCAACGATTTTCCGCTTTCTTTCAGAAATCGTATAAATCATTTCGTCTGTGGTTAGAACATACGTGGTCATACCAGGCTTAATAGGGAGTCCGAGATCCTGCGCAGCCTTTGCGTCCACGCTGTCATGCTGTAGGAGCGTATCAAGGATTCTGTCAGGGCCCGTGCGATCTTTCTGGGCCGCTTCCGAGAAGCAGGATATATACGTATAAATACTCACGTTGCGTTGATCTTCAGGCAGATCCAAGTGGCTGCCAATACGAATGGCGCGTCCCTTTACTTGTCTGAGGCGCACTTCGTTCCAATACGGCTCCATAATGTGAACGGCGCGCACGTTGCGAAGCGAGAGGCCTTCTGCGCCCGCGGACGTAATACAGAATACACGGCACAGCTCGCCCTGTTTGTTATCTGCGTATCCGGCCCTCTTCAACACCGCGTTCATCGATTCAGAAAGCTCGGAGAACTTTGCGTTGAAAATATTCAGGGCCGCGCGACGGACTTCGGGCTTCTCGCCACCCGAGAATGTGAGATACCTCGGCTGCTTTCCGGGGCCGAGAAGGAGAGAGGCTTCTGTTTGGGGAGTGAATGCCACCTTGTCGCCCACGAGAGTTAGCTCAATAGGAGCATAGCCGTTGATCTCCATAGCTACACGAAATATACCGATACCCTCCATGTCGAGGAACTGGCTGTATACAAGGGACGAACCAGGGGCGGCGGCGATACGTTCCAGCATGGCCGCGTATTTGGCGGAATAGTTCGCCAGCCCGTCTGAACCTCCGAGAGTCATCTTCGACTTTGCGAGAGTTTTGAGACAGTTGCGCGCACGAGCACAGGCGTCTTTGTATTTTTCTCCCGGTTTTGTTCCGATTTTACAATCCCCTATGTCTACAGCCGCAGCAGCTTTCGTAGAAACTTTGAGTGTTTTTCCGCGGGGTTTGGGAGGAGGAGCAGCCACGGCGGCGAGAACAGCAGCGGAAGGAGCAGCAACGGCAGCGGAAGGAGCAGCAACGGCGGCCGTTCTCGCTGCCTTCTCCGCTCTCAACTCCGCCATCGTTTTACCCCCACCACCCTGAGGTGCAGCAAGGGGCGGCATATTTTTGGCTTCCTCCAACTCCTTCCGCATTTCCATGAATAATGTTTGAAGGTATTTTGATCCCTTTTCATTCGCTGGTTTATCCGCCTCCGACTGAACTAAGCGCTTCGTTCCTGTAGAAAGCAATAAACCTCCCAGATTATGCTGTTCAACCTTGGCCTTAACGGCTAGTTTCATATAGGCCGCCTTTTCTCTTTCATCGAACACTTCCGGTTTATGTTCTTTTGATTGAGCCAGTTCTCGCGCTTGTTCTGGTGTAGGAGCTTCCGCAATGCGTTTCTTCCAAGCAGGATCGTGTTCGAACTTCGATGATTGATAATAATGCTCCAAAGTGGGATATACCTGCCCGTAAAGGGTTACGGGTAACGCTGTAAGATTACTCAATACTTTCAGGCGGTTATTGATATCCTTACCGAAACGGAACTCATCCGCAGTCTCCCCTTCTTCCAGTTTTGCCTTTGGCTTCAGCTTGAGTGTTTTGCCCTTGCTTACAGGCGCTTTCTCCGCAGCCTCACCCTTGTAAAAATAACCCTCTTCGTTGTGAGGCTGAGGAACACGGGGTGCCCTTGCGAGTCGCTCATATTCTGCCGCCTCAGCTTCATTCCCTTTTTTTCCGACATCCCTATATTCTTCAGGAACTTCTTCGCCTCTCTCCTCATAATATTCACGAATCAGCGCATTTGTCTCTTCGCCCGCAGTTACAGGGACTTTACGAGCCGCGGGCCCCTTTTCGTCCTCATCCCTCTCTTCATAAAGTTCCTCAGCAACGGCCGCATCTTCTTCCGCCGCCGCCGCCGCATCCTCATCATCCTCGTCCTCTAGCTGAAGTTCTTCCTGAACCTCGGGTTCTTCTTCCGCCGCCAACGTAACAATTCCCGCAGGTGCCTCACCCTCCTCCGCCTCCTTTTTACTCTCTGCAGAGTTGGCAGCTGGCCGTGTAACTTCCGAGGGAAACGCAAAGTTACACGCCTGGCGCGATCCCATTTTATAGTTATTCGACGATGTACTATCACCCAACTCATACACTTTCGCAAACGCCGCATCTATCGACTTTGTTCCCTGGGCCTCCATCTCCGATTTGACTTCCGTTGCGCGCTTGAACGAATAGGCCTTCTGGGCGTAGGGGCTGAAAGGGACACGCACAATCTCATCGGATTTCACACGCGGCATTAGCTCCAGGCGGGACCCTTTATAGTAGCTAATGAGACCGGTGAGGCGTGTAATGAGAATCGGCTTATTCTTCAGATTATTTCCCGCCGTGAACTTTTCACGGAACGAATCTCCAAAGGGGGGCAGTAGTTCATGCGATGCGGGTGTCAGTTTTCCAGAAAACGGAATACCTGCGTCGGCAAAGTTCTTGCGTATGGATTCCACGATTTCTTCGAATGTGGGTGTATCATCCTCTTCCGGGATCCGCTCCACACCGATCTCGTTCTCAATCTTTCGGATACCAGGAGGGAGAAGTGTGAAAAGGACGCGTGTCCCTCCCCCTTTCACATCCTGTTTCGCCCGAACGAAATCTGTAAAAGGGTGTTCAAGGCCTATGTTGACCGCCTTCGTCTGAACCTCCTTTCCCGTTTGTTGTATAGTCCCCTCTAATGTCGTTATATAGCCATGGAGAACATTCGAGAGAATACCGATTTCCTCGGGGAAGTTGATGAGCGGGGTTCCACTGAGCCCGATGATCTTTGTGTTCCGAGCATCCAAAAGAAGGCGATAGAAAAGGTAGCCACGTGTATACAGCTTTGTCCCTTGATTACAGAGCCCGGGACTCCACCGATCATGTGTTATTTCCTCTATAGGGACTGTGCGCTTGACTTTCTTCCCACCGGGTGCTGTTTTTGTTAAATACGCCTGGATGTTTCCCTGAATAAGACGTATCAGGTTGTGAATCTCATCCACGACAACTACGGCATCATCGAAGAACTTATTGGGTCCTTCGGCACAGGCCATAGACATAAGCTTTTTCGCAGAAATACCGTTGTAGGATATGAATCGAATACGTCCGCTGGGGTTCTTTTCCGGATGCCACTCGACAATCGAGAGAATCTGAGCACGAATCTCGGCGCGGTCATGGTCTTCAAGAGTGTTGTAGTTGGACTCGGATTGCGGTTTGCGGAAATCGGGGACCCACACATTCCGCGCGGTTTTCAAATACTTTCCCGAAATCCCGAGAATCTGGTTGGCGAAGAGAACAGTCGTGGGATCTTTAGGATCTAGAGGAACCCAGAAGTTATTCAGCTGGAAATGGCGGAAGCCGCAGAAGCTGATTTCGTTCAGGAAGTTCCGTTTCAGCGAGAAGGGGGTCATCACAATAATCTTCTTTTTGGCGGAGGCAAACAGAGCTTCTGAGGCTGCGATGGCAGTACAGGTCTTCCCCGAACCGAGCCCATGATACACGAGAACACCCCTATAGGGGGACTCCATGCGCATGTAATCCCGCACGAACTTCTGGTAGGGATAATACTTCTCCCCTTCTGGAATGTTAATAGGCCCTTCAGGGAGTTCAAAAGGTTTATATGTAGTCTTAATAAACTCGGAGAAGCCCCGACGTGTTTGAGGAACGTAGGCAGTCGGGACTTCTGTATTATAAAGATCCTTGGTTTCCGCCTCTTGTATGAGTCTGCCCATTTCCTTCAGATCTTCTGATATCCCTTTGACTTCGGTGGCTTCTAGTAGTTCTGCGAGATCCTCATCTTCCTCTTCAGGCGCAGGGGCTTCTTCAGGGACTGCTGCTTCAGGGGCTGCTTCTTCAGGTGCGTCTTTAACCTCGGGTTTAGCCTCGGGTTTAGCCTCGGGTTTAGGTTCAAGCTTCGGCGCAGGAAGAGGCTTCGGCTTGTTTTTAGCTTTTTCTCCAGAGTTGCGCTTTCTGGGAGCCGCCCCTAATGGTTTAGGGCCAGCGCCAGGTTTCGCGAATAAGGCCCTCGCAACATATGTCACAGGGTTAGCACGCATTCCTTGCGCTTCTTCCGATGGCTTTGGCAGATCACGTAGCTCGGGGGGTGCGACTTTCCCCACACCGAATCTTTTTTTAAGACCCTTTCCTGGGGCTTCTACCGCCTTTTTCTCTTCTGGCCCTTCCATATCTAAACTGGGCTACGATATCATTTCTTGCTGGATTGCGCACCCTTTTTCTTTGTCAACGTCTCCAAAGCGAGGCGACTCGCATTCTGCTCCGCCTCCTTCTTATTTCTAGCAACAGCTGTCGCAATAACGGCACCCTCTGGTGATAAAACACCCATTGTGAAAATCCGATCATGAGAAGGACCCTCTTCATGAACCACCTTGTATCGAGGTGGCTGATGGTATTCGGCCTGAAACCACCGCAGAAGCTGATCCTTATAGTTAGTATTCTTAGTTATAAGCTCGACAAAATAGATATGCTCTTCCATAACGTTGATAACAAAATCCTGGACGGCCTCGAAGCCCGCCCCACCCTTCCCTGCAGAATAATACAGAGCCCCTAACCAGGCTTCAAACATACTCCCGAGCAGACGAAGATTCTGCCTTCCATCGCATACTTCCTCTACATGTCGACTAATGATAAGCCACTGCGCAAAGCCGACCTTCTTTGCGAGCTCACCCAGACGGTCATTATTAACAATCTCCGTTCGAAGATTCGTCATAAAGCCCTCACCCTGTCCTGAAAAGCGCTCTTTCAGATATGTCGCAACAACGGCGCTGAGAATACCGTCGCCCGCATATTCGAGTTCCTCGTTGTCTCCCTTTTGTAGGGGCAGGCAACTGGCTGGACGCTCCGCAAGAACCATTGCCTCTTCTTGCTTTGCCCATACTTCTGACTTGTCCACATAGCTAGTATGAACACATGCTTGCTTGAACAAGGTAAAATCCTTGAACTCGTGACGAACCTTATACGTGGAAAGAATACGAGCAATTTCCTTTACTGGAATGATCTTATTCTTTGGGTTCCAAGGGTTACAAATCTTAGGGGCTGATTCCGTCATGGTACTAAGTATACATATCAAGTCAGGTTTAGGCGTCTGATTAGGCTCCAACACTTTCCCCAATACTGAATAGAGGATGGCGGATGTAGAGGAGAACAACGCTCCTGCCGCAGAGGAGAATAATGCTCCTGCCGCAGAGGAGAATAATGCTCCTCCCGCAGAGGATAATAACGGCCCTAGCGCTGATAATATTCCTGTAACTATATCATCAAACGATTACGATGTTGTGAATATCCCAGTTAATGGCTGGGGTTTATATTTAGCTTTACTCGCGGGATCTACAAATCAGCGGATAAATGAAACGAACTTGGCAGATTTTATCGAAAAATCAAAAGAAGTCGCTACTACCATTTCCACAGAACTTATGAAAGATGATGAATCATCTACCACTAACAGGGCGGTTATAGATGCACTCCTTACAAAATATAAACTCGCCGTTGATGGTTCAAACATTGAAAGTCTGATGACGTTATCCAATGAAGAAACCGATGAAGGGATGAAAGAAAAGATCCAGATATCATTGATGTTCCAAATATTAGCGAAGACAAATGGGTTAAATGGTAATATTTATTCAGACGGTCGTGATGGAAAGCCTTTTACTGATGCGAATGATTATCTTCAAAAACTACTAGTGCCTCTCAGCGATACAGATGCGGGCCCTATTGCCCGCCCAGATCTTTTTATGATAGGGCGTAAAATAGCACAACTGTTAGATATATCTATAGCTGTATTCACAGAAAATAAAGATACACCTGGAGAATATAATAGAGCCCCAGATTTGATAGAGGAGGGTCGGCCTATATATATTTTGTATAAAGACCGTGATACCTATGGAGTTTTTTTTAACAAAAATGGAGCACAATCTACCGAACAAGCACCCGTAACGAAAAAACCTGACGTAAAAAAGGGGCCGCAGTATAGCCTTAGCAAGCGGTTTTCCTCGGCATTACAAAGCGCGAAAGACGGAATAAAAAGAACAATACCGTATTTATCTTCCAGTTATAGCGCAAATGAAATAATGGTAATAGGAGAAAAGGTTCGTATACATCAAGACGACGGCGTAAGCAGTTTGGGTGAATCGACGGTATCCTTTAGAGCTATGTATTTTCCAGGTATAGATGAAGGCGAGGCTCTTGAAGAACGTAAATCTGTTTTCATCAAAGTGTTTGGTATTAACAATCGCGAAGATTCTAACGAACAACCTGAAGACGCGCCACCTCCGTGTGATGAAAAGGAGAGTTCTATACTATTTGAAGGTTTGTATAACAGAATGACATTTTTATACGATGAAATATTGAAGCTAAGAAATACGGAACACGATATTATTAAACTACGTTCCTGCTTGGAACATTATCAACGTATGGAGGTGGTGGTCAGAAATCTAGAACATAAGAAGAATCAGAGTCGCTGTGAAGATTATGCTTCTAGTTCTGACGCGGCACAAAGCTTGGCAACAGATGATAATGAGATACGTAGCTTATTAAAACAGTTTGCGTTTTTAGTTCTACAAAATAAACGGCCCCTGCCTGAGTTTAAACAGTACAATGAGGTAGCAGAAAGAGTTATAACAACTCTTAAAACTGAAGTATCGTATATGGAGGACGATGATAACTTGAAGGCCTATGTATCATTGTGGAAAGAACAGGCCGACTTAGAAGGGATTGGTTTTCCCGAAATTGTCGCGGCAATATTAGAAGCGGGTGATTCTGGAAGCGGATTTTTAAAATCAATGCTAGATGATTCTTTAGAAGACTTATTCTTAAAAATTGCTAACGACGCGAGGCAACAGTATGAAGCATTAGAGCGTGATACAGCCGTTTTAAATGAAGCCGGCGAACCGGTCGTATTAGCCGCAGAGTTTTCTGGGAAAGTTAATGAGTTGAAATCACAAACAGATTTGAATGCGAGAAATAAACTTATAGAGCTTATAAAGTGGATTGTAGAAACGAATTTTAAGGCATGGTCTAATCTTAAAAGGGTTCAAGAAGAAAGGGACACGCTAAGGAAAAAAGTAGATCGGCTAGATACGGAGGCAAGAGAAACAAAAGAGGCACTCGCTGTAGCGAAGGGTGATTTAGCTGGAGCAAAGGCATCGGAGGAAGCGGCGGTTACTGCGGCAAAAGATGCGACGACTAAACTTGGTACCACTAGCTTAGAAACTAGCGCAAAAATAGAAAGTCTAGAATATAATTTTAATACACTAAGCACTAAACATGATAGTTTACTTAGACAGAAAGATGAACTATTAGCGCGCCTCGAAGCTCTTAATAAGGGTATAGTAGATGCAGAAGGGGCAGCAGCTGCTGCAGCCGAGGCACAAAGGGCGGCAGATGAGGCAGCAAGAGCAGCGGAGGCGCGGGCGGGCGCAGCAGAATCTGCCCTTGGAAGCGATCCTAATACAAAAATAGGCGATCTAACTACGAGAATACAAGCATTAGAAGGAGAAAAGAAGAAAATAGCGGCAGAAGCTGCTGCCGCCGCGGAGGATGCTGCTAAACAAATAGCAGAACAGAAAGCAACACTAAATAATCTAAATTTCCAGATACTTTTCATGATGCGACAGAACGAGGAAAACTTACTAAAACTGCGGACTGCAGAGGAAGATATTCTTAAGTTAAAGGCGGAGCTAGATAAATGTAAATATAATATTCAATGGGTTGCGAACGAGTTGAACCGCGTGAATGGGGAAGGCAAGGCAAAGGATAATGAAATAAAGTTCCTTAAAGGTAAACTAGAAGAAGAACAGGCAAAAGTTGCCGCTAAGACTAGAGAGCTGGATGAGCAAAAAGCAATGTTCGACGAGCAGCTTGCCCAGTTACGGGCGGAACTCCAAGGGGCCAAAACTGCATTTGCCGCTACTTCTGCCGAAAATGCACGACTGATAGCGGGACTTGAAGAAGATATGGCTCGTGCCACTGCTAAAGAGGGGGCTGCTTCTAGAACTTCTGATACGGAAATAGCCGCTCAGGGGGCCGCCGCTACTGCAAAGATAAAAGAGTGCGAGTGTCGCATTAAAGAACTTACTGAACAACATGAAAAGCTAAAAAGAGATTATGAACTGCTACAGGTGAGTCTGAGAGAAAGAGATGCCTCGATTGTATCTCTGAAGGCTCAGTTAGAGGCTGCTCTGAAAACAAATGGGGAAGATGGAAATAACTTGTCTCTACTTCTAGCTCAAATAGAGCTGTTAGCGCAAAATATTAGTAAAGGGGAATCCTATATTGTTCCCACCGGCTTTAAAGTGCCAGGTGCCACACCCCTTCTAAATGTATTAATCGAAAATATAGAGAAGCTAAAAAAGGTAAGCATTGGAACAACGTCGTCAAATCAAATATGCTTTTTAAGCTATTTTATAACATTTTTCACCAAAGCTATGTTTTTCTCCAAGAATGAACCAGAAAAACGCTTTAGAGCAATGACTACATTCGATGAAATAGCGGGCAAAGTTTTTCAAGGTGTCAAAGGGTTATTCCCCCCTGATATGAAAGATAAGGAGATTTTGTATAAAACTATGGAAGTAATATTTGGACTAATAGACGCCGGCGAAACGCTTTTTATAAATAAACAAACAAGGGATGGACGTACGCCAAATGAAAGCGATTTTGGTCTAACTGTGGTAAAGACACAAGAAGATTCTAATACTGGAAAAATACTAAAAAGCATATACGATAATATGACACCGCTCGCTGGGACACTGAATGAGAGTGTCGATATTATAGAACAAACCATGTTTAAAGAGCTGCTTATGAATATACCGAGCATATTTTTCAATATACCTGCTGAACTTACAGACGATGGTGTTGAAGACGGAGAAGCGATGGCACTCACCCAATATCCGAGCTTCACTTATGTACCCAAAGGTGGCGCTCCCCAAATGAACGCGGGGTTTGCTGTTTTAGATACCACACAAGGATATAGCAAGAAGAGTATAAAACTAAATGCAGCTGTAAATGGGGACAAACTAACACTCTGGAGTAATACATTAAGTCAAAAGTTGAAAGACAAAACATTAAGATATATGAATCTTTTCATTTTGTTCGTGACGTTTGGTAGAAAGTATTTGTTGGAGGCGAGGGATGATTTGCGGAAATACAAATGTGATGTACCAAAGATGTTGGAAAATCCCTCTTCCATGGTTGAGGGTATGAAAGCTGAGGCCCCTCCTCCACCCACTGACGAATGTGAAAATGGGACATTTGACATAGGGGTCGTAGATCATAGTTCAGAACCAGCTACGAAAATCTTCGATGCTCAGTTTAATAGCGGGTTAACTGGCACTATAAAATGGAGCTGCTATAAAATAATATCAGACCCTGATACTGGCACTACTACAGAGGAGGAAGTGCCGCTACGTGAAAATAACGCCAAAATATTGACAGTGCCGTTTTCTAGCAACGGCGCATATAGAGTAAAGTGCGAGTTGGCATATATGAAGGGGGATAAGCCATGTAAAGATACAGGTGAAACCATTATTGTCGTGACAAACTGTAAATATTCCGCTTCAGAGGTGCGTGCGCAGCCGCCCGCCGAGGAGCCACCACCGCCTCCTGAGGGGCCGCCGCCACCGCCTGCCGAGGAGCCACCAGCGCCGCCTTCTACCGAGGAGCCACCACCGCCTGCCGCTCCACCCGCTGCCACTCCACCCGCTGCCGCTCCACCTACAGATAGTCAGCCAGAAATATGTACCGAACGCGATGGTTTTCCCCTTACAATAGATGATATAGTTCTTGTTTCTTCAGAAGAAGGAAGTGGTGGCACTCCAAATAAATATACCTTTTCAGTAAAATTATCTTACTTGAATAATTTAAGTGCGCTTTCTATTCGCAATATAAATATTGTATGGAAATATAAATTAAAGGGTTCTAATGAGTATACATATATAGGAAATCTCAAAACATATGAACGAATTGGAATGGATTTTATAACAGATACACATACTCTAGAGATTCCTAAGCAAGAAGCGGAAGCAACTTATGAAGTGTATTGTGAAGTCACTTACAAAGCAAAGGAGCCTTTCGAGGAAGTCGAGCCCCAACAATGTCTACCTATTATTAAGAAGTATAAAGATGATATTATAATAGGTCAGGAATCAGCAGCAGAGCCTCCCGCTCCAGCGCCCGCTCCAGCGCCCGCTCCAGCGCCCGCTCCCGCACCCGCTCCAGCTCGACCTCCACCCGCCGCGCCACCAACTCCATGCCCTGGCGTAGCCCTTGAGATTATGGTGAAACCAACAAAAGACTGGAACAGTAAAAAAGTGACAGCTATCTTAAAAGACGCGGGAGGCAGCGTTGTTCCTGAACCCAAACCCAAGGATAAAACAGTTGTAGACTATGAATGGAGCTATAAGGTGAATGGTCAATCTATACGAACTATACCTGGAAATACTTCTACAAACACTATAACAATAATAGGACAGTCAGGCAATCCAACTGTTGATGTATATTGTAAGGCAACTTATAAAGAAAACACTGTAAGAAAACTGCCTGTAAGGGCGTGTAAACCTATATCTGTAGCAACGCAATATACATTGACACGGACTGTAGCCGCGCCAGCAGCAGCAGCAGCACCAGCACCTGTAGCTGCGCCAGCACCAGTAGCTGCGCCAGCACCAGTAGCCGCGCCAGCACCGCCGGCTGCGTCGCTCGCCGAACAGCGAAAAGATCCCTGTAAAGGGAAAAGCCCGTATAACACATTTACATCAACAATTGACGCCCTTATTAAACAAATAGCAGGAGGAGAGACAAAGATTCGCGAACTTGTGAGAATGGACATTCAAACATATGATGAGAGGTTCGATGAAAAAGTCCAAAAAAGATTAGAAGAGAACAGATTTGCTAAAAAGAAGGGAGAAAACGCAGTACAGGAACTTGAAAGGCATAGAAATGCAGTAGCTAATGAACTTATGAAAAATGAACCAATAGGAATGTTTGTAATCACACAAAGTTTGAATGCGGGGTGGTGGACTAAAGCAAGGTCGATGATCAATGATGATAGATTCGCATCAGATCCTACTAAAAAATACTTAGAAATCACCCCAGCAGATACAGAATGCGGTGAACAACCACGCAAAGTAACTTCACAGGCAGATATTGATGCCCACTTTAATAAACTAGTAAATTCCATGTGGTTATCATTTTTAGAACTAGCTAAACCACAGGACCCAGAGGATCTTATTCCAAGAACTTCGGGTGATAAACTACACCCAAAGAAATTTCTCGGTGCCAGAGGTTATTATAGAAAGTTTTTATTTGACTTGTTTAATGCATATGTTCAACAATATCTGATGGAAGATCCTATAACAAAACAGCCACTGACAACCATTGCTGCAAAGGCAAAGCAAACCTTTGGACATTTCAAAAAATATTTTATCGATAACTATGTAAATCTTGTGCGTAGAGGTGGTAAAAAGGAACCACAGGCTTTAGGTGTTCTACTAGATATTAATGAAGAGAAACTCACACAGTATGCACTTGGAAACGGTAAGCTCAGTGTTTATAAACAAATACCGATGAAACTTCCAGACTTACCTTCAGATTTAAATGTAAACTTCAGTCAACAAGGTGGCACACGGACGAGAAAGAATCGTGGGTCGAAATCAGCTCCAAACTCGCTAACAAAGAAAAAAAGAAGAGAGGTTTAATAGATGACAGCTCCGTCGCCCAATATAGCTCTAAAGGCAAAATACGCATTCTACTCGACACTGATTTTCTTCCTGATCGCCAACCCTGAGACCTATAAGATGACACAAAAGGCCTTAGGGTGGTTGTTCACTGTGTCAGACGGTGGCGGCTGTCCCACAGCCACGGGTTTCTTCTTTCACACTGCCTTATTCTTCTTCGTTCTGTGGGGTGTTATGTTGTTCCCGAGAGATTCCTAGAATCTGCGAATACATGGTCTTCTCCGCCATCGCCACAGCGGTGTCGAAAGAAGCTCCTCTGAACTGCCAGTTGATCGCGACCGCCGCCGCTGCTCTCTTATGCGCCTCCGTTAGCATCGGATCCGAAAACGGCAGCTCAATCTTGTGCCACTTGCCACGGCGAAAGACTAACATCTCCGGGTGGATTCCTGTAGAATAGTTTGCGACCCCGGCTTAGGCACTCGAAAAATTGGCCGGCGGCTGGGCCTATACCAAAAAGTATAATCACCATGATTCCCCTTCTTGTTGCCATGGCACTCAGTTCGCCGCCGGTGTTGAACGATTGTGGTGGCGGAACCAGCCTCTTCAAACTAAATGCCGTGAGCCTGACACCCGCCGACCCACCCCCTGGTAGCTCGGTTTCTTTGAATCTCGACTATACGGTCCCTGATGGCCTCACTATCAGCGATGGCACCTCAACCACGGCTGTCTCTTACAACTTTATCCCCTTTGCGCCTACGGTGGAACCCTTGTGCCAGGATGTTCCATGCCCCCTGGGCCCTGGGAGGTATTACAACAGCACCAACAGCACTTGGCCATCGGGCCTCTCTGGAACTGTGCGGACTACGATGACGTGGGCTGACCAGAACGCTGTGAAGTTGCTTTGCGTCGGTATTTCGGCAAAGTTCTAGATTGCGTAGAAGTGCCGCATAAAACTTCGCCGATTTCTCTAGATACATACCATGTCCTGGAAAGTGATTTTATTGGCGGTAGTTGTTATCGGCCTTCTGGGCCTCGCCTATTTTTACGGTTTTGGTGCCTCGTTCGGTTACGGACTCCAGGGCTTCCAATCGGGCCCTGCCCCGGCGGTGAATACCTTCACCATGTACTACGCTGACTGGTGCCCTCACTGCCAGTCGGTGAAACCGGAGTTCACCGAGTTTTCAAAGGACGGAACTATCCAGGTGGGCGGCAAGCCGTGCCAGGTGTTGATGGTCGACGCGGCAAAGAACCCCGAGGCCGCAAAGGGTAAGCCCGTTAAGGGCTTTCCCACCTTCCTCTTGGAGACCACAGATGGCAAGGTAGTAGAGTATCAGGGTTCTCGTAATACAGATGGCTGGATGAGTTTCCTTAATGCGAAGCTGGGTGGCGGCGTCTAAAAACCTTGAAATAATCGCGAAAAAGATATGTTTCGTTGAGAACAAAACGTATCTTTTTTATAAAGGGTGTAGCGCCCTCACATCTCGTGCTTGCGACGGCTCGCCTCCTTCATCGCATCTCCCAGCTTCGCATCGGGGTTGCGCTTCTTCAGCTCCTTGTGGATCTTGCTCACAAAGGCAGTCCACTTCATCACCTTGTGCCCCATCTTCCGCGTCTTCTTGCCCTTCCCCATCTTCTTCGCGCGACGAGTTGCCATTTGTTCTACTCAGCTCAAGGAAAATCTTCTGGAAGGTTTGCGGCCCGGGCGCGCGAGGAATTCTTCCGCACCTTTTCGCCCTGCCGCCATAAGCGCGATTTTATCCGCTTGATTTATCTCAAAGTTCATGGAGTTTGTATTACCGCAGTCAATGTATATAATATTCTGATGCCACTCCTTAGCCAAGTCAACCGCGAGCTGGTAATCTAGGCAAAAATATACTTGGGTGATGAATGTGAGAAGGCTCGTTATCTCATTCTTCGGCTTATGGCGGTCACTGAAGGCGATTGACAACGTGTGTTTCCGTTCCTCGTCAGTAAGAAACTTGAAAGGAGAGGGGAAGTATATCCCACCATCGGAGTAATAGTGGCCATTTACTGGATCTCGCACGGGCGAAAAGTAGATAGGAACACACATAGAGGCCCGGACGGCCATACACACTTCTGTGTCCGGGGTATTCAGGGCCGAGAAATCCACCGGAACACATGTGTTCAGATTCATCGCAATAACGCGAAGACGTGGGCCCAGATGCGCATCTGCGAGTTGTTTAAATGTTAAGGTCGGCGACAAATGGCGCGCACTGAGAATAGCCTTCAGGAGCTTCTCGAGATTTGCACCTGTATCGAGCCCGAATGTTTCTGGAAAGTTCAGCATAGTTTCAGGCTCAAGATCGCGCACGAGGCCAAAATCGAGAAGCGAGGTAATCATCCGAAGTTCCGGAAGCGAGGTCCCTATAGACAGACAGAAAGCGACCAGGGCCCCTGCGCTGATTCCAACATATTCGCGCAAGGACTTCAGAAGGCCTCGTTCGGATAAGACTTCCAGGGCGCCAATATGTGCCACGCCTTTGAGACCACCACCACTTAGTGTGATGCGATATGGCGGTATCACCATCCCTTTATTTATCTACAGTGCTAAATACTTAAGTGAAGCGCGCGTGACCTTAGGGTAAATGTATAGATGGGAACGAGCGAACGTGAGACCATTTAGTACATATGTATTTCATACCATTGATAACTGTTAGACCTTGATGTAGGGATTCTGGACGAGTATCACCGTTATTGTCAGAACTCCAAAATAAAATACCTTTACCACGTCTCGGGTGTATTGTCAAGTTAACTCTAGGAAAATATGTTTGCCCTCCGATATAATCATCATTTAGATAGATCAAAAGAGTAGCTAATCGTGGCCCAGCCCCTTCGTCTGTTTTTATACATTCTTCGACGGTGCCTATACATGTATCATGATGTGGAACGAACATTCCTCCTTCCTGGTATTTTGCTACTTGTAGAAGCTCTTGATTCTCCACAGGCAAACCGGTTAAAATAGCTGTAGTGCCTGATAAACGTTCCACTAACGGATGCACCCTGTTACTCAACCAGCCCGTTTTGCTTATCCTTCGATCTGTATCGACTATGTTTTTCCCTTGTTCGTCATGAACGACACTGGCTTTAAATCCACGCTTTTCTGAGATGTTGATAATGGTTTTGCATTCTGACTCACTCAATATATTGTATATTTCCCATAGTTCAAACTCGTTATATACATGTCGCAGTCGTTTGTAACCCTTGAATGTATCTACTGTTTTTTCTCGTTTTGTAATGGGTATAAGCTCTATATTATTCATTAAGTCATTATTAATATTATCGTATACATATTTTATATACACTATACATGCGAGTATAAAAATATACCACATTATATTTGTTTTAGAAGTTGTGATGAAGAAAAAAACACACTAGCCGGCGGTTTAACTACACCAATAGAAACTCTATATCTATCAAAGACATGTCCGGAGAGGCACCAAAGTTAGAACCGCGTCATCTTTTTGAGAAGCGCGTTGCGCGAGACGCGGCTAAGCTGCGGGCCTACAACCAAGTATTGACACAAATACAGAGTAGGATCAAAACCACAGCAGAACTCCCAGGAAATCAGAACTATCTTCTGTATACAGTCCCTCCCTTTATCCTTGGTTTACCGGCAATTGATCTTCAGGATTGTATAGTGTATGTGGTTCATCAGTTGCGCACGGGTGGGTTTGAAGTCCGTTTCACATACCCGAACCTTCTGTATATTTCGTGGAAGCATTATGAGCAGGAGTATATGCGTGAACAGAATCCTATTACACAGGCGATGAAACCGCCGGCACCCCCTGCGAACTCCAGTAAGAAGGGTATATCAGGTAAGCGCGGAATGGGTCCAGCCACGGGCTCTGCTCAGAAAGTGACGTTCGCACCAAATCTGTCGCGAATCGGAGGAGCTCCCGCCGCCCCGAGGTCTGCCGCGGAATATAAACCTCCCGATTCTTTCTTGGATGGGATTCAACGGCCTACAAAACCAGCACCTGGTAATCCTACTGAGAGTGTATTAGCACAGCTATGGAAATTTTGAGGAAGCTTTCAATCATTGGTTAGGGAGTATCACGTAAAATAATTCTATGGTATAGATATATGGCAGCGCCAGCTAAAGTTTCAGCAGGAAGACCTCAGCCTTGCCCTAAACAAAGTATTGATACCATTATGGCAGGGCTAATACAATCTTCTCTGGAGGGTTTAGCAGACAGGTTCGATAGACTGGAATCAAAACTAGAAGCGATGCAAAAGAATATAGCCGACAAGTTCGATAGACTGGAATCAAAAATAGGGGCGATGCAAAAAAACAATAGCACTAAGAAAAACAACGCCAAGTCGGCAAATAACGGGGCTAAGAAAACCAACAATTTAACGACCACATCCATCAATTCAACGGTCCAAGCCGCGCCCATCGCCGAAACGACTGTATAAGAAGCTATACCGTGATATAACGTCATGTGTCAAAGTTAAGCAGTCTCAAGAGAGATATTTGCGCTTATCGCTCGACATAAAAGCTGAACGCGCTGCGTCCAGCTTCTATGTTAAAACTACATCTATTCCCGGTATAACTCTAATATCTTTATAGGAGATGCCGTTAAGAAAATCCTATAAACGGCGTAAAAGTAGAAATAAACGTAGGCAAAAAAGGTTCAAACGCACACGGAAAGCTTGTCAGTTTGGAGGTGATCCATCTTCACTAACAAAGGTGTTCCACTTTTTCAACACACATCATTTAGGTGATAATATTTTTAACCTAAAGTTTTTTTTCAATATATCCGATATTATGAAACAGAATGGTATTTCTATAAAGTATTATTACGACGATGCGTATGTAAATAATAACAGAGGAGAACTGGAACGGTTTGTCAATAAGGATACCCTCAGCTTACATCCGATCAAGGATAAACCAGTAAATTCCATTGAGTTATGGATGGGTAACGATGTAGACGGAATACATCGCGACGCGTTTGATACGTATTATAACGCATTTTATAAAAATATACTGAAGTTGATAGGACTCGAAGGAAAAGATATAGATACATCTTTATATCAACCAGAACCATATTTACAAGATCTGTATAAGGATTTAAATAATAAATTTAATGACAAATATAAGGATCTTGATATATTGATTATTAACGCATTCCCAAACTCTGGGCAAATGTTATATGACAAGCAAAAATTTGATGATATGTGCGCTATGCTGAATAAAAAATACAAGATTGTAACCACCACATATGTGAATGGGGACATAAAATGTACAGGAGATGACAAGCTTATGTTAAAAGATATCGGAGCTATCTCTACCCATGTTAAATATATCATAGGTGTTCATAGTGGCCCCATTGTCCCGTGTTACAATAAAGACACCAAGAACCATGTTAAAAAATGGATATTGTTTTTAGATTCTGATCTTGAGCATAAGGAAATAAATGTCGTAAAACTAAGAAGCCAATACGACTTTATGAAAATCGAGGAGCATCTAAAATAATACTGTAGTCATGTAGGCTAAATCAAAAACCCCCATTGGAGGTTCTTAACTTTGGTTATCTTTTACGAAATACACACGATAAAATATTGGGCAACCCACCGAGGGTTACATTCTTACGAATAATATCTTCAAAACAGCCCTTATATACACAGTCATAACCGCATTCGTCGAAAAACTTAACTAGCGAGGCCTCGTTAAAGTGGTATAAATGCTCGTTTTCGCGTCTATGATACCAGTTTTTAAACCACTCTGTAGATAGATTATGGCACCAAGGAACAGAAATAAATACATACTTCGTGCTGAGATCCTTCACAATCGTAATGTCATCAAAATGTTCTAAACTATCAAAAAAACACGTTACATCTACATTAGAAATATCCGATAACTTTATTTTACTACAGCCCTCGGGAACAGGATACTCGGATAAGTCGCAACCGAATAGTTCCTCAACACTGCCAACGCAGGCTTTTAAGAAGGCCCCATTTCCATATCCCACATCTACAAGACGTTTAGGGGTTTCCTTCAAAACCCCTAAAAGAACTCCATATCGGAGATAACTTAGATAGTTAGCTCTCTCGCCATATTGATTGTATTTATTGGAATAGTCGTAGTCATATGTAATTTTATTTACATGTATCTGCTTGATAACCCCATTCGGCAATATTTCGTAGTTGTCTAAGCTCATATAATGTATGTATTTATTTTTCAGAGATACTTACCGCACTCTCTATTTCTGTGAATCCCCCTTCCCTACCCGATAGGAGTCAGAGTCAAAATGCTGCGTAGAGACTTCAAAGATATCACCCTGCTCTAGACAAATAATCTGATGCGGCTCTCCAACCTCATTCGTGATAGTATCGCCGACGCCCAGTGTTTCTTCTATCACATCCGCATTCCGCGTGTTAATCCAACGAAACAAAAATAGGCCTGAGACTACATACCACGTCTCCTTCTTTTTCAGATGAAAATGCATACTGAACTTCGCACCCTTGTTGAAATGTAGAATCTTACCACAGTAGAGTTCATTGTTCACAATGATAACCTCATGCCCCCATCCCTTCTCCACTTTGTCGGTTCCACACTTCTTTCGCAGCTCTTCTTTTTCAGATATAGGCCACACGGTATCTACATTGAACGACTTATCATCAATGTAGACATCATAGGAGGGCTTACCCATAACAAGTTCATGGAACTTACATCCCCAGGTCACTAGTTGCCGACGCGTCAGAGCTTCAAAGTCAATACCTGAGTCACCTCCCCGCGCAGTCCAGTATGTTATTGTGTGCCCGTCAGCATAGAGCTTATTGACCTTTTCAATACGTTCCGCGATAGGCGTAGCCTTCTCGTATTTTTCCTCCGTGCTGGGAGCTTCCTTGTAGGGTCTACAGATGGTATCATCAATGTCGATGTAGTATTTCATACCTACTAAGACCCGTAATAATATCTTTAAACCAACCAGATGAATCCCTTGAACGCGCGTTCAAAAAACATTATCGTGTTTGGAGATATTATGTTGGATGTGAAACTCAGTGGAAGTATTCACAAACTGGCGAATGAGGCCCCCATACCAGTTCTTTTGAAAGAAACAGAAAACAAATATTTAGGAGGATGCGGCAATGTCCTGATGAATTTACAGGCGCTCGGGTGTAATAAACTATATATTTTCTCGAAAGCGGGGAACGATTTCTACGGCAAAGAAATGGATAGTATTCTTTCCGCACATCCAGAGATAGAATCATATATATACAAAGATAGCTCATATACAACGATCGTAAAGACTCGCGGATTCGCGAATAAAAAAATCATTTTCAGATATGATATCGAAAATACACAGGCAGTGTTACAACGCCACATAGAAGAAATGAAAGAGGCAATGACTCAGATTATGGAAAAGAACTCTATAGACTCCATCATATTTTCCGATTACAACAAGGGCTTTTTAGTGAAAGAAATAACAGAGTTTGTTATCCAGCTGGCGAACAAGCACGGCGTCCCAACATTTGTTGATCCAAAAGGGGATTATAGGAAATACATGGGATGTACTCTTATCAAACCCAATACGAAGGAGATACACGATGTATTCGACGTGAAGTATTCGTCGGATAAACTACAACATATACATACGCTTATTAAAAACAAGGTTGACTGTAAAGAGACTTTATTAACGTTATCTGAAGATGGTATGTCCTTTTTCACCGAGGACAATGAACTAATAAATCAGAAAACAATAAAATCGGAAGTGAATGATGTGACTGGCGCAGGTGACGTAGTCCTTTCTGTCATAGCCTACTACTACAAATGTATACCAAAACGTAATCTTATTCAGCTCGCGACTTATATGGGGACAATATCGGTGCGTTATGTTGGAACATATGTCTTGAAAAAATCCGATATTTTGAAGGCGTATAAGTTAATCAACAACAACAAACTTATAGATATTGCTGATATCAAATACCTGAAAAATCCGATCGTATTCACGAATGGATGTTTCGATATTCTACATGAGGGGCACATGGCTCTATTACAGTATTGCCAGTCTATAAAGGAACACGGTGGCGAAGTATTGGTTGCAATCAATAGCGATGATTCTGTAAAGAAGCTGAAGGGCCCGACACGCCCCATAAACAATGAACATGCGCGCATATCTATTCTCAATAATATAGTCTCGGTAGATTGGGTATTAGTTTTTCAAGAAGAGACACCATATGAGGTGTTGAGGCAAATACGCCCTCACACTTTGGTAAAAGGAGGTGACTATACGGTTGATTCCATTGTGGGTAAAGAGTTTTGTGAAAATGTGAAGGTGTTTACATATATAGAGGGTAAATCGAGCACGAACATAATTAACAAGATAACAGGAACACATACCCCGCAATAAAATCTTCGGGTCATTCAGAATGGTATGGTGGTTTATGAATAAAAAAACACAAAGACGAAAAGACAAGCCAGGTCATTCCAAGACGCGCCAAAAGCATAATAAATATAAAGTAAAAAAACAATATGCCAAGTATGTAAGTATAAAGAATGTCGCGCACTCTAAAGGCCAGAAAGGTGGTAAACGTCCATGTATAGTAGCGAACTTAATAAACCACGAGGGTCTAGGTAATAAACTTGGAATATTTGGTGCGGCTCTTATAGTAAAAGAAAAGGTTAATCTCCCGATCTGTATCATGGGAACAGCAACGCCGCATTCGTCGAGGGATTATGCGTCATTATTTGATGCTGAACCGGTGCCTTGGCCGATGGATATTAATAATATGAAAGATGTAATGAAGTCAAGAGTGAAAGATACATCAGCATTTTCGAAAAATACATTGGACTATACAAACGCCAACGTGGGCAAAAATGTTAAGCTTACCGCCATATTATATCAACATTACAAATCGCATTTGCCTATTGTTCCTAAAATGAAAGAAATGTTAATGCGAAGAGAGTTTAACAAGGAGCAATACAAGCCATATAAAATTCCATCAGAAATGGCGACTGCTTTTATACATGTAAGGCAGGGCGACTATAAGAACTTATCATGGGAACAACCAGATACATATTATATAAATGCTCTTACAAAGCTGAATGAACTGGATACAGATAATGCCATAGAAACGATTCTTGTTTTTTCAGACAATATCAGCTGGTGTGAAACACAAATGGATAAATGGCGAAATATTGCTCCGAAAAAGAAGATAGATATCAAAGATGCCGACGAACTTCAGACACTATATATGATGATGCAGTGTAAGGCAGGAGCGATCATATCGGGTTCTACATTCAGTGCTTGGGGAGCTATGCTTGGGGCAAACGAGAATCCTAAATCGATCATACTTTACCCCAAAAATATTCGGCAGTTTCATGGAGCTACTAATCCGATGTCATTTCCCGATAGATGGCAGTATATATCTGATTAAAACTAGCAGATTGCGGTAACATGAAGAAGACCATATAGCCGCTTTGCCACGGCAGGCCCGAGTTTTCGTTTTCCGACCTGAACGGCCGCCAGCGCAACCTCTTCGGCAGCCATGACAGCTGTCAGAGTTCCAAATGCGGCCAGAATGGCATCCGCGGCGGCCGAGGATATTCCTGGACAGCCCTGGAGCGCACAGGCGGCAAAGTTCTTCGGATCCTCCTTGTTCCCCTTTTTGCTAACAGAAACTGTGGAGCTGTAGTTCAGTGCTGCAGGATCTGTTGCCATAAATACAGTCGGTTCCGCAGAAATCTGAGAAGCCATAAGCTGACATAGCTTAGCAGTGGATGCCAGGCAATCTGTGTGAATAACCGATACCCCATAGCGCAACATGAGGCGATTCAAATATTTCTGGAGCGTTTCCTGGGTAAGTTTACCCCAGAGACGATCCATGAGGCCCTCGATAATATATAGGGGCCTGGCCTGTCGCTGCTGGCAATAGGTGGTCAGCCGTGTGCGTTGTTCGCGATAACGACCGTCCATGATAGATGCCTCTAGATCATCCGTTGTCTTCCGCTCAATAACAAGGCCCCCTGGGCCAACATCTTCACCGCTGAGTCCAATCCAGATATCTCCTACGGAAAGAGTGCGCACAGACCAGGGACTCAAAAGGGGTATGAGATCTCGTTCGCGTGTATCAACAACGCACGAGAGCTTTGTTTCAGACATCTTACTGAAGATGTTTCACGAGTTTAGGCTCTGCCGCGCCCACGTGTCTTCTTAACTTTGTGAAGCAGCGATTTCTTTTGCTTTTTGGAAACTAGCGTTTTGAGAAAGCTTTTACGCACAACACGGGCCTTCGTATTATTCGGATATTTTTTAAGGTGCTTCTTCGGGTGTTTTCTGGTATTTCTGTGATTGCGCCGTCTACCGCCTGATAGATTACTATTATTAGTATTAGTGCTCTCTTCACCTGTCTCTGTATTCGCCGTCTCTCCTGTGTATGTATTTCCTGTGTATGTATTTCCTGTGTATGTGTTATTTGTAGGCTGTTGGTTATAATAACTACTCTGATTTGCAGCTACATTGCCGTTGGAATAAGCACTCTCACCTGCGTATCCTTTCGTTTTTCCGGACTTTGTGGCAACGCCCTTTTCGGGCGAGCCACTGGCGGTCATCGTTGTATTAGTGGCTTTCAAGGATGTCAAGCTTTGCCCGACAGATTTATTGTTTTTCTTTTTATTCATATTTGTAGCATTCAGTTTAGCCAAAATTTCATCTTGTTTCGCAATCACTATATCTAGTTTATCAATCATAGGGGCGGCGGCAAGTAATACCGGAGAAGAACTTGTCAACCCCAAGGGAGAAGAACTTGTTAAATCCATAGAAGAAGAAGTTGTTAACCCCAAGGGAGAAGAACTTGTTAAATCCATAGGGGAAGAACTTGTCAACCCCGAGGGAGAAGAGGAGCTAAGATAACTTGACAGAGGGGTTATACCATATGCGCCTGACGAAGATTCTGTAGTCGAATAGGGAGAAGAGGAAGAAGAGGGAGTTATCAGCGACGAGGCAGAAGAGGCGGTGGGTGTAGCTGTATAAGCAGATGAGTTCATCATCGTCGTTGACGGTGTGTAAGCCGACGAGGCAGTTGTAGTCGTTGACGGTGTGTAAGCCGACGAGGCAGTCGTAGTCGTCGACGGTGTATAAGCCGACGAGGCAGTTGTAGTAGTTGACGGCGTGTAAGCCGACGAGGCAGTCGTAGTCGTCGACGGTGTGTAAGCCGACGAGTTCATCGTCGTGGACGGTGTGTAAGCCGACGAGGCAGTCGTAGTGGTTGACGGTGTGTAAGCCGACGAGGCAGTCGTAGTGGTTGACGGTGTGTAAGCCGACGAGGCAGTTGTAGTCGTTGACGGCGTGTAAGCCGACGAGGCAGTTGTAGTCGTTGACGGCGTGTAAGCCGACGAATTCATCGTCGTCGTGGACGGTGTGTAAGCCGACGAGGCAGTTGTAGTCGTTGACGGTGTGTAAGCCGACGAGGCAGTTGTAGTAGTCGACGGTGTATAAGAACTTGTTGTAGAACTCGAAGACATCTCCCAATCTATTAATACATCAGTTATTTATACCGAAGATCTTCGAATATAAAATGGTTTTCATATTCGAAGGCCATACTTGAGAAAATGCCTACACCCACGCCTGCGTGGAGTTAGTAGGAGCAAACATTCTTTCTAATCCAGGAGTCCAAGCCTGATAATCCCATTTCCCAACGCGGGTTCTTCCAGAAGGGGGCGCCGTATCATAAAAAGGGTCTTTTGCCGCGGCCGTATCATATGCCGTAGGTGGTACAGAAATACGCGCCTCCCCTGCTTGTTGAACGGGAGAAGAAGATGCCGGGGCTTCTTCATCCTCATAAACAACTTTCTCATCTTTACGACGAACACCAATAACTTCATATACGTTTGTCCCTTCCTTATGTGCTACTGTAGGAACAAGACCCTTGACATCGTATAATCTCTGTATAAGCGCTTCAGGGTCTTCATCGGGATTGTATGTACTCAGATCCTGTGCACTCGGGGCCTTGTAGCTTTGTAATACCTTGCGTTCCTCCATCTCCGTGCTTTCGGTGTCTGGCGGAATCATATTATCGCCATTCACAGTCGAGAATGGCTTCGCGTTATCGGGAACATTCGGTGTCGCGTTTTCGAACGATTCGCGGAGTCCTGCCTGAAACTGAGAAGACGATGGCGGCAATCCGGCCCACTCCAAAGGACGCTGCGACATGAGTTTATCTCTCAACGCCTTTGATAGAGCCCTGTCCGATTCGTTTTGGTAGACCATACTATACTCATAATCGTCCAGTCGCTGGATAGAGCCTTTCGCGACTGGATCCATCGTAGTGTATTCCATAAGCACCCGGCCTGCCTCCCCCGTTTCAGGGTGTTTTGGCATAACGGGCATCGGGGTTGGATATAGCTGCCCAGCCGTCGGTGAAGTAGAGCCTGCGGAACCCTGGAAGGCCTCACGCAAGTAGTTACGACCCTCGAGGTATAGAACAACATACCCTAGTAATATTAGACCAAACATCAGCATAAATAAAGTGTGCCCGTCCATGAAAGACCCTCTACCGATGCCTGCTAATTTTATATAGATGGTCTATTTAGGAATGGCAAAGTCTGCCAAAAATAACTCCAAAGGTAAGAGCAATACAGTAAAGAACATTAAGAAATCAAAAAATAAGTCGGCGGCTACTAAAAAACATGATAACATGGATGTGAAGACCGTCTCCCAGGTAGACAAGCTCGTGGAGAACATAAAAAATAATGTTCTAACCCTCATGCTCGTATATGCAGACTGGTGCGGACACTGTAAAACATTCAAAAACGATATTTGGAACAAGCTTGCGAGTCTAAAAGGTCGTAAAATCTCGATGGCGCAAGTGAACGAAAAAGTTCTTTCTCAGGTGAAAGAGCGTATTCCGGGCTTGAACGTAGACGGATTTCCTACAGTGACCCTTGCTGGAAATGATATGAAGACATCACCGCCTATTAAAAATACAAGGGATCTCGGGTCTATGCAGACATTAGTTACTGCGGATCCAAATCAGGTAATGGCTGCGAATGGAATGTCCTCGGCGGAAGGCTCGAAAGGGGCTTCGCCAAAAGCGGCTAATAAGAATGCGAAGGAGATCGAGATTGATCACAACGTTGTGCCTTCATCGGCTACACCCAAACCAGAATCAGCACGCGCCCTTAAAGAAGCTGGAAAGGAGGCGGTGGACAATTTACACAATGGAGTATCCAACATATCCCCTGAAATGTCTTCAACGGTTCCGAATCCCCCGAATATCGAAGAAGACATTGTTAGCGCCCAAACGGCTGAATCGGAAATGGCTGACACGGCTTCGACTGATACGGCCTCCACCGATAAAGCCAAGGTGGGTGGATCTTTATTCGCATCACTTGTTGCTGCCACGCGTAGCATGGCACCCGCGGTAGCCCTGGCAACAGCAGGCGCGGCAGTTAGCAGGCGTCTGAAAACACATCGCAAGGGAACGAAAAAATTGAGGCCGCGCCGCCTTAAATAGTCGGGCATAACCCTGTCGACATGTTGACCACGAGCCTTACGTATCTCTCTACCGAGCTCGAAGGACCTGCTGCGCTGCGCCTGAGCATGCCGGCAACAGATGACCGTGTTCCCTCCCACTTTATTGCGCTGACAGACGTGAGCGAGTCAATGGCCGATTGCGACAAGCTCAAGCACGTGAAGACATGCTTGAGCCTGCTTCTAAACTTTATGACACCCGCGGACAAGTTCTCCCTTGTCTCTTTCGGGGAAAACAGCAAAATCCTGTTAAAACATGTGAAGGCCGAGGCGGCTGCCATCCCGATGATCGAGCGCGCGATTGACGCACTCGCCGTGAATGGCTGCACGAATCTCTCCGCAGGCCTCGCATCGGTTCGCGAGATCATGACAGAGGCAGCAGGGTCACATGAGAAAGTCGGGCTGCTGCTTCTCACTGACGGATATGCCAATCGCGGAGTGAGCGAGCCACGTGAGCTCCAGCGTATTGTCATGCGGATGGTCGAGCTCTATCCCATGCTCTCCTTCTCCTTCATCGCCTACGGGACCGACCACAACGCGGAGTTGATGAAAAAGATGTCGGAGGAGACCGCCGGCAAATATAGTATTGTGGAGACTCTAGAGGGCGCCGCGCTGGCCATGGGCGACGCGCTCGGTGGTATCATCTCTTGTCTTGCCCAAAACGTGCTGGTGGGCCTTCCCGAGGGGACGACGGTGGAGGGTCCTCACAAGGTGGTAGACGGGAACATCGTTATCGGCGATCTATATGCTGGATCCCAGAAGCTGCTACTTCTCAATAAGAAGCAGGGCAATATCTTTGTGCGCGGCGCCGCCCTCCCGTTCCTTGACCCCTTCAACGTGCCTGTTACTGATATTAGGATTGATACGGCGCGTGTAGCGGAAGTGGACCTCACACGCCTCCGCTTCACATGCGCAGAGTTGTTCCATGAGCTTCGGTCCGGGAGGAACATCGATAGTCGTCTACTGGCTTTCCGCGAAGCGTTGAATGACCCCTTCCTTGCTGGGAACGCGGTAACGGGGATGCTCCTGGCGGAACTGGCATCCCTTGAGGCAGCAGTGGAAGACATCGCACAGAATCATGGCATCACTCACCGCCTACAGACGCAGCTCACACAACACGAGGTCTATTCTTCTGCTGGCGTGGGGGTCACCCGGCAGATTCGCGCCTCAGCGCGTGTGCATTGGTCAGACAGAGGCTCGCCAGGCGACCCCGGCGCCCCACGTCCTGAGGCTGATTTCGAGGACGCGCTGAGTCCCATGGCCGGGCCGGTCCAACAACGGATCGCAAGCCAAATGCGCACCCGCTCTACGCCCGCACCGCCGTAATAAAGGGTCTTCCTTGCCACAAAACATTTTTCACTGGGCGGGGCGGTTGAAAAATTGTTCCTGCCTTCCCCTTTACAGGTAGGCACGAATGACGACATTTCATATCTTGGACGCGATCTGGCAGGACCTGGAAATCGGTGAGGAAACGGAAACGACGCTGGAAATGATCCCGCGCAATACGGGCAATCTATCCGATGATGACGACGAGGTTCGCGTTGTTCGCAAGAAGATAAAAGTGGAGGACGACGCAGTAGACTCAGCGAAACTCTGTATGAACATATACCTGTTCGGCAGAACCGCGGATGGCAAATCCCTACGAGCCTCTGTCAAGGGATTTCAACCCTTCTTCTTTGTAAAGCTACCCAATAAGCGTAAACAAACAGAAGAGGATTTCAAGGCGCGGCTCAAGGCGCTTCTCGGTTATGGCAAGCGGTGGCTTCAGAGTGTCATCCACGTTGAGTTCGAGGAGCGCAAGGTGCTGTTCGGCTACACGGCAGATAAGCGCTTCCCGTTCGCGAGGCTGTCCGTTCCATCCATGAAAGCCTTTCGCGACCTGCGTCGTATCTTTATGGACTCTGATACTAGCGCCCCGAAGTTTGAACTCTACGCGGGGGAAACACCGCTCGAGGTGTTCGAGGCGAATCTAGACCCCATGCTCCGATTCTTCCACCTGCGGAATATCAAGCCGTGTGGTTGGGTTCGGACAGAGGCTGAACTCGATGAAGAGGGGTCGCTTACCACGGAGTGGGAGAAGATTCATCCGGCGGACGGGCCTATCGCAACAGCGCCCTTCCGCAACGCATTTTGGGATATTGAGTGCTACTCCGAGAACGGGGAGTTTCCCTTGCCCAAAAAGGGGTATGATCGTCTGGCGAAGCAGCTCTACGCAAAGGCGGGCACTCCCGAAGAAGCCGCGGCGCTCATTATGGCAGCTGCGTCGGATCCGGATTCACCGCCCACGGATGTCGACGGCCTGCGCCACAAGGATGGAAAGTTCCGCGTCGACGTGCTGGAAGCCGCCATTTCCAAGCCGGATTTCATCGAAGCACTCGTGCCTATCTTTCAGAAAAAGGAAGGGCTGAGCATTTCCTCTCGCGATGATCGCATCGTCAAGCTGCGCGGTATTCTCGGCAGCTATCTTCGCACTGCGCTGCCTCTCGCAGGCGACCCCGTTATCCAGATTGGTGTTGTTCTCACCACCGGTTCGGCAATCGATAAACACATCTTCGTCTACGGTACCTGTGACGAGGTTCCGGGGGCCGTCCTTCACACCTACGAGACAGAAAAGCAGCTGATCCTCGGGTGGGCAGCAGCGATGGCCGAATGGGATCCCGATATTCTGACCGGCTACAACGTATTCGGTTTTGATGAGCAATATCTGTGGAAACGCGCCGAAGACTTGGGTATTACTAAACACGAGTCCATCCAAGCTCTGTCTCGTCTTATGGAGTTCGACAAACCGGTTATCCTCGAGGAGAAAACCCTGTCGAGTTCGGCAATGGGCGACAATACGCTCTACATGTGGTCAGCATTCGGCCGCCTTCAAGTAGATCTGTTCCATTATATCAAGCGCAACTTTACTCTACCCGCCTACAAGCTGGACTACGTTTGCCAGCACTTCATGAGCGGGAAATGCAGCGGAATGGACGTGAATGGCCCGGAGTGGCTGGTGAAAACCAAGAACACAGACGATGTGGTTATCGGCCGCTACGTTGTGCTACTGGATGAAACGGGTGACGCGGTGGTAGAAAAGCTGAAAATCATCGGGGTGAAATCAAAGGAGGCACTGATCTTGGAGGCGCCTACAGAAGATCTGGAGGATTTGAAGGCGGCGTCCAAGGACGTCGTGAAGTGGGCCATCGTAAAAGATGATGTATCTCCCCAGGATATCTTTGCTCTACATCGAGATGGCGGGTCGGCAGGGCGTGCTCGCGTTGCGGCCTACTGCGTCCAGGACTGCGATTTGACGGTGGAGCTCTATAAGAAGCTGGATGTCTTCAATAACGCGATGGCGATGGCGAATGCGTGCTCCGTTCCCGTGGGCTACATCTTCACACGAGGCCAGGGCATTAAAATCGAGTCGCTGATCTTTAAAGAGTGCTACCGGCGCGAACAGTGTGTGCTGGTCTTACCCACGCAGCCACGAGGCGCCCCTGTAGAGCAACAGGATTCGTATGAGGGCGCCTACGTATTGAGTCCAGATCCCGGATTCTACTTCAAATCGCCCATAGGTGTTGCGGACTTTGCTTCGCTCTATCCGAGCACAATCATCAGCGAAAATATCTCCCATGATTCGCTGCTGTGGGTGAAAAACTTCGATCTCGAGGGGAACTTTATAGGGTATGATTACGGCTCCGAACTCAGCGCCGTGCCTGAAGGGGTACAGTGGACGGACATCGAGTTCGACGTTTGGGGCGTGAAAGAGGGTGACATGCGCAAGGCACCGGAAAAGGTTGTGCGCGGGAAGCGTATTTGTCGCTACGCACAGCTTCCTGGATTGGCAAAGAGCACTTTGCCGCAGATTGTCCAGGGACTTCTTGCGGCACGCAAGGCCAAGCGCAAGGAGGCCGAGAAGGAGACGGACCCCTTCAAGAAGGCACTTCTTGATGCGGAGCAGTTGGCCTACAAGTTGACGGCGAACTCCCTTTATGGCCAGCTGGGCTCTTCAACATTTAAGATTCGCCTGCAGCATTTGGCCGCCTCTGTTACGGCCTATGGGCGAAAGCAGATCATGTTCGCCAAGGCCGTTATCGAGCGCTTCTATGGGCCCTCCGCGAAACGGCCCGATTGTGAAGCAAGTGTCATCTATGGTGATACGGATTCCCTGTTCGTCGATTTCCGCGTAAAACGGCGCGGCAAGCTCTTACATGGGCGAGATGCCATCGTGGAAACGATTCGCTTGACGACCGAGGCCGGTCAAATGGTGAGTTCTTGTCTGAAACCACCGCATGACTTTGAGTATGACAAGGTATTCTACCCCTTTATCATCTTCAGTAAAAAGCGCTACGTGGGCAACAAGTATGAAGAGTCGCCCGACGAGTTCTACCAGAATAGTATGGGTATCGCCACGAAGCGGCGTGACTATGCCGGTATTGTCAAGGTGATTTACGGTGGCGCGATTCGTATTCTTCTCAGCCAGGGAAATCCAGAGACGGCCGCGAAGTTCGTAAAAGAGAAGCTCATGGACCTTGCGCTTGGAAAGGTGAGTATGACGCAGCTAATGTTGACAAAATCGCTGCGCGCCGAATACAAGGCGACTATGCCACCACATAAGATGTTGGCGGAACGAATCAAGGCGCGAGATCCTGGGAATGCGCCGGCGTCGGGTGACCGTATGAGCTTCCTGTATATCATGCCACCTGCGGGGCAACAGGCGTCCAAGCTCCAGGGTGATCGTATCGAAACCCCCACGTGGATTCGGGAAAAGGGTCTGGAGATCGACTTCAAATACTACATGGAACACCAGCTCATGAATCCTCTATCCCAGCTCTTTGCGCCCGTCGTTCATGAGCTTCCCGGATGTGTAGTGCCCGAAAGTGCCGATCGCGAATCAGTCGCAGTAGATTATCTCTTCTCTGATGCTCTAAAGGTGTGTGACAAGTCGGCACAAAAGCGCTCCATTCACAAACTATTCGGGGAGGCGGCAGCATCGACAGCGTCGGCTGTTCCAAATGCCCTACCCGTGGCGTTGCGAACTCGAAGCAGGCTGGCTACTCCGCCGAAGAAGATCCAAGCGAACATCAACTCCCTCTTTGTGCAACAACTTATTCAGAAGAGCTTGAAGCCACCGCCGCCACCGCCCGCCCCACCTGTCAAAAAGGCGGCTAAGAAAAAGCCCGAGGCGCGGGAGTAGTTCCCTCCCATTTAATAGGCACAGAGCAGATGTCATTGGCCCAGCAGGCACTAGATAAAGCGGAGGGTATAGACGGTTATAGGGCTGCATGCGCGGCCTCGCCGCTCAATGCAGAGGCCAGGGCCGAGCACATATATGCCCCCTCTTTTTTAGGGAAGGATGAACTAAAAAAACTATATCTATCAATCTATGATGTGCCGCTTTTGAAGAGTGTAGATGTGATTGTTCTTGATTCTTCTGCGGATAACGGATATCCTCATACACGCGCGAACTCTCTTGTATGTATGCCTAAATCATCTATCATATCAGTTAACTCCCACGCCCTGACGGAAACTCTCTGTCATGAAGCGATTCACATTCATCAACGTCAATATCCTGATCTGTGGTCTTCTGCGTGCTCAAAAGATGGTTGGACACCTGTTAGCCTCTCGGATATTCCCTCTGATTTCGTATCACGCTGTAGGCTAAATCCGGATACATTTTACCGCCAGCGCTTCTGGGCGTGGCAGACACACTACGTCCCCATGCCACTTTTTATACGGGAGGATTACCCTACCCTTGAAGGAGTCCAGATAAAGTGGATGGATATGCGGAATAAGGCGTTATTTCCTGATCCGCCACCCTCTTTTGTGAAGCGGTATGGTGACAACCCTCCGCAACCCGAACATCCGTTTGAGCTTCTGGCGGTAGAATATGCCGCCGCCAACCTGAACTCTGATGCACTGCTTAGAACAAAGCTCCAATCTTTATAGGATGATGACAGAACAGTATGATCTATCCTCGTCATTTCAAATACAACATACAGTTTCAACAGGTAGGGTTCATATCCCTTTGGAGTTGTTACCGAAACAGTATATTGACGGGAAAGTTCGCACGGGAAATACGGAGAGGTGTCATATATCTTATGGAAAGCAGGTGAACAAGGGGGGTCACGGAAATATAACTCTCATCCGAAGGACACCCGCCCTGAGCGGAGACTTGTGTGTGAAAACTCCGCACAAATCCGAATATTCTCTGTGCTCCGAGGCGATTCTTCAGTGGCTGGCAAGTCAGACTTTAAAGGGGGCGGGGATTCATGGCGCCATTCCTCATATTTACGACATTTTTCAATATGCTGGTGAAACCAGATTCAGCATGGACTATATTAAAGGAGTCAGCGCGGTGGAGGCTGTATCAGCAGCTGCGAATCCAGATGATATGTGGCTCCAGATTCTCGGCCAAGTGAGCCTCCTCCTTGGCTATCTGGAAGAAAAGATACGCCTAGATCACCGTGACCTGAAGGCAGATAATATCTGGATTCGCCCTACGCCTGTTGACTATTCTTTAATAGTGGGCGAAATACGATGGCGCCTCAGAGCCCCTTTTCAAGTGGTCATCATGGATTTCGGATTCGCCTGTCTGGGCGATGAAGAAGGAAATGCGATCGTAAGTCTTAGTGACGGTATTGTTCCGAAAATCGATCCGTGCCCGAAAGAGGGGCGTGATCTGTTTCAGCTTATTGCGTCCATGTGGTCTATTCCTATTATACGGGCACGCGCGAGTGAGGCAGTTAATGAAGCCATGAAAATGTTCCTCTCACATCGCGGCGCATCTTTTATCGATTTAATCCATCGTAAACTCCACGCCCACTGGATATACTTGGCGGTGAGTGATAGCACATTTAGCCACCCTCCTCTGAATCCCACGTCGCTACTGTTAAAATTAAACCGCGACTGGAAAATAGTAGATCTTCAACGAGGATGAAGCCCTGGGTTTCTATTCTTACCCCGCTGTACAACGGCATCGAATTTCTTGAGCAATGCGCTATGAGCGTATGCCTCCAGAACTGCGAACATGAAGGGGTCCAGTTTACCTGGGAATGGTGGATCGGTGTAAACGGTCACGGCGATGGTGGCCAAGTTCTACAGCAGGTGGAGGCTATTCGTAAAAAATGTATTGCGAGTAATGGTATGATTCATGTTATAAATCTCCCTCATGTGAAAGGGAAGGTCGCGGCGTTAAACGAACTAATAAATCACTCCACAGGTGATTGGATTGCCGTTCTAGACTGTGACGATACATGGGAGCGAAATAAACTCCTATTTCAGAAACTTGCGATTGATCGCGCTGGCGAAGTGCGAATCGACGTGGTTGGGACATTCTGTAGCTATTTCGGAGAGTTTGTTAGCGATGGCCCTCTTCTTCCTAAAGGATTCATTAGCGAAGTAGATATCTGGAAAGGCAATCCTATTATTAATTCCAGCGCCCTTATTCGTCGAGAACTCGCCAGCTGGGAGGATCGTTTCGGCCTCGAAGATTATGATTTGTGGCTACGCCTCATGCGTAAGGGTTGTGTATTCTTCAACGTTCCTCTACAGTTAGTGAATCACCGGATTCATTCCGCTTCTGCATTCAACGGAAAAGGTAAACAGGATATCGACGGGCTTCTCAAATACCATGTCATGCGTATCTAAAGTTGATATGGCTCTACCATACAGCATGGCTGCGGCAACAGTGGTCTCGGCATATTATCCTATACGCAGTAAGTTCGAACCCGGAAAATACGTGGAGTGGATGAGCAAGATCTGGCCAAACACCAGCTTCCCCCTTGTTTTTTTTACAGACCCTGCTCTTGTTTCACAAATGGAGAGCCTATTTGCCGCGCGCCCTGGCCTCACGAAAGTTGTCGGTGTTCCATTCTGTGAACTATCCGCCTTTCAGAAACTATCACCCAAACTCTGGCTTCAAACGCATGAGGATGACCCTGAAAAAGATAAACACTCCCCAGAGCTATATGCGATATGGTATGAGAAAAAAGAGTTCGTTTTAAGAGCAATAGAGTTAAATCCGTTTCATTCGGAACACTTTGTATGGTGTGATGCTGGTATTTGTAGATATCCAGAATGGGTGCCGCATATTCAGGCCTTCCCGCGCAAAGAATTTATTCCTGCTGACAAAATGCTAGTTCTTCGTGTTGGCCCGTTTAACGAGGGGACACATGAAAAAGATGCGTATGGAGTGCGTGGAGACTTTAAAGACTGTGTCAGTGTGGGTGGAGGTATTCTAGCTGCCGCGACGCCGATATGGAAACTCTGGAGCAAGGCATATGATGCCATGCTCATGAGGTATTATCTCGCAGGACGCTTCGTAGGAAAGGATCAAAACATAATGGCGTCTATGATTCTGGAAAATCCAGATTTGGTGGTGCTGGTCGACCCGCCGCCAATAATGAACCCTATTCAACGATGGTTCTACTTACTATTTTTTTTAGCAGGCGTCCGTGTTGTGTGAGAGTCTTTCCGCGCCTGTATACGCGTTTGGCCCTACGGAGTGAGCCGCCTTCCTGGGCTCCAGATTCTTCATTCGGTGGGCCAGTATTATTTTCGGTGGGCGACGACGAAGCCCCTTCAGATCGTGGTCCAGAAACCAGTGCTTTCACGGCTGCTTCGAACTCACCTTTCGCGGAGCCAGTATGTATCGCCCTTGTAAGCGAGTAAGCGCGGGTATATGCTGACCTATACGCAGCTCTATAGCCGTTAGCATAACCCAGATCATACGGTTCTGATGGGTCTACTGTCCCTCCCCCTATTGCTCCCCCGAACTGCATTATCCCATTCTCATCCTCCCTATATCCGCCACTTTGTTCGGCGTCCGCTCCAGAAGCCTCCGCATTCGCTCCAGAAGCCTCCGCATTCGCTCCAGAAGCCTCCGCATTCGCTCCAGAAGCCTCCGCATTCGCCCCAGAAGCCTCCGCATTCGCCCCAGAAGCCTCCGCATTCGCCCCAGAAGCCTTCACTGAAGATGGCTTCAAAGCTGTCGCTTCTGTCTGGATCGAGCCAGATGCCCCTTCAGGTGTTGGCCCAGATACCTCTTCAGGCGCTGGTCCAGAAGCCCCTGTAGCGGTTGGCCCAGACGTTTTCTGCGTAGTTGGCTTAGGAATCTCAATAGGATTTTTTCTGAAATATGCTACACACTCAGGATACACAGTAAATATATCTATACCCTGTTTTACTCCCTGTATCTGAACCTCTTTACAATACACATTATGTGTAGCTTCCGCAACCTTCTTATTTATCTCATCTGTATTACCAGAATATAACTTTTTCAGCTGATCTAACACCGTTTCCTCAGAATCAGTTACTACATCTAAAAGCGCATTTTGAGCATCAGCTGTCCCATCGCGCTGCCCATCTTGATTCCCATTTATCATACCCTTTTTGTATCCCCTATCATATTCTGTTTCGCTACTCCCTGGACCAGTAGGGCCTTTTAACAATAGGGCTGCCGCCGCGGCAGTACCCACTAGGGCGATGGCAGTGGCTGCGCCTAACAACTTTGTATCAATAGGGGGGCCTATTACTACATCACTATTAGGACCTATAGTTGTTCCCGGTATGTGTGTCACTAGTTTATTTCCAGTTGACGTCGGACCAGACACACCCGTATCAGTTGATCCACCAGGATCTTTAGCATCTGGTGTTTGAATCCCAGGTCCTATAAACACGGCAGGATTCATAGGAGGAGCATTAGTGAGATTGTTTATAAACATTTGAAGTAATCCACCTATTTTATCAGCATAGTCCATTCTCTTGCGATTAACATTTTTACGTTCCAATAGGTCAGCGTCCATATCACTCTTTCGCTTCTTTAAGTCATCATTGTAGTCGCCATTTTTCTTTTTTCTATCTTTTAGCTTAGCATCATTCTCATATAGTTTACTAGGATCATCTCTCGGTGGTATCTTCTCCTTTTGAGCCCTCTTAGCCGCTAAATCATCTTCTGCTAGTTTCTTAGCATCTTCTGTCTCCTGTTTCTTCCTTTTCTTCTCAGGCACCAGGTTATCATCTAGTTGTTTCTTTCTACCCCCCAGAGCAACATCTCCATCTTTGCGCATTGGCCGTGTTTGTTCCGCATTATCCATCGTACGCCTTCTATCATCTTCGAAGCCCGCCTTTTTCCCCTCTTCTTCTGTTAGTTTTTTCCTGTGTGTATCAATATCTGCCATATCATCATCATTGCGCTTTTTGGCGGAGTTTTCGTGTCCAGAAGCTGTATCTACTTCATTCTTTTTATTATCGATAGAATCTTTATTGTTCGAGCCCTTTCTTTCTTCATTAAGGCGTTGTGTAGTAGCATCATCGGCTGCCTGTTTACGTTTTCCCGAAGCTTCGACTGTATCATCGAACCCCTTTTTATGTTTATTGACAGCACCATTTGTGTCGGCATCCATAGCATCCATATCATTTCGATTTTTCGTTTGAGTATTCTGTAGATCACTATCCGCGGCACTTTTACGCTGTCGCGCGTCAGTAATATCCGTTGCCAGTTTACTCTTACGTGCCGATTCATTCCCTAGACTATCGCCTAATGAATCACGATCTCTTGCTCTCTGTTTAGATGTATTTGTGGAAGAATCGACTGCCCTACGGTGATTTTCCGCATCGATTCCAGCATCTCGAGCCCTATTTTTTTTGCCATCAATACCACTACTAGTATTTGCGATCTCACTTTCCATGCTTGCCCGTTCTCGTTTTTTAATATCAATACTACCGGCTGTTGTATCCCCTTTAATACGCTCATCCCCTGCTGATTTGCTGGCCTTCTGCGCATCACTTTCCATCCGCGATTTCTGTTCCTCAAGGGCCTTTCTTCTATTATTATGACTGGTATTATTTCCCCCCTCCATATCAATACCATCAGATAACTCATCTCTTTTTTTATTTAGTTTACCGTTTTCAGCTGAAATACCATCGACTTCTCCACTTTTATCTGAAACGCGCTTTTTAGAAGCTCCAAACGGCGCAATAGAACTCGCATGATCTTTTCCACTTAATAACATGCCTTCAGAGGCAATTGATTTATTTCGTGTTACATTATTATTTGTAGAGGCTGTATCAGTCCGTTTTACTACGCTACTTTCTTGTAGCCGTTTAGCAGCAAGCCTATTTTCTACCGCATCTAAATATTGCCCGCGTTCCGTTCTTTTCTGTGTGGATACTTCAATACTATCATCAATACGCTTCTTCTGTACCTTGGCCCTTTCTATGTTCAAGTTTTCTATATCCAACTTATTTCGCAAACTCCCGTCTTTATTCGCTAACCCTACTTTATTATCAGAAACTGCCTGAAGTTCTGCGTCTCCTGCTGCTCTTTTGCTCCTTGTTCCACCAGGCCCATTCGTATCGGCGTTCAAGGTGTCCATCTTTCCTGCCGCATTGTCACGGACAGCCCTTTTATTAGGAATATCTACATCATTTATGGCATTTTTTCTCGATATGAAGGTGTCCGTGTCTCTAGAGCGAACAGGCCTTGAAGCCTCCGCATTATTCAGAGAACTGTTTCTTTCCGAACGTATCGTTGGTTCGGACCTTACCTGCTGATCGAGCTGATCTCTATTTCTTTGAACATCCGCCGCGTCGGCATTATTTCTTGATTTGGCATTCCCTTCTGCTGATATTGATGAGGCAATCTCTCCTTCTTTTGCCTTGCTGGCGCGCGTATTCGCAGCAGAATCTCCTTCCACCCCTCTGCGGGCCTGCGTTGCTATATCAGCATCACCAGCCAGTTTACTACGAGAAGATCCTACACCATCAAGCGATTTTTTCGTCCCTATAACAGAACCATCGGCATCCAGTTGTAAGCGTGTCATAGACCCTTGGTGAGTATTTTGAATATCCGCCAAATTAGTTTCATTGGCAGCTTTTCTAGCTGTTGCAGTGTTTATATTGTTATTCTGCGCCCGAGAATCTGTAGCCGCGTTTTTACGCGCAGAATCATGTCCTCCACGATCTTGTTGGCGTCTTACAGCCGTATCCCCAGCAGAACGCCGTATAACATCACTGCTGTCCGCAACTCGTTTCGCACTCGCCGCGTCACTTTGTCGTTTTGCCTTTCGATTCACTATAGGATCAATAGATGCTACTATTGTACTACGATTCGCTTTATTCGTATTTATGGCAGAAAGATTTGTGGCAGCATCTACTCGACCTGTCTCCGCCTTTGTAGAAGCTGCGGTGGCATCACCCTTAGCTCTATCTCTTCTTATACTTATGGGACCACGTCCGTCACTTATTTTAATCTTATTCGTAGTTTGGAGTGTTATATTATCCGATAGTACCGACTTTCGTCCATTAAGGGAGATAATATTATCACTAGCCTTTCTGCGCCCTGTGTTCAAATCACCCACTCTTCTAAATGACCCGCCTAGTAATGGTATCGTTGTCCCATGAATAGCTGATTGTGCCCTACCTTGTGTGGACGAACTAAGCCGTTTCGATGAAACCGCCGCATTCACTTGCCCTGATGATACTCGATTAATAGCTGTTGCGCTCAAGGAATCGATCCTATTTTTAATTTGATCTGCATGTTGTAAACGGGCCTGTTTTACATCTTGCCTGGTTTTAATATTCAATGCTACCGCATCTCTTTTCGCCTTTGTATCTAGCAAACTAGAACTAGCTGTATCTCTACGACCTTTAGTAAGTGTATCTTTTGTTATGCGTGCTCCACGTTCATTTGCTATTGTAGTTATCTCGGCATCATTTGCTCTTTTTCTGTTTATAGGCCCTGTAGGGGAGTTTAAGTCAGATATATCTATAGCGCGCTTTGAAGCAGCAGTAGTTTTTTTAGAATTTCTATTAGGAATTTCTACATTATTGATGGCAGTTCTTCTATTGAGATTCGTAACATCGCTGCTAGGTCGAACAGGTTTCGCAGCTTCTGCCGCAGCTCCAGCGGAATCTCTAGAACTTTTTAGACCAGGTCGCGCGGCAACTTGAGTCCCTAACTCTGTATTCTTCGTAGCTACATTTGAGGCGGCAGCTTTACGAGCATTGTCAGCATTATTTTCACGTGCTTTCGCTGCGGCAACTTCCCCATTCTTATTTGAGATATTTGTCGAATTTTGCGAGACCTCTGTCTGTTTTCCATTACGCGACTGTGTTGCCGCAGCTACATCTTGAGTTTGCCTATTTTTCGAAGCTCCAACGGTGTTCAGTCGTCCATTGATATTCGACACCGCATTATTCGCATTCGTGTTCATAGAATTTATCGATGATTGATGAGTTGTTTGAACAGCCGCAAGATTATTTTGGTTTGTATTTTTACGTGCTGTAGCAGAGTTTATAGAACTAGAGTGAATTGCAGCGTCTGTACCGGCATTTCTACGCGCAGAATCATGAGCTCCACGATTTTGCTGCCGTCTTACTACTGTATCCCCAGCAGAACGCCGTATAACATCACTGCTGTCCGCAACTCGTTTCGCATCCGCCGCGTCACTTTGCCTTTTTGCCTTTTGATTCACTATAGACTGGATAGATGCTACTGTTGTATTACGATTCGCTTTGTTAGTATTTATGGCAGAAAGATTTGTGGCAGCATCTACTCGACCTGTCTCCGCCTTTGTAGAAGCTGCGGTGGCATCACCCTTAGCTCTATTTCTTCTTATCGCTATGGCACCAAGTCCGTCGCTTATTGTAAGCCTGTTTGTAGTTTGAAGTGTTATATCATTTGGCAAAAGGCTCTTTCGTTGATTAAGGAGGCCAATGTTATCACTGGCCTTTTTGCGTGCTAAATTCGCATCGCCTATTCTTTTAAATGAGTTTACAAAAGAAATACCGCTTATCCCATGTTTTAATGAATTGTTTCCCATGATATCTCCAGCGGCACCGCGTTTACTCCCTACTATTTTATCATTACGTAAGCTTCGTATATAGAATAACTTAGCCTTAAGTCTCGTTATTGCGGTATTGCGCGATGAAGCAGAAGCCTGTAGTAATCTTGTGCGCAAAGCGCTCCCTATTTTAACCGCCTTCGCCCTTGCCACCTTTTTTAATGTGTTGATTTTTGCTTTTGCGTATTTCATTTTCGTGTCAATAGAAGTTACGGCTCTACGAGTAGACGTTGCCACCTTTTTAGCAGCTTGTTTTGCTACGGTTGATACACTAGATATAACCTTTTTTACAGCACCTTGAACTTTTGTAGCAAGCGCTTTCCTCTTCGCAGCAGCCTTTGCCTTAAGAATACCGATACGTTCTATTAGCGACACCTTTTTCGTGGATTTAACTACAGGTTTTTTCTTTTTAGTCGCCTTTAACGTGGTGGTTATTCTTTTACCTAAATCTTTTAGCATCGTTGGCACTTTTTTAATCGCTCTAAATGGTTTGGGTAAGCCACCCACTTGAATATTTCTCTCGGGCTCATGCAAAGCCATCTCTGATTCTATAATTTATTTATTCTTAAACTTATACCGCAATGTGATAGATTAAACAATCCAATAGGGGTGTTTAATCTGTGCCTACAGCGCGCTAAGTAGCTCGGCAAAGGCGACATTATAGATGGCTACTATAGTCATACCTAGGGGTTCTTAACTTTAGCACAATACGTTACGCTTCGTGTAAATATCAACCAATATTTACACAAAAGTTATATTATTAAATACTTATCCCTTGATAAGAGTTTCTGGATCTAGTGCTTCGTTTAGTTTTTCACCGAAACCACTTACAGCTTTTGTAAAGCCACTTACCTGCTTCTGAAAAATAGCACCATCTTCTGTTGTAGCACCTGAAGACTCGTTAGCCCCCGAAGACTCGCTATTATTTTCTGTAGTTGTTTCTGTATTTTCATTTGTTTCTTCTTCACCTTCACCTTCTTCTTCTCCTTCCGCCGCCAGGCCTGCTGCTCCTAGGCCTGCTGCTCCTATGCCTGCTGCTGCGCCTGCGCCTTTTTTACCCTTAGACGTCGACTTTTTAGCTTTGGGCTTCTTCGCAGGCTTCTTTGCGGTAGGCTTCTTTGCAGCAGGCTTCTTTGCAGCAGGCTTCTTTGTGCTAGGCTTCTTTGTGGTAGGCTTCTTTGCGGTGGGCTTCTTTGTGGTAGGCTTCTTTGCGCTGGGCTTCTTTGCGGTGGGCTTCTTTGCGGTGGGTTTCTTTGCGCTGGGCTTCTTTGCGGTGGGCTTCTTTGCGGTGGGCTTCTTTGCGGTGGGCTTCTTTGCAGGCTTCTTTGCGGCAGGCTTCTTTGCAGGCTTCTTTGCGGTCTTTTTCGCGGCAGGCTTCTTCGCAGGCTTCTTTGCGGCAGGCTTCTTCGCAGGCTTCTTTGCGGTCTTTTTCGTGGCGGGCTTCTTCGCAGCTTTCTTTGTAGTAGATTTCTTCGCGGCAGGCTTTTTCGCAGCTTTCTTTGTAGTAGATTTCTTCGCGGCAGGCTTTTTCGCGGTAGATTTCTTCGCGGCAGGCTTCTTTGCGGCAGGCTTCTTTGCGGCAGGCTTCTTTGCGGCAGGCTTCTTTGCGGCAGGCTTCTTTGGCTTGGGCTTGGGCTTGGGCTTGGGCTTAGGCTTCCCCCCATCTTGTATACCGAAGCCTTCGAGCTCCATCTAACTAAAAAGGAGTTTACAAACGCGCATCTCAAGTCCGACTACGCCATGCCTCACTACAAACGTTACAGATATACATATACTTCATGTTAACAGGGTCATACTTGATATAGATAACATCACGCTCAGCCCCGCCCCCATTACTAGGGCAATCCCCCTTCGGGCACTTCACATTCTTCACATGTGGTAATGTAGCGTCCTGCCGGGTGAATTCATTCAAGAGAATACGATACCCCTCGCTAGAACGCTCCTGAACTAGCGTTTCCACTAGCAGGCAACCCCCTTCCTGCTCCTCTTCGATGCCACACGAAAGACATTTCCAGAAGAGCTTCCCATCAGGCTGTAGGCGCATGACGAACATGTTTTGGCAGGTGCTACACACTTTCATCTCTGCTATACTATCCCTATAAAGTCGCACCTTCCAATTTTACGACGCCGCTATCGGCATGTGCCAAAGTTAGGTACACCCCTGGGGTGTACCTAACTTAGCCTACATGCCTACAGTAGCGATGTAAAAGGTCGGCTCTGCCGACCTACTTAGCGCGCCCACCGGCGAAACCGGTGCTGCGATGTAAGCACAAAATAAGCACCCCCTAAAGGGGGTGCTTAACTTCCGCACATCGCTGTAGTCGTTTCCATTCCGCCTTTCCAGACAGACCATATGGAATATTCGTATACGCAACATCCTCCTTCTCCGCTTCTTCACGAATAATATCAGCCAGCTTCTTTATCAGCTCATCTCCGCGCTCTTGTAAAACATCGTCGAAAAATGTATAGTCATGTGGGGCGACACCCTTCTTCCACATCAGCAAGTTCGTATACGAAAGCGCGATCAGTCTAAAACGAATATAATCGGCATAATCCTTGGCACGTTTATTCTCGAGCGTGATTTTCTCCCACCCAGGTTCATTCACAATAGGATTCGGCTCCAATAGGCTCTGAATACTTTGAAGGACGGTACTGATTGTCATGGCGGCGCTCCACTTCGGCCCTTGCCATGTCCCAAGAATAGAAAGACATACTTTTCCTGCAACATACAAATTCGGATGAAACCGCGTAGTTCCATCGGACGTTAGAAACAAGACATTAGGCGATGTAAACGGATAGTCTGCAGGAAACTCGAATCCGAAAAACAGAGGACAGTATTCATACGGAGTTCCACTCGGTCCTATAATCATGGCACGACCCTTTCGCACATTCGCCTCGTCAGCCCAGTAATAAATACCGCAAGATCTCATATCCTCTGACATGGCATCTGCGAGTTCTTTGGGAAATCGCTTCGGTAGCGCCGACATTCTATCGCTCTTGTGCGCTTATTCCTTAAACTCCGCTGCGGAAAAATTGGCCCAAAACTTTTCCCACCACCGAATATACAAATGACCACCCCTCTGTATGACCGTCACGAACTCTCGCGGTTCTTGGCGACGAAGCTCGCTCTGCAGTCGGAGGGGCGGGTGGCGACTATGACAAGCATGGGGCGAGGTGGGAAATGGGTGATTCCTGACGCGGACTACCCGAAGTTTCTCGATCTCTTGAATGACTATCTCTTTGTGAAACGTGGCCGCGCGATGGCCTTCGTGGAACAGCCGCGCAAGGGAGAACCGAAGCCACTTCTGATCGATTTGGACTTCAAGTATCCCTCGGAGCAGAGTCTCGTTCGTACCTTTACGCTTGAGCAGATCAGGAGCTTTTGCCAGAAAATGGTGAATGGCCTGCAAATCTTCTTTGGCGTTGCGGGTTATGAGTATCTGCGGTTCTTTGTAACCCTGCGCCCCCAGCCATATGCATCTGGTGCGCAGCGCAAGGACGGTATTCACATCATGTGCCCTGATATTGCGCTCTCTGATGAGAAGCAAAAGGTGATTCGCAACTGGATGCTCTCACAGGACGCGGTGGCATCGTGCTTTGCAGAGACTGGCTTCGTCAACGACCCCACGGATGTCTACGATGAATCCATGACGCGGAAGCAGGGTTGGATCTTCTACGGCGAGTCGAAGCCGAACATCGCGCCGTATGAGCTGAAGGCCGTGTTCAAGTATATCCCTGACCAGGATGCGTGGGAGGATGAGGAGGAAACCGCCTACACTTCCAGGGAACTCATGGAGCTACTGAGTGTTCGCTACAACATTATTCCAGACGAGAATACGGTGAATGATGACGCGTGGGATCACTACGAGGCGATGAAGGTGTGGGGCGAGGCGCCGCAGGCTCAGACGGAGATCGTCACCGCTCCTACCGAGCTTTCGCCAACGGCTGGCACAGGGCTCATTGATGCTCTTAATGCCATTTATGGCAAGGACCTGGATGACGAAGAAAAGAAGGTGATTCGGCGACTCGTCATGGATTGCTTAACGGTGGAGCGCGCTGAGAAATACGAGACGTGGATTCGAGTGGGCTGGTGTCTACACAACATCAGCCCCAGCGAAGAGAACTTTCAGCTGTGGATGGACTTCAGCGCAAAGTCGTCCAAGGCGAGTGGAAACAACGTGGCTCAGCTCAAAAGGGATTGGATGAATGGCTGGCGCAAGCACGATGACGGGCCACGCCTCACGGAGAGGTCCTTGCGCAAGTGGGCGCGCGATGACAACATTGAGGCTTACGAAAAGATTCAGGAAGATTTCATCGGTGAGTATATTCGCCAGGAAATCGAGCCCACGCATTTCCACATCGCGAAGCTCATGAAGAAGATGTATGGTTCGAACTACATCGCATCTCTCATGGCTCGAAATACGGACTGGTATAAGTATGACGACGACAAGAACATGTGGAAGAAGCTGAACCAGGGGGTTGAGCTTAGCATGAAGGTCTGTACGGAAGTGGCTGGTGCGATTATTCAGAGTGTGGGCAAGCTTCACATAGATGCGGGGAAGAATCCTAGGATGCAAGAACACTTGTTGGAAAAGGCCAAACAACTCACCAAAGTTCACATGAGCCTCTACAATAACGGCTTCACGAACTCTGTTATGAAGATGGCCGAGATGCAGTTCTACGAGGAGGACTTCCACAACAAGCTGAACATCAATCCGACGCTCTTTGCTTGTGCGAACGGCGTGATTGACCTCCGCGTTCCGGGTGAGGACGGTCGCGATCACGTCATCTTTCGCGATGGCCGCCCCGAGGACTACATGAGCTTTCTCGCCGGCCAGAATCTTCCCGAGATGAACGCGATCAACTATGTTCCATACGATCCTGCCGATCCTCTACAGGTGGAAATCGCGGACTTCTTCACAAAGCTGTTCCCCAACTCGGAACTCCGCCGCTACACCCTCCGGCTCCTCGCCTCCTGTCTCGAGGGAGCGAATCGCGAACAGTGCTTCTATGTCGCTACTGGTGTCGGCGGCAACGGAAAGTCCAAGCTGGTAGAGTTGATGCGTATGACCTTCGGCGACTATCAGACCTCGATGCAGTCGACTGTGCTGACGAGGAAACGTCCTGAGGCGGGGGCTGCGAATCCGGAGATCATGGCCGCCAAGTGTCGGCGTTTCATCTATCTCCAGGAACCGGATGACAAGGAGCCCATCAACACGTCGCGGATGAAGCAGTTTAGCGGTGAGGATATGGTGGAGGCGCGGGCCCTCTACGGTGATCAGGAGAAGTTCATCATTATGGGCAAGCTCTTTATGATGTGTAACAAGCTGCCGCCGGTGACGACCATGGACCGTGGCACGTGGCGGCGTATCCGCGTCATTCCGTTTGTGAGCAAGTTCGTGTTGCCGGATCACGACGAGTATAAGGCCAAGAAGCCGAACGTGTTCCTGATTGACCCGATGATGGACAAGAAGCTGCGGCTGTGGCGCGAGCCCTTCCTGGCGCTGCTGGTTCACATCTATGAGACGGAGTATATCCCTTTCGGGCTGAATCCGGTTCCCGATGTGGTGACGTCGGCGAGCAACAAGTATAAGGACGACTTTGACACGTGCGCACGCTTCATTAGTGAGCGTGTGCGCGAGCCGGTGACGATGGAAGAGAAACTGGAGTGCCGCCAGGATCCGATGAAGTCGAACAAGATCAAGACGATTGTCTCTCAGTGGAAGAAGGAGGCGCGACTGGAACTATCGCACCAGGATGTTCTCAATAGGATGGCGGCGGAGTTTGGAGAGCCGCAAAAGGGAGCAGAGTGGCCGACGATCAAGGTGTTTGGGAGCGATGACGCCGTGGCCGACTGGGACGCCGCGCACGCGGCGAATAGTTCTTAGGAACCGCCGCGCATGCGGCGAATAGTTCTTAGGAACCGCCGCGCACGCGGCGAACAGTTCCTGAGGGGCTAAATAAAGCGCATAACCATGGCAGATAACATTACGCCGACCACTAAAGAAATGGTAACCGTCATTCCGAAAGTGATTATTTTTCGCGTGCTCATCGCAGTTGAATATATAACAATAATAATACAAATGACAGCGTAAGACAGAAAAAAGAAGAATAATATCCAGTCTTGTAGGGTAGTTATACCTCTTCTCCTAAAAAACCCCATGTTGTTCTTACCCGCCGAACGGTCAATAAACTCACGATCGTATGTATCACCCGCCTTTTTAACATTAGCAAGTTTCGTGTTCAGCGAATCAAGCTTTGCTTGTAGCACTGAACTCTGAGATCTTAATGTCGCAGATGCTGTTTGCCCAGCTTGGTATTGCTGGAAAAGGTTTGTGGCAGTGGTATCTAACATACTCTTTGTCGTAGTATAACGGGCCGGAAATGTTGTATCTCCCATACTAAACATGCGTGGGATTTAACAGTTGGCAGCAGGTTTAGGACATCTACAGCTTGGCGAATCGGCCGATGCTCCATACTCAGAGCGAACCGAGTCAATGTATGCTTGATAAGAAGCATCGCCTCTTGAAAGGGGTGAGCCCTGCGTATTATCGCCGTCAAAATGTTTCTTACTCCATGATTGTTTGTCACGTTTATTATTTGTATACATCGAACGGTTTATAATTATCATTACATTAATCACTGCAAGAACACCGATTGAATACCATACAAAACTATTTTCTAAAAATCCCTGACCTTTTAATACCAACATTATTGTTACCATCATAAGCGTAATAAATATAAGCTGGAACACAAACAATGTGTCCATCTTGTTATTATACGCCCATTCGTTTACTTGTATTTGACGATTTGCCAGTTCTATGTTGTACTTCTCTGGGCTACGTGACATATCTGTTATTAGCTCTTATTTATTCAAACCCGCGACATAGACAATAAGTCCAACCGCTAATAGATTAAGAAATCCATAAAGCCCCAGATTATTCGATACTATCTTATTTTTTTCACCCGTCACATCCACCATATGTCTACGAAGATCTTCATACGACCTATTTTGAAGCAGTTCACGATCACGAGCTAAACTATCAGATAAGCTGGTTCTAGAAGGGCCAGTGGCAGTTCGAGCGCCAGTCCCAGTCCCAGTCCCAGTCCCAGTCCCAGTCCCAGTCCCAGTCCCAGTGCCAGTGCCACTTTGCCATCCCTCAATAAAGGGTATAGTTCCATCATATCCTTTCGTGGTTTCAATAAGCCGGGAAATCGTTAAGATATCCGTCATAAACAAGTTTTTTCCGTGTATCACTGCGATGAACTCCTCGGATATATCTCCTCGGGCAGTTATACGTTTGTATAACTCCCGTAAAAGGAATTGATATTGTTTGTTAACAGAACAAAGAAGTATCATTAACTCCCCTATTAGCCTGTCCTTTGTAGCCTTATCTGATATATCTACTCCACGACTTTTCAGCCCGTCCATAATCATAGTCTGAGCGTCAGGTGTAAGAACCCCATCCTGTCCACGTCGAAGCCCATCAATAGGAAGCACGGAAGAAGGAAGCTTGGCTTCAGCTTGTTCCAGTGTTGTTATATCAGGACAGTTCATTTCCCTCAACTCTGTTTCATATTCATAAAATAATAAAACGCGAATGCCAGTAATATGATGAGCATCACGGTCGTAAAGCTGAACTGCGACATCACCAAATCGTAAAAGATTATCAAACTCGGGTGAACCGTGAATGATAAATCTACGCCAACTAATGAAAGGAATACAAGTAGAGAGAATATAGCTATAAATGAAGTAACCACGACAAACCAAGGCACCGATTCCCTACGCATAGGTCTATCTATCGGGAACCAACTCTCATAATAACTTACTTCCCTTTCAGGGTGACGAATATAGGCCACACGATCATGTGCGATTGCCACATTGGCCTCCTCCTCCTCTATTCTTTTCGTCACATCAATAATAGCCTGCTGTGTTGTCTGAATCGTATTTGTTGTTCCACCGATTTCCGTAAGTTTTTCTTGAATACACGAAGTCGTATTAAAAATATCGGCAGAAGTTTCTGCCAAAGTCCTCGCCTCGGCGGGAGATGGTTGTGTTGTTCCAGCTGCGGCTGTAGGAGATACTCCATTTAAAGTTGTAGATGTTACTGCCTTCCAAGCTTCAAAGTTTGTTCTATTACTTATTCTCCCAAGGATTGCTGGTGTACATGATGATGGCATTTCCTAATCATGCTTTAGAACTGTAGTAGGCTACGGGGAACATACGCGATACGTAATATACTCGCCCGCAGAAGGACTCGAACGAGTGATTTTCACAATATCACCGGGTAGTAATCCCATAATCCGAGCAACCATGTCCTCGTGGAACTTGATCAGAGGCATGTTTGCAATCGACTTGATATGGTTGACCCGAAGGAACTCAGCATGCTCGGACTTCGGTAAAAGCTCGAACTTCGGCTGAGAAACATGCTCCATAGGGTTATTCACGATCGTATGCGCCTGGAAGAAACTAACACGCAGCTTTTTGGATGCCAGTGCATTCAGTGCTGCCGTATGGAAGCTTTCTGCGACCGGCTCAAGAAGAATAACCACCAGTTCCGTATCAGCGGGGTCCACCATATCGCCAGCCTCCTCTACGTCCTTGTCACCAACGTGCTCATCCAGAAAGCCTGTAATACGGTTCTTAACACGATTGATGCTGTATACTACACGACACTTGCTAATAGGCCCCGGTGTCTCGCGCGTGAGATCCATTCGGAATGAGCCCGCACCAGCAGAGCCCGTTGCAGCGGCGGCCATCGCATTGATCTCCACAGGGCCGAACTTCTCGAAAGGCTTCGTATTATACCCACGATCTGCCAGAAGCTTCAAAAGGGTCTGGCGGCTCCGATAAAGGACTTGAAGAGTTTCGTAGTCCATTTGCTGTGGTGGCTTCCTACAGGGTAGGTAGCTCAAATTTACTTAGGCGGGGGCGACTAGCCCAACTTACTCACATTCACTTGGACGTTTCCAGATGGAGTGGCTTGTGCGGCTGGGGCGCCAACCTTACTAACATTCACGACAGGCGGAGGACCTCCAGGCGAGTTGGGGCGCCTGGCCTTGTTGTTAGGCCGGGGTGCCGCCGCCGCAGATGCAGCGCCGATTCCACGCATGGCATTCGGACTGGTATCTACTGCGATCGTGCTTGGAGCCATAGGGGCGGGTGGTGGAATAATCTCTGTAGGGGCGGGGGCTTGATTCATAGACAGTGGAACAACCAAGACCGGTTGACTGGTCGTCTGAACACTTACTCCCTGCTGTTGGGGCTGCTGCTGGGGCTGCTGTTGGGGTTGCTGCTGCTGCCCAGGATCCCCTCTCACAAACGAGATATCATCCTCCTCTTCCTCTGCAGGGGGTGGGGCCTGCCCCATTCCTGCCACTCCAATATTCATATTTCCCAGTTTCAAAACAACTCCCTCTTGGCCCGACTGTTGCGTCGGCGCCGGCTGTTGAACAGGAACTTCTGGCGCCGCTGGCGGGGCGGCTTCCTCCTTGTCCTCCGTCGCCCCCATCGCAGCCAGATCTTCAGGACGAACTTCCGGTTCTTCCGCCGGAGGAATATACTCAAGCACCATCGTATCCGGAAGCACACGATCCTTCAACGGCGCCTCCAACAACGCCCTCTCCTGATCTTCTGTCATCTCCAAAACGGGCGGCTTCCGGAATATCTTCACGTCCTTGTCTGTCAAAAGACGCATACCCATGTTCAGATATCCATTCAGTTCCTGTTCCAGAAGTTTCAGAGAATACGGGATCTCAATCCGCGAAAAACTCGCCACGCTCCGCTTCGTAGGAGGCAGAATCTCCAGATTGTTCGCAGAATCCCCAATATACCTTACCGGCCCATCGCACATGGAACAAATATATAGCTTTTCGCCCTCGTTGTAGATCGGTATCGTTCCACAGCCATTGCACACTACTGTCTGGTATCCATCGCCGCGTTTCATGAGAGACTCGCGCAGGAAATCCGCAGTTCCGTGGCCCAAAATAGCATCGCGTTCCATCTCACCAATACGGAGACCACCCTGAGCTCCGCGTCCTCCCGTAGGCGCATGTGTCCGCTGCTCTTTCCGTCCCTCCGCGCGCGCATTCCATTTGTCCTCGGGCATGTGTTTCAAGCGCATCGTGTAGACATTCCCGATGAACATCTGCGTAGGGATAAGCTGGCCGCCCATACCATCATACATGAGCTCCTCTCCAAAGGGCTCCATGCCAAGCTCATCACGCAGCACTTTACCAATAGCCTCTACAGGGCTGCCATCATTCATAAAAAGCGTTCCATTCGCCACTGTTCCAAGGCGCGGCGCGGCCTTCCCTATAAGCGCCTCAATCAGCTGAGCAACTGTCATACGAGACGGAATCGCATGTGGATTCATGATCATGTCCACGGGGATTCCCTCCTTTGTGCGCGGCATGTCGTAGCCGCGCACAAACATTCCCACCGTCCCCTTTTGTCCGTGACGGTTTGAGAACTTGTCCCCCAGCTCCGGAATACGCTCCTGGACGACACGCACTTTCACCATCACCAGTCCCACATTATTCACGGTGGTCGACACACGTTCCACGCGACCGCGTGTCCATACTTGGGCCGTCTTCGTGGCATCTGTCATATCTCCACCCGGCGACTGAAGATACATTCCTACCAACGCAGTCGACTCGTCGACATATTCACCCACACGAATGATACCCCGATCATCGAGCTTCGAATAATCTACACCGGGTCGCAGAGACGTCCAGCCAGGAATACGCACCGGATTTCCAATCCGTGTTTTACTGTGGGTCATAGGATCATCCTCTTCAAAGGCTTCATAGCTGCGATAGCATGTGCTGCGGAACATTCCACGGGCGAAGGAATCCGCATTCATGACAATACCATCGTCCTGGTTGTATCCCGTAAAAGAGCCCATCGCGAGAATCAGATTCGTTCCATATCCCATCTGGCCGTCCGCCATATAGTCATAATAGAGGGTGCGCACCAGCGGCGCTTGCGGATAGCAGAGGACGTGCGCCTGGTTATCATAGCGGTTCATGAAGTTCGTTGCGTATACGGATATTGCCTGCTTACTCTGCGAATCTCCGAGCTGATTACGCGGCGACTGATTGTGATTCGCAAACGGAATCATACTCGTCAGGAGCCCCACAATAGTGCTGGGGTGAATCTCCATATGGCTCGTCTCGGGCTTGATATACTCGGGGAAGTTGGCCACATACGTCTCATTCATTTCATACGGATCCACGTATTCCACTACTCCCGTATTTGGCTCCAGAGCCGTTATATAATCCTCCAGCTTCGGCGACTCCTCCGTCGCAAGAGGATCCATGAAACCTCCCTGGTGAATACTGCGTTTGGCCGTCTGTGGTAAGACACCTAGCACCAAATCACGCCAACTCTTTGCCTTCCGAAGAGCCTCTATAGGGACCGCACCTTTCGGACCCAGATGTATCAGAGGCCGAATAGGGCGACCCTCATCCAGATAGACAAATATACGCCGATCCCGAATACTGAAACCCACCGAGGCGCTGGCCGGTAGACATCCCGTCCATTTCAGAACTTTCAGCGCATCTCGCAGCGCAACGGGTCTCAGTGTATATCCGACAATACCGGAGTTTACAAAGACTGGAACACAGAGAGACATTAGCTCCGATGTAACATCCTCGCAGGCCATGACCTCTCCACGCGTGAGAAGCCACTTAATGAACGGCGCGGGGTCCGTCGATACAGAAATCGAGGTGAGCATGCTCAGATTCTTCGAAATACCGATGCTCGCGCCACCCGGTGTCTCGCTGGTACAGAAATAACCATACTGGCTCGTGTGGAGACGACGGGGGCCAGGCAACTTCATACCCGTATCGAAATCGAGAACTACGCGACGACAGTGCGACATGAAATCCAAATAGGAGAGGCGGGAGAGGGACTGAATAACTCCCGTCTTTTCCTCGCCCACCCCTGCGCCGGATCCACTCGACCACTTTCCTTTAAAGGCACGCATGATTCCTGCTGTAAGATCACGGGCTCTCGATGCCTCTCGGTGTTCGCCCTCGAGCCGACCCCCCTTCAACATCTGCCCCATGACGCCGTTGAGGAACAGATTCGCATATTTGTCATCGGCGTAAATACCCGCATTATAGTTGTATTCCTTATCGAGAGCCAGGCGCACAGCCTTGAACCAGTTCGTATACACGCCCTGGAACATCATACGCGTCAGAACACCCGATGTGAGGCAACGCTGATTGCGGATATCGTCGCGGTCCGTTGCCGTATCTATTCCAGCTTTGACCCGAAGAATCCGACGCACACATTCCGCCAAGAATGCGGCGCGGGCCCGAGGCCGGTTCTCCACGTGAATGAAGGTCTGATTATGCAGAATATCAAGCACGTGGGCCTCCGAGAAGCCCTTCGTGAGCGACTTCATATACTGAACAGCTGAAAAGGTATCGTAAAACGGGAAGGCCTCAATAATGGACTCATGTAGCATCGGCTGCAGAATCTTCGTCTCCGTGGCATCCGGATTTGGAAAGATCATCCGAAGAATCTCCTCATCGCTCTGAATACCGAGAGCGCGAAATACCACGAATACAGGAACGGGCTGCCGCACAAAGGGAAGACTCACCTGTAGGACATTCTCGCGTCTAGACATGAGAAATGCCACGCGCTTCACCCGCCGCGTCGTCGGATTCAGACATGTGATAGAAGAAAATACCGCCACCTTCGGATCCCTCTCCTGAGGCGTTATGTAGAGTGTATTGAACGCCTGCTCCTGGTGCGTTATCAACACCTTTTCAGAGCCCTCCACGAGGAAGTAGCCCCCGTTGTCATACTGGCACTCCCCAGCCTCTCTTACGAGCACCTGTGGTTTCCCATACAGTATACAATAACGGCTATGTAGCATAATGGGAATCTTGAAAAGGGGGAACTTTGCCAGATATCCATATCTCTCCTTATCCACCACGGGATCGAGAAGCTCCTCCTTTGTTATAACACCGCGGCCAGACGGATTCGGACTGCTGTATGTTATGCGAACTGTTATATCGGCTTCCACTAGTGCTGCGTAGGTGAGATTGCGCAGACGCGCTTCATTCGGAAATAGGAGACGAACTTCCTGCGAGTCCTGGAGACTCACTGTAGGAGAACCAATATATAGGCGGTTTCCTTCGAGGCCCCCAATAAATATTTCTGCCTTGTATTCATAGAACTTCGTATCAGGGATAACCTTGTGTAAAAGAAGAATCGGATTCTGCGCACGAACGATGGCCGGCAAATCCTGTGATAGGAACTGGTCATAACTCTCAATATGGTGGCGCGTAAACGGGTAATCCTGCGTTTTAAAATACAATCTCAAAAGATGTTCTGAAAGTGCTTTTGCGTCCTCTCCACGAACACCTTGATCCATTGAGAGATCTATCTAATCTGCCCTTATATGCTTATCTGGCTTGGCCGCATAAGCATCTAAGGTAAATCGCCGCTAACTACATGTATTTCAGCTGATTCTGACTGGAATCCGGTGAGCTGCCGAGGGGGCGACCGTGCGACCATGTTTGTAAATCATCAAATGGCGTGGGAACAGGCGACGGGACAAGGGGACGGGTGGTAGCCAAAAACATGGCATCAGATAACATGCCGCCACCCACTTTATTAGATCCCATATCGGCTGGAACGGCCGGATCAAATGCTGATAGGCCCACGCCTTTGTTCAGCTGGTCCTGATTTATTGTTCCATAGAACGAAAGTCCAGATGTTAAATACGGAGGGAACGATCCATGAACACCATCAACGCCGGGGCGTGTTTGAAAATCTAAAGGTGCGCCAGCAATCGCCGCCCCACCACTCTGTCCCTTTTTTCTTGTCCTCGTGCCAACACTTGATTTGGATTTAACACGGAGGTATGCTTGGGCCGCTACTGCCTCTACCGGACGACCAAATAACTTTCTCCAAACATCCTGTAATCTCTTTATACGCTGTTTAGGATCTGTAGTGGCCTTCAAAATGTTTTTGACTTCATGTTCCAGAACGTCAAACGAGTGCTTTAATGTTGGAATATGCGATACCATACGGCGTTTACGAGAGTGACCCGAAAGATTATTTCTCTTTCTTTGTGTTTTGGATGAAACTGAAGCCGTGAAAGGCATCCTACTATTTCAGTTTAGGAATATTAAACTCCCCTATCTAAAACGGATTCTGCTACATTTCTGTGCCCCGTATTGGCAATAGCATCATTTTCTTGCCTAGCCGAGTTCCTATTTACATTTGTGGCACCCATGGCAATAAGACCATTTCCGATACCACGTGTCACAAAGTTAGTTGCCGTTTGAGGGGGTGGAATATTTGCCGGTGGCATAGAGAGTCCGGGAGTCTTAGTTCCGCTGCTGAACATATAAATAATGTAGCCGCCCACGAGAACAATCACCAGACCGGTGAGAAGAGTGGGAGCTATTTGTTGCGCAGAACTCGCCCACTGCATAATATTGTATTCGCCTGAAAAGGTGGCGTAGTGGTTATATATAGTAAATATCAGCAAGGCAATCGCTAAAATGGCGATTCCGACAAGTGAAAAGTTGGGGGTGATATACTCGTATACAAAAAACCCCACGAACATCAAAAGTAAGGAAGGTAAAAAGAATTCCATCTAGTTCGCCGTTAGATCTTATCAATCAGATCTACCTGCGTCAGGAAATGCGTCCGACAGCAGGTGTTCAGGTTTAGGGCATCCAGGACTTTCTTTTCGGGAGTGTCCTCGACCTTCGTCCCGTCGAAATACACTCGTTTCTCGGCCGCCTGACCTTTCAAGCGCTTAAGCTCCTTTTGGAAACCACGCCACTTGTCTGCGATGGGCTTGCCACACTCGAAACAGCGAACAGGGATGATCATTTCTGCTACCTGACCTGGGGAAACTCCTTTAGCCAATTTTTTGGGGGTGCGTTCATCAGGCCTCCGGGAATACCAGGCAATCCTACAGAAATGACATCTGTGCTGTATTCCAGTGGCCTGAACTACCAGGGTGGCAACCCGATCGGGCGCGAGGTGCGTGCTCTCAAGCTGGAGGTCGATACGCTTAAGAAGGCGCTCGCCGAGCTGAAGGCTGGTGGAGTAGGAGCGGCGGCTCCTGTTGCCGGCCCTCCGGGTCCCGCTGGACCTGCGGGGCCCGCTGGACCTGCGGGACCTGCTGGGCCTGCGGGCCCTCCTGGAACACCTGGCACGAATGGCATGGACGGTGTAGAGGGTCCGGTGGGCCCCATGGGCCCTGCTGGGGCGAATGGTGCGAATGGTGCGCGGGGTCCCACGGGGCCTACTGGACCCCCGGGACTTAGCGCAGTAGATACGACCACTGAGTAAAATGTCAATAGTGACATCACAGCCGCCGCCAGTTTTTACGAGTTCCAGTGTGATTCCCTATGCGATATACAGCCGATATCTGCGGTTCGGCGACTCGGCGCTGATATCCTTGCTGCCCTGATCGCCCACGCCCCATGAAGGCGTTAGGATTGAAATGTATCGCTGATGGTATCCTTACTGGCCTGTAGGTTGATTTCTTAGAACGCAGCCTAGCTTGTGTGTTGTTCATGTATCTCCTCATCACTGCGCGTGCGTTCGCAGCGGAGAGTCCTGGAGGCAAAACTTGAACAGGAGGATGTTCATATTCTTCCTCAAACCCCCCCTCATCCTCCTCCGCTCTATTATCAATAATCCCTCGTTCCAGCATTTCAAAAAAGGGGTCTTTAGGAGCTACAGGGACGGGCTGAACAACCATTTCAACGACAGGAGCAGCAGCTTCTCGGACAGTTAGACGCCCCATTCTATTGGCACGTCCTTCTGCCGCTGCACTACGCCTGCTGCTGGCACTACGGCGAGTTCTCCCCCGAAACAAACGTCCAAGCGCATTTCTCACTCTCCGCGTAACGCTGCGTCCGAACTCCCGCAATCTACCTAAAACTGTAGGCATTCCCTATTACTTTGTTAGTTTATAAAGCTCATTCATGGTTACACGCTCACCCGTAAACGCTTTCTGCGCATGAAGCCGCCTATAAACATCCCTCGCATACATATCTTTCTGAGTAATATTATTGGTCCATGTAGCCCGCGACTTGCGATCCTCCGACGACTTCGGATCAAACTTTTTTGTAGGGGCCTCCATGGGTGGATACATCTAATCCTATAAAGTTGCGGGAGTTTAGACTGTCGCCCGTATGGACCGCAGGCGTTGGGCCGTTATACGAATACCATGACGATCCTCCAGATCAAATAGCATGCGCGACACGGGCAGATTCGGATGTGCGCGCAGTTCCGCTTGAATGATGGCAAGCTGTTCGTCCGTTACGCCTAATGGCCTCTTATACACAAACTGCTGTAGATCTGCCACTTCTCGCACCGGCCCGTCACTCGTCTGCTTTACAGCGCCGATGGCCAGCTCCCCCGCGTGATGCTTATCATGGCATGTTTGACATACCACGACGAGATTCCGCAGATCATTCATGTTCGAGCCGTCCGTAAGGCGTCTAGCAACAGCGCCCGCTCTCGGTTGAATATGATGGACTTCCAAGTCCCGCACGATTGCTGCCGAACATATCTCACATACACGCCGCTGTACAACCGTGTTCCATTCTGAGGCGGGGGCCGAAGCGGCCGTGGCCTCCCCTGTAAATTTACGCCGAATCTCGTGTGCCGTCTGAAGAACCTCCATAGGAATACCCATCGCCCGGGCCACTTCCAGGCCATACAGAGAACTCCCCGAACCAGCGTGTAAGGTCCTATCATATATGAGCCTATCCGCCGCCGCATCATAGCGAACACGCAGATGCCACACTTTCGTAGTCTTCAAGTCCTCTACAGGAAGTCCATGGAGATGTGTTGCGAATATGAAGCGGCTCCCCCGCTTTTCTAACCACTGTAGTGCTCCGCCCACTAGCGCCATCGCCGACATCGACTCCGTTCCCGAGCACACTTCGTCGCCCAGAACCAGAGACCACGGATCGGCACGCCGTAGAGCCTCCGCCAACTCCGTCATTTCCACCGCGAATGACGACAAGCCAGCCCAGAGATTGTCCGTATTCAAAATGCGCGTAAAGAGACTGCGGAAGGGGCTCAGCCGCATCTTGGTCGCCGGAACGTAGCAGCCACTCTGCGCCAGAAGCACGGCGATTCCTGTTGCCTTCATCAAGCTGGACTTGCCGCTCGCATTCATTCCGTATACGAGCCACCCCTGCTCCTTTTCTGCTCCCAGTCGCACATCGTGCCGCACATATTCCACGCGCGTCTGTTGAGCCTCAATAAGGGGATGACGTAAGCCTTCCAGATCGACGGAGGCAGCGGCTACATCCACCAGCTCAGGGCGAGAATAACCGCGCTCGGCCGCAACCCTCGCAATCGTTGCGGAGACGTCCGCCTGCGCCACCCAGGCTTCTAGTCCGTCCCATGTATCCGTGTGCGCCGTGCTCAGCCTATCGCAGGCGATCGGGAGCTCCGACTTAATAGCCTGTAGCAACTCCTCTCGCAACCGCAGAATCTTCGCGTAAAGCGCATTCAGCCTCGGCACTTCCAGAGAACTCGACGCCTTCTTCGCATGAACCACCGTCCCTTTAAAGGGTTCGGGGGCGATACCCTTCAACGCCTCCGCCGCCGCCTTCATAACCCCCTTTCCTCCCGCCAGCACAATAGTCGCCTCCTTGAACTCCATACGTAATCCTCCTTCGAGGCCCATCCACACCCCCAGATCTCGAAAGGTTGTAGTAATCTCTTCATGCGCGGCAGCGATCTTCTTCTCAATCGCAGCAACCCCGGGACCAGCGTCAACCGTCAGACAAAAACTATCCTCCGAGGCCGACCGCGCCTTCTCCACATCAAACACTCCCTGGAACGCGTCACACATGGCTCCAAAGGATCCCACTAGCCCCTCCCGCATTTGGAGAGGACCCTCCGCCAGCGCAGCTACGAGCCGCCGACAACACCTGTAGGACTGGTCGAGGTCGAGAACATCCGTCGCCGACACAGACGCCAAACTAACGCGCCGATGAAGCCGCGCCAGATCCTTCATCTGCCGTAGCAGCTGGACGGCTGTCGCATCGGCATGACAGCACCATTCGACCTCGTCATACATGGCCTCCAGACGGGCCGGGTCCGCAATAGGATATAAGAGCCGCTGCCGCATCGCCCGACGACCCATCTGCGTTGCCGTTTTCATGAAGATGGCCAGAACAGAATCGTCCTCCTTTGCCGTCACCATATTGAGCTGCGTCAGAGCATGATTTCCCAGATATACGGAATCCTTCGGACTCCACTGCACCGGCAAATGAAGATGCTCCGTTGCCGCGGGGAAATGATCTTCTACGAACATGAGGAGGGATGTCATCGCCCGCTCCGTATGCGCACCCAGACCCAGGACTTCCTTTAAAGGAAGCAGGGACTTTGGCTGAAAACACCGGCGCAACATATCCTCGCGGACGATGGCCTTGTCCAGACCCCCTTGACCCTGGGTGGATTGAATGTGAATCTGCGCAGTAGGAATGCCGAGGACACGGCGCAATGTCTGCTCTATAGGGGCGTCGAGGCCGTCGCCTTTCCACCATACAACGAGCTCTTTCGGCGGATGAACCTGGAAGAAGTGGAGAAGAGCATCGGAGGACCACGCATCACGCTTTCCAGCACAGGCAGTCTCAAAGGTCCGGACGGCCCCTGTAGTGAGATCGAGAGCTACGGCACCCGCGACGGGGGCGCTGCGTTCATCCGTCCATGCACCGGCATCCAGCCATAGTCCCCCTAGATACAGTGAATCGGCCTGGGATGCCTCCACGTGTGTTCCTGCAGAGAGAATACGAGTGACGTCGCGGCTGGTGACTTTCCCCTTTTCGTCCTTCTGCTGGTCGATGATAACCACCGTCCAGTTCTCGCGCGTGAGCATGGCCGCGTATTTGTGGAGTTGGGCTATCCCGAATCCGCCGAATCTACCGTTCTTGCCGCCAGGAGCATCGCCCTTCTTTTCCACATTCGCGATGCCGAGAATATCTGTTGCGCGCTTCATAGAAGTCTGGTATTCACCGGCCTCGTCTGGGATATCATACAGTTCGTAGAAAGATCCTACGAGCAGAAAGATAGCTGTGTTGGGGCCGAATCGGGCCTCGTGGTGTTTATATTCCTTGATGTAGCGGGCATACATCTCCTACTAAGAAGATGTGGAGAAGCTCTAGGTCCCTCTCACAGCGCCCGCTTCTTCAACATCATGAAATCGGCATACATTTGCCGTAGCATCGTGTCGGGCGCCTTGGATTCTTTCTTAATCAGCCCCGCTTTCTGTAGTTCCTTCTTTATCTCCTCAATAGTGTCCATGGTGGCCTTATGACGAATTGTCTTAGCCTTATTGATCTTGCGACTCAGGCCGCTCATACTAACACGCACCTTGCGGGCGGCCTTGGCCTTTCTGGTTTTCGGGGTGGTGGCTGGTGGCGGGACCTTTGCGGCGGCCAGAACAACACTCGCCTTCTTTTTCTTGGCCTCGGCCAAAACCACTTTCACCTTCTCGGCCCCCGCCGTTTGAACAGGGGCGCCGGCCTGTGTTACGGGACTGTTCACTCCCACCGGCTCGTGTGCGGGTTTTTCTACAGGTGCCACGCGTGTGCTGGCGAGCTGGGTCATCGTTCCCGGACTCGTCGAACCCCCACCCAACTTTGTTATCGTGGATGGCATTTCGAACTTCTTCACCTTTCTCGAGGCCCGCTTGGCTTTAGCGGACCCTCCCATCTGGGTATTCGCCCCACTAACCAGCTGTATCTGCTTAATAGACGGATCGGACATCCCACCTAAATATGAAATATAAATAGAATGCCTTCTGTGAGGCGCAAAAGGACCCCTGAAGAGCGCATGGAAACGGAGAAGGCGGGTAGAGCACGCAACGTATGGAATGCGACGTTAAGGCAACGGCGCCCACCCAGGTCTACCTCGGTAAAAGGGGGTATACGCTGGCCGAATGATCCGAGAGCATTAGAGGAAGTAAAAAACCTATCACCTGGACACGGAAATGAAGTAAAAAGACTAAAAAAGGAGGGAAAGAATATCAGAAGTGGTAGGCGAGGCGGTTGGACAGAATGGTATGAGTATGGTGGTAAACAATATGTGTGTAACGCCCTTTTGGGAACATGTATTGTTCTGGGTGGTGCCGCCTTAGCGTATCTTGGCCACCGAGGGGGTGGAACCCGCAAGCGCTCAAAACGGCGTGGAACCCGTAAACGCAACAACAAGGCCTAAACATTCGGGCACTATATTTGTAGGTATGCCAGCGACAAGTAAAATTGGCAAACCAGCCAACGAGTCGTTCAAGCAGTCAGCCGAATCCATGATCCCTTCTTATCGTCAGATCTTGGACTTGTATTTCAAACAATCAGAGGGGCGTCAAATCGTCTCCCACCAACTGGAATCCTTCAATCATTTCATGGATATCGATATCCCTGAAATCGTTCAACAGGTGAATCCTCTGATTGTGCGTGGCAGTCCGGAAACCCCGCTGTCGGGCCCTCGTTCCGCCCTCGCCTCCGCCACGGGCCTCTCCACCTCCGCGGCGAATGCCCTGATGGGTCGCACTTCGGAGGCCATGGCGAATAGCTCGGGCGCGAAGCATGAATACGAGGTCGCCCTCCGCTTCGAGAACGTCTCTCTCCGTAAGCCGACCATCTTTGAGAACAACGGCGCCATTCTTCCTATGATGCCCAACGATGCGCGCATGCGAAATCTCACCTACGCCTCGCCGCTCTTCGTGGATGTGCGCATCACCACCACGTTCATCGACAACACCAAGGGCGGCGAGCGACAGGTAAAAGAGCGCCTGTTCCCGAACGTCCACCTCGGCAAGATTCCCGTTATGGTGGGGTCCAAATACTGCCTCCTCCACGACCAGAAGCATTTGACTCCTATCGCACTCGGGGAGTGCGCGGAGGATTTCGGCGGCTATTTCATCGTGGGCGGCGGCGAGCGTGTTATTATTGCCCAGGAGCGTATGGCGGCCAATCGCCCGGTCGTATTCAGGAACAACCGCAACCCCACGAAGGAGGTGGAGGTGATTGAGGTGAAGTCCATCGGCCCGGATAACGACCAGGTGCCGAAGTCCAACGCCGTGAAGATCATGTATCACCCGAAGAATCCCCAGATTCATCTTCTGCGCGCGACCATGCCGCGTGTGAAGACGGATATCCCTCTGTGGATTCTCTTCCGGGCCCTCGGCGTCACCAAGGACAAGGAGGTCTGCGATCTTATCATCGGCCCCGATACGGATGGCACGTTCGACGCGCTCTTTACGGAGAGTATAATGGAGGCGGCGGAAGTGCGCACGCAGGAGTCGGCCCTCGCGTGGCTCTCGACGCATGTGAACTCCTGGTCGAGTCGCACGACGAAGCAAATGCGGATTGAGGACATTCTCAGCCTCGAGCTCTTTCCCCACATCGGCCTCGACGCCTCCTTCAACTACGCAAAGGCGTGTTTCCTGGCGCACATGACTCGAAAGGTGATGTGGGTGGCCTCCGCTCGAATGCCGAACGATGACCGTGACGCCTACCCGAACAAGCTGGTGGATCTGCCGGGCTTTCTTCTGGCGAATCTGTTCCGGACCTACTTCACTACGAAGATGATCAAGGATATTCGATCCTCCCTGGCCAAGGAGATCCACAGCGGTGGCTGGCGGGCCTCCGGGAACTTTGAAGAGATTGTGAATGTGTCCAATATCAACAAGGTGGTGAAATCGGTTATTCTGGAGGTGGGGCTGAAGACCTCGCTGGCCACCGGCAACTTCGGCTCCGCCAAGATTGGGGGGCCCTCGAAGATCGGCGTGTCGCAGGTTCTCAATCGTCTGAACTACATTTCCGGCCTATCGCACTTGCGCCGTATCTCCACGCCTATTGAGAAGACGGGGAAGCTGATCGCGCCGAGGAAGCTACATAACACGCAGTGGGGCTTCATCTGTCCGAGCGAAACGCCGGAGGGGCACTCTGTAGGTGTGGTAAAGAACATGTCGAGCACGGCGATTGTCAGTATCTACAGCAATGCCAAGACGATCAAGGAGTTTATCCAGGCCGCGGGGACGTTGAAGCCGCTGCAGGCCACAAGCATCGCAGAAAAGCACAACTCTACGCGCCTCTTTCTCAACGGGGCGTGGCTGGGGACGCTGAGCATCGAGGACACTCTGCCCACCCTCGAGCTGCTCCGGAAGGCGAAGCGGTGCGGGCGTATTCACGTGCAGACGGGGATTATCTGGAAGGCCTCACTGCGGGAGATCTGGATTACTACGGAGGCGGGGCGCATGCTGCGCCCCCTCTTCTACGCGGAGGCTCTTCGCGAGATTGCAGCGGACACTTCGGGTAAACTTCTGGCCGAAGTGAATACGATTCAGAACTGGGAGCGCCTTCTTCTCTGGGAGAGCCCGAAGGGCAACACTCTTATTGAGTATATTGACCCCGGCGAGACGGAGTCGGCGTATATTGCCATGTTCCCTGACGATGTGGTAAAGAACTTCACGGACTCCTATACACATGCGGAGATCCACCCTAGCACGGCCCTCGGAACTCTGGCGAGCAATATCCCCTTCCCCGATCACAACCAGTCTCCGCGCAACTCCTATCAGGCGGCGATGGGCAAGCAGGCCATGGGTATGTATGCGCTCAACTTCCGCGACCGCTACGATGCGCTGGCACACCTTCTGTGCTATCCCCAAGTGCCGTTCGTGTCGCCCTTCATGAGCCGTTTCTATGGGGCCCAGGCGATGCCCTCCGGCCAGAATATCGTCGTGGCGATCATGACCTACACTGGCTACAACCAGGAGGATTCCATCATGATTAACCGGGGATCGTTGGACCGTGGTCTGTTCCGGTCCATCTTCTACCGCACCTACAAGGACGAGGAGCGCAAGAACCAGTCGTCGGGCGAGGAGGAGCGTTTCGTGCGCCCTGACCCGACGATGACGAAACAGATGAAGAATGCGAACTATTCCAAGCTGGATGAGTCGGGCTTCGTGCCTGAGAATACGTTCGTGGACACGGACGACATTCTGATTGGCAAGTATGTGCCTCTGCGTGTTCCTACGGGTATGGTGATTCCCGCGGGCGCCAAGCGATTCCGGGATGTGTCCAGGACGATGCGGAACAACGAGACGGGCTGGGTGGACAAGATCTTCAAGAACAGGAATGGCGAGGGCTATTCGTTTGCGAAGGTGCGCGTGCGTCAGGACCGTATTCCGGAGATTGGTGACAAGTTCTCATCTCGGCACGGCCAGAAGGGCACTTGCGGAATGATCCTCGACCCCGAGGATATGCCTACCACGGCTAATGGGATGGTTCCCGATATTATTATCAATCCGCATGCGATCCCGTCGCGTATGACGATTGCCCAGCTGATGGAGACGCTGCTTGGTAAGATGGGGCGTGAACTGGGCTGCTTGGGCGACGGCTCGCCCTTCAATAATGTGACGCTGGAGGGGCTGACGAAGATCATGCGCGACGATCTGGGCCTGGAACCCGCAGGCAACGAGGTGCTCTATAATGGCTTCACGGGGCGTCAAATGGAGACGAGTATCTTCATGGGACCGTGCTTCTATCAGCGGCTGCGCCACTGTTCGGCGGATAAGATGCACTCGCGCTCGTCGGGGCCGCTCGTTATGCTCACACGGCAGCCGGCGGAGGGGCGGGCGCGTGAGGGTGGCCTGCGCTTTGGCGAGATGGAGCGAGATTGCGTGGCCGCACACGGCATCACGGAGTTCACCAAGGAGCGCTTCATGGAATGTTCAGACTTGTTCCGCTGTTGGAGCTGCCAGGACTGTGGCCTCATTGCGGTGGTGAACCCACGGGAGGGCATCTGGAACTGTAAGGGTTGTGGCAATACGACGAACTTCTCGGCAATCGAGATCCCCTACGCCTACAAGCTACTGCTTCAGGAGTTGGAGACCATGTGCATCTCGTCGCGCATTATCACGCAGAAGAAGCTGCTGCGCTGGTTGCCAAAGCTGGAGAATAAGGCTTGAACGCAAGCGCGTTTCTTATCTGAAACGGGCTCGCACCAAAAGGCCTAGATACCAACCACCTGCAAAAACTACCAAGACAAAGCCGAATACGCTCAGTGGATCCATTTTTCTATTTAAGGAGGCCAAAATTGAGCCTGCCACCGCGCTACAGCCCGGTCATACAAAACCTCTGATGCCCTATAGTATGCAAGTCGTAAAGCGTAACGGTGAGCGCGAGAATGTCAGCTTTGACAAGGTTCTACAGCGGATTCGCAAGGCTTCTCGTGGCCTCACCGTGAATCCGGATATCCTGTCGCAACAAGTTCTCGCGCGTATCGTCGACGGCATTAAGACCGCCGAGCTGGATGAGCTCACGGCGCAGATGGCGGCATCTCTCTGTACGACGCATCCCGACTGGGGCACGCTGGCCTCGCGGATTGCCATCAGCAACCACCACAAGAACACTACGCCGAGCTTTTCGGCGGTGGTGCGCATTCTTTCGAGCCAGGTAATGCCGAAGACGGGTGAAACCATTTCATATCTCAGCCAAGAGATTATAGAAGTGGCATGTATTCACGCGGAGGAGATCGATGCGTATATCAACTACGAGCGTGACTACGAGTTTGACTATTTCGGCTTCAAGACACTGGAGAAGTCATATCTCCTCAAGGATTCTTCTATGAAGGTGGTCGAGCGGCCGCAGCATATGTGGATGCGCGTGGCCCTGTGTCTGTGGGCGGGGGATCTGCTCCGTGCTTTTGAGACGTATGATCTGCTTTCTCAAAAGTATCTGACCCACGCCACGCCGACGCTCTTTAATGCGGGGACACCCCGCCCGCAGCTGTCGTCCTGCTATCTGCTGTCCATGGCCGAGGACAGTATCGCTGGGATCTATAAGACGTTGGGTGATTGCGCGGCCATCTCGAAATATGCGGGGGGCATCGGTCTCCACGTTCACAATGTGCGGGCGCGCGGCAGTCTTATTCGCGGAACGAATGGCACCAGTAACGGTCTCGTGCCAATGCTCCGTGTGTTTAATAACACGGCGCGCTACGTTGACCAAGGCGGCGGACGCCGTAATGGCTCCTTTGCCATCTATTTGGAGCCCTGGCACGCCGATGTGGAGGACTTCCTGAAGCTGAAGCTGAATACGGGCTCGGAGGAGGAGCGCGCCCGCGATCTCTTCTACGCCATGTGGATTCCTGATATGTTCATGCGGCGAGTGGAGGAGGACGGCGAGTGGTCATTGTTCTGCCCCGCGGAGGCGCCTGGTCTGGCAGATGTCCATTCGGCGGCCTTTGACGCGTTGTATCTCGACTATGAGGCGCGGGGGCTGGCGCGTAAGCGCGTCTCGGCGCGCAAGCTGTGGTTCCAGATTCTCGATACCCAGATGGAGACGGGCACGCCCTATTTGCTCTATAAGGATGCGGCGAATGCCAAGTCGAATCAGCAGAATCTGGGAACGATCAAGTCGTCCAATCTCTGTACGGAGATCATCGAGTTCTCGTCGCCTGAGGAGACGGCGGTGTGTAATCTGGCATCGCTGGCTCTCCCAGCCTTCGTCGTGGATGGCGCGTTCAACTTCCAGAAGCTGCGCGCGACCGTGGCCGTGGCCGTGCGGAATCTCAATAGGGTGATTGACATCAACTACTATCCCACGCCCGAGACCCAGCGGTCAAATCTGCGCCACCGTCCCATTGGTCTCGGTGTCCAGGGGCTGGCCGACGTGTTTGCGATGCTGCGCCTCGCCTGGGATTCGCCCGAGGGTGCAAAGCTCAATCAGCTGATCTTCGAGCATCTTTACTACGCGGCGGTCGAAGAGTCGGCTGCCATCGCGAAGAAGGAGGGGTCGTATACTAGTTTCGCAGGCTCGCCGGCATCCAAGGGCCAACTACAACCGGATCTCTGGGGTATCACGCCTCTAAGTAGTGATTTGGACTGGCCTGGCCTGCGACTGGCAGCTGCGGCTGGTCTGCGGAACTCCTTGCTCGTGGCCCCCATGCCTACCGCATCCACTTCTCAGATCCTCGGCTATAACGAGTGCTTCGAGCCGTTCACCAGCAACATTTACACGCGCCGCACTCTGGCCGGCGAGTTCATCGTTATTAACAAGTATTTGATGAAGGAGCTAATGGAGCTGGGCATCTGGACGGATGGGATGAAGCAGGCCATCGTTGCGCGAAATGGCTCTATTCAGGGGATTCCCTCCGTCCCTGAGGCTGTTCAGGCGCGCTATAAGACCTCATGGGAACTCCCGCAGAAGATTCTGATTGACATGGCTGCTGCGCGCGGTGCGTTTATTTGCCAATCCCAGTCGCTGAATCTGTTCCTGGCCGATCCGAACTATGCGAAGCTTACGTCGATGCACTTCTACGCGTGGAAGGCGGGGCTCAAGACGGGCTGCTATTATCTGCGCACGAAGGCGCCCGTGGCCGCCCAAAAGTTCACTGTGGACCCGCGTTTAATGGCCGCACTCGAGCACCAGAGCACCTTGACGACCGTCCCCAACCTCCCCGATGAGGCATATGAAAGTGATACGGAGTCGGAAGGCGAGGAGGGTTGCCTTCTGTGTTCCGCTTAAATTTCTAAAGAGTGTATATAGAAATGAACGTATACACGAGCCTTTATCTCGCACTTCTTTTCGTGCTGCTGACGCCTGGTGTGCTCGTCAGCCTCCCTCCCGGTGGCTCTAAGATGGTAGTGGCCGGTGTCCACGGCATCCTATTCGCTGTTGTATACCATTTCACACACAAGGCCGTCTGGAATGCCACAAAGAATATGTAAAGAATAAAAAATGATAGAAATACCCCTACTATTTTTCGTTACCTCTCCCGGTGTTATTTTTACAATGCCACCGGGTGATTCAACGTATTATGAATTTATAATAACTACAGTAGCACACGCGATAATATTTACATGGGCAGTTCTACTTTTTACAAAGTATGTCAAGGTTTTTGTGGCAGAAGGATTTCAAGATAAAGATGTGGAAGGCTGGCAGCTAGGAAGTAGTTGTGGAACAGAATATTGTAGGGCACCTAAGATTTACTGTAAAGAAAATGACGCAGGAGTAAAATATTGCTCAGAGGGGTGATTTCTTCTTAATAAAGTTCGCATACTTCCATAGGTATGTGGGAGGAAAGTCTCATATTTATGCTTATTTATCTAGGGGTATTCTTCATCCTCCCAGATAAAATAAGAAATAAACACTTTGATTTGATCGTGGTGTTTGGAGTTATAGGGTTTGTCTTTGGCCTGTATGCTATTCAGAGATATCTTAAGATATCGGAACAGTTTTTGGCTCAAGTTGGGTGCGGAGCTAGTGGTTTGCCCTGCCCTACTTCTTGTTCTTTTACTGCTGATATTTCCACAACGGGCGCACTAACAAATATTGCAAATACAACTTGTGGGCTTTCGGTTGGTATGATTATTAACAACTCTACTAAGACGTTACCGCTGAATATCGTGTTATCAACTTATACAGGTGGAACAACTGGCCAACTTACTGGACAGACAACGTTCACCGCTGGATCTGATACATTTACAGGGGCCATAACAAAACCATATTGCCTCATTAATGAAAGGGTTCTGCCTAAAACAGACGCTGATCAGACAGTGGCATTCAATATATATGGGAGGTATGTTCGTATATACGCATCACCCACCGTTGGGGATGGATATTTCGGCCTATCACAGGTAGTAGTTAATAACGCTGCTGGAACGAATATCGCGCTCAGCAAGACCACTACGGCTACTTCGAACTTGAGCGGGGCTGCCGCTGCTTCTACAGTCGTCGATGGGAATCTAACTCTGCGGAAGTGGCCTGTTTGGCACAATAATAATGCTGGGCGTGCCACAGACTATTGGCAAGTGGATCTCGGCTCTGTTGAAATGATAACAACGATTCGTGTTATTGCGAGATCAGATTATGGTGAAACCGTTGGTATAGCCGCGGGACATCCTAATAGAACCCAAGGGCTGCGTATTGTAGTGCTGAATGCTCTTACAGATACTCCTACACGAACCGGTGTGTGTATTGCGCAGCCGACAATCGTCTTCCCCACTGGAACAACCAGTGAAGAACAAGATTTCATAGGCCCACTTATTTTAGAGGGGATAAATGGACAAACGGCATTGAACATATTTAGAGCTCTCAAAGGATCAAGCGTTCCAACAAATCTTACACAGTTTGGGCTTACAGATTCCCAGGCGGCAAAGGCGTATGCGAAACTATACTCCGAAAATCTAAGACATAATCGTAATAATGGAAGTATAGACAGTAATGCCTATTACAGCGCTATAGAACCTGTAAAAAGTATTACAACAGTTGCTAGTATAACATTTGATAAAACGGCGGCTCTTAGCACATATATGGCAAATAATAGAACAAATACCAAAAGGCCGGCATTGAATGCTAGCGGGGCGCCTATTCTTGAAACGTCAGGTCCTACTTCAGGCCTTCCTACTGTTGAGACTATATCAGATAATGGCGCAAGAAAAGCAACGGAGGCTATTATGGGAACAACTATGCCTAAGAACGAAGATCCTTCTGCGGGATATTCTGGGGTAACACAGGCTACACAAGATATACCGCCACCACCTGATACAAGATCGTGGTCTGCAAATATTACAAACACGCTCCCCACGATTAGAAGTAGTATTGCTATGCCTACTACACCCCCTGTTATTGTTGATCCCGATACTACAGAAGAACAAATCAGCGCAGCTTCTGTGGGTAGAAACCTTGCGACCCCTGTTGAGAATCCCGCCCCTGGCGCTATGAACTCGGCCGCGAGTGGTGTTGCCGGCGCGGTGGGTTATACGGCCCCTGCTGCGGCACAGGCCGCTCCGCAGTGGTATCCCGCAGCTACGAATGGTGTAACAAGTCAGGCGGCTGCACGCGCAGTATGCGAATCATTCGGAGGAAAACTCGCAACACTCGCGCAAATTCAACAAGCATATAATAATGGAGCGAGCTATCAAAGATGGGGTTGGGTGGCAGACGGACCTAACTCACAGGGGTTTCCTGTAAGGAATCAGAATCTAAATCAGTATTATTCATCGACGACAGTTTTTGATCCGAATGGTATGGCAAACTGTTATGGTATAAAACCCCCTATAGGGACACCAAATGTAGGTCCTTGGAATAATGATGCTGCGAACACGGTAAATAATAATAAGTATATTGCGGGTGACTGGTCAGAGAGAAAGGGTGGTCAAGGAACAGACGCAAATCCTGGGTCGCCGGTTCCAACCCAAGAAGTATATTGGGTTGGATTGGGGAGTGGCTGGCCTAACTACAACTACAGCGGTCCCGATGCAGAGTCAATATGTAAGGCGGCAGGTGGAGATTTAGCAACGGTGGCTCAAGTACAAGCTGCGCAACAACGCGGTGCACAGTGGTATGCGTGGGGGTGGGTAAAAGGTGGGACTGTCGCCTATCCTATGCAGGATTCTACAGGAACCGTGACAAGAGATGATAGCGACTATATTAGAGTCGTGAATGATGGAAACGGAGACGATTTTGTACTCCCTACGGCCGACGTTATTCAAACGATTCGTATTTACAAGAAAGCGCGTTATGTAAGACTTCTCGGCTCGCTTATTGCTGGAGATGGTTGGCTTAATTTTTCATATTTACGTGTGAATGACGAAAATGGAAACAATATATCAGCTGGGAAACCAGCTTCTTTTTCACAAGATACTGTGACTTGGGACTCTGGAACACCCGCATCTGCAGTAGTCACGGGAACAGAAGGAGCGAGGTCTCACTGGAACTTAGGATTCCATGCAAAGGCTCAAAACACAGCCGCGAATGATTCTGCTCTTTGGCAAGTAGATCTAGGCTCTGAATATCTTATTAGCACTATTGTATATTATGGTCGGTCGGATTGCTGCCTGCCTGGATCGGGGCTTGAAAGAAACAGAGGAGTTCGTATTCGCTTATTTACAGGCTATAGAATGGCCGGCGCTAACTGCGTAGGTGTAAAACCGCCCGAAGTGAACGTGACTGCGACACTTCCCAACTCAAATCTTACACAGACAGTTCAAATCAATAAGAGGGGGCGGTTTGTCCGCGTTCGCGGTTCGCTTACTTCTGGAGATGGATGGCTTCAAATATCATATTTACGTGTGAATGATAAGAATGGAAATAATATATCGGCAGGAAAGACAGCATATGCGACATCTAAAAGAATCACTTGGGATAGTCAAACAGCGGCGACTAATCCAATCATCGGGGTAGAAGGCCCAAGAAACTGGCAAGGATTGGATGGTAATGTACCCAACCCATTAAACTTTTTTCACGCAAAAGCTGCAAATACCACCGCAGACGATTCTGCTTATTGGCAAGTAGACTTGGGGTCCGAGCAGGATATTAGCACTATTGTATATCACGCACGTAATGATTGCTGCGGCGCTGGCTCAGGGAATGATAGAATCAAAGGTGTTCGTATCGAAGTTGCTAGCACACCTGTGCCCGCCCCATTCAGCACTAAGTCAACTCCTCCTGCATATAATCAAAGCTCCTATACTAATACAGAGGCGTGTCCAGCTGGATCTACCAGGCGAGAAGGCTGCCCAGGAGGTTCTGCATGTATTCCGAATGGTGAAAAGGCGTGTGGTATACCGAGCTGCCCTCCAGGTGCCACATCAGGATGCTGATTGTAAGATTTCACCGTATTACCATTACTCCGCGACCACTTTCACCCCCGCGAGGCCATGCACAAATACCAGAAACTCCTTCGGAAAACCCCAGAAACAACCCGGCTTTACCTCTGCTCCAGAGGGAATGCGGCGGCTGCTGACATTCTTCCCATGGCTGAAGGCAACGATCACTTGTTGCGGAGGAATCTCCAAGGCTTCGTGCTCGCGTCCCGTGAAGAACTCCTCGCCCTCTCCCACATGAACCGCAGTAGGAAAGCCCTTGGCCTCCCACCATGACCGGTAGAATGTGAGCGTTGCCTCCGAGACACGCTGACCCAGAGGAAGCCCCATAGGCGGCACATTCACCGCGCTAATCCCTTTCACAAGATCATAACACGCGATAGTGGTCGCCGTCACGGCCTTCGGCTTCCACGGATGCTTCGTGAGCCATGCCACCCGCCTACGGAAGCTCGTCTCAGGATAATGGTCATCGTCATCCATCATGAGCACAATATCGGCAGTGGCCCGCTTGACTCCAATGTTCCGCTTGGACGCAACGGATGTTTTTTTGGCCAGAGGAACATAGACGATCCGGATCGCATCCGCCTTCTCCGCAACAGCTGCGATCAAATCTGACGCACCCTCCATAGGATCATCCGAATCCTCCACGATGATCCACTCAATCTTCGACTTCGGATAGTCGGAGGCCATAATGTTATGACAAGCGAGGTCGAAGAACTTGCGCCGATTGTAGGTTAGCGTGACGATGCTAATAGGGGGGCATTCATCCCTTTGGAGCACAGGGGGGAGAACAGGCAGCCTTTCAACCGGCTTAATCTCAGACATGAGTGCCCCCACACTTTTCAGAAAGGTCGCGTAACGCTTGGCAGCCTGGGTCTTCCGCACAGTCGCCAAGGCCTCGAAATCCGTCGCCTCAAACTCCTTTATCGCCGCATCCAGCCCTTCCGGAGCAAATCCGACGCCCTCCTGGCCCTTATAATCCGCGCGGAAACAGTTGAGGTCATTCAGGAGGGTGTAGGCCCCCTGCCACTCGGCCTCTGCCGCTGCATAGGAGAATCCTTCCGCAACAGAACATGCCACGTGACCCCGAAAGAAGGCCGCCAAGCCATTTCGGGTCTTTGTATCCAGATCCCGGACTTCTACGCGGACATTTGAAGGAAGGGCGCCAGATAAGTCCAGCGGCTCCATCGCATAAATACGGAGGGGGGGATACTCTTCCCGCCACAGAGGAAGAAGCTTCGGAACATAGGCGCGCTTATTCTTCGAAGATCCGAGAAACCACACGAATCCGGTATCTGCGGTTCCCTTGGGAACCTTCTTATCCTGCTGAAGCGGTGCGGAAGCCCCCCACGGGATAACGCGCACCTGTTCTTGTTTCACGTATCCGGCGGCAACGGCCTCTTCCGCTGAAAAGGGATCCTTATAAATAACATACTGAAAACGGGGCATATACGGGACCCAACTCGGCTCGAACCACTCGGGGTTCACCATGAGGATGTTGGTCGAGGCCCATGGCATCCATACATAGCTGGGGACTTCCAAGTGAATCGCGATATGACAGGGTCTCGGCGGCTCTAAAGGGTCTGCGTGGCGGATCGTATATCCCTCTATGGCCTTGACGAACCCTTCTACGTCCCGCGCTATTCCGAAGGGATTTGACTTGTTGTAAATGAGCGTGAGTTCGGGCATCTAGGTCATTTAGCTTTAGAGGTTTAGGCAGTATTTTGTAGGGATAATATAGAATGTCGGCCCCTCCTGCTACTACAACACCTGCGAGTGGCGCAGTTTCGAAGGGTATGTTCAATAGTGTCAAAAATAGTGTGGGGGGCCTGTTCGGTGGATTATTTGGTTCGAAGCCCGCGACTCCTGCTGCTGCGGGCGGTGGTAGATCTATGCGTAAGAAACGCAAGGGAACTCGTAAGGCTCGGGGCAAGAAGGGGCGTCGTGGTTCTCGGCGGATGAATATGAACAGAGTGTAAGCCTCCGGCAAAAACTTCAAAGCGGATTTACGATGCTTTTCAAAAGCATCGTAAATTAGAATACTCATGGGTCGGAGAACATCCAAAAAGAAGTTAAAAACCACACCGAGTCGGAGAAAAAGTGGTGTGAAGTTTATACAAAGCGGCGGTGGGGTGAGCTGGGAACGTGATGCTGCTACTGCTGCTGGTGATGTAGTTTCAGTGACAGTGACGACCCTCGCGGGAAGCGGGACTGCCGCATTTGCCGACGGGACTGGTATAAGCGCTTCGTTCAACAGGCCTTTCGGTGTGGCCGTTGACATGAGCGGCAATATTTTCGTGGGGGATCGAGATAACAACAGCATCCGCAAAGTGACGCCCGCGGGTGTGGTCAGCACCCTTGCTGGGGGTGTCATCGGTCCTACCGGCGTGGCTGTCGACGCGGATGGTAATGTTATCGTAGCAGAAATAGGCAACCACATCATCAGTAAAGTGACGCCTCAGGGTGTGGTGAGCCTACTTGCGGGGCAAGAAGGGAATCCTGGGGCGATGGGAGGCGTTGGCGGACAGGCGCAGTTCTCCTTCCCTACGGGGGTAGCTATTGGGGTTAACGGCGATATCTGGGTGGCGGACGGGTTTAACAACAGAGTGCGCAAAATGCACTCAAATGGTGACGTGAGACCTGATTCATATAATATTAACAGTCCTGGCGGTGTGGCTACCAATCCAGAGGGTTATATATATGCGACGTCGATAGGCACACACAGCATCATATTCGCGTTGAGTGAATCCCTGGCGGGGGGCGGGCAGGCAGGCTTTAACGACGGCACCGAGAATGGCGCTTTATTTAACACCCCTCAAGGCATTGCTGTCGACGCGGACCGCAATGTTTTCGTTGCGGATACCGAAAACAACCGAATCCGTAAAGTTACGCCCTCGGGGGTGGTGACTACTGTTGCGGGAAATGGGGCGCGCGGGTTCGCCGATGGCTCTTACTCAAGCGCTTCATTTAATGGCCCTACCGGCGTGGCACTCGACGCGCAGGGAAATTTGTATGTGGCGGATAATGGCAACAACCGCATTCGCAAAATAACAATAGTCAGTCGAAAGGCTTTAGAAGCTTCTGCGGCTAAGCAAAGGGCCTTGGAAGCTTCTGCGGCTAACCAAATTGCGCTAGAAGCTTCCGCGGCTAACCAAATTGTGCTAGAGGCTTCTGCGGCTAACCAAAGGGTGCTACAGGCTTCTGCGGCTAACCAAAGGGCCTTGGAAGCTTCTGCGGCCAACCAAAATGCGCTAGAAGCTTCTGCGGCTAACCAAATTGTGCTAGAGGCTTCTGCGGCTAACCAAAGGGTGCTACAGGCTTCTGCGGCTAACCAAAGGGCCTTGGAAGCTTCTGCGGCCAACCAAATTGCGCTAGAAGCTTCTGCGGCTAACCAAATTGTGTTAGAGGCTTCTGCGGCTAACCAAAGGGTGCTACAGGCTTCTGCGGCTAACCAAAGGGTGCTACAGGCTTCTGCGGCCAACCAGCAAGCGTTGGAAGCTTCTGCGGCTAACCAGCAAGCGTTGGAAGCTTCTGCGGCTAACCAAAGGGCCTTGGAAGCTTCTGCGGCTAACCAAAGGGCTTTAGAAGCTTCCGCGGCTAACCAAAGGGTGCTACAGGCTTCTGCGGCTAAGCAGCAAGCGATGGAAGCTT